GGTGTTCTCCTAAGCGATTTTACGTCCGAGTGGACAATGTGCTTTTGGATTACAGTGAACTTGCAGGCTAAATTTTATTTGCTCTTACCGCGTTTCTTCGGCTTGAGGATAATCGGTATCGTGCCGGTTGACTTCGGCGTGACATTTGCAAACGTTGCGTAGAGCGCTGCACCTTGGTCAGGTTCAGTGTCTAAGCACAGACGAGCACCACCGCGTTTGATGTACCGACGGTTGGTTTTCTCGTCATGGATGAAAACCATGTCAGTCTTTGCCACGGTGATACTCCTTTCGCATATCTCAGCGACTGTCTGTAAAAAGATTAGCGGGCAGACTCATCCACGCTCGGGTTAATCGACGTGAGGTAGTCGAAGGTGTTCGTCCGTGTCGTGGATTTGTGGTAAACGCGGATGACTTCGTAAATCGCCTTGAGTGTACCGTTGACGCCTTCGTAATACGTCACGCAAACTGGAACACAGTACCCGCCGGCTTTGGGATTGAGTTTACCGACAACTGCAACCGCCGCGTTGTTCGGGAAGCGCATGAACTGCAGTGATTCAAAATCCCGCTCGAGGAGAGCTGCGTACTGGTTGTGGTATTCGTCGTCGACCGAACAAATCCATTCGACGAAGGGGGCGATGGGCATAACTTCACCATCAACCACAATATCGCATTCAGCTGGATTACGCTTTGGCACAAAGTCCCACAACGGACGTGCTGCACGCGGTTCATGTATCGGACTGTCGCGCGCTATGCGAAGCATCACGGTAGTCAACGCGCTAGCAAACAGCGCATTGTAGATTTCGACATCGCTGCGTTTGTCGCCCTTACCTTGGGCGATACACACGTCTTTTCCGGCACCACCCGCCGCAATGGTCAGCCAGCGAGAAGGTTCAGCCAGCGATGGGCTATGGTGATGACCCAGATAGACTTTGGACACCGCTTCATCGAGCTGTTTGAGAACTGATGAATCTTTGCTCATCAGCCACACGGGTGTGCCGAGGATGTCGATAACGCGACTCAGTGACAAGTTCGTGTTGAGTTTGCTTCGGTCAATCATGATTAGCTCCTTGAGTTTTATACACAGGGAGGAACTAACCCGTAAAAATATCAGCTAGGTGCCGACGCTTCTCAGCGTGGACACCCACCCCTCTCGTCTTTCCGAGCCGCCAAGATAAAAGGATCACCCCTTTTCAAGCCTACCGCCCCTAGGCGGCACTCTCACGAGCCACTCTACGCTGCTCTCGTTTCTTGGCATTGTAATCATCGCGACAAAAGACACAGGCCCCATTCTTAACGGAGCGAAGGTCATAGCCGTGAATCTCACAGACACTGCCGTAATACAACTCCATCCCTGATTCGATTGCTGCTTGTCTCGGCGAGTCAAGATGCTGGGAGGTGTGGCGTCCCTTATCGACACAATCCTGCATGTTCTCTTGGTGAGTAGCAGGTGTGAGATGGTCGACGTTGATACAGGCGGGATTATCGCAACTGTGCATCAACTCGAGATTCTGGTCGTAATCACCAACGCGGGTCAAATAACTGACCTTGTGCGCACCGAGTGAGTGCTTGCCAATTTTAAATCGGCCGTACCCACATCGGTCCTTCACGCCGTCATACTCATGACAACCAGATTCTGTAACCTTGGTTTTCGAAGCTAACCGCTCTTCAATGGGAATTCTCTTTGGTAGAGAATCCAGATACTCTTTGGTAAACATAGCGCCTCACTACGTTTTGCCTAAAGAAAAAAAAGATTGGTCAGGACGTAGGCTACGTCTTTTCGGGGATCAACCTAGACCATCTTCAGACTGGTGCCCTCCCCCTCAGAAGACACACCATGCTCTTGGCCACATCTTGGGGGAGCAGGCCAGCCACCCATCGCAGCTGTGCAACCAGCTGGCAGGTGCCGAACGCAGTCGTAATCTGCGCGCCGACCTCGCTCACTCCCAAGACTGCCACGGTACCCGTCAAGATTTCAGAATGCGGATTGACCGCAACCCTAAACCGCCACCGCGTGCCGCTCAGCTTAACGGCGACGGTGGGTAAGACAGGAACCTGAACTCTGCCCGTAGGCGAAGTCGTGTTGCACCGTTTTCCAATGTCCTCGTCAGAAGGCATTCGAAAAAGAGCCCCCGCGTAAGGGGGCAAGCAACTGGTACTGCCACTCGAACCGGAATCCGAGTGTGGGCCTTCGCTGGGTCGATGCCCGGTCGAAGATTACTAGCTGGCTGGCTAGTCTGGTTACGTTCCCCGATTGCTCGTGAAACCGAATGCGTTTTGCCATAGGTAATAACTCAGGCGTTTTGAAAAGTTCGGTGGGCTGTGACACCCACCGCCAAACTCGGACAGAGGCTGGGGTCAAGTCCTACGGCAAGCACCCCACGATGACCAGTCGGTTGGGTGCGGAAGTCTCTCTGGATGTTTTGGCAGAACATCGCAATTGCATAGAATACTACGCAACCCTGTAAAAAACTCGACAGGGGGTTTTCACCCCGCGATCACCCCTTGCCAAATAAAATCTCTTAATAAAGATCACGCACGCGCGGGGGCGCGGTATAATGATCTATTATTATAATTATATAAATATAATTAAATAATATTTATTATATAAAACAAAAAGATCCCTGTAGGAAATGGCGTGCGTACGCGCACGCGTATATAGAAGGGATCACTTAGGATCGTAACTTGTTGTTTTTAAAAGTATTTTTTAAAGAGGTAATAAGTAATTGATTTATAAGTATTTTTTAGAATTAGATAAATAGAATTTCCAAGGAAAACAAACACTTAGCAGAGAGACTCAAGAGATTTCGTCTCTCAAGGCTAAGCCATTTTAAATCCCCCTAAATCGCGCAAGCGCTAGTGTATTTTTGATCGGCGCGGCGGCGTCGGCCAAACGGGATTTCGCACCCCGGCGATTTCGCGATTCCCAAATCCCCCCGGCAAACTTCGTCCCCAACCCCTGTTAAAACGCACTGTACGCCCCTGTGGTAAACGTTCTCCCCTTAAGCCACCCGAATGTACCGGGTTTGATTGTAAACGCTTAGAATGCTTTTCAGCAAGCTTTTTGAAAGGGTCAAACGGTTGGTTAAAAAGTGACCAATTCTTAGTCCCACTAGGGGCCGAGGCAAAAAAAAAAGAAATGAGTTCCACCCTATGGGTGGAAAAGGATGGTCGGTGCTCGTAAAGACACACCGACCCCTGATACGATCTTAGGCGTGGATGGTGTTGCCATCCAGTGCCAGCTGAATCGGTTTGACCCAAATCCCTGCTTCGCCCATGATGTTCATGTCCCAATGGCTGAACATACTCAGCTGGTAGGGAACGTTCACGCCACGCATCATCAGGAACTGCCAGACAGCATCGAAACGCTCTTTGGTGATGAACATCATGCCACCCTCAAAGCCGGAACTGAAGTCCAGGAAGTTTCCGATACCGTTGTCAAACGAACCCACGCCGTCTTGCGTCAGCGCAACTAATCCAGCCATGATGTCCGGCTGGTTGTCCATGAAGTCGCAGAACTCCACGATGGTCAGACGACCCTCGAGTCGACGGAGTACCGCTGCTGCAGCCAGCAGCTGAGGACCGTCGAAATAGACATGCGGGTGGTGGTTGAGAATGGCAGTGATGATGTACTGGTCGCAAAGTTCCACCAGTCTGCGGTCTTGGCAGACGATGTTTACTGCGGGCCTCATCGTTGGTGTTGCGGTTAGCATGTTAAAATCCTCTATGCAATGAGAGACTGCTTTGTGTGGTCGGCGAAGTGCAGTCCAATACGCTGAAGGCTGTACCCCGTTGCAAAGTAAATCAACGGTTCGAGCACACGCACAAAACCATTCGGGTCTAATGCGTCAACAGAGTAGGGAGATTCAAATCGCCAGTGTTCGACCTGACCACCGATTCCCATTTCCGCCCCATATACACCGGGTTCTACTCCCTTGCGGAATGTGAATAGGATAGCGCCAGATTCGGCATCACGGCCACAAATTACCTCGTTCTCGAGGGTAATCCGTGCACGGGTACAGCGCGTCGACGTGAGCATTGCGCTGCGGGGTTGTGTGGATGGCTTAAAGAGATACGGGCCATCGTATGCCGGGTTGCTGAGAGCACCCATGTCGTCGAGGGCACTACTTCGATGCACAATCGGGTTCTTGTAGTTGCAAAGCCGTTGACCATCAGTGTACATCGTGAACTGGACTTTCACACGCGTCCCGACTAAATCATCCGTACGTAACTTTGCGTTCTGCAATTGCGCCTGGACATGTCGGGAAATTTTATCAGCCAAGAACACGTTGTTATTGTCCGAGCACAAGACATAGCCATGCTGTGTGCAGGCAAGGATTGTGCAGGTGACATAACGCTGCGGCTCGAGACTGTACCGCTTCCCGTTGGCTCGCTCTACGACGAAGAGCGAAACCTGAAGGTTACGGGATTGCATCCCAACGGTGGATTTGACGTTACTGGCTTGTAGCAGAATCGGTTCCACCACTTCGACTTTAAACGGCAATGCCATTTTCGGTCGACGGCTAAAGGTGTAAACCGTAATGGTACGGACCTTCTCATCGTCCATTGCTGGATCTCCACTCAACCACCACGTTAACCACTTCGCGGTGTTTTGTGGAATACTCTCGGTTGTGTGAATGATCACATGACCGACAATGCCCGCATCAAACAACGTGCGTGCAAAGGTTGAGTTCAGTACGTGGTGCTCGCCGTTCACTAAGACCGGCAGGCCTGCGACTTCACGAATTTCGCACAGGCACCCATGAGGTTGAATCCAGAGCTTAACTTGCTCTTCGGGTTTTATTTCTTGTTTTCGCATCTGGTCGAACCAGTCGACCTTGCGCAGTAGTTCACCAGACATTGATAACTCCTTATGATTTAAAAAGATTTATAGGTGTATACTATCACATTTATAATATCTATCCGTAAAAAGTTAGAGGTTCCCCTATGCCAGAGTTACAATATGATTTTAATCGGGGCGGATATGTCGAAGGTGGGCACCGTAGCCACGTCCCGTATGGACAACGCCACTGGGATGATGACGACTACGACGACCAGCAGAAAATTGCCACGGAATCGCTGAAGAATCCTGCCCTCCTCAAAGCGTTTGATGAAGCGTTCAAAAAGGTCACGTTCAACAAACAACTCTGCACACGAATCATGCATTACGTTTCGGGTGTTTTTTCTCGTGAGGGAAATATCGAGTGGTTTGGGTCTAACCTGCTTGGCGTGCACACCATCCGCTTTTTCGACACCGACCGTTATGCCCTGTTCGACCAAGTGCTCGTGGTGGATGAAGACTTACTCACCGAGCTTATCACCAACACCAAAACCGTTGACCCGACGTGGAACGTGGCATCCGATACCATGAACCTGACGGTGGCGTACATGGTGCATCGCATGATTCCGATGTTCGGTGACAAGGACTTCCACAAAGCCGCGGTCGAGATTGTCAAGCTGCTGCAGTTTAAGTTCTACTCGAGTATCTACTACCACTTCTTCCCGAAACCCGTGGACATGCCCGCGGCCGAAGCGACCTATTCTCAGTTGTCCCTGAAGTTCGACATCCGTCGTCTGGGTAACTGGGGTGCGCACATCGAACAACGTGCACAGGACTTCTGCTCCAAGGAATCCCCACACTGGGAAACCATCAAGAAGTTCGACCAGCCGGGATTGCTGATTCGCTTTATCACCGACCTCAACACCCGTACCAAACAAACGGTCAAAGACTACTACGGTGTCCTCGACCGGGTCCGTCGTGAGAACAGCCGAGTGATTACCCAGTCTGCGCGAGTGGAGCTGGATGGCGAGTCGATTATTCGCGATAAGGTCACGGCGTTTAACACGGCCAAACAGAACCTGTTCGATGCGTCGTACAGCATCAACAACCTGTACAAGGAAGAGTTGGCCCGTGTGGTGCTCGAGATGGTGCCTAAGGCTTCGCCTAACGCCCTTAAAACGCTTTTACTCTACATTGCCGACTTACCCCTAGGGAAGAAGCGTCAAGAGGTTGAGGCGATTATGGAGGACACGCTCAGTCACTCGTTTGATTTGATTGTGGCCAACCGCATTAACTTTCGCGACGTGGCCGCACTGCTCAACCGGATGCGGGCCCTCTATCAGGCAGCCAAGGCCTCGAACGAATACGTGCTGTCCCTGCGTAAGCGTATCGAAGCCCTTGCCAAGAAAGAGACCCACCTGCGAGATGCGGCTGCTCTCTCTGCGGTGCGTACTGCCCTTCTCTTGTATTTCTTAGTGCGTGCGATTGCGGTCTAAAAAAATAAAGAGGAATACCCCCGACCTGCGTCGGGGGTATTAATTATTTGTTGGTGCAGTATTAGGCAACCTTCACCGCCGATTCAGCCGCCACTACTGCCGCCTGATGCATTCGATAAACTTGTGACATGCCGTAATTAGAAGCCATTCCGGCAACCAGTACAAACGAGATGACGATAACCTTACAGCGGGCAATAGCTACCACGCCTAAATGTTCCCGTCGTCCGTAGTCCCGGACAGCATGTAAAAGGTGCGTTGCAATAGCAAAGACAATGCCCCACACAATGAACACGCTTATAAAGTAAAATACAGTCATGAATTCATCCTTTGCCGCTGGATCAAGTCCTTAAGACTTTCCATCGATGCGACGTTTCGCATATCAGTGTTAAGTTGACTGACAAGGTGCTGAAGCTTATTCTTCAACTGCATGGTTTTCACTGGACATGCAACCCCCTGCATGCTACGGATAACCGCCTCAATCTCACCCATCAGCTGTTGTTGTTTTTGTTCTTCCTCCACCAACTTTTCTTCATCTTGGGTATCACCTCCTTCGAGCATGGTTTTGTTACGGATCATCAAACGGTGATTGGAAATCTCATAATGCGCGAGATTCTTACCGAAGATAAGCAGCCACATTGCCAGCAACCAAGAGATTACCAAGTCATCGTGCCCTGAACGTTGGTGGTCAATACGACCACTACGCTCGACCAAACTGAGAATCTGGTCAATCAGTTCCCCAGACCGGATGAGGTGCGCAGACAGACGCAGTGCCATGGTAAAGACTTCACCATAAAGCTTAAGGCGTTTGTTCTGATCCGTAGAGAAGCCTATGTACTTACGGAACTTGTCCCAGAACTTCTCTGGGAAATTGCCCGGACCACGATGGTACTCTTTAAAGAGCTCATCATTACGGCTATAGTCCTGGGTAATGCGCACATACAGACGTCGGTGTAAATCACGCACCTTCGATTGCAGCTGCAAGATTATTGCATCGGCAACTGAAGACCCTGTGCTACGTCTTTCGAGAATCAAAACAGTATTCTCATATTTTATCATGAAATTCGCGAGGTGAATGGCGAAGCCGATAACGTTGGTTTCGTTTACGGTTAATTTACCGGCCATTTCAGCAGTCTCGGAATTCACAATCGACATTGCAATCGCATCTCGACCCACCGCTTCAGAGGTATCCAAACCGATGATGTGACGCGCGCGCAACTTGCTGCCAATCTCGGACTCTTTGTAATACCAGTCCGTGACGTAACCGGAGGAAGAGATGTCTTTGAACTCCGCACGGGTACGAGACTTCGTCATGCGTGCAGCATCTTCTTCTGAGTACGGTTTGTTCAAACCACCTGTGGTCCATTGACCGCCGTAGTCACGACGAATCTGGTCGGGTGTACCGGTGGCGTTGGCAATCATGCTCGCGAGCTCTTCGTCACTGGTACCGAGCTGTCGGTGGGTAAACTTCACGTAGAACATGATACGCGGGATGCGCGCCGTGGAGTTCAGACGGATAAGGTCAATCAGCTCTTTACGGGTGGCGATATCGATGTAGCGCTCATCCCACATAATCCCTGAGGTCATGAGCTCATACATGAACTTACCTTCGTCGGTGGCCAAGTCACCCGGCGTCGTGGCGAACACGTTGCCGTAAGGTACCCCGTTCTCTTCGTTGATACGACGTGCCGCAGTACCGGAACCCAATGCCGCTGGCAAGATATCGTGAATGTGTTTGGTGAAGGGGCCCTCATCCGAGAACAGGCGACCGGCCGTAAGTCCACGACCCACACCGTTGGCAGACTGTTGGTCGTTCTGACCGATAGCCGTGATAAGCTTGTTACCCATGGCGAGACACGCAAAGGATTCTTTGTTGTCCGGGTCGTCTTTGTGAATCGGCCAAAGATAATCTGGCAAACCGTCACGCAGACGCTTTAAGGTGTTAATGGTTTCCTCACGCAGGACCGGCCCTTTGGTAACATGGATGGTACGCGAGTTTTCCAGAAAGCGCAGGAGCCACGATTCCAGTGAGGCCACACCGATGGTTTTACCGTGCTGGCGTAGGAACTCCAGCGCGACGTCGATGTTGTTGAAGAATATCCAGTACAGCGCAAAGTTACCGCGGTCGATTTTAAACGGTACGCCGGTTGAACCATCCGCCGGAACGCGTAAGCATTCACGGAAGTAGTACCACGGGTTCTCTGCACACTCATGAATGACATCGGCCTTTTGCTGAATCGTCAAATCGGGGTCAAACGGATCGACGTCTTTCAGCGCAGGGTTGTGCAAGGCAAGGTGCAGGTAATAGTGTCGTACCCCCAACCCCAGCAGCGTATCAGCAAATTTTAGAAAGTGCTTGTTACGTGTGTTGTCGTGGACGATCGAGCCGGGGTGTAATCCCCAATCCGATTCACGTAAGATCATACAGTCCTCCCGGTACCCCCGACCTTTTGGCCGGGGGTACGCAGTTCTTTTTATTCGATGTGGTGTGCCAACATCGGGGTTGCACCTAACTGCAATTCGTCCGTTGGCGTACGACGCAGCCAACGAATGACCAACGAGGCATCCAAGCCCACTTTGTAATTGATGACCTTCTTCGCCATCCAGTCGTCAATCTCGTAGGTGTAAATATTACCCCCGATATGAATCTGGAAATGGGTTGGCGTTGGAGGACCATCTTCATTACGACGGTCAAACAGCGGATAGATAGGATCGTACAAGGCTGCCAACCATTCTGCCTTCGAGGTCTTCTGGCAAGACACGTCCAATTCAGAATAGGTGACGTTCGAGTATTTGAACTCCGCCCAAATCTTCTCGCCGTACTTCAGCCCGTTAGGCAGATACTCCAGCACGAAGTTGGTGTCTTTCTCCGTACCCGGGTTCATCAGCGTGATGCTAAAGGACTGCGGGTGCGTGTACGGACGGTAAGCGGTGTTGACCTTGCTGATATCACACTGCACGTTCAGACGTTGCTTAACCCCGTAAAGCGTTGGGTCAAACGACGAACCGCCGGTGTAGTTGATTTGCGCAGTCGCATCGTAAACGGTGCCACGGGTCAGGTTGTACAACAGATACTGCAAGCGCACACCACGGGTGGAATCCAACCACACAGGCACCACAAACAGTTTCATGGAGTAGGCCCCATCGACCGCCTCGGTGACAGCGGTGTAATCCTTCACGATGGTTTTGCCATCGACCAGATTATCCCCTGCGTACGATTCGCCTTTGGCCAACTGGTAACTCAGCGTCAGCGGCAGCTCATTGCCGGCATTCGAGGAAATGTAGAACGTGTCGTGCGCACCGGAGTTACGCAAGCCGTTCAGTTTCACACGAGAGCCGTCCACGGCCAGCGTCTTGACCCCGTCGTTGTACTGGACTTCACACCACAACGGAATGGATTCCAGCGGCATGTTAATCGGCAGTGTCAACACCGAGGAGTCATCACCCGAGATAAACGGGCTCACCAGTTTGATGTTGAGGATAGTTCGCGCTGGCGTTTCAAGTGCCATCACCAGATTGGTTTTGATGATGTAACCGGAACCCATTGCGACCCCGTTGCCCACATCGTCGTAGACCACGAAGCTGAACATGTCCCCGTGCTCGACGGCGGCTAAGCAAGCACCCGGCAGGGCTTGTTTCACCACGGTGTCAGCACCCTGATTGGAAATCGCCTGCAGCGGCAGATAGGTTTTATCCAGTCGACCATCTTTGTACGACCCGGAGAGGATTTCACCACTGTCGGTGATGTCGGTCCCGCGGAAGATACGGATACCTTCCAAGTCCGCCCCGTTCCACGTGACGTTTTTATCAAACGTCATGGTCGCCGGGTTTTTAGTGGTGTCAACGTAGACACGGAACTTGTCCGAGCGCAGAGGATAATGCCCACCCAACGGTTTGCCGTCGTTAACCAGCGGAATCCCGTTTAACAGTTCCACCGTCCACGATGGCTCACTGTAGTTAACAGTGAGCACTTTGTAAACGATGTTGGTGTCTGGGTGGTAAATCCAATCCGTGGGATTGGGAACAAACCCTGTCCCCGTGATCTTGTCGTAAAGATCACCGGCACCCCACGGACGCCAGCCGCGGTCCTTGTCGATGATGTCTGAAGTTAATGCCATGGCTTAGCCCTTGATTTTTAGATACTGGTTTAGCTGCACTTTGCCACGCAGGTAACGTTGGTTCACTCGGTCAGCAAACGCAAACATCAACTCATCCACTTCCATGACAGAATACTGGATGTGCGGGTGCACCTTCACAAAGACCTCATCGTAGCCCACGTACGCCGGGTCGAATTTCAGCAGGTAGTTATACCGCTGCATAATCTCATCGAGCTGTTGGGTGGAGATACGATAGTTCGGGTCATCCTCAACCAAGGTGAGGGCACCGGACTTATGGTCCCAGAGTAGTTTGTTCAGCAATGGCGAATACAGATGATACCAGTGCGGAATGGTCACCAGAGGGTTTGGTGGTGGCGTTGGCAGTTTAACGGAGAGGTAATCCTCAACCGCGCTGTCCAATGCCCGGGCTGCATCACGCAACTCGTAGGTGTTGCCCGTGACCGTGTCCCGTAACGGAATGGTCGGGTCATCCACCGAGAACGGGAACCCATCGGCCACGATATCGGAGCCAATAGACGAATCCTCGCGGAACACCACATCATCGCGCAGTAACAGACCCCCACCGGCCACAACACGAATCACTTTGTCATCACGCACATCGAAGTGTGAGTTGTTGGAGAAAAGCCCGTTGGCGACAAAGCCGCATTTCGGGATCTTTAACTCGCCAGTCACACCGCGGGCACGAATTGCAACCCGGTTGATGTCGGTGTCGGATGACCACGACTTACACACCACGGCCACATCGGGCCAGTGCGTCACGTAGTCAATCGAGTGCACCAACGGGTGTCCGTTCAACCACGCTTCTACGGTTTCCATTGGAATCCACAACGTACGCGCATCCCCGTTCTGGTTCGTGGCCGTAATCGCAACCCGAATCTCCCCTTCCGTTAACTTGACATCGGTTTCAAAGAACAGATGCTGGTTATCATGAATCACAGTCGGGTGACGGCGGGTGCGGTCAACCTTCCACGTAATCAGATTTCCGTTACGGACGTAGTCGTCCCCCTCGACCGCGGCGTAGTAGTCATTGGTTGGCACATCGCTTTTCACGATGCGTATCCAAAGACCCACGTTATCGCCATCGGCAATGGTGAAGTCCGGGGCGTTGTCCGTGATGGTCACCGAGGTACCGGCTGTGCCGGCAATGGCTTCCACGATACGGGCGTTCGGGTTCTTGGCGTAGTACAGGCTGCCACCCTTGTGGGGCTGGTAACCCAACAACAAACCGTTGCCGTCGTATTCGTAAACGGCCGACTCCTCAGCAAGCAGTGCCGGGAGCACACAGAACCAACCCCGTGCATCCATCGTTAAACGCTGAGGTGTGTCCGCGGCATAACGCGTTACCGCATTGTAGCCGTAGGCTTTGGTGCAGAAGTCGCGGGTGACGTTGTTGGGCTTCGCCGCGGCCAAACGGTTGGCGTACGATTGCTCGAGCTTAGAGGCCTGCCATGTTGGCAACGTCGCTTGTGCACCCACCAATGCCGCAATGATTTGTTCATCGGACATTTTGTAGAGGTCATGCACATGGTCAGTATTGAACAGCGGAGCCAAGTCCAAGAAATCGTCACGAATCAACACGCGAATCACGATGTCATCAATGTCACTCACCCCAACCGAATAGGAGTTCAGTAACTGCGACACCCGCTCGGCTGGAATTGACATGTCGTTCCACGTAAGGTTACGCACCGCCTGCTGACGATGACGGTGGTAGTAACGCACCTCGCGCTTATACAGCACATGGAGTTCCACGTCGTTGTTAAACGCCCACGTCCCTGGTTGTTTCGGCAGGTGCAATAAATACTTGCGCTTACCGTCGAGTTCAGAGATAAAGGTTGGCAGGTCGCCACAACGGAAATCCACCACACGTTTCACCCGGCCATCTACCCGGATTTCAAAATCATCCCACAGGGTGATATCCGCCACCTGTGGATTGTCAATGCACTTGCCGTTGACCCACAGCGTCACGTACCCTTTCGCAGTGGAGCGCAACAGTGTGTAACGGTCAAATGCTTTCTGCCGGTTCTGCAGGGTGGAGATAACGTGGTACTCAATACTGGTTGGGTTAATGAGCGGAGCATTCGAGCCACCGTCATAGCCCGGATAGAAGCGCACGTACAGACCGTCAGTCTCCAGCCACTTGTAACGGTCTGACTGGGGAATGGCCAGTAACACCGCACCGTTCGGGCGACGGTAGAAATACGCGTTGTGTGCCGGAATCGTGACACCCGCTTCGTTGTACAACAGAATGAATGCGCTAAAGGCGTTAATGCAGGTCGAGACACGTTTCCACATGCCGGCCCCAATTGCCAGATTGCCATAGCTCGGATGGAGTTTTCCAATGTGGAAAACATGCCACCATGAACCTTGGTCAGGCATCGGGGTAAGACCCCCGCCTTCACGCACAAAGTTAATCCCGCCCGTGACCGGAGTCAAACGGGCAGGGCGAACATTCAGTTGTCCATCGAGATACGGGCGCTGCCACGCATTTTGCGCTGCGTGGTGGACGAGCCATTTCTCCATGACGTGCCTCTTACTGTATGTTGGTCGGTTTAGACGACTGGTTCAGAATCGTGTTGTAGGTAAAGAGGAACTTGTCCTTTTTCTTCGACACGTTGGTTTTCTTCACGACAGCGCCCAACCGGGAGCGGTTGTACATGTTATGCTCTAAGCAGGTCTTGATCATCACCATCAGAGACGGCGGATACTCAATCGCACTCCAGCACAACTGTTTGTCGTAGCTCACCCCAAAGAAGCTGGTTGCCAATGCTTGGTTCAGCGTCAGGACAGAGAAGTCACTCAGACGCGGCGTGATGTCAGCGGCCTTGAGGGTTTCTACAAACTCTGCGGCGTCGCGCGGGAACAGATGGTCGGTATTGCCGGTCACGCTTTCAAACAAGTTGAACGGAATACCGAGGTCGCGGCTCATTAATTGCTGCAACCGGAACATCTGCGCGTCGTCAGAAAAGTTGTTGTAGAACTGCCCAACAGAGAACATCGCTGCCAAAGCTTGAACTTGCCCGCTTTGATATGGAGCGAGTGAAAATGCATGAGAGATTGTATCACTCACCCATTTACTGAAAACTTCATGGTGGTAGGGCAGTTGCGCCATGAGCGCACCCAGCTTACCGTTGTTCCGTTTCCACACCAATTCCCAACGGGCCTGGTCGAGTCGCATAGCGTGCTCGATCGGGTTTCGAATTTTTAGCGCGCCGGTTTTATCCAGCGTGGTAAATGTACGTGCGTCTACATACACGTCATTCTCGATAATAATCGGGAGAGGAAACGGTGTCACATCGGCAGTCTCGACCACGTAGTGGACTTCCTCAGACTGGGCAACCGTTTGGTTAAGTCCGCGTGCCAGAAGAATCTGGGCTTTGATTGAGGCTAAGTCAAAGCTGCGAAAGATATTGCCTGTGTAAGCGTTTTCGAGAGCCATGGGTGATTACCTTAGTATGACCATCTGGTCTTTAAAGACGAATGTATGGAGAAGCGTCCATGAGTATTTTTATTCCACGAAACGGCGCGCCATTGAATAACAAGCAGGGGTGGCAGGATATTTCTGTCCTACCGCTTGTGCGGACACCAACCGGTGACCCCATTCATAAGCCGCTGATCTTCACCTTCGCGCAGCGCAATGTGGACAACGAGGCGTTCCCGGTTGTCGGGGATAATGCTTTGTCACTTTTCGGACGCAACCTGTTCGATTTGCGCAGTCCGTTCGTAACGTTCAACACGCCGTTTATGGCAATGTTCAACGCCAACGCGAACGAGATGATGATGCAGCGTTTGGTGCCTGACGATGCCGCCACCGCAACGCACCGTATGGTAGCGGATGTTTTGGAAACGGAAGTTCCCAAATACACCCGTGACGCTAACGGCGCAGTGCAGTACGGTGCCGATGGCAAGCCGAAGGTTGAATCGCAGGTACTGGGTCTGGACATCGTTTATCGCGTTGTCGAGATTAACGAACAGACCGGCGAATTCAAAAATGGTAAAGTCGTCGATGGCGATCGCACCGGAACCGGCGGACAGAAGTCCAAGCTTTATCCGATGTGGGACATTAAAGCCCCATATGCGGGCGCGGACGCGAATGGCTTCGGCTATAAACTCGTTCCGTTGCATGCCAAATCTTCACCGGCGTTGTCGGCGAAGTATCAAGAAGACGTTGGCGCGCGCGTGTTCAGCCTGCAGTTCTTCGAAACCCTGAAAGGGGTTACGTCTCCCGTCATCTGGAAGACAATCGGCGGACTCAGCAGCATCAAGTTCAGCTTTATGCCTGATGCATATTATCAAGCGATGAAGCTCGACCTGGACTTCGCTAACGTTGTTGCGGACAGCTACCGTAACAAGCTGCCGGATTACGGCAACCTGCCGGACTACGGTCCGTTCGAAGAGTTCCACGTTTACCAAGAAAACATGGAAGCGGTTCTGGACTTGGCCTTCGCGGTTGTGGGTCCGAAAGCGCCTACGTCGAAATGGCTCGTGGACATCTTCGCAGGTTACGACTTGAACGGCGGTCTGTACGATGGTCTGCAGGTTAACTCTGCAACCGTCACCGGCAAAGCCATTCTGGGCGGCAGCAATATCCACTTCCTGTCTGGCGGTTCAGACGGCACCATGAATGACGACGTCTACGACGAACTCGTCAGCCGTGAAATGCAGCTGTTCCCGGACGGCGGTAAAGTGCGCTACGACAATGAGTTGAAATACTCACTGGGCTTCTTCTGGGACTCCGGTTTCAGCATGGAAACCAAGCAGTCGCTGTGCAACTTCCTCGCCGGGTCTCGTAATACCTTCTTGGCACTGTGTACGCACGTGTACAACCAAGGTACCAACGACGACCAGACCGAAGAAGCGGCGAAGATTGCGCTGAACGAAATGATCACCTCCATCCCGGAATCCGATTTCTTCGGTACCCCGGCGGCACGTGGTCTGATTGCTGGCCAGTCTGCCATCATCCGTAACTCCAGCTGGAAAAAGCGCGTGCCGATGCTCTACAGTATCGCAAGCTTCTTCTCCAAGTACATGGGCGCGGGTAATGGCATCTGTAAGACAGAAGCCCGTTTCAACCGCGGTTCCAAAACCGTGATTGAAGATTTGGCTGACCTGTCACAGCCGTGGAAGGGTAATGACGTGTACGCCTCCGACTGGGAAGCGAACCTCATCACCGCGCGTAGCTTCGACTACTATCGTCTGTTCATTCCGGCGATTCAGTCCATCTACAGCGAAGACCGTTCCGTTCTGAACAACGCAATGTTCAACGCCGCGATGACTTACGTCTACCGTGTTTCCGATCGCGTCTGGGCCGACACCACTGGTGAAGACCGCATGACCCGTGACGAAGTCGCGAAGGATGTTGAAAACAACATCATTGCTCGTTTAGCAGGCCGTCTGGATGGTATCGCTGATATCACGCCGAAAGCCTACTTCACAGCAGAAGACATCGCGAACGGGTACTCAATCACACTGGACCTGAACTGTGCCGGCGGTGTATTGCTGACTCAATTCAATACCACTATCAAAGTGACACGTCGGGGGTGATAGAACATGGCACTTGTTGAACGTTTGGTCCTTCCTGACCAAGGCCTGCATGTCGATGGCGGTAAATACGACATGGTCAACCCCTTCAGCTCGGGCCAGAACGGCCCGGTTGGACAGGTTGGTAAGTTTGTTACGAACGCCCACCGTCTGCGTCGTAACGTCATTGCCCGCGTGATGGAATACCCGAAATGGGTAGACTACATGCCGAACCCGGCTATCTGGCGTCAGGCCATCAAGTCCTTCATTGAGGTGCACTCCACCATCTCTGGACTGGACAAGACCCTGAGCCACGAAGCCGTGCAGACCCAGCAGGGCCGTAACAACCGTATCCAGTATGAAGCGGGTATGGTTACCGAAGCTATCTCAGCTGTGACGCACACCACACCGGATAAACACGGTAAGGTGTTCCAGAACATGCTGTGGGCGTGGCTGACGTACGGCATCATGGATAAGGATACAGGGCACCCGGGGATTGCTGCAATCAACCCGAACGTACCTGACTTCCTGCCGGACATGTATAGCATGACTGTGCTGTATATCGAACCGGATGCGTACCAGCGCAAAGCACAGAACGCCTTCTGGCTCACGAACATGATTCCAGAAGCGGCCGGTCAGGATACGGGCGACCGTGATCCAAATACCGGTCCACAGACCAACGAACTGTCTATCTCCTTTACCTCCCAGCAATGGACAGGTTGGGGCGCGATGCAGGCGGCGGATGTGGAACTGGAGCGCATGAAGCTGTACGGTCTGCGTCCGTACTCTCGTAAGCTGTGGCTGACTCCGTCTCAGCAAACTGATGGCATCAACCCAGACGTCAATGCGACCCCGGGTGGTTATCGTTCAGTTTCTGACGAGTTCATGACCAACCAGCTGCGCGGCTAGGGCAAAAAAAATAAGTGAAGTACCCCACTCAGATGAGTGGGGTTACTTTTATTCTTTTGTCATCTCAACAACTTTGCCCTTGACCAACAGCCAACGTGCCCGTTGCAGGAACAGATACGTGACCAGCGCATTGTAGTCACTGGGCGGGGTGTATTCGTCACCGGAGTTGTAGGCCAGCATCCACAGCGACAAGGCATTGCGCGATTGATCGCTGGGTCCCTGTACCAGATTGACCTTGATGATTTCCGACTGCAGTTCATCTAACACCGCGGTGCCAAACTGGCATTTCAGATGCGCCGTCAGGTTAATCAGGAAACCGGCCAGCACGCTGACCTTGTTATCGGACTGACGTTGCTCATCCAGATAACGCTGATACCCGTTGGTGGTGTGGGGAATCAGTTCAGCTGCGAAGTTCGTTGCACCGTTAAACGTTTCTTCAGACTCAACGCTGCCTTTGTACGCGGCCACGTAAGTGTCAACGATGGCACCAAGGTCGTCCATAAACGCTTTACGGAAATCAGGATTCTTTAGGTTCATTACTCTCGCCTTTGGCTGTGAAGTAAGACACACGCATTTGAGTGTACGGCACTTTCGCCGTCATCTTCATTTTAATGACGTGTGAGTGGAAGTCATAGAATTCCAACGGGATATAGTTCTCCCGGAATTCAAAGCTGATCCCGACTTCAACAATGGCTTCGAGTGGAAACTTCTCTGGGTGCTTTTCTAACACTTCCAGTACGGCAATGGCAACAGGCTCTGGCGGCATGTTATGGATTTGATTAATGGTTCCCAGATTGGGCATGGTAAATTCCTCGGATGCTGTGTGTGGTTCGCTACACATGTATTGGGTAACGTGTAAAAACAAAAAAAAGAAAGGGAGACAGAAGTCTCCCAGCGGGTCACATATTTGGGAGTGGCTCCCACGTCAAGTGTACCTCACAATTCTTAAAGGCCTCGCCGAACTTAGTGGGGGAGAGGGACAGGGTATGCGTGTTGCGATTTGAACCAATCAGATTCAGTACCCGCTCGGGGAGTGGTTCAAAGTGCACCCAAGCCGCCAATGGAATAATGGAGTGCATGGAATCGCTGAGATACAAAATCTCTCTCCAGACTTCTTTCATTAGCGGGTTGTCGCTGCTGCGCAGTGAGCTGATCTTGATTGGGAAGCCGTGGATATCAACTTCGATGCCGGTAAGCCCATTCGGGTCACGAACTACTACACCGTTTTCGACGGTTCGGCCGTTGCCTTTATCGTGCATGTGAGTCTCCGATAAAAAAAGAAAGCCCCTACCGAAGTAGGGGACTTGTGTTACTGACGACGTCGCTTAGGTACCGGATAAGGTTTCTCTGGCATCTCATACGGCGGCCGTTGAATGGTTATCGTCATCCCCAATTGTTCAGGAGGTGCGACAGTGCCATCCTTTCGAATGCCTGTGAACGGAATCACATCCGGATGACTTTCAATGGTCATCCGGGGGACCCAGAAGCTCTTACTCTTCATCTTCAGTTTCGAAGAAGGACTTGCCGAAGTCTTTGCGGACTTTGCCTTCCAGCGACTTCATCTTCGGTGTGGAATAACCAAAGCCGATGGAGGACGCCCACTCTTTCTCAGACGGGGTCTCACTAGTCGGACGCGCGAACACGGTGGAGAAGTCGGCGTTACCGACGTTCACCGTCAGGTCCAGCTGCGCCACGTCTTCGTTGGCCTTAACGTGTGCCGCTACAACCGGTGCGATGATGGAGCCCAGCGCTTCACCGAAGTTAGCGTCGTGCTTACGGAAGCCATCCATATCGGTTGGGGTAACCTGATAGACCAGTTTACCTTTGTGGTCTTCCGGCACTTCCAGTGACAGTGTCGGCAGAGTCGCTGCGTACGCTTCGTTCACACGGTCTTTGACCGCGCCATCGAGGCCGTTGTTTTCGTTGATGGTAACAATGCTTTCGTCTTCTGGAGACAGAGCGGCAACGAGGTCTTTCAGTGAGTGCAATTTAACGGTCATTCTTTAATCCTTACAATGGTTAATGGGTAGTAGTTCACGGAAATAATATCTATCCCTTTTTATTTTCAAAGGGACGCTTGGTAGGTACGTTCTAACTCTTGGGTAAATGCAGCATCGAAGAAATCGATATCGAGTGACTCAATCAGCTCCAACCGTTTCTCTAAACGCTCTGCAAATAAAACGCCGTACCAGTCAGGTACACGACCATAACCGTTACGACCGAATTTGTCTTGGATGTGACGAATGGCATGGAACTTCGCATCGGTGGACGACTTGCCATGCGAGCGCGCGTACAAATAGGACCTTCCAGCGTAATTGCTGACTTCCTCGGTGGACGGAATACCCCGGTCAGCCGCGGCCAGTATCTCAGACACGATACCGTTGTAGCGCTCACCCTTGTACGAACCCCGATGTTCCAACGCGGCGTAGGCAACCGTCATCACATCATCGTCAGTCATCTTAAAGCGACGCTTGAGTTTGGCTTTGTTATCCATGGCCCAAGTGAATGCCCGGATGTGATGGTCAGTGCGAAATTCAGTGGTGCTGTAAATGTCATGCAGACCGGCGGCAACGATAGCCAGTGGCAGGTGCTCTTGCCAGTCCATCAGATGACAGATACGAATTGTGTTGGTTATCACCGAATCGATGTGGTCGATACGATGTGCAGAATCGGTCTTCTTGTAGAACTCTTTGAAGTAAGTACGAACTTTCAAACGCAGTGCATTGATTTCCAAACCAGACATCTTTTCCATGATAGGCCTCTATGATTAGTCGATTAGTAAAGCTTAATACGTAATAGCTCACATGGATAATATCTATCTCTAAAAAAATAGAGTAGGGGTGAGCCCCCGAAGGGACCCACCTCTGATAAACCGGTTTAATGCAATTGCAAAAGCAGGCCTGTGCCCAAGCTTGCATCTTCCTGATAGTTGCTGATGATACTGACGATGCCGTCAATGTCTGGGCGGTCTGTTAACGTCCATACCGCAAAACCACCATTGACTGACCACTCGTTACAGTTACGACGATAATCGTCGACCAGCATGTCTCCGCGTCCTGCGTATTGTTTTTTCGCTGCCGAATTCTCCACGACGGTAATACGCGCAGCGGGTACAGCAAAATGCTTTTTAAACCATTCGTGTTTACACTCAACGACATGATTGTACTCGGGGTGATCATCTGCTGCCGAAGTCAGTATCTGCCAACCGTCTGTGCATGTCATCGCGGCCTCGAGTATTTTCTCAGTACCGGGAATGGGTTCCAACTTGTAAAACAGATCCGGGTCCTTTTGATACATCTCCCTCATCAGAAACCGGCGACGCGACTCAGGAAGCTTGTTAAACACCTCCGGGGTCATCGTCGTTAGGTGCTTGGTGAACACATACTTTCGCCAAGCGGCAAACACGCCATCGCTATCCAAACTAATCATTTCAATTGATCCTAATCCGTGACAACCTCTACTACATCAAACCCATATGCAGTAAAAAAGTAACAGCCCCCACCATTACTGAAGGTGCACGGTCTCCCTTCGCATTATTGCTTCAGCGTTAAGAGACCACGCAGAGGTTCGGCTAGCAAGAAATACGTCTTATTGAAATCAATGTCTGTCCCAACCATTTGCAGGTCGAGTGCGAACGCAGCCAAGTCCATCGGCGCGACCGCAGAAGCGGCGTTGTTGAGTTTGCGTTTGGTGTCCAACCGCCCGCCTAAACCCAATACCTCAATCAGTGCTTCCTTCCCGCCACGACCAATAATCGTACGGACCGCCAGTTGCTTAAGCTCATCGGCTGAGAGCGACTGAAGGCTCGGAGGTACTTTAACATTTACAACCTTCATGCGACCCCCTCGTGTGATGTGATTGCAGACCACGAACACTGGAGCTAGTTGCTGACGGTGTAACAGTCAAGTGCACGATCGAAAATGCTAGGATCAATCTCCCAGCACTCACCCACGTTTACCGTACAGTCCTGACGGTTAATCGTCACTTCGATACGGTAAATCGGACCCTCGCGCAGCGTTTCACCGTTGCGCAATGTAACGCTCTGCCCACAGCGGACTGCAAAGACAAAGCGATTACCTTCCCCGTTCATTTCCATCAGGCGGAGTTCACCAATCACATCCGGGTACAATTCCCAGTTCCCCATGCGATGTGGCACAATCCACACTTCCCCAGCACGTACCGGTTCCTGACTGAGTTCTATCGACGGCTGAACAACACTTCGTTCAGTAAACGCGTAGATGAAAATCTGTCGAGGCGGTTCATCCGTTCTCAGAATGTGACGGGCCGATGCAAGACACCGGGCTAAGTCTACTGAACAACAAACCCGCGGAACGGTTTTGTCTTCATCATTCGTTAATGACAACGGAATACGTGGGCTGAACATTTTAATCCGCGCGGTGCTGATGTGCAGCGGCGGGGTGTCCAGCAGGCGAAGGGTTGATTTCTTCGCCACACGGGGCATCTGGTTCTGAAGCCATTTCTCAAGAGACGCGGCGTAAGTGTCCATTACCAGCGCTTCGTCCCTAAGCCCATCACACGGAAGTTAGAGCGTTGCTCAGCTTGCGCAGCAAAGCCTAAGTATTCCTCTGCGATGGAACGCAGTTGATTCTGACGGGTCGACTCTGTTCCGACCAGTGTCTTCTCGCGTGCACTGTAAAGGATATCTTCCAGCGCTTCACGGGTGATGACACGGTCCAAATACATACGGGTCGATTCTTGCGCGACTTTAGAGCCACGCTGCATCGCGGAGTATTTGTTACAGATCTGCAGACCGTCTTCAATAACCCAGTCAAAGGTGATGAGCTTGTCAATACGACGAGTGACAACACCGTTGACACGTTTCTCACGTACGATGGCACGCAGTGAGAAGCAGACGTTCTGGTGTGGGTTTTCCAGCGCTTCCGCCAACAGCGGGCCACGTTCACGGTTAGGTTTAACCCAACCCCACACTTCGACCACAGGCATCCCATTACAGGTCTGCGTGGTGTTGACGAGTTCGACTTCACGAATGTGGTGTGAAACGTTTTTGGTTTCAATCCATTCGTTGCGTTCCATAAACGCCGAATCCGACATGCCTTGTTCCCACGGTGGGTGATCCTCTTCACCGTAGAGGTTACCTGCCTGTACTTTGCGCATAAAGACATTCGAACGATCGAACACGTGCTTGGATTCGTTGAACGCGTAGAACACCCCTTCGGAGTTGAACACGTTCAGCGCCGCCAGCAGCACGCGGTAGTAGCCGTCGCTGTCTTTTTGCAGTGAAGCCCCGGCGTTGACACCGGCGAGCGCTACACAGTTGTAACGCATCGATAAATTTTCCATGACCGCTCCTGATTACCGCATAAAGAGATCTTCGAGTGGTTCGGCTCGTACCGGGTCGACTGACAGCGCGGACATAATACCGCGACGTAATTCAACGTCGGCGAGTTTCGCCAAACGAGATGTTTTGTTTAGGCTGCCGTCGCGCAGAGGAATGAACTGGACAGGTTTGAACAAGTCCGAGTCCTTCTTCAACGAATAACGAAAGAACTGACGCGGGTCACCGAGCGTACGCTGTGTGTGTGCAGCATAACAGTCAGCGGTAATCTGGTCTGCGAATACTTGGAAGCCATTCCATTTTTTTGTATTCGATAGCAGCTCAGCATCGTCCACCGCGTTCATCCAGAACGGACGGTTACCAAAGTCATACACAAAGGAAGCAATGTTGTAGACGTGGTTGGAGACGACCTGTAGCTGTCGGTTCGGGAATACTACCGTCCCCGGGTCGAATCGGAATTCGTAGTACGGCTCGCCGTGAACCGTAATTTCCTCAAAAGAGGAAGGGGTGATTTCAATCAGCGTTGTGACGTTACTCACGCCAAAGGTTTTACGGTCGGTACTGATAGCAAACATGCCAACAATCTCAACCGTGCTGGAAATAAACGCCAGCTCCTTTGATGCGAAACCAACGGGGATGTAAATGAAACACCCCCCTTTGGTTAATGTCGCCACGCCTTGCTTCATCAAATCCGCGTGCACCTTACTGGGATTCCGCGTTGCTGTTTCAATGGCGCTCATGGCAACCCTCCCGTGTAGGCAGGTTATTCAACCAGCAGACCCAGCATCAACCATTCGATGATGTAGTTCGCTGCCCACTCGGACGCGACTTCGGCTGGGTTATCATTTCTGATCATACCCTCGTGAATCGCCATCAGCAGTTTACTGATTTCGTATTCGCCAAAGACTTCCGCAGCGGTCAGTGGGATAACGAATGCCGCAATGTCCGTACAGTCACGGTTGAAGCGATAGTCGATAGAGGAGAACACCCCGATGCGAATCTGCTCAAGTGTGAAGAGCTCGTCCGCTGCGTTACGCGCGAAGGTTTCCGGGTCGGCATTATTCAGCGCAACAGTAAACGCGGCTTTCAACGCCTGACGGTTTGCAGATAACCAATCGGTGTCTTCCTTCATGCGGCTCACTGAAGAGCGACGCTCCCACACCTGCGTGTAGTGGGCCAGACGGTCAATGATGGACGAGCCCAGCAGAGACGCTTTCATGTCGCCTTCGTCGTTGGCGTAGATAGCACCCAGCAGCGCTTCGGTGGTACCGCCATCTTCGAGGTACTTGTCAAACGCTTCCTGACAAACGTAAACGGTTTTGTCCGCACGGGAGAACGAGTACACGACCTGACCAGAATGGGCACGCTCAACAATGTTCTGGGCGAACAGGTACGTCCAGCTCACGGTGGAGTAGAAGATACCGTTGAGGATGTTTTCCCATTTGCTGGCCGTTACGCCGCTGCCTTCCCACGGGTTGTCCACGTAGTAAGACGAGAGCAGCATAAACAGCACTTGGTCTTTGGCAAAGTTCGGGGCATCGGGGTTCGCTGGGGAAACGTTAAACGGTTCCACCATGCGGCTCAGGGCATCACCAATGCTCCAGCCTTTTTCGTTCAGGATACGCGCAACCAAATCGTCCAGCGCACGGCTACCCGATACTGGTGGCTCGATACCTTCCGGCACTTTAATACCGGCAGCTTCACGCACGAAATCAAACGCGGTGGGTTTGGCCACGCTGTTGATAAGCGCATTCACCAGCGGGTCATCGATAGAGGCTTCCATCGATACCGGTTCCAGTGACCAGTCTTCCGAGGTGTCCTGAACCGGACGCACGTCCATGTTCTTCAACACGTCATCAATAAACGGCTGGACCACGTTACGGCCAAAATCGACCATACCGTTCACACGCTGTACCGCCATGTTCTTCAGTTCGAACAGGGTCGGTTCGTGGTCATCGACACGCAGCATTTCAGCGCCCGCGGCAGTATCCACGACGATCGTTTCTTCACCGGTACCCATGGTCGGCTTGCGCGCTTTGGTCGCGTTCGCCAGATTCTGGTAAAACTGTTCATCGGTGATAGACGAGTCGTAAATCGTGGCGCTTGGGGTTGCTTTGTTCAGCAGTGAAACGGGCGAACCTTCATCAGCTGTGATGTGCAGGTTAGCTTGCTTTGCCAACAGCATCGCGTTGGTGGCAGCGTTCAGGGAATATTGGTTAATCACGCTACACCTCCATTATCGGTGCTGGTTTTCTGTTGGATACGGGCGGCCAGCTTGCCCCCGATCATATCGGCGATGTCACGTTTAAACAAACGCTGGTCACCAACGTAACCGCTCAGACCGTCGGTCTTGTGCAGCAGTTCAAACAGAATCTCGGTGCCCAGTTCAATGGTGTTGCCGAGGGCGACAAAGTTCTTACGCTGCTGAGCAGAGAAACCCTGCGTCTCGCGGCTTTGGTTGTTACGCGATACCGGCAAGCCGTTGCGTAGACGAATGCTATCCAGGATGCTCATGTTTACTCCGGAGTTAATGGCTTGGCGGGAGCGACCCGCCAAGAGAGTTAATTACACTTTGCTAGGCAACTTAGGCGGGGCTTCACCCTCTAAGATGCGACCGACCCACTCACCACCTTTTAATGACGCCCCGTTCGTCGTGCCGATTTTAATGACCGACCCAACGATACGCGCATCAACTGACGTACGACCGAATTTGAAATCAATCAGGTCGCCCGCCTCGGTGTGGTTCTCACCGGGCATGACTTGGTAGACGGTGGTTTTTAGCTGGTTGGCCAAGACCAACTTATCCGCTGCTGCCATGTCAACCCGATGGGTGATGTAAAACTTAATCACCGCATTTTGGTAAGCCAGTGGGACACCATCAACACGGTAGTCGCCGTTTACGCTGCCTGAGGTAGGGACGTCGTCCTTGCTCAGTGCGGTGGCTCGCTTCTTGCGAACGCGGTCGTATTTCTGCACCAGTGAGGTAATGCTCGGGGACATGTCCTCGATATCGCCGTGGTAGACGACTTCGATTTTGTCAATAAACCCACGCAGACCTGCTTGTGGCGCATACGCACTCAGACCGTACAGTGTCGCTGCCGATTCTTCGCTAAAGGACGCAGAGTCGTCAGACATTTGGTCATTGAAGGTGCATAGGATACTGTCGACATCAACATGGTCGCCCTCCTTGAGGATTTCCATGATGTTTTGGTCGAAGCGTACGGTGACTTCTTTCGCCTTTGTAACGTCTGCCGCCATCAGTCGCGCTGCGTGTGCAGAAATTGCGTTGGAGTCCTCGATAACCTCCTCACCCTCAATGAGTGCCATCCAACCGACGATACCGTTCTTCAAGTTAACCTGCGTTCTGTCCATCAGGTCACGCTCGAAGTGTTGTTCGTTGAAGGTCACAACCGTGCCTTCTGGGAACTTATCGCCGACCTTGAAATCGGTGATTAAGGTGTGAGGGTAATTGCTCCCCTCGTGGGCACCAAACCAACGACCCAATTCAAACGACACTTCACTGCCGTCGTCGTACTTAATTTTGATGTGGTCTTCGCTGACCTCCAACACTTTACCGGCTTGTTCAGCCACACGGGCGTGCTTCACCGACGTACGGTGAGCCACGAGTTTCTCCATTTCGGTTCGATACGGCAGCGTGGTCGCACCCACACAAGCCATAGCGGAACCCCATTGGATACCGACGAAGTTCTGACGCTTCGCATCGTCCATCAAGGTGTCGGGGGCGAGGCCATCAATGAATGACAGCAGCTGTCCCGGTTGCAGGTCCTTTACGTTACGTGGTGCGGTGATACCATCCACCGTGGCGTAGCACGGGTTGGCAGTGGAGAACGCAGTAATACCCACATCACCGTTATCGACGGTGTTGCCTGATACCACACCCAAGTCGCTGGGCTGGAATTCACGCGTGTGGTACACCATGGTTTTTCGGTTACGGCCTCCCGTACCTCCCATGGTAATCACGTCCTTCTCTTTAATGTTCTGAATCGGGTTCGCTCCCGGTGCGAGCAGCACAGACGGGTCGGAGTTAATAGCACCCCACACCATGTCTTGAGGCAGCTCGAACTTACGAGACGAGCCCGGCGCGTTTTGATAGTTACGCATCGCACGAACCAACGCCGTATAAACGTGGTAAGCAATACGCTGGTTGCCAACAAACATCATCTCGTCACCGTTAATCTCCGGCTTCGAGTGGTCGGTCTGCAGCAGCTCATTACTGCGCTCCAGCAAACCAATGAACGTCTCTGGCTCACCCATCTGACGCAGGATTCGGGCGTGCATGTCATCGACAAACGCGGACCGCATTTGTTTCAGCTCATTGACGTACCTCGGGGTGAGGCTGTCTGCATCGCGAATCAGGTTCAGGTAGATATCTTCACGTTCCACTTCCGACTCGGTATACATCACCAAGTGTTTCAGGTACTTGTCAAGCCCATTGACGACCATGCGTTGTTTGTCGTTGTCACACATCACGACAATCTTCGCATCCGCTAAACGAATCACCGAATCAAACGTGGTCTTATCGACACGTTGGCCCGGCGGTAACACCTCGTAGCGAATCCCGAAGTGTTTTAGCATCCCGGTTAACCCGAGATAGAAGGAGAACACAAACCCGAGCGATAGGCTCTGGCCCATAATCGACAACTCACTGACCTCACGTGGGGCTTTCACCTGATCGATACCCAAGGTATCGGCCAAAGAACCCAGTGGCTCAACGCTGTCACCCTTGACACGGTAAACCTGAGAGTGTTCGTCCATGCCCAGTACACCACCGCGTCCGGTAGCCACAGGTACAAGGTCTTTCTTCTCAAGGTCTTTCACGACTGCTTCACCAAAGAAGCTATCGCGCACCGCATGTTCAAAGTTCCAGCGGTAACCGATGGCGTTAAAGGTCGACACACGACGCGCAACCATGGTGTACTGACGTGGGAGTGTCAGTTCCGGGTTGAACACGTTAGCCAACTTCGCATCGGTGATTTCGGTGTTCTTCGGATCAACCGCACGCGTAATGATAGCGTTGGTTATCCAGCGACCGTAATCGTTTACTGCCTTCTCAGAGCGGGAAACAAAGTTTTTGCCGTACGCCGTTGTGAGGGCCACGGTATCAAAGTTAACCTTACGGATAGGAATATCAACACGCTGACGACGCATGGTGTATTCGGTGCCGTTCGCCATCCACGTACCATCTTCTGTCAGGGAAGGAACACTGAAACGGACCGTTACAGGTTCCCCGCCCACTGGCTGGAGACGGAGTGTGTGGTGTTCGACGTTACCCGTGACAGCCACTTCTTTATCCACGGTGTGGTTGTGAACCACGAGACCCAAACGCTGAGACGACGCAACAGCACCCAAGATGTCTTTTGGGAGCATAGTGCGGTTGTACTTCTTCGTCATCGCATCGGTGGTGTTCTGCGTCCATGCTTCTGTCATGACGGTGGGATTTTTAACCAGTGTTTTGGCTTCCACTTTCAAATCGGCTTCGGTGTACTTCAGAGCATCACCGTAAGTCTCTTTGCCCGTTTTGTCATACGGGTTTGGCAGAGAAACAAATCGCTCAGACGACTCATTCAAGAAGGTGAAGGCTTTCACTGACAGGCGGCCCGCCTCAGCCAGTCGAGCAACTTCGTTCTTGATGATTTGTCCGTGGTCAATGGCTTTCTCAACCGTAATGGTGGTCGGCTTGACGTCCTCGACTTTCTCCTGAATAACCAAATCGGCTTTCTCATCGAAGTGGTCATCGTCTTCGGTGATTTCCGCGTCTTCAAGATCCGCTTCATCGTCCAAGCCGTCGATGTTGCCCTGCGGTGCAGCCGATTCGATAAGCGTGACTTCTTCACCGCTTGGGCTTACGAAGTCGATATCAGCAACCGGGTCTGGGTTACGGGTCAACACCTGTGCAATCAGTTTGTGGAACTTACGGGCCATCATGTCGTCGTTGAAACGACCGCCCGAGTCCTTACGCATACGCTCCACCACACCCATGTTCATCACGGTGAAACCGGTGTTGTGGGTAATGATGAAGTTCATGCGTGACAATTGGGAGAAGTCCATGCCGGCAAACACCGACAGCTCTTGCTCGCCGTGTGCCCAAGCAAACAGCTCTAACAGCCACTGCAGATCGAAGGTCTGAAAATGCTCCAGACGGGTTTTGATACGATCGTTGTAGGTGTTCTTGAACTTCTCAAACGCTGGCAGACGAGAGCCCACATTCAGAATGTAGTAGTTCTGACGGGTGTACTCGTTAGTGTCGTACTTCATCTGCTCCGCAATGGTCACGACCACGTTGTGCAGACGGTCATACCAGCTCAGCAGGGTGTCGGCATAACGGTAGTGCGGCAGCAGCGGGGTGTAGTTCTCAATAAGCAGGGTCAGGTCATCACGACGCACAAGCTCATCAGACTGCATCCGACGGAAGGTACGGTTCTCACGGTGGTACGCCAGAATAGCCCGCTCTTGGCCTTGTACCGGCACCGGGATAGGTTTCCCGGTAATGCCGTCTGTTGCCAGACGGTAATGGTGGCGTACCTGAGCAGGCTTGGTCAGCTCCTTGAAGTACGGCAGGGTGCTGGGTGGTGCCAATACCACTTGGTCGAGGTCGACCGTGTGGAGTACAGAGCCGCGAGGGATCTGCAACTTCTCAAGCGGGATGATACGCGGGGTGCTGTACTCATCCGTTTTACGAATCGAGAAGTGTTGGTTGAATTGGCGAATCTGCAGCATGTCTAAACCTTATCGCAACAGTGCGTTCATGGAACGTGCAATCACATCGTTCACCGGGTTAACTTTAAAACTGCCATCTGTTGCAAACCAGTAGTTCTTCGAACGTAACCATTTGCGGTTTTCGTCTACGGCTTCTTGCGACATCGGGGCGTTGAACGAACCCGTGTCACCATCGTAGTCACCGCCTAAACCGGCCAGACGCGTTGGGTGGGGAGCCATCGATTCCACGAAGGTTTCCACTGTACGGTCTGGGAAGCTCACAGCCCCTTTCTCTTTGACGGTAATCCAGTCGTCTTCGAGCTCTTTTAAGTAAAGAGATGAGGTGGTGGTCTCCAATCTTATGGTCGAGGAGTACGTCGAACCACGGCCTGCTACGGGGTAACGTGTGACGAATGAGAAATAGTCATTCCACAGGTCATAACCCGACAGGTACAGCAGTTCTGCCAGCGAGATGCCCCGAACATTTTTCTTGTCGAGGTTGGCTGGCAAGTCTGTGATGTCGTAGAACACTTTGAAGAAATTAGCGTCTTGATAGATAAGGGCCACGTAATGGTTTTTATCTATCATCACCGGTTGGTGGCGGAGTTCACGCGCTTCCATCCGGTTAATCAATGTCTCAATACCGTCATCGGTGGTATAGAGGTCGTAGACGCGTCCTTTGACTTCCAAGAACTCACGACGTAATGTTTTGGTGTTCACCCCGTAGAGGTTGCCGTCACCTGCCCGGATGTTACCTAAGTAACGTTCGCGGATATTGAACTGCGCCACAGGCAGCAGGGCTTTCAGGGTCTGGTACAAACCTACACGGGTGTCAGTTGGCCTGACCTCATCCTCACGCCCCATCACCTTCGACCCGGTTGGGAACGATGACAACACGTTACGTGTGCCGTTCATCAACCGACGACGGGTGACCTTCCTGCGTGCAAATCCGCCTTTCCCATCCAGGATGTTAAAGAAGTACATCCAGATATCGTTGAACGTGCTTTGCAGTTTCCAGCGTACGGGGTCGGTTAATTCGACGCGCGCGTTACGGTCTGGAATCGCACGGGAAAGGGAAATCATTCGGCGGAATAAACCCCCCACATCTTCTTCTTGGTCCCGGCCATCTTCGCGAACCACAAGGTCGCGTAACCCGGCAGGTAGAACCAGTACATAACGTGACAAAGACATGTCACGGAATTTGAAGAAGAAGTCGAGGGTGTCATCACGACGCAGGGAATCGTTACGGGCAGGGGTCAACTGTTTGTAGTATTTCAAGAAGAAGTTAAAGCCGGTGTCCGCGTTTTTGTCACCCGGAAGAGCAGGCTCAAAGTCCTTCTCTTTTTCATTCCACACGGCAAAACGGCGACCCGCACAAATGTCCTCGTACAGGGCTTTTAATTTAAACAGCCCCAAGCACACGGTAGGAGAGATGATGTCGAGTTTGATATCGATGTACGAAAACGTGGCATCACGTTCCTCGCTACCGACGAGGCCAAAAATCTCGGTGGAGTAGAGTCCTTCTGGGTGGAAGTTTTTCGTCATCCCCTGATACGTGTCAGTGGTAGTAACCGGCTTAAGGTTAGACACGAGTCCGCTGTTGACGTTCAACAAATAGAAGTCAACCCAGTTTAGCTTTTTCACGTTGCAAGCTCCCGAATTGGAAATAAAATATCATGGCTAAAAAAGGCGATTTCGACGATCTTGATCTCGACAACATGGATTGGGATGACTTCGGTGAGCCACCGCGCCAGAAGGACACGAAACGCAATCCGGTGTTGAATACACTTAACACTGTGCGTAAATCGGCACTGGCGGCCGTGTGGCCAAAAGGTAAGCGTGATCAGGTGATCATGAAGGGTATGCCAAAGCCCGCGGCTGATGCTTATAAAGGCTATCAGGACGTGTCGGCAGCGGCAAAGGACATTGCTGCTCATACCAAAGAGGAGGTCGTCAAGACCAACCGGGTTATCAAGCAGCAGGTGCGTCAGCTTACCCCGACAATGCGCCGGTACCTGCCTGATAGCCTGACCCGTAAAATGGAACGTTGGTCAAAGTCCGACGACCAGCAGTACAACAATTACGACCCACGTCAAGCGCAGATGGATCGCGAGATGAGTGGTGTCATGGGTGGCGAGGGCGACTACAAAGACGCCGTTCGTGACCAAGCCGATGCCCGTGAGCAGGCCGTCGAAGACCGTGTCCGCGATTCGATTCGTGAGATGAAGTCTGATGCGATGTTTGGGGTGGTCAACGCGATCGCCAAAGACATCCATCTGCAGTCCTCGTTGCAAAAAGGGGTGATGCTCAACATCTCCCGTAAGCAGTTGGAATTGCAGTACCGTATTCTCTTTGCATTGGAAGATGCAAACAAACTCAACCAGACCCAGTTCGACCGTAACACCCCGGCACTGGAAGCGATTGTCAAGAACACGGCGCTGCCGGATTACGCCAAGGAAGAGTTCTCCGAGATTCACTGGGCGAACATCAAGCGTAAAGCCGCCGACTGGATGAACCCCCTGAAATACGCAGACGGGTTCATTGACCAGATTCGCAACAATACCAAGAAGAAAATCTCCGAAGGATTCGGCGATGCGCGTGGTATGCTCGAAATGCTCATGGGAAGCGCCATAGAGGACGATTTCGACCTCGATGATAGTTCTTCCTTATCTGCAGACAAACGTCGGCAGAATGGCACACAGAAGGCTGTAGGGTGGTTGTCTTCTCAGGCAGCTAAACGTCTGCTGGGTCCACAGATTGAAAAGCTGCAAAAGCACACCCGCGAAAAGCTCGAGATGAACCCCGACTTCATGAAACAAGCCCAGCGTGGTAAGTTCATGTTCGGTAACCTGTCCTCGATTTCTAACTCAGCGATTGCCGGGGAAGACATGGGTGCGGCAGGTAGCATCTTCCGTGCCTTGCACATGCTTGGGATTATCAACCCACTGCAGCGTGAGCAAGGGATGTTGGATGAGCGCGAACCGGGGATGTTGTCTCGGGCGTCTAAGTTCGACCACCGGACGTGGCTGTCGATTAACGAAATCATTCCTGCGTGGCTGAGTGAAATCAACAAATCGATTCGTCGGGGTTATGGCGAACACGCCGACATGGAATACGACATCACGAGCCGGGGCTTTGTTGACCGCAAGGTTATCGGTAACCGTGTGCGTAAGTCGGTTGCCAACGATGATGAGCGTAAACGTTTGCAGGGCAGCATCGGTTCCACGGTGGACTACCTTGACCACAACAAGAGCCTGAACCAACGTGAGCGTCAACGTCTGGCGGACTTTATCGAAGAGCGTGCCTCAACCGGTAAAGCCATTGACGTCCAAGCCCTGTCGCGTGACCCGCAAGCCCTTCAGCGGTTCATGGGGTTTGAAGGTGCGGATAAAATCCAGCAACTGATGAACTCACATCCCGGTCAAGGGGTGGGTGGCGGTTACGAGCTCTCTAATGAGTTGGCGAACCGCATGGCGGCGATTCAGTCGTCCATCAGTCGTCGTCAAGGGCGTATTGATGCGGCTGCGGGTCTCTACGGGGAACGTGCCCTGCGTGATGCCGGTATCTTCCACTACGACGACAAGAACGATGTCTTCCACGTTGACCGTGATTTGAATGACCCGCATACATTGTTCAATGACTTGGCCATGGGCAAAACCCGAAGCGGTCGGTCATTGACCCGTGAGCAGGAAATTCAGCGTAAGTTGCAAAACGGGTCAGCACTGGGTGACCTCCTGCGCCGTCGTGGCATGGGGGATGGTTCCAAGAAAGAAGAGGAACGTCGTCGGGGTGCGGGCTTTGGGGGTGGCATGCGCGGTGGGCTATCCGCCCTTGCGTTGTCAAACGTCTTGTACGGCGACAAGCCGACTACCTTACCGGATTTGTTTGAGGGCATGAAAAGTACCCTCGGCTCCGGTGGTGCGTCCTCAAACGATGACCTTATCCGGGCTATCCGTGAAAACAACCAAGGCGAGCTGCTGAGCAAAATCCTTGACCACGTCCGTGACATGAATGAGGAAGGGGTGTTTATCCTGAACTCACTCAACATGGGTGGCGATGACTTGCACGGCCCAAGTCCGGCCCCCGGTGGCTCAGGGGGCGGGGGAGGTTCTGGCGGTGGACTGTTCCGTCGTTGGGGTCGCTTAGGTCGTGACACCGCCGCAGGTGGATGGCGTCAGGCGAAGCGGGGCTTTAACGGTGCGCGTGCACGCGGGGGTCGTTTGGCGTCGTGGCTACGCGGTCGCTTCTCGGGCGGTGGTGCTGCCGGGACGAGTATGTTCCAGCGTGTACTGGGCGCGGGCAGTAATGCGCTGTCCGGTATCCGTTCCTTCGGTAAAGGGTTACTGGGTGCCCGGGACATCTACAATGCCCAAGGCAAAGTGGTCTTAAACGGTAAACGTTTAGCCGCGGGTGACTATTACCAGATGGGCAGCGGCCAAGGGAGTCAGATGACCCAACTGCATGCCCTCGGTGATATCCGCATGGGGCGGGACATTATCGATGCGCAGGGGAACGTGATTCTCTCTGCTGCCGATTTGGCCCAAGGGGGCGAGCTGACGTTTTACAACGGCTCGAACTGGAAGAAGCTCTTTGATGTTATCGGCAACAAAGCCGGCGAAGCAGGGCGGGGTATATTGTCACTGCCCGGTCGTCTGGCGAGTAAAATCAAAAATCCACTTCGCACAGTGAAGGACTGGTTTACTCAGGCTCCCGATATCTACGTCAAAGGCGAAACCAATCCTCGCCTGTTTGCTAACCGGATGCGTGAAGGTGAGTACCGCTTGAAAGAAGGCGGTCGTATCATCTATAAGGCCAGTGAGGTAACCGGTGCCGTGGTTGATGCGCAAGGCAACGATGTCATCACCGCCGAAGAGCTGGCTAACCCGAACTTCAAACTGGTTGACCGCTTTGGTCGTGCGGTGAAGTCTCCACTGGGTCGGATTGTGGGTCGGGTGACCGGGATCGGCAGGTTCGCTTTAAACGCCGCAGGCCGCATCCCGTCTATGATCCGTGGGGGGATCGACCGTATCAAGGGGATGGCACAAAACAACCCGTTGACCCGTTGGTGGAACAATCGCGGCTCGTCTTCAGACAGCAAATGGTTCTCCGGTAACAGCTTCTTTGGAGGCTTAGGCGGGGGCTCGAAGAAAACCAACCACATCTTACTGCGTATCTACAAACTCCTGAACAACCGTTTGTCCGGTGAGCCGGAAGACGAAAGTTGGGCAGATACCATGGAAGCGGGTGTGGGCGGGGGAAACACCTTCGGACGTGTCAAAGGTGGCATCGGTCGTGCCTTCCGCCGGGGTCGGGTGATGTCCCGTCGTCGTTGGGGCCGTCGCTTTAACAATGTGCGTAATCGCGTCAGTGGCTGGTTTGGTCGGGGTCGCGCTGCGGCGTCTGACCTCTACGGTCGTGGTGCGGACACCGCGCGTGATATTGCGAACCGTTACACCGGGGCGGAGCATGACATCGGTCTGCGTTATCTGGTCGAGCAACGCTTGGCGGGACGCGACGATGAAAGTGCCGAGTTCTACCGTGACCGACTGCACCGTCGTAAAGGGTTGAACGCGAACCGCTTGCGTTCTGATTTGAATGACACCGCAGAAGAAGCAACTGATGCCGCAGGTCGGGTTATCAACACCGGCAAGAAGAAGGTCCAGTCGGTTGGTCAGGCCATGCTCGAGAAACTCAACCGCATGGTTGGGCTGCAAGAGATTACGTGGTTTGACAAGATGCGCTCGTCAACGTTGGACGCCGGTGGGTCGGAAGGGTTTGTTCGTGGCATGATGAACAAGTTCACCCGACGCAACAAGTTTGGCGATTCAACCGAGAAGAAAGACTACCTCAACTTCTTCCGTCGTAAGCAGTCACACCGTGAAGGCGGTGAAGGGCATGCAGGCGGATCGGGTGGTGGTCAACGCGGTGGTGTGATGGGTGTCCTTGACAAACTCACGGGTGTTATCGGTGGGATTGGTGGGGTGCTCGGCACACTGGGTAGCGCATTGGGCTTTGTCGGCAAATGGGGCCTCTGGAAGCCCGGTAAGCTCTTGGCACGCGGTGGTTGGGCATTGGCTACCCGAGCACTGCCGTGGGCGGCACGGGCCATTGCAGCCCCGCTTATCTCGGGTGCGGCCGCCTTGGTGACCGCGATTGGTTGGCCGGCGATTGCCGTGGGTGCCGCGGTGGCCGGTATCGGCTACGCCGCGTACAAAATCGCCACCAACGTCCCGGCGAAATACCTTGACCGTATGCGTCTGGCCCAGTACGGCTTCCGTGATTACGAAAGCTGGAACAGCGACGACGGCGCGAAGGCGAGATACTTGGAAGACCAGCTGAAAGGGTACATCTCCTACAACAACGACGGGGCGGCAACGTTACGTGGCCTTTCTGCCAGCGATGTGGAGAAACTTGCAGCAGGCTTCGGGGTGAACAAGGACGAGAAATCGGAACTGGTCTCCTTCCATGCGTTTATGCTCCAGCGCTTTATTCCACTGTACCTGCGGTGGATGAGTTCTCTGCGTCAGCTTGAGAGCGATGTGGCCTTGAAAGACTTAGGTGATGTAACCAAAGTCAGCAAAGAAGACATGAAGACGCTGTTTGCCAAAAACAAATTGAGCAAGGACTCGCAATACCTGAAAGCCATCGAAGACCCCCGTAAAACGAACCAAGGTTTCTTCTCGAAGGCATGGGATACGATTACCTTCACCTCACCGGATTTACTGGGTGCGGACGATGTGATGGATGTGCAGAACGAAGTGGAGAAATCCATTAAGTTCCGTGCAGAAGGGTCAGCGGCAGTGCGCAATCACTTGGCACCCCCAACGGCCGACGGCACCAAAGTCTCCGGTGTGGCAGAGTCAGTTAACCGACTCGCTACCCTTGACCAAGAACGCCGTGACCACACCATCAAGAAAGAAGGTTGGGAAGACGGCAACGAACAGGTTACGGTTCAGGTTGATTACAACTCTGTGGTCCAGCAAAAAGACGTCGATGCCTTGCAGTCACTCCGAATGAAGGCATACGGTTTAACCACCCTCAATCCGGCACAGGTGAAATCCCTGTTACTGATGGAGCGGCTGGTCTACCCGAGTATCGATGTCAAGAACAACACGTATAAAGGCAGATGGCAAGAAGCGATTGATGCGTTAGTACCGGGGGGTTCCACTTCCGAGAAAGCCGACCGGTTGAAATACTGGTTCTACAACCGTTTCCTGCCGGTCTTCATGACGTACGTGGTGGGTGTGTATCGCTATCAGCCTACCGCCAATCCGCTGGACTTGAAACTCTCGGGTGGGTATCTCTACGAAGTCGGTTTAATGACCTCGCGTGCCTACTCCATGAAGAATGACATTCGTCAGTCTGTTTGGGACATTGCCATCAACCCGTTCGGGGGCGATGCAAACACGGTAGCCTCCTCGGTTAACGCAGAACTGGAATCCCTGCACGTCCTTTCGAAAGAAGCGGACTTGGCAGTGCGAAACCTGATGCGTGAAAACGAGAAGAAGCAAGGCCGTGCGCAGTGGAAACAGAAGGAACTGACCAAGGGCCTCTACGGCGGTGACGCCATGAGCGATAACGGGGTGAGTTCGTACGCCCCGGGCTCAGCAGAGGCATTGCGTGCCGCAGGCTTAAACGGTCGGAGCGGTTACGACGGGGGTGGTGGCGGTTGGAATGGCAGCAGTGAAATTGCTGCAGCCGGCGGGATTGGAAACTATGCCGCGATGACCACCGGTAGTACCAACATCTCCTTGGGACAGATGGGCGATGGCAACTACAAAGAGTTGGCAGAGAAGTATCCACGCGCGTCGTTGAATAACGTCGCCAACGTGAAGGCCATGATTGTGGATGTGGCGCAACGCCTCGGAGTACCACCGGGTGTTGCATTGGGGATGGCGTACGCCGAATCCAAGTTCAACTATAAAGCATGGAACAAAGACTCGGGAGCCGGTGGACTGTATCAGTTCATCAAATCCACGTGGTCAGGGAAAGGCAATGCGCCTGGAGAATTGCAGAACTACGGTAACAAGTTCGGGATTCCGAATGGGGCAACCCAGCTCGACCCGTACGCGAATACCCTGCTCGGCATTAACTTCATTCGTAACAACATCTCCAAAGCCCAAAGCGATTACGGCGGCCAAGTCCCTCCGGGCGTGGCGTACCTGTATCACTTCTTGGGTGCGGGCGATGCGGCCAAGTTCATGAAAGCCTACAAAGCCAACCCGAATGCACCGGCCAACTCTATCCGTTATTCCAGTAGCGGCGTGATAGGCAACAACATGTCGGTCTTCACCTCCGGCGGACGTATTCGAAGCTTTGCACAGGTGATGCAAGAGTTGAACGGGCGTATGGGTTCACAGGTTGCGAACATTGCCACCTCGAACTCCGATTTGGCGAAGCAAGCCATGTCGGGCCAGACACCGACTGACCCAGCACGGGCAGCAGGTGCTCCGGCAGCCAACGATGCTGATGGTGCAATCCAGACAGCACAGCGCAAGGATGTGGCATTGGCGCAGAAAGGTGCACAGGCGGCGAACGATGCGGCCACGCAAAGTGCGTCTGTGACAGCACCGAATCCTGCGGGCGTGTCAGCGGCGAACTCGCCGTCGGATATTGCTAAAGATGCCGATAACATCCAAGCGGCCGCGGAGGCAGATGGAATGTCTCCAGCAGATGCAGCCAAGGTCGGGGCGGGCTATGCCAATCAGGCAACGGCACAGGCCAAACCGCGTAAAGCCGCTAACGACATGCCTGTCTCGGCAGGTGATATGGTCACGGTGAGCCGTATGGATGAACTCATTGACATCGAGGGGCAGAGTCGCGACTACCTCTCGAAGATTTGGGAATACCTCCAGAAAGGTGGGACGCTCAACGGGGCACCACCTGCGGCTCAAGCTGCAACTGCGCCCGGCGCTGCCAGTCGTAAGACACAAACCACAGCACCGGCACCAACGCTTAACCTGAACCGGAAAGCGTCGTAGTTAAACGGGGGCGGGCAACTGCCCCCATTTCTTTCAAGAGAGGTCCACTGTGGATGCGAGAACGATTACCGACTCCGGTTGGGTCACGGCCCTGTTCGGCGGTGCGATAACCCAACGCGACACGCGTTTCACAAACCTGCGTGTGTACAGCGACGCTCGACTGTCGTTTGCCGATACCACCGTGGGTGGTGGGCAGGCGATTAACACCCCACCGGGTTTTACCCTGTTTGCCGATCCGCCTGTCGGTGGTGTCTTCGCGCAGCCCTACGATGAGACCCGTGCTTCATTTCGTAAGTGGCATGACAGCCAAGAACAACAAGGATCGTATCGCAACGGTGCGTTCTACTCCGAGGCGATTGAGCAAAACAGTTTCTATATCCACTGCCGTTTTGGCAAACCGAAATACTTAGGGGTTGCGGCCTTCTTCGCAAACATGTACGACTCCAACCTCGCCTACCTCGCCCGTACGGGTGACTATCCGGGTATGGTGCGGACATTGGGGACATGGGTAACCGCAGCTGCCATCTGGGCCACACTGGGTACCGTGGCGTTTGGTGCGTTACTGATTATCCCACGCGTGTTGAAAGCAGCCCTGAACAAACAGGCCTCGCGTTACTACTACGTGAAGCCGACAATGCACCTGTACTTGCGCGCGGTGCAGAACATCGTAAACACCCAGCTGATTTACCGCAAACTGGTGCCGACGAATATCCTCGGTTTCTTTGGCGGAAAAGGGTCAGGGGATGTGAACGATCCGGCGAACAAGTATTACAAGTCGAAAGCCGATTTGTATTCTGCCCTCCCTGACATCTGGAAAGCTAACGGCGAGTTTGATATCTACAAGATGATTAACCGTTATCAGGTGTTGGCGAACTATCAGGCTGACACGCTTGACAAGATTGCCAAAGAGGCGACGTCACCGGAAGACCAAGCGAGTCGTGTACAGGCGTTTTATAAAGAAGCCCTGTTCACCAATTCGATTGACCCCAACAGCAAGGCCATGGCGGGAATGGAAATCTCACTGGCGGCGATGGAAGCGGCGTTTGCCAAATCACCGGGCTACTACGCAGGCTTTACCAACGTTGACAATCAGGAAGATGCGGTACTGCAGAGTGTGGGAAGCGTGTACTCACAGGCTGACCAAGGTGGTGGCACGGCGGATGCGTACGACAACGCAACCAACACCGAACGTCAGGCGTTGCAGAACCAGATGGCGAGTCAAGCTCAGGGCGGGGAAGGTGACCAGCCGAACCAAGAGCAGATTCAGAACTGGATGGACGGCGGTCAGAAGCAGACGTGGGGTGACCTCTTCGGGGACTACGCCAAAGAAGCGGAAGGGACCGTGGGACGCTTTACGAATTCGATTGCCACACAGGCAGAGGCAGAATTCAAGAACGGTTCCCAGTGGGTAACGTGGAAAATTGATGGGCGAGATACGGTCAGTCGTAACTTCTCCAACAGTACCAAAGAACCTGAAATCTCCGGTACCGTGAACTCCGCCACGCAGAAAGCCCGTAGCCTTGAGGTGAACCTCTCGGGTGGTAAGACAGGCTTTGATGCGGTGGACGGCCTTATCACGGGTCTGAAGTCTGCCTTTACCGGCGCATTGGACTTCCTGCACCTCTCAGGGATTATGTCGCTGTACAACTCCTCGGTGATTGACTTTCCTGAAGTGTGGGACAGTTCCTCAACCGACGGTGATGATGTCACGCTGACGATTCCCCTGCGTTGCTGGTCAGGTAATGACTTGGATGTATTCCAAGACCTTATCGTCCCGTTGTCGTTCTGGATTGCTGCGGCCTGTCCGATTGCCACCGGTAAGCAGTCGTTCACGCACCCGTTCTACGTGGAGGCGTATTCACGTGGTCGTCACTCCATCCGTAATGGGATTGTGACCTCGGTCAGCATGAACTTCGGTGTCGGTGGTTTGGGTTGGCGTGTGGACGGCTGTCCGTTGTCGTGTGACATCTCCGTCACCATCCGTGACATGTCGCGTGTGATGTACATGCCGATTGTCACTGACCAGTCAGTTTGGGATGACGATAACAAGTTCACGGAATTCATGGCGGTGTTGGGGGGTGCAACGCTGCACCAACGTACCAACGGTATTGACCGTACCATCATGAACGCCCTGAACTGGAAACAGTCGTGGAAGTCTGCCTTCTCGGTAGGCTCGGTGGTGAACTCGGTGTTTGACTTGCCGCCGGCGCGTGTCTTGGCGAACATCTTCTCAACTCCGGCACGATAGCAAAAAAAGAAGTACCCACTCCTTTACGGGAGTGGGTTACTTTTATTTGTTTAGGGTTGGTCACAGGTCACGATTTGCCATGCACCGCTGCTGTACCAGACAATCATGGCGTTGTGGTCCGCTTCCTTCACAGGCACGTTCAGGTAGGGGATTTCCATGCCCAGCTCTTGTGACACCGCCAGCGCATTTTTACCGTCAGTGCAGTGACCCCGGAACTGACATTCGCGCAGTAAGAAACCGGCCTGCTGCTCATCAATTTCAAAGAAGCGAGGATTGCCGATACGTGCCCACGGACCGACCGCATGGGGCTGGTCAACAAACACAATCTCAAACCCGTTCTTCGCCTTCGGCACAAACATATCCCACACCCAATCCGCAATACCGAGATTGAACGGCACAGGCTTGTTGTTGATGAAGACGTTACTGTTTTCATCCCGATGGATGCGATTAAGTTCGGTCAATGTTGTCTCCTATTTCACGATCGTCAGGGTGGCGCAGAATCAGGTAGCTGATGCAGAGCACCGGCATGTCTACTTCGTCACGGTCGACGTGGATAACCAGAATGGGCGTACACACCGGAATCTTGCTGTTGCAGTCCAACCACATGGAATCGAGCTTGATGGTTTCGACCGCCCGCAGACCAATTTCCTTTGGCAGTGAGGGGTCAATTTCATCCCACAGACTGTTCGGGTCATTGTCTTCGTTACGGTAGTCGGCACACGCAATGAGTTTACGCAGCATTGATTCTTCAAGCGGAACGGTAATCTGCTCGGTCGGTGTTTCATCAAACGTCAGGCTCACATCCTCGATAATGAAGATGTGTTCGGCATTCGAGAAGTACCGCCACAACATCGCGTGGCGGTCGTTCACTGAGCCAATCACCTTACCGTTGATTTCGATTTCATTGTCATCGGGGATGACATCAATCACTTCGATACGGTTCATGACTGTCCTTAGTCGCTGATAGGCTCACGCACGATGTAAGACGCCGCATCGTCAGCAAATTCCCAATACTCGCCTTCTTCAACCTGCTGATGGCGCGTTCCCGGACGACCGTCGAGTGTGAATTCAAACAGGATGTGCGGACGAGGGTAGAACGTGTCACCACCGTAGTAGGTGCCTACACGGACAAACTGTACTGAGTCACCGCCGAGTGTTGCATGAATAGCATCGGTCGCTGCGCTCAGTTGTTCAGTAGTCGGCACAACCGGGAAGTAAGAGATCTCTTTGGTTGGTGGCTCGACAGTTCCCAGTTCATCAACCGCCGTGAAGGCTGAGGTCATTCCACGGGCGGTCGTGGTTGCGTGTTCGCCTGAAAGGTCAACTTCCAGTTTGCGCGCAGGGCTATTATCACCGTCAAAGTTACCGGCTTTTTCGGTGTCTTTCAGGGCACGTTGGATACGATCGTTTTCAGACATATCAGACTCCTTCACAAACACACCGTCTGCGTTCAGAAAACCGGTGCGGTCTTTGATTTCATCCCACGCCATGGACAGGGCTTGCTCCAGCGTGAACTCGTACGCATTAGCCAGCGCATTGGCAAAGATCAAACAGTCGCCCAGATGACCGATAGCGTATTTGATTTGTGTTTCATCAAACATCGTACGGGTCAACTGCTTCGGCGAATCCACGCCAGCGACTTCCCACATGTAGTCGACGGACAGCGTGTTCGACATACGCAGCTTGTGGTACAGGTAGTGTGCATTACCCATAGGCGGTGCTTCTTTACGGACAGAAGCAACCATCGCCGTAATGGCCTCGGAATTAAAGTTCGTCAGCTCCAGCAGGTTAACCATTACCACGATCATGTCACCGACGCCGTCGATAACCATGTTACGTTTGGACTTGGCCACACCCGGGGCAATCTCACCGTCTTCTTCGTACATCTTGGTGGCTTGGGTGTACCAGATGCCGTTGTCCAGAATGCCGCGCGCTTGTGACCAGCCTTTGATTTTCTGAATCAGCTCAGGAATTTGGAACAGGCGGATATAACGCGGATGGGTCACGATGTTTTTCTGTGCATCGTACAACGGTGCGGCCAGCAGAACGTGCAGCAGCGGCAGGTTCAGTTCGCAGTCGTAATTATCGAGGTCACGCATGCGGTTAAACTGCATCTCCGGATCTTCTTCGACGTCGCCCTCTTCCGGTGCCAAGTCACCTTCGATGTACCATGTGCCGGTTTCGACATTGCGGTCGAGTGAACGGATAGTGCGGAACAGGATGTTCGCACGCCCTTCCTCTTTCAGTACCTTCAGCGCATCGTTGACTTCCATCAGGAAGTTGTTCGGATTAAACAGTGCAACGTATGGCACTTGGATAACAAATTGCTCGCCCATTTGAAGTCAGCCCTTAATTAAGATGATAGATGATAACGTCGTCAGTTGTACAGGTTGCAAGATGTTCGTACACCTTGCTCAATTTGAACAGGTTGAAGTAATGCCCCGCGTCGTCGATATACACACGGTTAAACTTCAAGTGTTTGACATAGTCAGGAATATCTCTCGCAAGGAACATCCCGGAGTCGACCTTTGCCTCATTAGATTTCGCGAGGATACGGTAACGTAAATCGGCCCGCAGTTCGGTACTCGTTTGGAGTACCAGAGAGTGCCCTTCATTACGAACGAAATCTTCTGCCAACCACTCCGTGATTCCCTGCTGGCGTCCTGCGCCGAAACGCACGGTGCGAAAGGCAAGTAGTCTCTGTGGAAGAGACATGTTGCAGGCGTGGACAACGGTGTGGTCTAATGGGTACATGTTCCGGGTAAGTTCTTGCACTACCAAATCGTAATTGATTCGAGTCGTAGACATCTTAGTTCCTTGGGTTAATAAAAGAATACCCCGCACGTGGCGGGGCAAGCACTACTTAGATTTTGCAGCCTTCGCAATCCGCTTCATCAGAAATGTCTTCCTGATTTTCTTCGGCATCGCGCTTCTCAGCCACACGCGCTTCGGCGTCGTCCAGACCCGGCAGGTCGAAACTGTCGTCGGCGTCATCCGCAACCATCTGGTTGTGCTGGTTGATGGTAGACTGCATGGAGCTTTCTTTCTGGGACATCTCGCTTTCCTTCTTTTCAGTTGTGTGTTTCAGCATAGAACTGCGGAATCACGTTTTTAATCGGTCTGGACGGTAAGATACTTCTCATCGAAGTTGAAAGTATCGATGAGTTGCTGGAGTTCGTAGAGTGTTACCTTCACCCAATCTTCACCCATCGCGTCTTTTTGATCGAGCTGTTCGACATTCGCTTTAAACGCAATGAGTGTCTCACGACTGATAGAGAATTCCTCGTCACCGTGATAACAACCTTCTTTGTCTTTCGGCGTAATGAGTTTCAGCGCCTCGTAACAGAATGAGGTTCGAGCCGACCACTCCATTTTGTCTTGGTCATTTTCGACCTCACCGTAGACATGGTCGATGTGGCTAATCGGCTTGTTGTGATCCCAAGCATTGCGCACAATACTACTGACCGAGGTTTTTGGGTAAGAATAGAAGTAAGCACAAATAGTCATGTGACCTCCTAGATAGCAACTGGCGCTTTGATAGCGTCGTGTGAAACGTAACCTTCGACTTCAAAGTCTTCGAACTGGTAGTCAAAGATAGAGTCGGGCTTGCGTTTGATTTTCAGACGCGGTAACGGATGCGGGTCACGTGTTAACTGCAGACGTGCCTGCTCCAGATGGTTGGAATACAGATGCGTATCACCGCCTGTCCAGACGAACTCTTCGGCCACCATGTTGACCTGCTGAGCAATCATCTCAGTCAGTAAAGCATACGAGGCGATGTTAAACGGTACGCCCAAGAAGACATCGGCGCTGCGCTGATACAACTGACACGATAGACCGCGACGGGGAACAGCCAATTCATCGAACTCGTAATGCAGCTGCTCCTGATGTTTCTCATTGAGATTCAGGTAGTAGTCTTCGGTGCCTTTCTCTTTTGCAGCAAGAGCACGCTCGTACAGCGTCAGCTCGCGCGTATAGAACTGGAAGAAAGAATGACACGGGGCCAACGCCATCTGGTCCAACTCACCTACGTTCCACGCACTGACAATAATGCGGCGATTGTCCGGATCGTTGCGCAGTTGGTCGATGACCTTGGAGATTTGGTCAGTTTTACGGACCCAGATATCAGGCTCTTCTAACGCAACACCCGTTTCACTACCGAAGAACTTGTAGCCTGCTTTCTTCAACAACGCCGCTTGCTCTGCGTTGTCTTCGCCAATGACACGGTAATCCATCCACTCCCGCCACTGCTTGCCGTACACCGGTCCTAGGTCGCCGTTCTCATCAGCCCACTCATCCCAGATGGAAACGTTGTTGTCTTTCAGGTAACCGATGTTGGTATCACCTTTCAGGAACCACAGCAGCTCGTGAATGATAGAGCGCAGGTGAACCTTTTTCGTGGTCACCAGTGGGAAGCCTTCGGTCAGGTCAAAGCGCATCTGGGCCCCGAACAAGGAGCGCGTTCCGGTGCCGGTACGGTCTTTCTTTTCATGACCGAAAGAGAGGACGGATTCCATCAATTGAAGATACTGGCGCATTATTTGTTTCCTGTCACTGTTTTGACAAACTGACCGAGTTCGTTCATCACGCCCTCAGTCGCTTCGAGTTTATTCACCGCATTCAGAATGCTGCGGGTCACGATGATGTCTTTGGCGGTGGCAATCGACAGCAACAACGCCAGTGCTTCTGCAAGCTTGGAGTAGAACACGATGTCCTGACGCTGCTTCTCCTGCTCGTTGGCCAGCAGGGCATCGAACAACTGGGTGATAGCCTTGTTGTGCTCAAACAGAATCGTGTTATAGTCGTTGCCGTATTTCATGCCCGGTGGGATGTTATTCAGGGCAGAGTGCAGCACGACCTCTGTAACGGCTTCTACGGGGATGTCCGTTTTACGCGAGTAGAACCCGAGGACACCTATTAACGTCGTTACAGCCTGTCCTACGCCCGCTGAGACCAACAGACTGTCCATCTTCTGCACACCTTCCGCAACCATGCCCAACATGCGGTAGTATTTGGTGATTTGTTGACGGATGTTACCGAACTGGTAAACCAAGGCACGGTCGTTCCACTGTTCGACTTGGCGAACAACGGCTACGGGATTAAAGTCAGTCATCAGATACCCCAGATAACATTGAAGCCCAACATCTCTTCGCGGTCACTGAAGTAGCTGACCAGGACAATGGAGTTCGGCTTGAAAGTGGATGGCGGATGCCCTTGCCCGATATGCTTACCAGACAGGGTACGCAGAATACCCAACTGACGGTAGGCGTACATGCCGCTGGTGAAGTCCGCATTCTGTAACAGCGCACCCGCCGCTTCTGCGTTGATACGAAAACAACCGCCCTTGGTGATGGCATCCAGCGAATTGTTCAGAGACAGCTCGTTGGTGATGGTCATGTTGAAACCGGTGGCCAGAGCAAATGCTGCGTCTTTCCAATGCCCGTTGTGGGAGTTCGGAATCAATACGCCGTTAATGAAGGCACCTTCGCCGTCTTTGTATTCAATCTTATTCATTATAACGTCCGTTACTTAAAATGGGGAATTTCGACATAACAGAGGTCTCACTTGTAAAAATAAAAAAAAAGAAGGCCACCCTACGGCGGCCTGTCTTTTACTCGATAATGGTAAGCCGGGTATTCTCGTCGCCGTGCTCGGCCAGAAACATACCGACTGCGTTGGCGAGGAGTGTGGTGGAGACCCGCGGTATCCGGTCTTTGGCAATATAGACCATAACCCGCAACTGGGTGCGTTCGGGGAGCATAAAAACCGCGTGGTGAGTCTTAGCACAATTCAGCTCCGACTGGAGTTCTTTGTACCAGCTTGTCCAGCTGCTGTCGATGGCCACAAAGACGTTCTTGCGGGACGTCGGACACACGACTTCAATACCATTCTTGGTTGCATGCACTTCAACTTTCATGGGGGTTTTCCTTGGTGTGAATAAAATAAAGAATCCCCTACCGAAGTAGGGGACTATCTTAAAGCCGGGTTTCGTTGTCCCAGTAGTTCCTCAAGAACTCCTGAAGGTCGGGCGAAGACGGCTTGGACGGTACTGCCTCAGCAACTGCAAACGGGATAACGTCCGCGATGCTTTCCATTTCAAACCGCTCAACCTCGAGTTCAACTTTCACCCAGTCACCGAACGAGGTGCCTTGGGCCACTGTCTCGAACAGGGCTTTCAGTGCGTCCACGTCGGGGATTTCAGGATGGCCTTGGCTCACGTAGAAGACATCAATGTCCCAATGTTTACCGCCGCTGGCTTTGACCTCATCGGTTGGGTCAATTGTCACGCGCTTCACGAGGTGGGTTAAAAATTCATCCCCGTAAAACGACAGTGCGCTTTTCATCCCGATGTCAGAGTTCTCCTCTTCGCGCTCCTGCCCTTGGAAAGTCTTCACCGTCAGTTCCGCTTTGTCCGCATGGACACGAACCCGACGACGACCCCCCAACATAGGCATCATCACGTCAAGGTGATACTCACCTGCTTGTGCTTGTAACCACGCCCAACCTTCTTCGGTTGGACGCACCCACATGCAATACTCCCGCTCCTTTTCAACCGAGACGGATTCACGCGCGACCTTGAGAATGCCCTCCTCTTTGTCACGCTCCATCCCGGCAAGGATATTACCCAATCGGCTCATATTCGCTCAGTACCTTCTGCTGTAAAGCCGCCACGTCAAAGTCGTTATCGAACGGGTCGATATTTTCCCCTAACCATTGGCAGATGTTTGGCAACCATTCTGCAAACGCCGGCGTTTTAGGGCCGTCGTGTTTCACATAATAGTGCAGCAGCGGTACGTGGGCGTGAACCAATTCAGCAACCCGCACACCACACGGTGTCCCGTCGCCCATTTTGACCTGATGGAACTTACCCGCCATGGCCCAAACAAAGCAACGTTCGATGTGGGGTGAGAACGCCCCCGGTTTATACGCGGTGCCGCCATACACTTCCGACTTTATCTTGCGACCGTACGCAATGGCTTCCAACCCGTCCATGTGGATGAGTCGATGGATGCCCGGGTAGCGGCGAATCAAGACGTCCAAGAGATACATGTCACTCTCAACGCTGTACGCAAGGTCGTGCTGAGTGTAGGCGTAGTCAATCAACCGCAGTACGTGGTAATACCCTTCGAGGGTAGCGAACTCCCCGTGCTGCGTGCGAAAGGGTTGTTCGTCTTGCCAGAAGTTACTGATTTTGCGACCCAGCACCACCCGACTGCGTGAATAGATGTTGAGGTGATTCACCCCATCCATGGGTACCGTAATGGCGGTGTTCTTAGGGACGCCCCCGATGTTGCGCAGGTAACGAATAAAGTCATCCCGCACCTCACCGATTAAGTCCAGACGAATATCGCCCGGGAATTTCATTACGTCATAACGGTGTGCAGCTTCCGGCCCTAACATAAAGCCGTAGCGGTTTGCCATGGCCACCCCAAAGCGGACGTCGTTCGCACCAATCAGGTACGCCCCGATGCGTTCCGCCACATGCAGGCTGGTATCGAAAACCGCTGGATTTACACCGCAGAGCTGATCGTGGTATAACCGTTTCAGCAACCGCGGCACACTATCGTCCCCGGTCAGGTTCTGCATCGCGCTTATCTCAAGGATGAGGTCACGCAGTACAGCTTTTGCCTGAGGGTCGTCGAAGTCTACAGGTTTGGTCATCTACGTATCCTAAAAGACAGGAAAGAAGCGGTTAACTAATGTGTCGGCACGTTGGTAACTGAGGTCACCGGCTGCACACACAAACGGACGCTTCTCAGTGGTCAACAACGACTGAATAGCATTCACGTTACAGAAGGTGTACGGGTAGAGCTCAATCGAATCCGTTTGGCCAACCACATCAGATTTATCCCAGCGACTATCCAATGCGGTGAATAGGGACAGCAACCGGGTACCGTAACTCTTAAACGGTGGGTTGGTTTCTGTCTGTAGATTCATCAACAGGTTCACAATCACTTCTGCAGAAATCAACGCCTTGTCACTCTCGGTGAGTTTCGAGACGTAGAATTCCACCGAGGTCAGACTGCCCAAGGCTGAGGATTGCACCGTTAACTCACGGTACATCTGTGCCTGAATCGCAGGGTCTGCAATGGACTCAACCATTGGGGTGATCTTCTGTGGCAAGTTGTAGGTCGCCAGTTTACTGGACAAGCCATACACCAAGGCCGTGGTCGTGCCCACGTCCCGTACGGAATACGAACCCCCGTAGCCGGAATCTGAGCTCGAGCTTTTGAAGCTGTTGATGAAGTTGTCAATCGCCAGATAGTCATCCAAGTCCTTGTAGGAGTTGAACGTCTGCTTGGCACCATCGACAACGGACTGCACCTGATACTTCGCCTGATTGAAATCACTCACGTAGCCGTTAATCTCTTGCTGCACTTCTCCGGGGAGACGTGAGATTTGACCGGCCATGTTCATGGTTTGTTCAATGCGGGATTTCACTGACGCGTAGTCGGTGCCGACTGCCGCCAATCCTTTATCACGCAAGGTGGTAAGGGTGCTAAAGCCTTCGCCAAGCAAGCTGGAGATTTTGCTGGGCTTAAGGTAATCCAGAGCACTCTTCGCCTGGCTATTCGCCGCCTCAAACGGCTTTTCGACTTCACGCTTTAACGGGTCAATACTGGGGAGGACTTTCTTCGGGTCAGATGCGAATCCGGGGATTTTATTTCCCGGAGATGCACCACTGGGTCCAGACCCGGCGGTCTTAGTCCCGCCAGTGCTAGCGATGTCCCCACCGCCAAAGAGATTGCCGATTTTCGACCCCAGTGTCGATGCCCCATCGCTGAGTTTATTAAACGTTTCGCCTGCTTTGTCATAAAGTCCAGTCGCTGTGTCGGCCGCATTCTTAATGCCACGTTCGGCACTGTCAACGGTATTGGTGACGCGGGAGACCGCCTGCTGAGCACCTTGCTGCACACGGTCCGCAGCGTTGCCCACCTGATTGACACGATCGGTGGCGGCGGATTGCACTTTGGAGATCCGCCCCGTTAAACTCGAATCACTCGGGTTCATTCTTATTACTCCTGAAAGACAGTGTGGTGATGTCAACCTCGAAGTAAACTTCCACATCCGGTTGTCCCGGCACGTGGGTTAAGAATGTGCATTCGAACTTCCGCACATCGATAGCTTTCAGCGCTTCTAAGAAACGTTTCCAGCTGAGCTTCTTGGTGTGGCGAATAGACTGTTGCAGGTTATGCCGACGGTCACTTCGTCGGCTGGTAATCTGTGGACAGTTCTGTGGGTTGTTCACGTACTTGGCCACGAGCTGTCGCCACTGCGACTCCGTGATACCATACGCCGCAAACAACGACCACAAGACCTTTAACAGAATATGCTCCATGACCTGCTCAGCGGTCTGTTGCGTGTTCTGAAAGTAAAGGTTCAACGCATCAGAAGCGCTGCCTCGCAAGTCCTCATCATCTTCACCGTTAAGAGTGCGTAATAAGTCACGTTGCGGATGACAGTAACCTTTGGCCAGTCGTGCGTCTTCGAAACGTCCCCGGTAGGTTTTGATGGACATGGTCAGTGTTTCCACATTAACCAGCACCAAGCCTTCGATGAAACGTTTCCACGTAAAGTCAACACTCAGCCCTTTGACGTTACCGCCCGACAAGGCATTCGCCAGTCGACCTAAACGTTCGCGGGGTTCAGCGGTTGACTTCCCAACGTACTGGGGACTCTCGACGTATTGCTGTGCGAGTATCTTCCAGTCCGAATGGGATATCGGCATAAGGTTAACAAGCTTCCAGTAAGCCGACCGAAGCTCAACACCCGCAGGGGTATCTTCCGGTGGCCCGTTAAGGATAAAGTCTGATATCTTTCCCATTTTACACCTTGTTCCAAGGAGCGGATGGATTAAGTTAGAGATAGTGTTCCACTATGGTTTCTAACTCGCGCAGGATGTGTGATGTTTGGTTCAAAAACACATCCCGTTCTGGGCTCTCACTTTCATTCTCTTTGAACGAGGTGAGGATTACCCACGGCCGAATGAGTTTCTCACGCACCACGTCTTCACGTGCTGTCTGAAAATAATCATCGAGCCATTTCTGTTCATCGGTGTCAAGTTTCTTTGACAAGCTCGACGGCAGGGTAGACCATTCCGGGTACGAACCCGGTGACGCCAACACACGGTTATACTCCATGTACAAGAACTCAAGGCGGGCCGTGAGGATGTCCATGGTTTGAGTACGCATGTCAAGGGTACCTTGCAGCGACAGCGGCAGGTACGCATTGCCATTATACTCAAGCGGGGCTGTAAGCAATTCTAAGCCTATCAGTACCCGGTTCAGCCTGTTAGGGGTATTCTTATGGTACTCGGCCTCTAACATGCTTCTGCGGCGTTTAAAAGCCTTTGATTTAATAACACGCGAAAGCCAGTTTAACATGGTCAATTTTCCTAAAACATAATTACCTCAGTGTGATATATCTCACTTTGATAACATCTATCTGAAACCTGATTGAAGAGGTACGCGATGAGCGGAGAAGAAACCCCTGCCGAGGTGATTGTCGGCTTTAATGGTGACATTACTAACGAGGACGATGCGCTCCGCTTTACACAACTGGCGCGTATGTTTGCGTTGAATCAGGTAATGAACATCAAAGACTTGGGTACTGATCCCAAGGCGGTCAACTCGCTGGCAAAATTGGCGGACGGGATGGACAAACAAATCCTGACCATGCGCCGTATTGCCACAGCACAGAAGGCCAACGAAATCAGCAGCGATGTGGCGAACACCCTGAACCAGTGGGTCACAGGTAAAGCAGGTGCAAAAATACAGCGCCACGACGCCCCCGGCGGCGATACCGGTTACCGTCCTGTAATCCCTGTGCTGCCAAGTGTGGCACACAAAGACGGAGAACTGTCACCGGTCGGCTCACAAGTGGACGTCGAGGCAATCATGCGGACGGCGTTTTCTCAGCGTCCAATTGATGAGGACGACGACTAAACAGCGCTGTATCAAATACGTCTAACGTGACGTATTCCGCCATAAACCGGGTCGACTCCACAAAGGGGTTGGCTCGGTCTTTTTTTATTGTGGCTACCGTCTCTTCGGTGAGCTCATCGGTTAAGAGGCTCGGACGGTTAATCACGAAATCCGGAATACGCGAGGTCTGGAATTCACTAACGTTCTGTCGAATCCACAAGAACCAATCGTACGTATACCACGCATCCCATGCCGCACGTAAACGCCCTGGTGTTAGGCGCGTATAGCTTTCGCACACGAGTGTGACTTTGACGCTGCTGTAGAACTTACGGAACATGTCCAAGAACGCTTGACGTTCGCTCTCGGTTAAGTCCGTGTACGGCCAAAGGTTAATCGTGAGTTCAGGTTTCTCTATCGGCGAGGAGAGTGCAATCGTCAACAGCTCCCGCTCGATGTAATCCTTCATTACATGTAACAAAGGCGTCGGCTCTGCATTCATCAAAGCCGCTTTAGTTCGTGACCGGTACGAGGTTGCCCAGTCTTCAATACCAATAACCGCCGCCCATGCTTCCGTAAAACGCTTCACGTAAGCTTGCTCATCCAAGAGCGCGAGCTTTTCAGGCTGAGTGGCCTTGACATGTCCCAGTCGTGTATCAAAGAACACATCAATGTCCGCTAAGATGCGGCGAGTTAATTTCATTGGGGTCGTCCGAGGTTGTTGCCAATGTGCATCTGTTTGTAGTAGGCACTCCACGTTCGGGTGCTCTTCGCACTCGTACGCTCAGCCCCTTCAATGTGGATACGACCTTGGCCGGTTTGGCGAATAGATTGGTAGAACGCACGTTGAAGTGCATCGTTACCACCGCGCGCGTGCAGGAACTCTTGCAGGGTCTCATCAAGACCATCGGCAAACATCACGTACGCTTCGGGGAAAGAGACCCCAGAGGCTTTAGATGGGCCGACCACCTGACCGGAAAGCTTGTCACGCACTTTGTCGTTCTTCGCCACCGCCATCTTCTTCTCCTGCATCTGCGTCTGACGACGAGCAGGCACGGGGAAATAAAGGTGAGGGTGTCGAGTACGGTGCTTAAGCCCGGTTTTGGAGTCGGTGAACCACATACGCTGGTTCATGTCCAAGCCCAACGCTTTGGCAATCTCTACGTTTCGCATGTGGTCGATTTGAACTTTGCTACCGGCCGGGTTGTAAATCGGGATACCCTTGGTCGGAATGGTGGCAAACTCTTCATCGGTCATGCGCGTAAAGGCTTTCGCCATGGCATTGGCATTGATGCCGGAGGTGTCAATCAGGTTCAGCAATTCCAGTATGAATTTCTCCGCCGCCTTGCGACGTACTGGGTTGAGCTTCATGACGCAGTTTGAAACTGACGGGCAACACGCAAGTGAGGCAGAGCGGTATTCTCTAAGTCCTCAATCCAATACGCGATGGCTTCGTTGTTTTCAGGCACAGACGGATAACCCCAGACATCCGGGATACCACGTTCGCGCAGTAAGTTCTGGTAAAAGGAAACCACCTGAGGACAAAATGTCCCGAGTGATTCCGCAGGTGCGGCAAAGTGCGCAACCAGAGCATCGGCAGCATTCGGATCAATGCCACGCAAGCCCTGTTCAAGGCGCTGAATAATGACTCGTTGATACTGCATCGTTTCCTCCAATACGGGGTGGTACACGCCACCCCGCGTAGGGTTACTTTTTGCGAGTCAGGAATTTAGGAACACAATCATCATCAACTGCCATGGCCAGTAAGGACATAGCTGTCAGCGTGCGTTTCCCGCCCTTCTCTTCTTGGTCTTTGAACATCCAGAATTCCACTGTCTTGTCCATGATTTCGTCCCAGTCCCATCCTTTATCAGCAATGGCTTTGTACAACAGGTCAGGCGTCACATCAGCGTACTTCAGTTCCAGCGTGTGGAAGTTGTTACGCATGTAAGCCATGGCCGCAGTAATCTCTAACGCACGACGCAGACGCGGGTTCTCATCAATCATGTCGCGAATCGTGGTACGCATGAACTTAACACCCGGTAAGATGTGGAGCTCATAGTTAGCGCCTGTACGGGTGTAACCGTAGTCGGTGCTCAGCGTTTTAGAGATGTAATGCCACAGGGATAAGTGATAGAAGAAGCCCAGCGACTGCGAGAAGATAAGCTCAAACTTAACACCGGTTGGACCACCCTTGGCACGGAACTGCGTGTAGCGAACCAGTTTCAAGTCATTGGCTGACGAGTTCATGGTACGGCTACGGGCCGTTGGGTACATCGGTTCGTTGGTCGCGGTTTTCGCATCGTACGAACTGTCTGCTTTCAGCTCACCGGTTTTGGTGGCAACAATCAGGCTGTTCGTTAAGAAGGAAATCGCACGACGTGGAACGTTCGAGAATTTCAACTCGCCGGAGATATCGTCCAGCAGTTTATCCGCAGACGGCTTACCGCCGTTCTTCATGGCTCCGCCCATGTCATCGGCCAGATGCACAACGAAGCCCATGTACATGTGACCGCGTGCCAGACCAGATGGCCAACGTCCCATCATGTTCGATTTCTGCAGGGAGTCGTGGGCGTTCAGGATGTTCTGATCGGAATCACCCACGTCGGTCTTGGCGTGTTTGCCTTCGATATCAGACGTGTGGAATTCAGACAGGGAATCGATGGTATAGAACCACGGGTCGAGCATCATTTTGTTCTGACGACGAACCGGGTCTGGGAACGGCGACTCACGCACGTCTTTCTTCTTGACGTAATCGGCGAAGCGCTTCTCGATTTCTTTACGGATGTATTCGGAGTAATACTGCTCACCCGGCAACATATCAGACGCCACGAAGTTATAACGACCTTCGTCAATCATGGACAGCACACTGGTGCCATCTTCGATACCGGATGCACGCTGGGCGGAACGGTAGCCGGTTTCCAGACGGTCTAATGCCGCCGAAACTTCGGTGTCGTATTTAGAGCCCCACGCTGCACGGTAGCGCAACATTATTTGGAAGATACAGAAGTCGAGCAACGTACTCTTAAAGCTGTTACCACGACCTGAGAAGCCCATGATGTGTGCAAAGCCACCATTGAGGTAATACAGACCATCCGAACCGCGTTCGTAACCACCTAAAGCGTGGTCCATGATGGTATAGACGTTAAAGCGAGGGCGGATTACCTCACCCACTACTTGGTTAGCTGGACCTGCCATCGAAAGCTCCGTGTTTATTAGGTTTGTGTTCTACATAAAGACACGGCGACACGTAAAAAGACTTAGTATGTAGCCCAATCACCCGTCTCCGAGGAAGTATAATGACACTGAATCCCATCGCCGCGCTCCAAGCATTTGCTTCCAAAGCGTCGGTTATTTTACCCAAAGGTTTTACCAACAACGACCAAGAGCTGGCCCTGACCACGTACGACGACATGTCGAACATGGCGAACTGGATGCAGAAAGAGAAGTTCCTGAACTTCCAAGGTATGCTGGTACCGGTGCCACCGGGTTTCAACACCTACGTGATGGACCACCTTCAGCGTCTGGAGTCTGTGTGGGATGTGCTGCAAGATATCCTGCCGGGTGTGCTGCAACCGATTGATAAGTTGCTGGCCGGCATGACGCACCAGAAAGGGATGCTGACCCTGCCTGTGGGCTTTCGCTTCAAGGACTTCAAATACCCGCTGAAGAACATCGAGCCACAGGACTTGGTGGCAAAGCTCGCCCAGTCCTACAGCAACGCGGTCGTTGACCAGCGTCCGATTGAAAAGACGTATCACAGCGCCAGTGAAATCGACGCCACCTTCAACCGTGCCCGTGCCCTGCGTGCGGACATCAGCAAGAAGCTTCGCAAAGACGTTACCCGCCTGGTTGACTCTATCGGGGCTTCTGCAGACGCACTGGCTGACCAAGAGGTGCATCCGCAGGTGGTTGAGCAACTCACACTGGCACTCGACATGGCCTCTAACTGGGTTGAGCTGTTCGGTCTCTTCATGAAACAAACCAACGAACTGCTGGAAGCGTTGAACGCCACCGCCGATCGTTTGAAACTGTTGCGTGAAGGCAAAAAATAAAAGATAAGAAGAAGTACCCTACTCCACTCGGAGTAGGGTGACTTTTATTTATTTTTCACAATGAGGATAGCGGCTTTGAGCGCGTCGTTGACTTCGGCATTAACGATACGGATGAGCTCTTCGCGAAACGCTTCCAGTTCCACGTACAGGTCATCCATCACCGCCTCGTCAAAGAGCGCGTACTCAAGCTTCGTCCCATCGGGGAAATTCACCAGTTCACCCACCACATCTGCGGTACAGGTATTCATCAACCGCGTCACCGGGTCATCTTGCGACACCCGTGTGAGTTCGGTGTTGAAACACACCAACTGTGAATTGATGAGGGTATGGAAATGCCCAAACCCTTTTAACAGCAGTGCAGAGAGGTGACCCTCGTAGGCTTTCGATTTGAAGTAGTCAGCGTTTTCTCTGACGCGTTCATTCTCATGCCCCGAGACCAACATCCGGTGGTACTCCAGTGTGCGTTCCAGCATACCTTCGAAACCGATGGAGAAGGCGTCGTAGATGTTGGTGGTGTTCATGTCTACGTAAATGCGCATCCGTTACCTTTCCACAAGTCGCAGCGACGCATTGACCTGTTGGTTTATCAAGCCCTCCAACGTCCCCTGCATGTCGGCTTGGGTATGCCTTATCAGGGCGGCAACGTCTTTCTTCTCCTGCTCATTAAAAAGCGTGGAGAAGTTCAACTTGCCCTCCCGGACCTCTTCCATGATATTACTCAAGATGTCCTCACCCATGCCCCAGAAAGCCGCCCAGAATTCCTCGACGCGCTTGGCGGTGCAATCACTAACCCCTACCTTCAGCGGTTGTCCAGTGAGCACCCGACTGTAGGGCTCCGCTAAAATGCGTATCCAGCGCGACACCGTGTTGTTAATGCGAGTGTGGGGTTTTCCTTTTGCGAACTCCTCAAACGGCATCGCCTTCAGCATCTTCTGGCAAAGTTTGTCGTGGAGTTTCTCCAGATGCCCAAAGAGCCGCTTCTTCACTTTAGGAGATGCAGTGTCAATGTAAATTACCATAACCCTCCTTATTTCTTAAAGAGCTGCCACGCCTTTTCGAAGACTTGCTCCAACTCAGCAGTGAGCGTATTAAGCATGTCACGATAACCCGCCTCGGCACGTTCAGTAAGCAACTCCATGACCATGATGTCGTAAACCGGACAGTTCAGCGCTAAGACGTTCCGACGCATGGTAGGTGGGGTTCCTTCAAAGATGGGCGTGAACTCTTTCACGCACCAGTCTAAGCTGTCCCCGCTATCAAGCGTCTTTTCATCGAGCAGCCACAGCTTGTGCTGCACCGCTTCCAGAAACTCTGTCCAGCCTGAAGCCAACGCCACAGACAGCCTATTGATGAAGTCGAAGTCATCGTACTCTTTAAGTGAGGCCGGCTCCTCTTGCATGGCGTCAATCAGAAACTGACGGCCGAACACCACGATATCTCGACGCAATTCACCAATGGTCTTTAGGACATCATCGGTATCAAACGAGATATAGATGCGCATTAGTCGTCCTTATTCAGCTCTTCTTTCAGCTTTTCAACCGCGTCAGCAGCAGGAGGGGTCAGCTCGAGATCGACATTGGAGTCATCCAGATGAATGTCGACACCGCTTTCACTTGGCGCGTTCTGGGTATTTGGAACATCCCGCCCAACTGCCCGGCCGGTGGCGGGGAAGTGAGTGTGTGGTGTGAAACGCATGGTAATCGATTTGATCTGCTTCGATACCGACGCCCAAAGAGATGCCGTAATTTCTTTCACGCGTTCGTCCGCCATTTCGATGAAGTTTTCAATCTCTTCTTCCTTGAGATTCAAAACATGCTCATCACCGACAGAGTCTTGGAAGTGTACCGTTGTCCGCTCACGCATTTCTTTTACCCACTCATCGCGGATACGTGCTGCGTTGTTATCTGCCGTAAAGATATCGATGGTGGTGTCGATAACACCTTCAGCACTGTCGATATCATCGTAGCGGAATTCCAGCAAAGTATCCTGCAAACGAGACATGCCCATGGTGATCGGTAACAGCGCTTGGGTAGCCGCCTGACGGATCAGCGGGCCTTTGTCTGGCTGAGAGGCGTAGTGGTGGGCAATGATGTGCTCGACATCGTCGTACATCGACATCATCAGAGCAGGCCAAACTTTACGGTTTTCATCGGTAGTCAGATTTAGGTACAATTTCATGATTTATCCTTACTCGTTGAAGTTGATTATTAACTGCGCCTTTCTTAGAAACGACTAACGGTCATTTCACCACGGCCCATCTCATGAACACCATCCACTTGCTCTGGCGTCAGTTTGTACAGTTGGAGCTTGCTCAGAAGGGTTTCCATTTCCTGACGGGCAAGGATGCCAACCTTCTCTTTGGCTTTCATCACAATGCCTTCCACCTTCATGGTGTCGGTTGCCCCAAAGAGATCGTGGAGCGATTCCATTTGGAACGTCAGTGTGCGTTCACCGGAGTTGCCACAGGCCACAAAGGTTTCGTGGGCATTCAGGTGCACGTAACTTTCTAAGTCCGTTACCCCCTTCGTGAACGCTTCTTCTACCCGCAGGGCCAGCTCATCCACGGTGTCCCAACCGTTGATGCCAATGGTGAACGTCTTTTGCAACACGTCCTTGGCTTGGTCAACAATCAGCGCGGTTAACTCATCGACAATCTTCGGAGCATCAACAACGTGGTGCACTTTGTCGGTGTCCTCGCGCAGACTGCGTTCGTATTTACTGATAATGTCGTGCAGCTCAAAGTTCAGGTCTTTACGCAGGTCGACCATCAGTTCGCTGATTTGGTTAGCCTGTTCACCGAGAGCCATGTTTAAAATGACTTGCATGGTTACTCCTTAAAGAGCGCGTAGAAACGCTCACGCTCTGCTTCAACATCAAGAATCATAACGTGCTTGTGACGCATCGAGTCAGCACGCGGTACAAACGCATCCCAATCGGCTCGCCACATATACGGACCGTGTGGGTATTTGACAACCAGATTACCCCACTCTTGTTCTGAGCTGATAATCTCCCGCTCTTCCACGTAGCATGGACTCTCCATGGAACCGGCAAACCACAGGTTGTGATTCAGCAGGTCTTCATCCCGCGCAAACACAAGCGGCATGTCGAGTGCGGCTTTCACTTCACTGACGCTACCGAGGTAACTGCGGTTCACATCCATGGAGTGTCGCGGAAAGTTATCAAAGTCCCCCATCAAAGCTAAGAGAAGCTGACGTACTTTTTTCACCATCCGCGGCTCGACGTACTCTTCGGCCAAGGCGAGTTCAAGGCCGCCCTCGTGAACAATAAAGCGCATCGCCTGCCACATTCCGGAAAGGGGTGCCCAATCTTCGATGTAATCCTGCTTTGCGATTTCTCTTGCAACAATAAGGTAGGCAGTTTTCACGGCCTCCTCATGAAACGACAGACCTTTGAGATAAGATTCCAACGACATGAGGATGTGCATCTTAACTTGCTGCATTGAAAGGCTCCAATAATGCATGGGACATCAACAAGTCAGTTGCGCGAACAACCTGATACTGATTGAAGACCAGATTGTGGGCACTGTATTGTATTTCAACGTAATTCTGTTCGAGCATACGTTGCAGCTCGTGGTTAAGTGCGTGGATGGGATGCTGCGAGAACTGCCCGAGGTAAAGCAAGAACTGGTTTACCCGAAACCAACTGATATCAGGTAGACCGGCCTCCACCCAGCAGGCTTTGGTTTCTTGGACTGCTGTCACCAACTCCTCACCTGCAATATCCCGATCGCCCAGTACCGTACGCATTAAAAAATATTTAACCGCCACACGGGTCCAGTTAAGGGGCTCGGCGGCGATTATCTTATCGTACTTACGGAGGAAGAGCCTATCCACGTTCATCAGTGTTTCGCTTTGAACGGTTAACATCACCACTCCTCAATCAGGTTACGCGGTAGCTTCTTCCCCGAGTGTCCACACATCGCTTGGGCGGTCCATCAGGCTGCGGAACTTCTCGCAGCGAACTTTGACATCGTCGCCATCCTTCCAGACGTGAAGCACAATGTCAGCTTCATTACCAAGGGAGATGTGCGGATTGTGACACCACACCACAACCCGCGGCCAATCAGTACGGTCACGCACACTGTCCTCACGCAGGGTACGCAGCAGACCACGATCGTTGGGTTCCGCGACCAGCGCGTCCGGAAGTTGGAGGCGCACTAGCGGCTCGGCATTCTGGTCAACCGTGAGGAGAATCAGCCCCCCCTCAAAAGTGGTGTTCTTCCGACTGGTTTTGATCATCGTTGCAATCAGGTCATTCAGTTTCATGTATTACTCCTTACGATTTATTTTAGACGGGTTCCATAAAGGCAATGGCTTCATGGGTTAAATGACACAACGTTACCGGTTCGCCTTCGGGAATCGTGATGCGTGGCGACTCGGCCACGATGCAATCCATCCACAGGTAGAACTCCATACCGTCGTCTTTTGAAAGCTCGTAGAACATACTGCCGGGGCCGGTGGTGTAACGGTCATGCCACTGCGGTTCAAAGTCCCCGTTCTGAATAGCGAACACCGACGGGTTGTCTTCCCAGATGCGCATGTCCATCGAATAGACATCCAGCCAAAAGCCAACGATGTCGTGTTGCTTGCGCAGTGCCAACAGGTTCTGATACGCCCCTGTCAGTTTATCCGCCAGCTCGTTTAAGAACTTGTCCTTCTCACCCAACACACCTTCGACGAAGTTCATGAAGAGTAACACTTCCCCTTCCATCTCACCGTCGAATTCCTCATGCTGATAATCGTTATAAATATCCTCGTAGCTAAATTCCAACTCGTGAATGTCAAAATCACGACCAAGGTTGACCGCATCCAACATCCCGGTAATGGCCACTGCAAACGTTTTAACGAACAGTGGGAAAGCGCCCAGATAGAACTCATCTCGGCGTACCCACAGTTCAGGTCGAGTAGCAAGCTTCTCCGGGCAGTAGCGATCCCATATCTTCTCAAACAGCTTCGTCGCGGTAGGCGTTGTAAACTGAAAGAGTTCGGGCATAACCACACGTAACATAAATGACTCCTAACGATTTACCACGGAGATAATATCTATCTTAAAGCTTTTTCAGCTCCTCAACGATACGGGGCAGAAGCTCGTAGACTTCGACATCCTCACCCGGCACGGGGGCAATCATGGTGGGGAAAGTTTCCGGCAGGATAAACGCATCGCCCTGCACGACAAACGCGTGGTCGAGACCCAGCACTGCTTCATGCGCATCTTCACATTTGACGATGGCAATGAACGTCCACTCCAACGGCTCAATGAACGGCAGGATAACCTTATGGTTTTCCATCTGCTTGATAAGCATGTCGCGGGTCATGTAGATACCCGTGTACTTATCAATCGAGAAGGAGTCTTTCCCCAGCAGGTTATACACCTCGTCCATGAACTGATCGACGAACCATTTCATCGCCCCTTCCAGCAACGCCGAGAGGGGTCGGGTAGAAACGATGTGGGCAAAGAACTCACCCACGGTCACACTCGGCGACAGGTGGTTCTCTAACGCGGGGTCGGTGAAGTAATCAGCCATCGCATCGCCATAAACATCGAAGCTTTTCAATGACGGCGAGAGATGTGTCCGGGCGTTTGCCAGCGCTATCCCTTCCAGCAGGATGTTGGCCACCATCCACCGCGCTGCCGCAGTGGTGGTTTCCTCAATCGCCTTCTGCTCCGTTGGGGTAAGCTTCATGGCTTTGCCGTAGCGGTAAAACGTCAGTGCGTAATACTCGGCCAAGGCTTCAACTAACTTGTCGCTGTGTAGCGTCAATACGTGACTAAAAACACGCAGCATAAAGACCTCACTTAATGTCAGTCGGCAGGATGCGGTTTGCAGCGTAGTAGGCTATCCATAACCCGTTATACTCTTCCCCGAGATAAATCACTGCATAACGCACGTAACGCTCCTCAGGACGCCAGCAAGCCACGTAGAAGCGACCAGTGGGTTCTTTGATGCGGTTAATGTCGGTACGTTGCGGTAGGTCAATACCTCGCGTCAGGATGATGGGAATGGTTTGCGTGTCGTTGAAGGGAATCTTCGCCTGAATCTCAAACGACTTATCAACGTTACGGTAGACCTCTTTGGAAGGTTTCCCCTTCTCATCAAAGAGAAGATCGGTGATGTCGTTTAAAACGATATGCGCTTCCTTTTGCATGACCGACTTCAGCATCTGAGCCAGTTCGTCACGAAAACCAATCGCCCGATACGACAGCAGCGCAGGGCGCAGAATACGACTGATGGCCAAGTCCTCAAAGAACCACACGTTGCGGTCTTCTGAGAAGGTCATGCGCTCAATCGGTATTCCCTCCTTGCACGCCTCCTGAAACTTCTTACGCTTCAGGAAATCACCGGTGATGATCGCAATCGGGTCAAACCGCTTCAGTGCCGGGGTGTCCTGCCACGCGGTGTTGGCATGGGCGTTGGCGAGGAAGTAAAGGTTCTCCCACGGTTTCTTAGCAAAGGTCACCGAGAACATCGCATCGGGAATCATCTTCCCAAGCAGCACGATATCGTCTTTGTCTTTGGCATGGTTGCCTGAGGACAGATAATACCACTGCTCGCCGTTCACGGTGCACATCGGGTGGGGTTCATTCACCTGCACGTAGTGGAACTTCTGCGTGTTGATAGCCGGCAGTAAAGAGAGATTGATACCAACATCGACTGCCTGCTCTTTCTCTTCCTTCGCAGGCATCTCTTCGGTTGTCCAGAATGGGCGATACTCCACATTCTCAAACGTCGCCGTCATAGTCGAACCAAGACGGGCCATCTTATCCGCTTGGTCGTTGCCGTAGCGGTCAGAGTGCCCTTTAATCTTCACGACCTTAACTGAGATGCCGTCTTTCTTGAAGCCCTGTTTGAGCTCCCAGATACGCTGCATCAGTTTGAGGTTCGCAACCGGTGTCCCGTCAGCCCGTAACCAACCCCGACTGGCCCAACCTTCCAGCCACTTATTGAAGGAGTTCAGTACGTAGGTCGCATCCACGTGGATAACGTATTTCTTTGCCTTAAACGGTGCACCATCAAAGGCCGAGATAAAGGCCACCAGTTCACCGACATCCGAGAATTGTTCTTTGGGTACAGGAATCGTGCAGTTAACCCATTCGACTAAGCCCTCAGGCATAGCAGGCAATTTCTCCGCCTGCGAAATGATTTGGTACTCTTCTGGCGTAACCGCCTCCGGTACCCCGTCGGCGAAATAGCCACGTTCTGATTTAAAATCAGCTTTATTGTACAGGTAGCCATGAATACCCGCCCCCGAACCTAAGGGGGCAGTGGTGTGACTCCCGTCCGTGTATAGCACGGCGACGTCGTACTCTTTCATTAATCCTCTCTTACAGGAACATCGTCGGGATGTACTCACCGGTACGCATTTGCTCGTGAGCTTCCAGCATGCGCGGGAAACCGTGCGTACGCGCAACTAGCGCAAGGTGATAGAAACGTGCCGTCAGATACCCTTCTTTAGCAGCATCGAAACCTGAGTGGTGCAGGACGAAGTCTTTGCCGCGTGTCCAGTTGTGGGCTTCTGCTTCCATATCCGGTTGCAGACCAAACGCATGTGCCAGACGTTCTGTGGTACGGTCAGAGTCCAGCATAGAAAACTTACGGAACTTACCCGGTGGCACATCGCACTGGGCGAAGGCGTTCATCAAAATCGGTGAATCAAAGTCTGGGCCACGCATAGCCAATACGATCGGCTTATTCCCCAAATCGTCGAGGAACTTCTTAGCCGTCCAAAGTGCATCTTTGATGTTCGTGGTGCCTGAGAACGCTTCTTTGCGAGCGGCTTCAGACGGAGCATAGTCCGGATTATCTTTACCTTCCCACCAACCGATAGTTGCAGGGTCAGTATGGAAGACACGATCGGCGTCTGCATCGTTAGGATCGATGGCCTGATACGACGCCCCAATTAGGCGCAGAGTTGCGATATCGAACGCAGCCAAGCCAATACTCAGGATATACGCATCCGGTCGTAACGACTTGGTTTCAACGTCTGTGCCTACTACAATTGAGGGGATAACTACGTTTTGCATTATTTTGCGCTCCATTGGATATACATTAGAAATGTTGATGATGTAAAATAAAAGATACCCTCCACCGCCCGAAGGAGGTGGAGGATACGCTTAGTTTAAACAAGTCTGCTCGTGCTGTGAGAAGTTATGCCGAAACGCCTTACGGTCTGCCCGGTAGTTCTCAAGAATTTGACGAAACTGATTAGCGATGTCCTGACTAATCTGCTCCGGGGTTCGTGAGTTGCGGTCAAGCGTAATGCGGTCTGGAATCGGATGGAGGTCCGGTGTTTCAAACTCTTCACACAAAGGTGCGACCCGAGGTGGATGCCAACCACGCGCGGCGACATATTCGTTAAGGTTACGTGCGTACGTGTAGACATAATACGCATAGATGTTCACGTCGATAACATATGTCTCAAACGCTTTCTGATCGTCGTTACCCAAAGGATATTTCGCGGCCACTGGTGGGCTGTCTAGCTGCCTCGTCGGCCATGCCCGCTGCGGTTGCAGCGGGGTACCTTTGTCGTGAGGGACACAGCCTGCCAACAACAGCAGGAGTGCCCCCAGACAGAAAGGTTTCATTTTATTTCCCCATTGAGATGGTCGATTATGGATTGACGAAACATGTTGGTCTCAGCCACCCCAACGGGGCGTTTGGCTGCTTCGCGCTTCTTTACGGGTGCTGGGTCTGAGTGAACCGGCACTTCGGGCGCAACCACCGGAGGTGGGGGCATGGTAGACATCGTTACAGGTGCACTCTTCGAACTATCATATGGCTCCTTGCCCAAGCAGACAAACAGTTGCCTGTACAGGTCTCTTATGTCATCGGCCTGCTTGTCAGCCAGGCCTTTTTTCTCGTCGTATCCGGTCGCCATGTAGCGATCGTGCTCGCGCACCTGCACCAGTAAATGATACTGCTGGAAGTACAGGTACGAGACGAAGCCGGAATAGACCAAGATTAACGTCATTGCAAGTGAAGTAATTTTTGCTGTGCGGGTAACCTTCTCACCGTCACCCGGCCGAAAGACTTCCATCAGCAACTGCAAGATTGGAAGTAATTTTAACAGTGATGCTAACATTGCTCACCTCGAGGTATTTTTATAATGAGTTTAGATATACAAGGCTTTATCCAAATCGGGGCGCTAATTAACAACGAACCCGGTCAGACAGCGGTCGTGGGCGAGCTGTCAGAACTGTCACATTCCTTCGCGCGCAGCAAACAATACTTCACCAAAGCAGGCCTTCAGGTGGAGTTGGTTTCCTTCACATCGAAGCGTGACAAAACAACGATCACTGTTCCTTCGGTCTTTTCAGACCACATCTTAACTTTGAGTCAATGGATTTACACCCAGTCCATTAATGGTAACTTCAAAAATGATGAAGTTGAATTCCAGCGTCTCCTGTTAGGTCAATTCAGTACCACGATTGGCGATGTTCAATCGGGTTCCATGATTGCCTCGGGCTCGAACTGGTTCCCGCGTTGGGTCAGCTGGAAATTAGAAGTCACGGCGTCGGGGGTAGAAGACCCAAGCGATGTGGATAACACCATTATCGTTTGGTTCGACGATGCCGACTTCAGTCAGAACTACACCGGTTGTGAGATTTATCCCCAAATGCCCATCTCACCGGTGGATGTGTTCATGGGTGTCAAATCTGCGGTGGCGAAAGCGATGGAGGCGTTTAACTTACCCGACCATCATAATGCCATCAATGCCCGTGCGGCCGGCTACCCGTACACCGCACTGGTGACCCATAATTATACATGGCACGATCGTGAGGACTACGATGCAACGTTGTTGGTCCCCATCTCCCTACTCATCTATGGTCGTGCGGGGCTAAATCCGACCAAGCAGAAAGAGGCACTGCGAGAGTACATCCTCGAGAACTCTGACTACCCGGTGTCGGATTGGGTGAAAGTGTTTCCAGAAATCTTCACCACGACCAAGTTCACGTTCGTGCCGGGTTGGGCCATCCGAGGAGTGCCCAACGAAGAAGACATTGCGGCATTGTATTCGCCCATCCTCCCATATGATTTTCTTGCGGATGCCGTTACAGCGTTTGGTGAGTGGGGCGCACAAACCGTCGCACAAAAAAATTCCAACGAGTTGCCGAAACCGACAACCGATGTGCAATTCTTCCCGAGCATTTATAAGTCACTGTCATGTGCAGTGATTGCGGGGCCAGAGAATGCGATTGACAAGGATACCTTAAACAAGGTCATCCCTGACTACGCACTTATCTCTACCCAGAACGCAGATATTGCTCGTGTGTCGAAGAACACAACGGAGTGGCTGAAGCTGTTCTTCCAAGCACTGGTTGCGGCCGAAGAATACCACCCGTACGACACGCCGTTGGATGTGGTGAAACTCGTGGACGACACGGACCCGGCACTCTACTTCTTTGTGTTCGAATACCAGAACGTGGAGTATCGTATCGTCGCCCGCAAAGCGGTCTGGGGTACACCTGCTGCACCCACCAATAGCTAAGGGAGGCTAAATGGCGCGTATACCCTTGACGCCCCCGGTAAACACCGAGGGTATCTTTAAAGTCAACACCCCGTTTAGTTTACCGCAAGATGTGATGTTCCGGGTGGATGCCATCTCGAACTTCGCTGACGTGGTGCGCCGTAACGAAGACCCGTACGCCAAGTATTACGCCCCGCTGGGAATCAGCAACAGCGATTACTTGGAGGATGCCAAAGTCGGGGCCTCGATAATCACCTTTAAGTCCAATGACGGACAGTTGGTGTTTATCCCCGATACCTACATCGAAACCTACCCCGGTGCTGCCGGGGTCAGTTACGTAAGGAATGTGTTGGTGTGGGATTGTGGCCCGGTACCGGACTACGTGGATATCAATGCGATGAATGCCGATGCTGTGGCTGTGTTGGCAAAGGGATTGGGTGTGCAGGTCACCGCCAGTGTGACCACGCTTGCGTACGAGGGGGTTATCAGTGATGAAGACCACGTACGTATGGAAGCTGAACGCAAAGCCCGGATTCGCGAAACGATTCCGCTGTCTGAGCAACTGGAGAATGCCTTGTCTCGTAATGCCGAACTGCAAAAGCTCAATGATAGCCTGATGGCGATTGTTGCTGCTAATGCCGAGAACGCTCCCGAGGCAAAAAAATAAGAAAGGCAGTGCCCACTCCCGAAGGAGTGGGTCACCTTTATTTTATTTGTTCAGGTTCCACTTCGCAACGAAGTAGTCTTTGAACGCTTTGCGGATTTTGATATCCGACACGTTACCGTCAATACGACCCAGCAGTTTACGGAAGTCCGCACCGTACAGGGTGTACAGGCGGCTAACCAGCGCATCCACTGCGGCGTCTTTCTCATCGGCCGGCGCAGAAGTTTTAGCCGCCAACGATTCAACGTATTCGATTACCAGACCGCGTTGCTCTGCGGTGAAGTCTTCTGGCAGATCAATCGTCACACCGCTGCTCTTCTGCACGCCACCCAGAATAGAGACGCCGTTTGGATGCACATGCGTGCCCGGCAGCGTCAGTTCGGCGGTGGTCTGCTCTGGTTCTTTTGGCGCAATATCCACCGTAACGTCAATGGTGAACTGTTCGTTACCGACCGGGTTGAACAGGCCGTTCAGAATCACTGCGGCATCTGCCCAGCTATCAATGATGTAGATGGCAACGTTCGACGCCAGAATCAGGTTGTTGTACTTGACTGGGGTTTCACGTTCGTACGCCGCCAAGTCGATTGGCGCAACCAGCTCACCCGGATTGAAAACATGCGGGTCTTGCGCAGCCAGCACATAGCTCACACCGAGGTCACCACGGGCAACAATCATCCACTCAACCGGGCCGGTGCGTACACCGTCGTTGGGTACCAGATGGTGGGAATCGAACTTGACGTAAGAGTGGTCATCAGAGAAGGTGTGCTCAGCAAACGGCAGTGGCAGCACGTCATGGACACGGCTGGTGTAAACTTCCATGGCGTCGACGGCAGTGAACTGACCCACGGCCAGCAGCGCACGACGTGCGATACGGGTATAGGCGTTCATGGCTTGCAGGGCGATGGTGGTTTCGCGGTTACGCAGGGTACGGGCCAGTTGCTCGATAACGACTAAAGGTAAAGACATGATAAAGTATCCTTAAAGGTAGATGAGGGTTTACTGCTTAATGTCTCCCAGACGACGACCGTAGTGGGAGCGTTCTTCGAGTGTGGTGACATAGTCAACCACGTAAGCTGTGATTAAAGGAAGACCAATACCTAAATAGGTAAACCACCACGCTAGCAAATCATCAAGATCCACTTTCGTGTAATGGTACAGTACCAATACTGCAATTGACGTATACGCCAACTGCCCAAGTACACATGCCAGTGCGAGAAACAAATCACGGGCGACCGCGCGTTCTAACGTGGTGGGGGTTTTCATTTACTTAATCCTGGTGCGACGCCAGACTGTAAACGGGTCGAACACAGCGCGACTGACAGGTACCATCAAAATCAGCCAGACTGTGTACAGGGCCATCCGACATATCTCGGCGATGGGTGTTAGTGTAAAGAGCCATCCTACAATGAGGAACGGCAAGGTGACGAAAAGAATCCACAGTGTGAAATACACAAGCCACACTGACTTCTCAGGAATGGGGTGCTCTGCTTTGCGTAGAAGCGGAATCAACCAATGTTCGTTGCGGTTTAACCACAACCAAACACGACCGGAGATGAATGATAAGAAAGCCTGCATCAGGCACTCCTTAAAATAAAAGCCCGGCAGACCGAAGTCCACCGGGGTAGGATTACTTTTAGATAAGTGGTTGGTTTGGCACCACTTTATATTCCAGTACGAACTGATGTTCCGGGGCTTCGTCCGAACGCCACAGGGTGTGGGTACGGGCCAGCTTTTCCAGAATCGTCAGGAAGCTACGCTGTGCATACTCACTCTTCTCAAAGAAGAGGTTTTGCAGTTCAACCGTTGCCTGCATGTACGCGTCGCGGAAGATAAGGTCTTGGCTGTAACCGGCTTTCGGCAACCACAGCAGCACATGACCCACTTCGGTCTCTTCCACAACCGGACGCAGACCGCAGATCCACAGCAGTGCTAAGTTCGCATTCCAGTCGAACTCGATCATCTCTTCTTCGTCATCCCCAAAGGCGCTTGGGAACGCATCAAAGAAATCATGCAGCTCGGCGAAGTTCTCATCAAACTGCTCTGAGTCTTCTGCGGACACACTGCCCTTCACCAATTGGTAAACGTCGCGTGCCGTTTCTTGGGCAGCGAGAACCAGCTTAGGATACCACGGTTGTTCTACGATGTTCATATTGATCCTTATTAAAAGAGATTGCGGTTTGATGCCAGTACAGTGTCAGGGTTCGGTTTCGTTACAGCGTTACCGTAAAGCGATGTCCAGACCCCTTGGAGTTCTTTCAGGTCGTTATCCTTTGTCTTCGCAAAAGCCAACCGCACGGACTTCCCAGCCTTTTTCTTCGGGGCTGCTGGAGTAAGGTCTGCGTAGAAAGCAGCTGCACGTCGGAACTGTGCAATGGTGCCGTTGCGTTTGCGGTGTTTACCGGATTTAATCAGTGAAGCGGCGGTACCGGGGCCAAACTTATAGCCGAGGTAAATCTCGCTGTTCGACACTGGTCGTTTAAGACGACCGTTCATTTCTTGTTCAATGTCTTTAAGGTAGGCCGCTGAGAGTTTCAACGCCACACGGGGATTGTTTAGGTTCGCGCCGTGCGCAATGCCTAACTCCTTGCCGTGTTTGCTAATCATGGCCTTCGCAGTACCCTTGAGCATTTGCATGCCACCCCGGGCGGTACTTTTGGGGTTCTTGGCTTTGACGTCAAAGCGCGACTCTTTATACATTGCGGTGGTGAGTAACACCGGGTCAACATTCTGCTGACGGGCCACTTCTAAGATGAGTGGCTGTACTTTTTCGAAACGGTCTTGCAAGTGGTCCTGGTATTCTGCCTGATAAGAAGCTTGTGCAGTAAAGGCGACTAAGCTTAACAGGGAAATGGTTAGAAACTTAAACATGGATGGGTTCTCCGAAAGGATGTATTTCTTTTCCGTTTCGAACGATTCGTAACGGCGCGGTCAGCCAATTCACTCCTCTGTGATAGTTCAAGCTGATAAAATATGTCTCAATTATTTTTCACTGAATATTTGCTGTGCTTCTTCCAGTAGCCATGTTGGTAAGTACATGTCCACGGTCGCGTCAAGTGGTGCAATAATGTTCTGTAAGCCTTTCCAAACCTCCACCCGCTGATAATACTTAAGCCAACCATTTGCCATACCCAGAGGCGGCAGTGCGATGCCACCCTCGAGCCGTTCTGCAAGTTCTGCTAGGCGATGCAAAGCAGGAGTTACATAAGACACCTGTGTGGGGTCTTTAAAATGGACTTTCGTCGGGAAGAGTATAACGTTTTCGTCTTGATAAACCGTCAGTTCACCAACGACGATTTCACCCGCGCGACAACGCGCACGGTAATCATGGTAGAGCTGTGTGTAGCGTTCACGGCATTCGAGAGCGATGCCTTTGCCCATTGCTCCGACACAATTGACCGTCACAACCTTATAGCGCTGAGGCGCATTAAACAGATTCTGACGTATGGTCAGTTCATCGTGCAATGTTAACATATTAGTTTTTCTCTTTCTCTTTCATTTGCTTGAGAAGGCGATTGGCATAGCGAGCAACGATCACCTTGAGGTGTTTTCGCTGTTCGTTATCCATGTTGCAACCCCGCCAACGTGACCTGTGCCATTTTTGCCGTGAGGGGCGAGTTGTACGTCGTCCACTGACCCCACTGCAAATTCCCGCTCGGGATGGGCGTTGGGACAGTCCAAGCTTTCATCGCGTCGCGGTGGGCCTTCGAAGGCTCAAAAGCGAATCCAAACAGCGTGCCATCATCGTTAAACATCTCAACGATACCGGAGTTATCCGGCATGGACTTAATACTGATAATCTTCATGATCCCTCCTCTACTTTGATAGTTACCGTGATGGGGGTGCGTCTACCGTCCCCCGTAAAGCGCATCGTGGTTGTGTTGGTACTCACCCGCACAAACGCCTGCGTATAGCCTTCATCCGCCATCGACCGCTCGATATCCAACTCAAGGGCCGCCATGGCAGTGTATGCCAACTCCGGTTCTTTTCTCTCCTCGGGTTTCTTCGAATGGAAAGGCCGCAACAATCGTTCCAGCCAATCCCCTTTCTCGTCTACCACTATTTATTCCTTTTTTGCCAACTCGCAAAAACGGCGTCCAAGCCCTCATGCCGAACCGTCTTGCGATTCATGAGTTCAATCACGTGCATGACTTGGGCTTTCTGGCGGTCATCCACGAAGGAATCCCATACTTTCTCGATATCCACTTTTGCCCACTGGAGCATGTACGCTTCACGCCACAGTGCTGTGTTTATCCAAGACTCCCTCAGGTGTTCTGCATCGAACAACCGAAAGTCTGAACCGACTAAACGAGAAAGCGGCGTCTCGACACTGTTGCCAATGTGAAGACGCGTAGACTCAATACGTGCCAATTGATTCAGTAACGCAGCGTAATCAGAGTCATCCAACTGCGATGTTCCAAAGACGTGGTAAATGGGCCAATCCATACGGCTACCTGCTTAAAAAACTGGGGCTTGTGTGTAATAGGGGACGTGATCAGGCATCAGCCAGTCGCGACCTCTTTTTAGTTTGTGACGGGCAGCGGGGAGATTATAAAGTACAGCAGCCGTTAAAGGCGACATCCCCCAATCAACGTGACCAATAGTGCCCACGTTACAAAAGGTGTTTCCGTTCTGGGCAAAAAAAGAAACCAGAACGTTACGACGACTCACGGGCTCAGGCGGCTGCCAACTCAGGACCAGCGAGCAGGGGTGCCCTTTCGACCCGTCCAACATCCGCTCGTTTTGACTTAACTCCATTGAGAAACTCCTGTAAGAATGGCGCAGCGCGCTGGTATTCATTCCAACACAGATCCGTATTGATACCGGAGGATTTTGTGTTGACAGCAATTTGGCGTTTTAACATAAAAAGCTTCCCCTACGTAAAAAGAGCGAATTTACTCTCAGAGTAATAGGCTCAATACGTAAGGGAAGCGAGGTAGTGTTACTTAGGCAGACTGCAGGGCATTAGGATGAGTAATGCCTGCTTTGACTTTCAGGTTAAAGTCAAGCCATCCGTTGCGTTCTTCATCAACAAACCCCAGTGCTTTGAACATCTGCACACCGAGGTAGTTGTCTTTGAAGACAGTGGCTGAAATAGACTCGTGGTTCGAACTTTCTGACACGGCAGAAAGGATAGCAGTCATTACATACTTACGACGATGTGCCTCAGAGACAAACAGGCAACGCAAGCCTATCTGGACAGCATTCGAACGGAAGAAGCAATAACCGATAACGGTCTGGTTATCGTCAAATGCAACTGCACACTGGTTGCCTGCAGCGATGGCCGCCAGCGTTACATTTGGTACAACATGGTCGACTTTCAAAACCATTCGCTGATAGTTAAGAAATTTATAATGCAATGCCAACAACTGCTTTTGCTGTGAATCAGATAACGAATGAATGTCTGCCAAAATTGTAACGGTGGTCATGGATACGGATTTCCTATTTCTCGAACTGCACTAGCCCAGCCAGTACAGAATACGAAAGTAAAATAATGTTTCGTGAACAAACGTAAAGCAGGTTGGTTACGCTGGTAGACTTCCGCTACCATTCTTTTTTCCGGATGCTGTCTGCGTATTTCATCCAACAATGCAGACGCAACGCCCCGCCTTCGTCGTTCGCGTAACGTATAGACAACGTGCAACGCTATATTGCGTGTTTCCGTTATACCGAACGTCACAAAACCGATTAAGCCGCCCTTCCATCGGGCAGTAACAAGGCACATGTCGTTATCCAGCAGCGCATGCACACTTGGTTTTACTACGTCTGTACCCTGCACCATTCTGCCGTGTTCTTCCAGAAAGTGCTGATACATAGCTAAGAGTGTATTGTGATCTGCTTGAGCTAGCGCTTGCTCGTCCGTCACGTATTCTACACCCAAATCCGAAAGTTCCAGATTTACCTCCGATACTTACGGTTCGCCTGATGGCGTCGCTGAGTCCCTCTCCAGTCTTCACCGGATTCGTAGCGTGCTAGTTTGCGAGTACCCATGACCTCAGCTTCCTGTGCAAAAGGAAACCCGCTGGCAGGGTCGGGTCGCAGCCTGGAACCAACCAAACCGATGTAACCCATGCCCACCACTACCACTTCACGTTCATCTAACGGTTCGTCAGCCACGTCGCCTCGCCACCGGGTAGGTAAACCCAGACCGCGTACTGCGAAGTTCCCTTCGCCCATCGCCCCGCATTCGTTCGGGGTTCTCCTTTGGTTGCTGCTCGACCTCGAACGTGAACGTTCGACATCTGTCCGGCATAACCGCACCGCCAACCCGTCGTATCAATCGTCCTTCAGATTTGTCCACACCTTACTCCTCTGAAATTAGAACCAGCCTTGCGTGAGTGCTAAGACAGCACCGAAAACAGTGGCTACGCTGGCTGCGCCAACGTAGATTACCATCTTACCACACCACACGATAAATTTTAGCATAAGGAAGATCCGCGCTTTGTATCAACATTCTTTTCCCAACGCCAGATTGTGCGTCCCATGTATAACGTACTGACAAACAACGTCAACGGTATCATGACACTCAAGTTGGCGTAGACCATACCGACTGTGAAGCCAATGGTGTCAATCACAATCAGCCAAGCAACCGGTCGCAGTTCCGCTGTGCAGGGGCAAACCCAATTACAACGAGCGCGCACCAATGTCAACAGCGCCAGTTCACCAAACAACGCAAACAAACAGATGCTGTTGCAGATTACTCTAAAAATGGTCATCTCTTCCATGACGCTTTCTCCGTTTATATTGATCAAGTAACACGGCCAAACCAAACACCACGGCCATCAGGCCGCCTACTACCATCTCACCTTTGGTGAGAACACTAAACCACAAGTCACCCTTCACGAAAGGCCTCCTTGCGTTTTACATCCCGGAGGATATAACCGAATGCCTTGGCGATAATCCACAGACATACTCCCGATAACACGAGTCCAGTAATCATTTCTTCTTCCTTTTTGCCTTACGATGAGGCGTAACAAAATCAGTTATTTCCTGAGCCACCCATCCCACCAGATACGCAAGCGCTTCTTGGTTGTCAACCGTAGCCTTAATCCCAACCCACTCCAACGTTCGCCACGCCGCATGAACTGCTTCGTGCGCCACGGTATTCGCATCCGCAGCGTTCACGTTTTCAAACACCACACCGATATACGCATGACGGCGTTCACCGTGATGGAACACGTACACCTCAGCCGAACAATCTGGGTGCAGGTCCATGTACGGGTCAAACTCACGGGCAGCGTCAGGACAGACCGCCACCAATAAGTTAATGCCGTACAGCGGAATGGCAACGTCGTGTAGTTTACTTAACGTTTCTTTAGGCATGGCTCCGCACCTTGTTCAGTCCAGCCGATGACGCGACCGGGAATAACAAAGACCATTGGCACGATGTAATACAAAAACGAGGCCAGGGCAAGGGCGATAATCGAACCCATTGCGATGAGGAAACCAAAAACCCAAATGATTGCTGTGAGTAAAGTGCGCATTAATTATTCCGCGTATTGAATCTTGACATGTTCATTATACACGTCCGGCAACGTCACGCCTTCTGGTTCGACCACGCAATACGAGGCCTCGTTCAGTTTGGAATGCACATCCGAATCGTGCGATACAACGATCAACTGAGAAAACTCACCGCTGGAAGATAACCGTTTAATAAAATCAACCAAACGGTGACGGTGGGCTTCATCCATGCCCTCAGAAGGCTCATCTAATAACAAGGGGAAATTCTGTAAACCCAGTCCCTTGTAACTCGTTAAGCGGTATGCCAAGTCAAACATTGCCTTTTGGGCTTTCGATCCTTTACAGACATCGGGTGCCAGCTCTTCCTTGTCTTTGAGCTTAAAGGGGAATAAATAATCCAACTCGCCGTCGGACATGTCGCAGGGCATGACCCGCATTGGGTACGACCAGACCAAGTCAACATAGTGGTTCATCATCTCGGTGATACGCACGATGGCTTTGTAGTAATATTTGCGCAGCACACCTTGCTCCGGTGACCATGCCGTTATCATCTGCCTTGCCTCATGGCGTTCAGCTTGCAGGGCAGCCAAATCTTTTTCCATGGTGGCCAACTGGTCTAACTCGTTGGTCATTTGACGATAACGGTCGCGGGCCGTGGCGTAAGCATCCAGCTTGCTTTCACGGGCTTGATTGAGGTGCTCGACAATCGTTGTGTTACGGGCAACAACCAAACTGCGCTGGAAGTCCGCGTAGAAAGCCTCAAACGCCGCTACAGAGGTGTTTAACACACTCAGTCGACTCACACTCTGGTTTTTCTCTTGCGCGTACTGACGGTGCTCTGAGAGCGCCTGTGTGGTAGTGTTGATTTGTTCCTCTAAACGACGGATCTTCTCAGGCAACACCGTATCGACATTCCCGACCGTCATGGCGGCTTCCTGCCACTCCCGATTGGCCTTATCCAGCTGCTCCACCAAGCGCAGATAATGCTGGGCTTCGCGCAGCTCATCAAAGAATGCCATCACTAAACTACCGAAGCGTGAACGGTTGGTGGTAAACGCCTCCTCTTCCTGCAGACGCTTGAAGAGGATAGACAGCACCGGGTCACGGGAGTAGGTCATGATGATGCCGCGAATGTTGCGCAGATTCGATACCTCCTCCTCTATCTCACCCCGGTCACGCATCAACGTGTCCATGTCCGTTTTGAGCTGGGCCAGATACGTCTCGTTCTGGTTGTACTCACCGGTTAACGCTTCCAGACTGCGGGTCACACCCGGACGGAAATGGAACTGGCACTGTGGGCAATCCACTTCACTGGTATCGTGGTAATGCTTTAAATCGTGTTGCAGGTTACGCAACACATTCTCACAGCGTCCAATCTTTTCGTTCTGGTACGAACACTTGACGTCGTACTGCTGCAATTCCTCTTCCATCTCCTTGAGACGGCGGTTGGTCTGCAAGCGGTCAATCAGGCGAGTCAGGGTCGTTGTGAATTCAGTGGCATGACTTTCCGCATCTACTAACACCGGCACCACGAAACGTTGGGCATCGAACAAATCACTGAAGACCCGACGCACCGTTTTCAGGGTCGTCAACTCACCATCCAGTCTGGCAATGGTGGTCTGCAGGCCACTGTGGTTACGCATCAAATAAGACTGACGGTTTTGCTCATCGGTTAACTGTGACAGTTCACGGTTATACGCCTTGAGCGTGGCTTCTGAGGAGGCAACCCATTCACGGGCTTCCAACAACAGACGCTGTTCTTCATCAATCATTTCTTGCGTCGGAATGACGGTGTCTGCGTCAAGAATCATGTCGGTGATTTTGCGCATCTTCTCCATCTGCTCTTTTAACGCAGCGGGGGTCATTGCACGGTCAGTGGGTGGGCGCTTTTCCAGCACACGGTTGAGTTGCGAGATTTCCTGCTGCATCTCTTCCATGCGACTTTCTAAACGTTCACGGGCCTCTTGGTCTTCGATGACGCGAACACGCGAGTCCGAGATTTTGCCACTGACGTAATCAATCTGGTTACCGAGCGCATTGTAGTGTTTGCGCAAGCGGGTATAAAAGCCCAAGGCGTGGGCCAAGTCCGAGGTGGACATTTTACTGAACCACGTTTTACGCAGCGGGGTATTCGCGCGCGTCAGCTGGATCTCACCGTTAATAAGTTCTTTGATTTCTTTGGTAAGACCGGTCATGGATTCCACGTGGGTGTTATACACTTTCGGGTTAACGTCAGTGACCACGTTCTCACCGGTGGTGAGGTTATCGATACAACAAATCAGACTGCTGCCTTTACGGCGGACATGGAATTTAAAACGTTGGATACCAACAAGAGAAAAGTTTGTGTACTCACCCCCATCAGAGAGATCAGTTTTTGCGGGACATAAAGGAAGGTATACGGAAAGGAGACTGCTTTTTCCTGAGCCATTACCACCGAGAATAATGGTCACAGGGGTGGTCACCGTGAAGTCGAACTTGACAATATCGTGCAAGCCCATACCGGTGAAACCTTTGAGAATAATGCGTTCGACTTTTAACATTTGCAAGAGTTCCAAAAAGGAAACAAAACATCTACCATATCCTAGACCCTTGCTGTAAAAAAATTAGTACCACGGGAATCCCGAAGGATTCCCGCTGCACCGCTATGCCTCTAACATGTCACCCCATGTGTAGCCATCGGACGAGCGCATGACGTTTAAGCCTTGCTCGGTCTGCCAGATAGCCAGCTCGTGATAATACGGCGGCACCACGCCATCCACAAACACCGGTGTCAGGTACCCGGTCGATGGATTGTTGTACGGATACAGTGCGCCCACGAAGGTAGGCTGCTGACACTCACCCACTGGGCAAATATCGATATCCGCATCGGGTGCATCCCAGCCGATGATTTTCCCTTTCAGGCGGTCACCGTCTTTGTAGAACCAGACAACCCGCTGTGGCATACGGCCTGTCATCGCACGTGGCCAGAACGGCTTCTTGCTGGCATCCCGCAGGTTCGTTGGAGTGGCGACCCACTCGTCCAGCACTTTGATCTGCTCGGGGAAGGTTTTGTCGAGGTAGGCTTTGATGAAGGCATTCTTCACCAGCGTTTTGTACTCGTCTTCGGAAATCTCGACACGGACTTTCATGTAGCTGTTGGTTTTAAGACTGGTCAGCGTTTCCAGCATGGCAATCAATTTGATGTCGGTCATGTTCTCTTCTCATCAAACAAAAAGAAAGGGCCCCCGCAGGGGCCACTGTTAGAGGAAGCGAGCATCTGGAGAACTGTTCCAGACGCGCTCCTCTTTGTGGTTAATGGTGGCCTTGCCCGAAGACAGTGCACCGTTGGTGGTAAAGGCCGCAACTGCCGGGAGACGCTCACCGGATTCTAAATCCAGAATCTCCATACCGCCGGCTGTCGGGTCAGCAATGACCATGTAGCGCGTGGTGGCGTCGTGCGGGTAGTTGCGTGAGGTGTCCTGCAACTCGATGTCGAGTGCATGGAGCTGACGCTTCACGTAGAAGAAGTTCTGCGTGTGTTTGTTAAAGAGAGGATGACGGAACGCATGGTTAAACCACGTCAGGCTGATTTTCGTAGCAGCTTGCGCGATAACCCCGACGTTCTCATTCCGGTGCATCATTTGCTGCAGTTCCAGCACTTTGGTAGTCGTTGATACCATACTGCGCAGGGCATCGCCGTCAACATTAAACGCTGTCATCAGATTAACGAAATACTTCGCATGGTCGTGGATATTTTTAACTTCTAACATGATGGGCTCCTAGGGTGTAACAAAAGTCGATTAAGTTAAAAAGGGCCCTGTAGCCAAAAACTCTGGGGGTTGAACTACAGGGCCAACAGACTACCAATGTGAGAGAGTGATGTGTTCTCTCACCAAGGTAATATCTATCTCAAATTACTTGGGATAGACAACGGTAACCCACCACGGCGGTGATGGGTTCGTTTCGGATAATAGCCGTGGCTACTCGGTGGTGTCCATCCCAGAGTCGATACCGGCCATTGATGCAGGTGGCAATTACCGCACACTTAACCCCGTGGCGTAACATATCTACAAAATCAGCGTGGGGCAGTTCATCTTTCACTCGCATGCGGATTTCGGCTTCCAGATACTCTCTGGCTTCAGCCGAAGTTGACCACAAATCAGAAAAGTCGGATGGGTGTAAAACCCGTTCCTCCCAATGCCCTTCATGAGCGGGAAAGAAGAATTCGCTTCCGTCGTTGTTATCGCTTCGATACGATTCGGCATACTCTGCCAGTTCACTCTGAGACATAGACTACCCTCAGTTCAAGTAGAAGGTTTGAATCTGTTGGTTATTGGCAAAAAATGAAATAACCGGCTGGGTCTCGCCTTCGTTATCCGTCGACACACTAAAACGTGGCACCGGCATTTCGCCACAGTGCTCGCCAGTGATGTTCAATGGGGTGACCAGTTTAGAGCGGGTATTCAACAAGACATACCCGTAGTCTTCTGGTCGTTTGAGTTTACAGGGCCCAAGCTCGAACGCCAGAATAACGAGGTTGCCCTGTTCGGCAACCTCGAAGCAGCGTCCATCTTTGAATGCTTCCACTGTGCAGCGTTTCATCGGGGTGCCGTTGTTCACACGGTAATGGGGAATTTGCTCCCCATCGAATTCTGCGTGTGCGACCCCCGCAATTAATATCCCAAGCAAAGCAAACAATCTGAACATGCGACCTACCTTTTATTGTATCGTGAACTTCGACACTGGCTCTCCATGCAGTGACATGACAATGAAGACCTGATTATTCGTGGGGTTCTTCACAAAATTGAGTACAACTGAGGGGTCGCATTCCTCGGTGGGCAGGGCTGACGCGGCTTGCTGTTTGTCGTCGAGTAAATAGAAGTAGCCCGCAGGACAGGTTTCACCGCCCGGCTGATGCAGGATTGTGAACTGTTCCATCTTCTCGGTTTCCCGGCAACTGTTCGCCACAAGTGGATTGCTGGAGCATTTGTCAAAGCCCGCTGGCTGGTATTTGTAGGGCTTAATCAACACACCGTCAAACGAGGGGGCAGCACGCACAACCGAGATGTTAGCCGCAGCAACGATAAAACCAATAACAATCAGAATGGCACGAAACATGGACTTCTCCTAAAAAGATTATTTAATGTAAACGATTTCAACAGGGGTGGTGTCATCTAAGAAGACAACCGCCATTTTGTTATCCACGGTAAAGAGCTTCGCATGGATGTTACCCCGACAGGTGTTGGTTTTGGTGTGAACCCGATAACCTGTTGAGGTATCAATGTTGATATAGCTCCAACGGCCGGCTTGGCACTGTTCCGTACCGGGTTGGTGAACTAAGATGTAAGTAAAGGTTTGGTCAACCTGCACAGTTTCACACTGGCCGGTAGCGGTGGTCTTTGTATTACACCAGAACTGCGCGTTAGATTTAGGAGCGTCCCCATCCTTTACAACATCGGGCACTTCCAATGTCAATGCTTGGGCAGCGAATGCACTCATGAGGAGCGCTAGGGCGATAAAGACTCGTTTCATTTTGACTTTCCTTATAGGAAAATAAATAAAGGAATCCCCACCCTATAAAGGATGAGGTGAACACGTAAATTTAACGCTTAACGGTTAAGCGTCCGATAAGCTCTGACTCGTTGTAGAAGTCCACCGCGTACACCCCATTCTGACGCAGTGGGATGATGTGCGCAGAGGTCACACCATCGTCACAGGAGATATCCCGTAAGCGTTGGAAATAGTGGGTACGTGTGTTCGCCAGTACCAGACCCGTACAGCGGTTGGTGACCGTGGCAAGACGATAGACCGTCCATTCACTTTTACTGGCCAGCTCGACAACAACTTCATCCGGGTCAACCGGCATAGAGTCTTCGGTGGGTTTAAACACGGCCGGTAACACACTCGGGGCTGAAACGGCGGTGGTGGTGGCGACCAACAGGAACGCCAAAAGAACTGCTTTGCGCATTGCTTGTAATCCCAAAAAGAGGAGACATCTGTCTCCGGTAAGGTTAGTGTGGCTGTACGTGGTTATCCACGACGTTCACACGACGGTTAATGCGGTCTTTGTCTGAGTGAGCCAGATGCAGGCTAAAGTCCGAAAGGTTCGGCTGTGAGAGTCCGTTGCTTAACAACAGTGCAACTTTTCCCGCTGACGTGATGACCACAGTTTCCACGTCGCCCAGATTCTTGCTACAAGAAATCACCCGATAGCTATCGATGACTTCGTGATTCTTATCGGTATAAACCAGTTCCATTGATTACTCCTTGCCATGAAAAAGGGCAACCCGAAGGTTGCCCGTGTCGATATTAGAACTCGCGGGGGATGAAGAAGGTTGGCGCTTCAGGGTGCCAATCCAGACCCGCTTTAATCTGCCCGTCTAAATCCGCATAGGTGAACAACACGGTTTCGGTACGGCCTGTCCTGTGGTCGGTGAAGACAACTTCAATTGCGAACTGCGCTGGCACAACATGCATGGAGAAGTCGTCATCAGACATCATCAGATCTTTGCCGTGGTGGTCGAGCCACTGAGCAAAATCCGCAACGATGGTGCGCACCATGCGGTACGGCGCTTGGAAACCTAACTGCGGCTTCGCGTGGTTCTCAACGACTGAACCCCACAGTGTCGCAATGTTGGCCTTCAGACACGGGACAAAGACAGACCCTTTACCAAACTCCTGACCCAGCCTTTCAACCGAGTCATGAACATGGTCTTCCAGTGCATTGCGTGTGTTACGCGGCCGAGGTGGTGGTGTCATGACCTCACGGAACGACGCTACGACCCACAAAGGCAGGTGTGGGTTATTGGTGTTGACATCATAAGACCCCGAGGCTCGAACCATGCCCGCAATCGGACTGAACCACGTTTTGGTAACCCCTACGTCAACGGTAATACGGACCATGATGTGGGTTGCGATATGCATGGGGTTGCGCACGTGCGCCATGAACTTCTCGCGCAGTTCCGCATCATCGCCAATCCTACGCTCGATGATGCTAATGATGGCATCTGTTTCAGCAACCAGTGACAGCTCAGCACTGCCAATCAATTCCAACACCGGTTTCGCCAAGTTATCGGTGGAGGTTGCCCACAGCACTTGGTAGGTGAACGGGAACGCCACACGGTAATAGTCCCGCAGATTTCGCAGGTAGGTTTTGACTGCGATGAAAAGGTTCTCAGGCGAACGTTGTATCCCACCCAACCCCTGCAGCTCTTGTGGTGGAGTTAACATGTTCAGGATACTGTCGACCGTGACCTTAATGGCAGACTGTGTAGATTGTGTGGCTAAACGCGGGAAGAAATCCGCTAACGCCCACGAACCGACAATCGCTACTTTAGTGGTTTTTCTTTCAAGGAAATAGACCACCCACATCCCGTCACGGTCCATTGTGTGGTAGATGACATAGCCCGGGAATTCTTTGGCGGCAGTTTGCGCAACGACTAGCGCCGCCTCTTCGAGACTGTTTGCCCCATCAATGTTTACGAGAAGCGTGCCAATGGTAGTCGTCACCTGCCCTGGAAGAATGCCTTGGAAACTCCACTCAAGTGGAAGGGCGTTTAACCATGCTTCGGTGGCAATGTAAGCGGTTAATTCTTCCCCGTTGGCTAAACTAAGACACAGTCGCAAATCGGCATTGATATCGGTTACATTGTTCTTCAGGTCGGGCGAGTGAATTGAAAGCCGGATAACAGAAAGATCAGTTTCTTTCTTTGCGGCTGCCACAACGGCTTCGTGCAGCGCCACTGCCAGTTCAGAACTCTTTTGAAACTTACCTTTTAAGTTGGCAAGTTCACGCTCGACGATGGTTTGGAATTTCTGTTGGTTGTTCATGCGGTAATACTCTGGGTGTCGGATTCGAAGCAGGCACACGGAACCAAAGGCCATGTGGGAGGTCCTGTCGATAGCGACGAGTTAAGTTAGGATGAAAGGAGTAATGCACAACTCCACGAAAATAATATCTATCTGAAATCATTTTCGTTCAAACATACCCCAAAGGATGAAAATTAGACGTAAAAAATAAAAGTAGGTTACACCCGAAGGTGTAACCTTTACTCTTAGACGGTGCTGGTACGTTTGACCTTCAGCTGTTCAGCACTGAAGACAAAGTATTGCGGGATGCCGTCGCTGCCCAGCAGGCTGGCTCCGTCGTAGCCTTCTTTAATCAGGCGCTCGACAATCTGCTTGTTGCCAAACACGGTGCCCGGTAACAGGTCAACGTCCGGCAGCACCGGCAGGGTGTCTTTCAGCAGGCTACGCAGATTCACACCCGGATTGAGTTCGCGAATCTTTTTGTAGTGCGGGGTCTTTTGCACTTCGTGTTCGTTACGCACAGCGAAGGTGATGGCGAAATCACGGCCCATCAAATCTTCAATCTGTTGCAGCTTGACGTAAGTGCCTTTGCGATCGTTGACGAAGAAACGGTTGATGTTCACTTCGGTTTCAATCAGCGTGTACGGGTCACTTGACTCGCCGCGCTGGCGGTCAATAGATGCCTTGAGTGCATTGGCGTCTTTTACCAGTGTGTAACTGGGCGTGAGTTCCGGCAGGGAATCAGATTTACCGGGAACTGCCAGAAATGCGGTGACCTTCATTGGTTTGCCTCTTAGTTAATCGCGTACTGATGCCGTACGGGCTCATAAGACAGCGCAGACAGGTGCGCACGGCCACGCTCGACCTCCTCGGCTGACCAACCCATGATTTGGATTTGGTAGTCGTAGGGCTGGTTACTGTTGCGAATGTGGCGCAGACGCTTGCGCAGGTTATCTTGGTCTTTGACCTGAAACTGTTCGAGCGGGGTACCCAGCGTCGAGCGGGGGCTGCGACAAATCACAGACAGCGGGTCGGAACCGTCGACGTTTAACCACGTCGGGACATCAACCAGCAAAAAGCCGAGCTTGTGCTCAAGGCGATAGTCATTAAACAGGTCTTGGGCGATGACCGGGGCAAAGTTCGCCACACAGGTCAGCACCGTCACAATCGGGTTGGGGTGCACTTCGGCAAAGATGGATACGATGGCGTCACCGTCGATGGCCACGGCCAGGCGTCCACCGCTTTTGATGATGTTGTCTTCAATGCTGGAAAAATCTAACTGCGCTAACTGCTTTGGAAAGTCTGCTTTGAATTCTTCAATTTTTTTATAGCGACGTAACAGCATGATTGCTCCTTAGAGGTAAGAAAAAAAGAGGGCCGGGACCCTCTTGTACTGAATGTTACTGCCCTTTCTTAATAACCAGCTCAACTGTTAATAATAACTGTTGGCCCAATACCCGGTACGCAGTCCAGCCTTTCTCCACGAGAAACTGCCCCGCCATGTCAAGGCGCATCGCCATGGGGAACTCGGGATGGCCGTTCTGACGGGTCCGGGTTGAGGGAATGAGCCATGCCGGGTCGTTGATGCTGCGGTCGTCTGCATCCGCTGTTTCCATGATGTCCCATTTGGTACGGTCTTGGAAGTTCACGAACCCTTCAAAGGTGCGACAGAGGTGTGGCTTATCCGGGTTGTTAATTTGGGTGATATTAATCATCGCACCAAACGACACGATGTTATTAATCTCCACCTTGCAATACGCCGCCGACACGGTGACCTGCGACCCGCCTTTGAGTTCCTGCTGCAGATTGTGCTGTAGTTGTTTCGACACAAACTTTTGCACCTCGGCGAGTTCTTCGTACTGGTGAATGATTTTGACGTTGTTGCGCGAAAGCACCTTCCCGTACATCAAACTCTGAATCCAACGGGGTAAAATCGGTTGGAGACAGCGCGAGGCTTTCTCCCAGTTACTCTCCATCGACGGGAAGAACTCCGAAACAGGGTAGTCACGGGCAAGAGAGGAGCTGCATTCAGATGGGTCTTCATCGTAAAAAGCCATGGTAGTATCCTTTTAGAGCAACTAACCTCCAACCCAACTCAATGTGAGGGGTTTAGGAAACGTTAGTGCACAAAGATGATATCTATCTGTATTATTTTAAGGGTTGACGTAACGAGACCACCGCCTGTATTCGCAGCGGGTGTTTCGGTGGGTGGCCTAGCGGCTGGATAATCACCGCAAGCTCAACCCGCACCGCGTACGTAAACTGCGGGTGGTCGGCCAAGCGCACCTGTGCCATCCCCCGACAGTTCATGCCGTAGACCAACATCCCCGTGCGGGCAATCTCCAACTCCACAGCGTCCAGTAACGGCCCGGCGACCGTCCTTAACGGCGCTTGCGTTTCCCACATCATCATGTGCGTGTAGGGGTAGAGCAACTTCCCTTGAATGTAGGTTTCAATATTGCCCACTACCCATTCGGGTAAGACTGCCGGCAACACCTCTTTGACAAACCCCTCGAGCATCTCGATCGGGTCTTTGTGTCGAATACCTCGTAACACCGCTTCCACGTTTGTTCTCCTCGTTAAACCCAAACCCAAGATAAAGGAAGTCGTCTTCGTCCCTCAGACTCCGCCCCTGTCAAAGGGTATCACATAGTCCCCCTACCCCCGTGTGTTCTATTTCAGACACAATAGATCGCTTATCTGTAAAAACTGAGGTACCTGTTTGTATGATAACAGGAGACCGACATGATCAACTCACAGGTGAAGTTTTACTCAATCGGTATTGTGGCGAAAGACAAGCCTCAAGGTACCGATTATATCGACGCTATCGCCATTGAGGTGAACTTTGTCGATCCGACCAACGTCGACGCAGAAACGTCGGAGGATGAATTTACTCATATCAGTAACGGGTCACAGGACAACCTGAAAATCAAAGGGGGCAACAGCATTCGTGCTCGGTGGTGGAAATGGAACACCAACCGCGTGACCTCGCCCGATGTCTGTAAAGAAGACTCGGTGATGCTATTCCAGTTGGGTGATACCGACATGTATTTCTGGATGGACTTTAACATCTCGAACGTGAAGCGACTGGAGAACGTCATCTACGCCTGGGCAGCGGACCCTGCCAACCAAATGGCGGACGACTTCTCGAATGCGTACATGCTGAACGTGTCACCCAAAGAAGGCCACATTACCCTGCGCACCTGTATGGTGAATGGCGAGAAAGCCGCCTTTATGCACCAGTTTAATACACGTGACGGTACATGGGTATGTCAGGACCACAAAGGTAACAAGTATTGGATTAATTCCATTGAGGACGATGTGGGGTTTGAGAACGCCATGCTGTCCAAGGTGAATGCCAATAAAGAGGAGGTCTTCATCTTCTCTAAAAAAGCGATTTACCTCGAAACCAAACTCATCAGTGAGAAGTGCGAGAAACGTATCAGTAGTGCAACCGCCTCGATGCAGTGGACCACCAAAGATTGGCTCACCACGTCTGAGATGTCGATGTTCAAAGGCCCACTCGAAGTCACCGAAGACTTCAAGTACGGCGGTAAAGGTACCGGTGTTGGTACGTTTACGGTCAGCGAAGCCATCATCGCAAACATTACGTTCTCGAAACACTCGCACAAAGAGCAGGGCGACGGTAATGATGTCGGACTACCACATTAACCTCTGGAGAACAGCTCATGGACGCCAAGGCGCTACACAAGGCCCGTGTCGATAAGTTGTGTAAGCAACTGCCACACCGTACCCGTCGGGGTATTGAAATTGCATTAAAGAACCCAACACGTTACTGGCAGCTTATGCGACAGATTCGTGCGTGCGAAATGCCGATGGTTCAATAGACTACAAAAATACAGATGGTCTCTGTATTGTGACGATACTGTCGATGGCTACACTTGTAGCACTACACACAACCCGTCGCTTGCAAAGCCACTTTTTTCAGCAAAAAAAGATTGCAGGCGTCCCTACCTCTTACGGGGTAGGGACTCTTCTTTTTTACAGGGTCTGAGCATTTGTATGTAGGATATGTTAGCTACCCACTGTAGTTCAACCAATAATGGAGAGTAAAATGAAAGAGTTTCAATCATCTGAGACCATTCCAGCAGAATACGAAGAAATCGGCCACGTGTCGGTTTCTGGCTTAAGCACGCTGGATGAAGTTACTGAAGCCCTGTCTCGCAAGGCCGAAGAAAAAGGTGCTGACGCTTTCAAAGTCATCTCTGCTGGCGGCAACAACAAGCAGCACGGTTCTGCCATCATCTACAAACACTCAGACGCTGTATCTGAGTAAAACTTAACCCCGCTCGTTCTGGGCGGGGAAAGTTGTTTTTCAACTAAACGTTCTGGAGGACGAAATGGAAGTATTCAAATCACCTGATGACGTTAAACTGGACGAGTGGAAAGAGTACCACCGTGTTCAGGCTGCAGCGGATAGCCCAGACGGCGTTGAGAACCTGCTTGCGAAACAGGCAGAAGACAACGGCGCTGAGGCATACGCAATTGTCGGTTACACCGGCAAAGACCGTATCGCTGGCGAAGCCATCCTGTATCGTCGTGACCGTGCCAAAAAGTACGAACACGCGACAAAGGAAGACGCAGCCGCAGCTATCGCGTTACGACGCGAAGAAGTGGCGGGCATGGAAAACGTTAACCGTGGCGAAGCGTTAGTTGAACGTGACACCGCGCAGACCGTGTTCCCGGGCAATGACAACATTGACCCGAATGCCAAGTCTGACATCGCACGTGCTAACCAAGCGTCAACAGGTGCCGATCCAACTGCGGGTAAAACCGAGCATCATGCTGTAGAGCCTGATCCGGTTGCGCAGGATGCCGACGTTGAAAAAGGTACTGCTCCACAGCAGAATACCGGTGCAGCCCCAGAGACTACACTGGATTCAGAGCAAGATACCAAATAAGTAAAAGGTCCCCACTCCTTCGGGAGTGGGGTACCCTTCTTTTGTTTGTCTCAAAAATTACGTACACTTGAGTCTTTATGTGGGGATATGAGTTGCATTGGATGACGCCAATTAGACCTACCCCCTATAACACGCGTTCAGTTACGAGTATCGACTTTGTCCATTGGACAGCTCCACCCTCCGAGGGGTGGGGCGCTTTTTCTTTTATTTGCGTGCCTTGAGTCGACGCATCCAGACTTGGGTGTCTCGCCACGCACGTTCCGTTGCAATCGGCTGGGCATCGTTCACCACAGACTGCTGCTTCCAACGGGCATGAGACGCCACCAGATTCGGACGGTCCAGCTCTTGGGTGTGAAACGTCCACTCCCCCTCTTCCCACGTTGGCCAGTAGTTTACGCACTTACCGAAATCGTTGACAATCATTCCTAGCGGAAGTTTACTGTCAATGTCATTCGGGTCACGTAAATGGAACCGGCCGTAAGAACTGGCAAGGTTGAGTGCCACTTCATCAATCTCCAGATACGGGGTGTCAATCACCACCATAAAGGAGGACTCGTGTTTAAGCAACGCTTGCAGGGTTGAGGAGTTCAGGATACGGTAGGTGGAGCTCGGTACTGACAAGTCATCCACACCGATGTCATCCCAGTGGTAATACTCCCGGGTTTCATGAATCAGCTTTAACACGCTCAGGTTCGAGAGTGATAACATCACCGCCTTTTGGCTGAAGTACATGGACGCAGGCAGCCAATGCAAAATCCCCCCGATAACGTACGCCACCGTTTTCCCCGTCAGGTCTTCTGGCAGCGACACCATCAGTCGACTGTAGAAGTCGCGGGTCTCATCCAATCGCGTGACCGTTAAGCCACTCAGTGGATAGGTACGCAACTCCCCCACATCGTTTAATACCAAACAGCCCATGCCCGGTTCGTGGCATTTCTGCACAATCCGACCCGCACCGTTAAGTCTTACCCCCACACTGTCGTTCTGGTGCGAGACCCATTGCCCTGCCACATTAAACAGCACATTGTGACGATACTGGTCTTTGTATTCGTCCGGCAGCTCCAGCACTACATCGGTGGCATCTTCTAAGGCAAAGTCCTGCGTGAAGTGATACCCCGGCGGACATAAGTGCGGCTGTGGTTGGAAGTCACAGAACAGGGATTGGTAATGCGCGAAGTTATACTCGAGAACCGGGTAGCCCTCTTTCAGCGTCGGAATCGCAACACCGGCTTGTTCGTTCAACCAGTCTTGCAGGGTGTCAGTTCGGTTTTGTAATGCAGCCAGATGGTACTGGCTGAAGAACGTGTATTGGCGATCTAATGACTCCAGACCCACTTCGAAGGTTTGGTAGTCGCTCACCAGTTGATTGAGCGGGCGTGAAACGTCGACGGCTTCCCATCTGCGGGTAGAACGATTAAAGCCGTACGCACGGTCAGCCTGCACTTGATATACAGCGGCCACAGGCGAATTCCTCTAAGGGTAAAGGTCATAGTATGAACTCGACGACCTTGTGATAAGAGGAGTGTATAATGGCAGTCGTCTTTGACCCACATCAGAAAGAAAGCGGGAATCTCATTCCCCAAGAGGCGGTAACGCCTATCGGTTCGAAGTACCGAGTGCTCATTCCTGCAAACGCCCCTTTTTACACCGGCTCTGTCGTGGTTACCTCTAACGGTAAAACACTGAAATTCGGTCGTGACTACGTGTTTGGGCATCGCTTCATGACCGGCATCCAACGCACCGGCAGAAACATCCATGCCAGCATCTGGATAACCAACGAAGACTACGTCAATAACTTTGCCGTGGACTACCATGCAGTTGGTAGTGGTATCGCCACCCCAGCACAAATCGCAGCGGAACGTCAGGCAAACGCCGACAAGTACCCGGTTGATTGCCAGTGGGAAGAAGTGATTGGTGAAGTCTATTTCCCCCCGGTCGATATCCAATTCGACAAAGCCAACTGGCAAGGTGAGTTAGAACTGATGCAGGCCATCGCGGCCATCGGTAAGAAGATTGCCGAAAAACCCGCCCTGCCTGACCCCTACACCACCTCGTCTGTACCCACAACCAACCACGAAGGTTTTTTCAGTCGTGGCGAAGTGGTTTACCAGAACGACCTCAGTTATTTGGTTAAGAAGAAACCCACCGGGCCGTTTTATACCATTACCGGGTATAATTCAAACGGGATGGGCGATTACCGGCTGATTGTTAATTTCAATCTGAAGTCGTTGTATAGTCAAGTGACCCCGCCTATTTTTGCGATGCTTTTGCGCAATTATTGGGGCAGTGGCTTTGCTGGTCTGCATCTGCGGTACATGGATGGTGATTTGAAACTGGCGCTCTACGCCGGTGACAACACGTATACCTATTACCCAATTGCGGCAGCAGGGAAGGGCTTGGCTATCTTTAACAAGCCCTTTACGGTTACCGTCATTAACAGCAAGACGCACGACACAGTGTCGGTGGTTGTGACGCAGGAAGGGCAAACTGTTCTTAACTACACGGTGGATATCCAAAACCCACCGGCGTCGGTTTCTGCGGAATGGACGTTGTTTAATGTCCGTTCGAAACTCAGTGACCGCACAACTGATTTGCGTTTGCAGTTCGATGTCGGCGTTAACGATACGTTCTCGTTTAATGACTTCCCGGGATACGGGTATAGCGCAGATGATAACGCGCCGGTCTTAGCATTACTGAAAGACTACGCCGAGATTGTCAACGAGTTGTACCGTGGTGCGCCGGCACACGACCACGTGGGGGACACGAACGACCCGCACGAAGATACCCCGGGTTCAATTGGTGCACTGCCGTTAAACGACATTGCCTTTGACTCGGCCTTGGCGTTTGGTCGCACACAAGCGGCACTGGCCGTGTACATCAATAACCTGTTACCAAAAGCAACGGATCTGAACAACCGCATTCTGCGTATCGGGAACAACACTCCGGTACCGGGGGCGTTCACCCTGCAACCGGGCTTGGGTCAAATCACATCAACGTCGGCTGCCAATGAAACGGCCGGTGTGGAAACCATTGGTACCGTTGATGACAAGATGATTCGTCTTCTGTCAAAAACCTTCCAACGGCATGTGACCACCCAAAATGCCTCGGCAAAAGCGGGTACCAACGAACTGGTGTTGTACAGCGACAGCCGTAAGTTGCAGTGGAAAGGTAAGCCTCTGCTTGACCCGACGACCGTGATTCCGTATTTGCCGGGCGTCACAGGCAGTGGGGATGGGCTGTTTTACGGCGAGAATACCGCGACCTTTACCATTAACGGTAACGGGATTCAAACCGTGCCGTTTAAGGTGCAGTGGCAAGCACCGAGCAACGCGAACCGGGATACCTCGGCACTGCGTAAACTGACCGTGGACTTCGGTACCAGCGATGACTTGCTGGCGACCCCGGCGCTGCTCAGTAAGCTCGATGCCCTGTTCACCGGTAAGTTGTTGTTAGCCAAAGCCAATATCAACGGTATGGCGCTCTCCTCGTCTGTGACCATCGACAAGCTCACCTTTAACCTGAGTGCCGTGTCCAACACCCCGGATACCCTGTTGCCGGTTTCCACCGCGCAGCAGACGGAGTTGGATAAGTACGCTGACACGACCCATACCCACACACCGGCGCAGCTCGGTATTGTGGCGGGAACGGACAAGGTTAAAGGGTTGGTGAAAACCGGTAAGCTGGTTGACGATAACACGGCCGCACTTGATGCTGCTGCCGTGACCCCGTTGGTGACCCGTACCGACACTCTGGCCACCACCGCAGGCAGTGTTGACTCCGGTGCCGTGATTGACATCATCCGTTACGGTACCCCGGGTGCAACCGCCATTCCGAATGCGTTAACTGCATCGGGTTGGATGGTGAGCATCAAAGCCAACACCTATTTCGTGCGTCTGCGCTACGATGTGCCTCTGGGGAGTTTTAACCTGACCCAGCTGACGTCTTCACCCAGCAACAAAACGTTCTTTGTGTACGTGGACGTTGTGAACAATGCCGGGTTGTACCGGGTGAGTTTGACCAAGCTTCCTGAGTCGGCAACGCTGACGGAGATTGGCAGCTTTACCACGGATGACAGCAGTGTGTTGGATTCAACCATCAGCAACGTTACGCGGTTGGGTGAGTTCCGTGAACTGGTCGAACATGCGGCGTCGAAAAACGACCATAGTCACCGGGCCATGACACAGGCGGAGTTCGGCTTTACCTTTAACAACAAAGGTGAAGAGTGGGTAGGCGGAATGAAGGGTTCACTGCGTCGTGACGCCGATTGGCGGGCACGTGGTGTGGATGGGTGGCGTAGCCGTGAGAACGTGCGCTGGGGTGCGTTAAACGCCGCCTACGAGGGTCTGGTCTTCAGTGCGGGCGGTGTCAACGCTGCTGACCACCTTATCATGCAGTGCATTACCCCCTACTACGCGATGCAGGATGCGTCCGTCACGTTTACCCCAACCGATGTCACCGGAAACGATGACACCCTGTTCGAGGTGATGGGGCTGGGCTTCACTGACAGTCGCGGGAACTTTAACCGGTTCTCGGTGTTGGTGAGTCGCTCGAACTACATCTCGGATGTCAACGGTAATCTGTGCCACTTAGGGTTTGCCATTAACTACGGCAGTCCCAAGCAGATTATCATCGGGGCGTCTGACTACCCGGTGAACAATGCCAACACGTGGGCCAGCCTGCTTGCCACGGTCGCAGTCTTTGCGGATGCGGCGACGTTGCGCTTTACGGTGTCGTTACCGTCGAGTGCGGTGGTGACCTTAAACCTCGCTACCGGTGTGCTCACCATGGGTACGCAGACAATCGACCTGAACAGCCGTCTCAGCGCCGCAGGCATTACCTTAGCCGAAGCTACCAATGTTAACCTAAAACGTCACTACGGCGTTGGTGGGAGCTTTAGTGGCCTGTTCCGTTGTCGCGTTGACGCCCCGGCTGCAATGTCGGACAACAACGTTTACAACACCCTCGTTTCTTTTGTAGAAAACTTCTCGGGTCTGGAACGTGCACGGTACATTGAAGGCGTGCTGACCACCGAGATGCTGGCCATGACTGACACCCAACTGCGAACGGCGATTGTGAAAGCAAACACCGACACGCACTACAGTGGCATTCCGCGCTTCATCTCCACGGCTGACCTCATCCTTTACACCGACAAAGTGAATAAACGATACACCGGCGTGGTGCTTCGTGATTAAGGAGAACTAAATGAGTGCGATTCCTTACGATTGGAAAGGCACCGCCAAGACCAATCAGTTTACTGAGGAGCGTATTCTCGAATCGGACATCGCCTCGGAACGTGTGCTGGTACTCCAGCACCGTCCGTTCTTCCAGTCTGGGTTTTCCGTGAGGCAGGCAACTGCCTCTAACCCTCTGACTCAGGGCGTCGATTACGAGTTGGCTTATCAGCTGACAGAGCTGGACGACTCAGTGGCCAGTCCGGTGTTCTGCGGGGTTAACGTGATTAACCCGGCCATCAAGGGCTCACTGATTTTCACCGGTCAGCACTTGGGCGGGACGTATTACGACGGACTGTTGGAATCCTTCGACACGTTAGTGAAGTATTTGAACAACCCAACCAGTGCACGCTGGCTGAATGTGGACAACCGCCCTTCTTTGTATCCCGTGATGCCGGCAGCCACCTCGTGGCATGACCTGCTGAACAAGAAGTACGTGGCGTCTGCGATTCATGACGTGGAACTCGATGCCGGTTCGGCCAACGATCAAATCAAAGCCAAACTTGACCAGCTGAAAGTCACCGTCGAAAGTCTGCACACAGAGATTGAAGCCTTCGATTATCCGTCACACGTCAATGCCAAAAACCCCCACGGAACCAATGTCACCCAAATGGGGGCACACCCGATTTCCCTGAAAGCGGCGGATACCTTCCTCGCCTACGGGAAAACCCTGCGGGAGTTAACCGCAGAGATTCGGGCACTGGGTTTGCAGCAGTCCGATATCGACAAGTATATCGAGACGTGGGCGTTTAAAGACATCCAAGGTACGTTTGTGCAGTTGGTACAGGCCAACCGTCCACTCTTTAAATCCAAGAACGGGGCGTCCAGCGTGCTCTTTACGGACACCGGCTTTGACCTGACCACCACGGGTGGGATTGCACTGCGGGCAGGCTATAAAGGCGATGTGGCGTATTTCGAATGGGTCGCGGGTTCGAACGTCATGCGTATCGAGTCTTCAGGCAACGCACTCGGCATGGATAAGCTCTCGGTGAATGGGGTAACCCTACTGACCACCACTACGCTGATGGACTACCAAGCCGAAGATGACGGGGGCGGAACTGACCCGGATGACTCCAAGCTTTACGTCCAGTCTGAAACGCAAGGCTTGACCCCGAGTGGGAAAGGCTCTAAAGCCGACCCGGTGAAATGGAACGTCACCCTGCCGGATGCCACGACCACAACCGACGGCGCGGTGACATTGGTGACTGCGAAGAGCGATGTGGCAACCGGACAAGCAGTCACCCCGGGTGCAGTGGCAGCGTACGATACGACGCTTGGGCAGTTCGTCCCGAAAGCGACCCGACTGAACTCGGTGGCCATGGACGACGGTGCCCGTGTCCTCAGTAAAGCGGATATCGGGTTAGGGGATGCGGACAACACCGCGGATGTGGACAAACCGTTGTCAGGTGATTTGCAAACCGCACTCGCGGGCAAGTCTGACAAAGGCCACAAACATGCGTGGGCCTCCCTCAATATCCCGAATGCTACTGAAGCCGACCTTGGGGTGATTCGTATTGCGCCAACCGAAGCCTCGCTGGCAGACGGTCGGGGTGTGGCACCCAATGTGTTGTATCAACTGCAGCTGCAACTGGCAGCCGTGGCAGAGAACCTCAAAGGGGCCAACCCCAAAGCCGTGACGGACTATGCGGTGATTGGCGGGGCAACGTGGTCGGTAGCGAGTTCCAAGCTGGCGTTGTCAGTGCAGGACTTGAAATACTTCTACATGGCCAACGGTGGTCGCAAAGAAGGCCGGGTAACCGGGTCAGTGAACTTGGAAACCACCCCGATGTTCAACTGGTACCAGCCGACGAATGTCATCGAGCGTAACTGGGCAAAGGGTGTTCTGCACAATACGCAGTTGGCCTTAACCTCCAGTGCCACCACACTTCCTTTATACGCACGCACAATCGGCCTCAGCGCCTCGCAGCAGGGCGATCTGTCCATTATCTCAGTTCTGGCTAAAGAGCGCGTAGCGTGCTCCTCAGGCCGTCTGAGGGTGATCGCCTCGGCCGGGGGAAACATCAGTGTTTACATCAACGGCACCCTCGTGACTTCCGGTGCGCCGACGGTTGACGGGGTATTTGATGTGGATACGGCATCCCCGGTGCACACGGTCGCCTTACGGGCGGATTGCAACGACAGCACCAAACCGGCAGCATTGGCATTTGAGATTTGGGATAACAACTATCCTATCGTGGCATCATCGCCTGATACGAAGCTGGCCCAGTTAAGCGAGTTTATCAACCCGCGTAACAATCGCCACTTTGTGTATCTCAACATGAGCACCAATTCACTGTTTGGTCGTGCTGAACCGATTGCCTCCAACGACATCAGCATTACCCAGACCTACGTCGGGTATGTGGATTGTGGTCCGGCAGGAATGACCACGACAACGGTTGAGTTTGACACGGTGGCAGACTTTGGTCAGTTCCAAGAGATGGGTACGCACCAGAATCTGATTCCGGCACATGTCCCTGAGTCGAGTGACTGGTATCTCTCGGATAACCCGGGGATGAAACGTCTGCCCATTGCCTCCGACAAACCTGACTACATTGTGGCGGGTGTGGCGGGTACAGCAAACCTCGCAGCGAGTGTGCTCACACTCAAACCGACGGTTGACGGTACCGGCCCCCTGACGATGTGGATGGATACCCGGTACAGTGGTCCGCAGCAGTGGATGACCCCGGCGAACCCGTATGAGAACAACCTGCTCACGTACGAGGGCTCACTGGCGCTGTATATTCCGATTCGTCGTGTGCTGGGTAACACCCAGTTGGACTTGTGGCTGACCTTTGCACAGAAAGCGCGTAACGGTCAGCACAAATTCTTCCACATCAACGTGTTCACCAATGAGGCCGAATATGGGTACATGCCGGAGTTGCCCGTAAACGCTGCCAACAGTGCTAACCGTGCAGCACCGGCGGTTACGCCGTTCGATGTGCACCCGTACGACATGAGTTTGGTGGAGGCAACTGACCCGAGTGTTTGGGGTGAGGAAGTCAAGGAGACAGGAGCGTCGCGTTATATCGTGCGTTACCGCTACGTACCGAAGACCAACACCTTGCGTGTGGAACTGGTGCGGTTTGAGGACAACCGGTCAACACCGATTATTCGCAAAGTTACGTACGAACTGCCGTTTGATGTTCGGGATTGCATGAATGGCTTTGTGGGCTTTAACCGTAAGGAGCTGGCCTCCACAAGTCAGCATATCCTGCATGCCGGTATCTACCCGTCTGCCGATTACCACAACTACAGTTACTTCCGTAGCCTCTTTGAAGCCTACACCCGTGCCAACGATTACGCGGTACAGGGGAATGGTCGTGGAGTGGTTCAGAAGTTACTCAGTGGTGGGATACCTGCAAACTGGGCAGCACTGTCGGGGGCAACGGAGTTTATCGGACTGCCCACTGCCGGTAATGCGGTTATGCCGTCCCGCAGTAAGTACAGTCCGTTGGTAGCACATCCGGATCGTATCCTGTCGAAACAGCGTGTGGGTGCCGAGATTACCCGGGCGAAAGTCTGGTCAAGCACAGCCAACCCTTATCGGGGCGCTGCGTACAGCCGACGCTTTGCCTTGGTCGTGGAAGCCCCTGCGGACTTCGATGCGCTGGATTGGACGGTAAACGCCAATTACAACTTCCGCAGTTATGTCAATGGGAAATCGGTGCACAACAACAGCCCGCAGAACGGGGCCGTGGCAAGCAGTCGTTTGACGCCAACGGTCACAGGCTTTGCCGGTGATTTGTTGTACATTGAGTTTGTCCCACTGGCCATTGCCAGCCCGTTCTTCTTAGAGTCCACACTTATCTTTAAGAGCGGGGCACAGACTGTGGGCACCATCGACTTTAATGACGATGCTGCGGTTGTGGTGATGGAAGACACTGCCCCAACCCTCTTCCTGTGCAAATACCATCCGTTTAACCTGACCACCGCAATGTGGGACTGGGTCACGGGCATCATGCGAACAGAAGAAGGGGTCAGCACCGACCTCGGTGTTTGGAACTAACGGGAAGTCCTTACGGACAACCCGTCCGTAAGCGCCGTCCCTCTCGGGGGACGGCTTCCGTTTTCTTTAAGAAGTGGGAGTTTACACATGGCGACGGAAACCCCGGCCCAGTTTGAAGGCACGTTGAAAGTCTCGACGTTCCCAAACCGTTTCAATACGGTTATTCCGCCGGAAGGCCCTTTCTACCGCACCGGGCTGGTTATCACCGATTTAAATGATGTCCCGCTTATCGAGGGCATGGACTATTACCTCGGCTACTATTACAAAGAAGCCGCTGAGGCATTCCAAGCCGCGGTGTTTGGCGGGATAATGCTGCTGAACCACGATGCCATCAAATACAGCATCTACGCTGTGGGGCGTGATTACCGCGTACCGCAGAGCGAGATTGGCAAATGGCTGGTCAGCAGTGACCTGAAAGACCCCCGTAACGAAGACTGGTCTGCGTTGATGCGCTATGCGCCGACCATTCCAGCTATCGACCCGCCACAGGACTTGGACGAAGCCATTGCCCGCGATGAGATTGTCTCCGCGTTAAATGACATTCGTTTGGGCCTGATTAAGCGGGCAGGGGACATGGATGCCGCGTACAGTGAAGTCACTGAGCTCATCTATCAAACCGGCAAGAAAGTGTTCGACGATGGGATGTATCAGCACCACCTGCTGAAGTCCCACGGGCATTCGTACACTGCGGATGACATCGGGGCCTTGAAGGTCACGGATAAAGCCGTGGACGCCACCCGGGCATTTGGTCGCACCATTGACCAGCTCGTGACCCTGATGGCCACAACCGGTTTGCAGCAAAAGCACGTTGATTTGCTGATGCGTAACGACACCGCGTTTAATGACGTGTTCGGTCGCTTGCGTGTTCTCAACAACAATGTCCTGACGTACACCACCGCCAACAACGACCACGTTATCACCTTCAAAGGGCCGAACGTGTTGGTCTCCACCAAAAAGACTTTACGGTTCACCGCAGACAGTGCGAACACGAACCCGGGTGTGGCGGTGGAGATGTCAGCGGGGCTGAACACCTTAATGGTGCACTCGGGCCCTGATGCATTGGCTCCGGTCTTCAACGGGGTGTATTTGATTACACCCGACATGGTGGAGATGTACCTGCACGAGGTGAAACTCAAAGCAGCTAACGCGTACATGTCCTCTACGGAAACCGTGAAGGTCTACGGGTCAGGCAAGTCCTACGCCCCGTTCCGTCTGGAAGCGAACCTGCCCGAAGCCTCAGTGGGGGTGCGGGGTCTGATCAAGGTCACGTCCAACCGTACCTCACTCAGTGACGGTTATGCAATTTCACAGGCGGGTATTACCGCGATGCGGGATTTGCTGGGGAACTACGTCGATGACACTTACACCGTCAACGGCAAAGGTTTTGATGCAGACCAGACCTTAACCCTGACGCCTGCGGACGTCGGTGTCGAGAAGATGCAGAACACCGCACCGCTTGATAAGCCGGTAACCAAAGCGTTAACCGCCGCCGTGGCCAACAAATCCCTGACCAACCACACCCATACCCTCGCAGACGTGACCAACGTACCCTACGCCAGCTCTTCGGCAGCCGGCTTGGTGTTACTCTGGGATATTATCGATGCCAGCACAGACCGTGTGGTGACGGCTAAACAGGGGTATCTCTTTGAGAAGACTTTGGCGGATTTGGAAAGCAAAGCCAACGGTCTGATTCCAACGTGGGCGGTTATTGGGGCGTCGTACGGCAACCTCGGGTTCCTGCCTATCCCGGCACAGGGTAACTACGAAGGGTATGGCAAGAACAACAGCCAGTTCTACGGGGCGATGCGTTTTGAAGGGGACCGGTTGTATATTCTGCGTAACGGAACGGACGGTCTGACTGATCGCCACATCTATTACGCTTACGGTACCTTTAACGACGACAACACGCTCAGCAACGTCCAACAAACTTCACAGCGCTATCAGCCAGCCGGGATGACCACCAAGTACCCGGGGGTGACACTCAGTGCAGTGGTGGTGCCGGGGCAGGATGCCCTTATCTGTTTAGGCAGCGACGGGGCGTATTACCTCGTTGACCTCGCCGGGACAGCCGACCACAATCGCCACCTGAATGTGGTGCGAGTGACGTTCCCGACCATCATGGATGTGGCAGGCAGTAATGCGGCAATGGTGCCCGCCGGGGAAACGGATGACCTCGTGGTCTACGGCAGTAAAGTGTATCTGCTGCGCACCCGACTGGCGAACGACAGTTACCGTGTGGCCTTGGCGTCGGTTTCACTCAATAGCATCGGCGCACAAGACGTGGCCTTTACCCTTGAAACCTTGAACGGGATGAAGGGCGTGGCAGGTTCGTGGTTACTGCTCCGTGCCGAAGGGGGGTACGACACCGCCAACACCGAGACCGACCGGGTAGCGTACATCAGCCCAGCCGCACTCAGTACCTTCACGGTAGGGCGCAATCTGGTGCACGGGCCAACGTGTAACCGGGTGTTGGGGCAAGAGGATGAAGTGTTACGGGTGGCAATGACGCCAACGATTTGGCTGGCGAAAGCAACCGAGTCATTGAGCTTCAAGAACTGGTACACGACATTCACGCTCGACTTCGATACCCTGACGGTGACACTGGAGCACCCGGAAATCTTCCCACTGCAGTTACTGGATACCGGTGCGAAGTACAAAACCGGCGTGGATTTGTTGACCACGAACTACCCACTGAAGTGGACAGGGACCCAAGCCAACCAGCGTGCCTTTGTGGCACACCACGATGACAAGGTCGCTGTGCTTTCGGTTGGTAATGACAGTGATGTCCCGGTGCAGATAGTCACGATGGGTGTTCCGGGCGGGGGTGACCATTACGACTCGTTGTCAGCCGATGTGACGACAGGTGCGGTTGTGGGTAACACCACCAAACTCGACCAAGGACGTGGGTCTGTGTACGCCTCTGGCATGGCCTACCCGCTGTTCTTCGGTGGGGACTCTAAAGCCATCTGGCTCACCGGTACCAAGGATGCGTTGTGCGTTGAGGTGTTGTATTCAACCGACACGGATTACGACGTACCGGGTTACGGGGGCTTTGGTCCAACCAACAACCGGCGTGTTATCACCACGGCAACCTACGCTGCGATGTCCCAGCTGGCGATGGTGAAAGTGAATGCGGCAGATAAAGGCACGCTGAACGGGTGCTTCTTTACTAAGCCTGAAACGGTGCAGTACAAGAACGTGACCGGGAACCCGAACTTTACCGCCGACAAACTGACGCTGAACGATACCGAGTGGGCGAAAGTCCGCAGTATCATGTTGGCTAACGCCCCAGCGGGTGCAGCGAACGGCTACGCATCCGAGCGACTGATGGCCGCTGACCAAATCGGGAAACTGTATGTCGCACTGTGGGGCTTTGCGATTGGGACACCGCAGCAGCTCTTCTTGGGACAGGCCACGGCACAACGCTTTGTAGACGGTGTGAATAAAATCGACCATTACTACTTTGTGATGTACCCGTCGGTTTCCAACGGGATTCTCGCGTTTAGCTCCAGCACCCTCCAACTGTTGACGTTCCAGAACGACCTTGACTTGAACATCGCCAACGTCGGATTGGATTTCAGCTTTGGTGGAAAAGACCGCCGCTTTGGTCAGCCGCAACTCGTGTCCAACGATGGGCAGAAGTTTGTGCTCTATCTGCCGTCCGTGCTGCGTATCGCCCAAGTCGGGAATGGGGGTGCATTGAACTTCCGTGCGGTGTTGACCCTGACCGGTAACCAGTGGACCAGCTCCACCGGGGCACTGGGGCTTGACCGACCAACGTACAGCCCAAACACGTGGGTGTGGGTGAAAGATTTGAATGCGATGGTGAATTCGTATTTCAAACTGGACCCGGTGTTCTCCTCAGGCGACGCGTATCCGATTGCGGACTTCATGGCCAGTCCGTTTGGTTCCCCGGCGAATGCGCAACCGGTGGTGTTGGCGGGCGTGAAGACGGCGGAAGGGTGGATTCTTTACCTGACCGAGTCAGAGCGACTGTTCATTAACTCGAAAGAGTACGTGCTCGACCAGTACAGCATTGACTTCTCGTCGGCGTTCAGTGACTACCGAAACCAGACCTTCTATTTCCACGCTGAAGTCTACCCAGACGAAGGCACCACGAAGGCGCGGTACCGGGTCAGTACCGAACGTTACCCTGACAGCAGTAACCTGCTTTACGTGGGTTACGTCAAGACCGACAGCAGCCGTATCATCGAGGAGAACATTACCCCGGTGAAACGTCTGGGGGCGGTACGTCAGTTAGAGGAGCATGAGGGGGTTGCGTACAGCCACGGCTCGAACGTGGTGCGTGAACGGGCAGAGTCACCGCTCGGTCTGCTGGAACCGTTACCGATTGCGACCTCGGGTGATGGGTACGTGGGTCAGTCCGCACTGTCACTGGCGGTGGGATCATTGTTGTCTCGTCCGCTGATTAACCGTTATGTCCCGGCTTCCCAGCCGTGGTATTCCGGGGCAGTGTTGCCTGAGCTGTTCTGGGCTCCTGCCCGTGCAGTGGCCGTGACAGCAGCGGAGAACCCGGATGCAAATGCGTTGGGGCTTATCTGGATTGACATCAACCCACGGACGATTCCGGGCTACGGTACGTATGCGACCAAGTTCAAAGTGACCACCACCGGGGGCACGCTGCGACTTAAGTTTGCGGTGGATGACATGTGTCACGTCTACATTGATGGCGTGCGTGTGGCATCCGGCATTACCTCGAAAGGGTCAAACGCGCTCGCCACCCAGGACTTCCCGGTGTCTAACGGGCAGCACACGGTTGGGATCGAAGTCATTCAGGCAGGTACCGCCGGTGGGACCATCTGCCACATTGCTTTTATTGCCTACGATTGGAATGGGACAACCCAACGCGAGTTAATCCGCTCGAGTGGGACGTCGGTGGTGGCATTCACCTCAGACCAAGGTACGCAGTCCGGTAACCTCAACGTGTTGGAGACCGTCTCCCATGTCTATGTTCCGGTGGCAGACACCACAGGGGTGGTGAGTGTGGTGGCTCCGGAAATCAGCTACTGTCCGCCGTTCTTGGAGCGCGCGAATGGGTCGAACCGGGAAGTCGTTGTCGCCTCGAAGTTCTTCGGGCCTGACGGAAAGATGGTCACGCTGGGTGAGGTAACCATCAATCTTATGTTAATCCCAACGAGTAATTTGTCGTCTTAACCACTGGTGAGGGCAGGGATGCCCTCTCGTAAGGGAGCTTGGAGATGAGTGATATTATTTTCCAGTATCCGCTTGACCTTAAAGGAACTCTGACATCGAACGCGGTAAGTATCCCCGTGGTCTTGGGTTCCGGTAAAGTTAACCGGTCTTTTGCTTTTCCGGCAGGTCCGTTTTACGCAGACAGTTTTAAACTGCGTGCCACGAACTCGCCCACCACGCCGTATAAACGTGGTACCGACTACGAACTGATTTTCGCTCATCCGGCCTACATGAAGCTCTCGGGCAACAAAGAAGTCGTGATGGCAGTTGTAGTGACCAACAGCAGCATTCCAACAGACATCATCGTGACCGCTCAGGTTGTCGGTGGGCCAATGTCTGCGAACGTGACTGCGATTGAAAATGCGATTGCGATTCTGGGCATTGATAATAAGAAGGTGAACTTTGCCGACTTAATCGATTTCCCGGATACGCTACCGGGTGCCCCGGCGTTTAAAGACGTTGGCGATATCTTTGGTTTTGAATACGTCATTACCCTGCTCTCGGGTATTCTGGATGCGATTGGTTCAGGCGATGCCGTTCAGCTTGAGAAAATCAAAGACATCATCGGCGACATCAAGAATAACTTCTTGGACGCGCTGAATGCCCACATCAATGCCACGGGTAACGTGCACAACCTTGATATCCACGATATTGATGGTTTGACCGCAACCGAAATCCGTGCGTTGATTGCCGGCGTGCAGGCAGCTATCGATGCAACCCTCGTCCAGATTGGCGACCTTAAGGCTGCTGATACGGCACTGGGTGGGCGCATTGATGCCATCGTCAGTTCGCTGACCACCTTCAACGACCAACTGAACACGGTAGACCAAAACTACCAGAAGATGACGTTGATTGTGGCCAACCTCAATTCACTGGTATTGACGTTACAGAAAACCGTGAATGAGTTGAAGCAAACGGCCGTTGGGTTGCAAGACCAGATTGATGACCTCAAGTCCGGAGCCGGTGACGCACAGCAGCAGATTGACCAGCTGCGTGTTGACCTGACCGCACTGACCCGTCGTGTCACCACGACCGAGGGCAACATCGCCAGTGTTAACCAGACGCTCGCTAACCACCTGTCTGCCGCCGATCCACACACCCAGTACCTGCACAAGCAGTATGGCGGCGTGGTTCAGGCAAACGTGCACGTCAACGCCAACTTGACCACACGTGACGATGTACAGGCTGATGCCGGTTCACGTTAATATAATTACACACGGGCCTCGTCTATATGGCGAGTGCCCGTGTCTTATTAAAAAGGGAAGGTAATGGCGATATCACTTAAAGAACTAAGTGCCCGTCTTGACCGAGTCCAAGCAGCAACCGGCGCGTCCGTAGAGGGGCAGGTGAACAGCAAAGTTCACAATGCGAATCTATTGGCAGGCCAACCTGATACGTGGGCCCGTTGTAACGGGTCGTGCAGTTGGACGTGTTCGTCAGGTTGTAGTCACGGTTGCTCGAGCTGCTCAGGAAGCTGTAGCGGCGTGTGTACAGGTAACTGTTCGGGCTCGTGTTCTGGTGGTTGCGGGGGAGGTTGCTCATCCTCGTGTTCTGGTGGCTGTTCAAGCGGCTGTTCAGGTTCATGTGGCAGCAGCTGCTCTAGCGGTTGCTCTGGCACCTGTAGCAGTAACTGCAGTGCTGGTTGTAGCAGCCCTTAGGAGCGGAAATGGCGATTTCATTAAAATCGGTGCGTGACCGTGTTGTCAATATTGAGAACACCGCACTAAAAACTGAAGCAGGCGTGCAAAACTACATCGGTGGACGCACTACTAATAATGCTGATTTACTCAACGGTTTCACCCCAGCGGCACTGCACTGTAACGGCTCTTGTAGCTGGACGTGCGGTAACGGCTGTTCTGGTGGCTGTACGGGTAACTGCTCGTCTGGGTGTTCGTCATCCTGTTCGGGCAACTGTTCATCTAGCTGCACCGGTGGTTGTAGTGGCAGCTGTGGCGGTAACTGTGGCGGCGGCTGCTCCGGCGGTTGTTCTGGCACATGCTCGGGTAACTGTTCAGGCAAATGTTCTGGCGGGTGCTCGGGAAGTTGCGGTAGTGGCTGTGGCGGGAGTTGTGGAGCAGGCTGTTCTGGACCGTAGGAGTAGGCTATGGCAGTAAGCTTGAAAGACATCGGTAACCGCGTGGCGAGCATCGAACGCTATATTACCACGGGACAGGCGGTTGATTATATCGCCAACCGTGGAACGTGTAACAACACCAACAACTTGGGTGGGATTCGTGCTGGCGCGTACAACTGCGGCGGAACCTGTAGCTGGAGTAGCTCAGGCGGTGCGAAATCAGTCTCCTTCCCGAGTTAACAGGGGAACCTAATGAAGAGTAACGATCATCTTGCGTACCGCACGAGCATGAATTACCCAATTCACATCTCGTCACCGGACAGTGTTAACGCACACATCAACGACGAGCTGCGGCTGATTGCCATGGACCAGTTTGAATGGCCTAAGCTTCGCGGTCGCAACTTTACGAAAAAAGAGTACACCGTGATTGATGCGACCACGGTGGGCAAGCTGAACGTGAAATCCATTCAGTTCGCCTTAGGCGGTTCTGGTTTTACCGGGAAGCTTGTCAACGACAAGTATTTTTTCACAGATTCGGTACTGAACTATAGTGCACCACTGGAACTGATGTTCGAGTCCTTTAAAGAACTCGGCATGCGTCCGGTGTGCGTGCGTAGCTACAGCAGCGATTACTGCGGAAGCTGGTCCCACTTATTCAAACTGGTGGAAGCCGGCACTGGAAGCGTGGAGAAAGACCGTGAAATGTATCACCCGTTCTCTGGCCTTGAAGCCGCGAATATCGACTGCTTGGCAGACTTACTCGCGTTTAGTTATAAGTTTGCATGGGATGCAGAGAAGCAAGAGTGGGTCTACATCGCAGACCCGCATGCGCAAACACTCCGCATCCGTAAACCGTGGATGGCCTATCTCTGTCAGACTGAGTTTGGCGCTGTCCCGAACTCCACGGCGGATGATCGCAAACTGATTCGCTTCCTGCTCCAGTCACAGCTGAAAGAGTTCACCGACGAACAACAGGCTGCGCTGGAACCGTTTATTTCGTCCCCGGTTGAACTGGACGACCTTATCCGCATGGGTGAGCGTCAATCCGTTCTTAACGCACTGTACGATGCGTATCGCTCACCACGTCTGTTAAAGGCGGGTGAAGATGTACGAGACACCGACCCACTGTTCTCTTTCCAACGTCGCCTGTACGGAATGACGGATGAGAACGTTAAGTAAAGATGTTTACTCACCTGCAAAGACCATTAACGTAGCATTGACGTCGAAGTGTAACCTCAATTGTTCGTTTTGTGCGGGTGAGATTCACATGGTCAAAGGGGACGTGTCTCGTAAAACCCATGAAGAGGCAATGATGGAGTTACTGAAAAAGAATCCCGGTGTGGAAGAGATCATCTGGACGGGGGGTGAGCCGTTACTGTCTTACCGTAAACTCGTCGAGTCGGTCGAGATGATGCGCGTAGAACGTCCTTCTGCCGTGCACTATCTTTTCACAAACGGACGTAAGTTACGTTTAGAGCAAGTCGAGTTTTTGAAAACCTTCCATCGTGTTGTGGTCTCCATCGACGGTTACGAAGATGATGCCCGTGGTTTAATGGACTTTGCTCGTTCCGGTGATACCGAAGCGTTTGAAGTCATCGCCCAGCTGGACAACGTTATCCTCTGGTCAGTGTTAACCCGTGAGAAGATCGGGGACATGCGCTGGCACGAAGGCATGATGAAAATGCAAGACGCCATTCACCATCTTGGTTTCCTCGGCATGAACTACCTGTTCGATAACCAGATGAAGAAAGTGCTGTCGCCTGACCACGTGTTAAACTTCGTGTACGGCTTTGAGCGTCTGCAAGACAACATGCGTAAGCTCAACCGCATTAACAAGCGTGACACCATCATCAAGCTCGAGAAGTTCTTCGAAGAAGATGCGTGTAATGCCTGTAGTGAAATTATCGTCAGTCAACCGAATGGCGACCTGCAAGTTCCTGAGAACGTTGAGATGGTCGTGGACCGTGGCTGCAACAAGATTGCACTGGCCATCGGTGAGCACGGCTACCGTTACATCATGAACTGGCTTAATCCAATTAAAAAATAAGGGGAGATAGGGATGGATGCAACCTACCAGATAGTCACCAACCTATCGTGCAACCTCGACTGTGAGTATTGCTACGAGCGTAAGTATCCGCGTAATAACAAAGTCGCTGATGTCGTTGATTTTATTCACGCCTGCTTTAATCGCGATAAACATCGCTTCTTCTCGAAGAACCAAGGTATCGACGGTATCATCATCGATATCATCGGTGGCGAACCCTTCATGCAGCCGAAGCTGCTGAAAGCGGCCTTCGAAACCGCAGAAGAGCTGTGCAAAAAGCACAATCTGCCTTACGTGTTCTCTATCTCCACCAACGGCACGTTGTTTGACAAACCGCTGGCGCTGGAGATTCTGAATCGCTGGAAAGATTACCTGTCGATCGGTGTCTCTATCGATGGTCTGCCCGAGACCCACGATAAGTACCGTATCTTCACCACGTCCCGTCAAGGGTCTTACCAAGCAGCGGTCGCCGGCTATAAGCTTCTGCAAGAAATCGGTGTTCGTGAGATTGGGGTGAAAGCCACCTTCACGAAAGAAACGCTGATGCAGTACGGTGCTGGGATGAAGTCGCTGATTGATGTGACCGGGGGCGGTCGTCTGTACGGTAACGTCGTTTTCGAAGACGTGTTACCGCGCCAGATGGCACTCGAGATTGCCAACCAGTTCATCGAAGTGGCGGAGTATTTCATTGAGAAAGGTCTGCACTTAGACCAGAACTCTGAAATCGGTCACGTGCTGCCGGACGGTCTGGATGTTGACCAACTGTGGAACCCGGACTGGCGTGAGAAGCTCATCCATGATGACTCTGTACGCTACGACCCACAACGTCTGCGTCCGCACTGCGGCACCACGGTGTACATGACTTGTCTCGGCTTCGACCGTAACATCTTCGGTTGTAACCGCTTCATGTCCACGGTAACCACCCGTCAGGCCATCGGTAAGCTCGAAGGTCAAACCATCGTGAACACCGACGGCGGTAAACTGCTGGCCGAAGTTCAGGAACAGTGGAAGTCGTATCCTGACCAGTGTATCGGTTGCCCAGCGAAGCACCTGTGTGCCTCGTGCGTGGCGGCGGCGTATGAAAATGGCGACGGTGAAGAAGACGCTCGTAAAGAGTATCACGGCGAACGTCGCCAGTGTGGTTGGACTACCGCGAAGCTCTTAGTGGCGCAGTGGTGGAAACAACGTTTCGGGTCGTACGAATCGCAGTACGACAAGTCTGTTTGTAACTGTTACCAGTGCCAACAGAAGCGCAACTTTGCTGTTGAAGAGAAACTCACCCGCGAAGCTGCAGAACAGCCTTTACACGTCACCGCCATCCGTGAGATGACCATGGCTGTGGAACAAACTGACCGCAAGGAACAATTCAAGAATGAAAAGCCTGCTTCTCCAGAATTTTACGAAGTACGATAGTCGCAAAATCGAAGCGTTCTTACAGCATTATAAGCTGTTTAACATTCACGCTATCGTGCCTGCCGATGATTTCAACGATCACTGGCTGCGTTTGATTAACCGTTTTGCTCTTAACGTTGTCCTGCCGATTCAGTGCGTGGAGAACGGCCACGACTCGTTAGCAGAAATCGAAAAGCGTAACCCGGGTTTCGAAGCGCGTATTCTGGCGGCCCCTGCTTCAAAGGTAAACATCCTGCGTACCGGCACTATCGATCGTGGCGGTGATTCTCTGGTGGCACTGTGTCTGTCCTTCCCGGATGTCCCGGTCTGGATGGTGCGCAACCCCGAGAGCGCGTGTCATTACTTCGATGACATGATGTTCATGCAGGCGTTCCAAGAAAATGACCAGCCGTTGCCGAACTTGCAGTACCGTCTGGATCTTCGTATCGACTTTGAAATCATGTCCTATGACATGTTGACCAAAGTTGGATTCGTGGGAGAGAAAGAATGCTTAGTGCTGACGAGATAAAAGCGCGGTTTGAAAACGGCGATGGCCAGATTGACCGCAACGGGTTGTTCTTTGACCCCAACGGCGATGTCACGCTGGCCAAGCGTTTACACTACGCACTCTTAGAGGGACTCAGTGAGAAAGATGCACTGCGTCAGTTGCAAGAGCAGGGGCAGACCCAGTTCGAAGCCAACTACACCCTACGCCAAACCAAAACGTTTATCAAAGACGTGTTGGGGATTCAGGTGAAGGATTACCTCAAAGAGTTGCAGTCGACCAAAGCGTATTGCTATACTCTGCTGGCCAAGAAACTTCAGGCCACTAATGCAGCGTACGGTGAAGCGGTCACGGCTGACATTGCGTACAAAGACCACATGTTCCAGACCGCAGGTGAGACCCTGACCACCCTGGCCGGCTTCGTGCAAACGAACACCGTGCCGGAGTATTGGGTGACTGCCGATAACCAAGCGCTGGAAGAGTGGGAAGCGAAAGACACAGAGATGCTGTACTCTCTGATTGTCGCACGTAACGCACAGCTGCACGTTCAGTTGACCGCGTACAAAACCCGTATCCGTGCATTTGCGGAGCAGGGCGATTACGCCTCACTCGACGCGGCGGAGTTTAATCCGTCGGTAGAATAACAGTGGTGCCCTTCGGGGCACCCTTTCTTCTTTTTATTTGCGGTTTGTTATGACCTTTCGCGCAGTGCGAATCACAAAGAGAAAGAGGAAAGAGTAATGGCAGACCGTTTCAGTCGAGAAGGCATCATCCGCGCCAAAGTGAATATCGAGGCGGGATATGTCAACAACAAGAACGACCTCGGTGGTGAAACCATCTGGGGCATCACAAAAGCAACGGCACTGGATTATGGCTACACCGGCCCCATGGTCTCGATGCCACAGTCAACGGCGTTAGACATCTATGTTAAACTTTGGTGGAACAAGCTTTATCTGGATGATATCCTCGCCCTCAATCCGCTTCTGGCTGACCGTCTGTTCGACTATGCTATCAATGCCGGTCGTGCAAACGCTGTGGAATCTCTGCAACGTCTTCTGAACGTGCTGAACAACCAAGAGACCCATTACGCTGATCTCGTGGTTGACAAAGGCATGGGAACGAAGACCCTGACTGCACTGAAAGCGTTCTTCGCAAAACGCGGTGCAGAGGGCATGAATTACCTGCTGGTTGGTTTGACCGGGATGCAGACCTACCACTACGTGGATATCTCTGAGAAGCGTAAAGCGAACGAGACCTTCACCTACGGTTGGTTGGGTCGCATCTGGGGTGAAATGCGTACTTACGCGAAGGCCTTATTTGGCTAGGGGGAAACATGCGAAAGACCGAAGCAGCTGTACAAGAAAAACCTGCGGTAGTTCAACAAGGATTGGGCGCAGTCGCTTTGGTGTTGTTCATTAGTCGCCTGTTCGGCAAGGTGGAAGAATGAGCCCGATGGATTTCACTTATAAAGTGTTGGAGGGGAAATGGTTTATCCTGACGCAGGATTTCCACTACCCGTTTACGCTACGCACAATCTACCGTAATGCCCCGGGGCTAGACCGTATGGTGTCGCTCACGGGTGTGCTGCCTGATGACCTGTTCTACATCACAGTACCCCGTGGGTTTGTCACCGATATGGCGAGTATCCCGGATATGCTTCAGTCGGTGTTGAAACCCAATGGCCCGTGGGCGGTGGCGGCATGTCTGCACGACCTCCTGTACCAGAAGTGCCCGTCGGTAGCCACCTACCCGGACACCCCAGCAGGACGGTTAAGTGGGGCCGTGGATAAAGACTTTGCGGACTTGATGTTCTTGCGCACCATGCAAGCCACCGGTGTGGGCGAGGCGATTGCAGCGTCGTTCTACGATGCCGTGCACCTCTTCGGCCAGTCAGCGTACAACGATGACAACTCCGATTGCCACTACACCGAGTTCAAAGAGTCTACCGTGGAGTACGCCCGTAACTACCTGTTCTTTCGTCCGTACATTGAACCGGCAGTCCCAATCGGGGAACGCCACGCGTTAGAATCCGGTGAAGCCACCAACGTGAAGTACCGCAACATCAAACGTGCCTTCTTAACCGACCCAGGCATCGCTCTCGAGAACGCTAACTTGGAATCGGTCGCGTAGTACGGTTATTACGGTAAAGCGCTTAGAATGGCTTACAGGGCGTTCTGTGTGCAAATAAAAAAAGAAAGGTACCCCACTCATTGGAGTGGGGTACTGCTTTTATTTGTTCGCCACCGGGGCTACGACAGCCGCAGGGGCAGATGCGGGTGCTTGCGCAGCATCAGATGGAGTAAGAGAAGAAGCAGGGGTTGCAGCAGCAGTAGCAGCGTCACCGGTACCTACCTGACAGCGAAAGAAGGTGGCTCCCGAACCGTTCCCACTCATGTCAACCGTGGAGTACGAGTAGGTGGGCGGGGTCGTGTTCAAGCGGTAGTAGCGTGTACCTTGTAACAGGTCAACACTGCCGTCCACTTTGCCGAGCAAATCTTTATAGAGCTGAGGCGATTCCACTTTCCCACCGGGGAAGGTGGCTACCCAATTGCTGCCGTTGTCGATAACAGTCACGGCAACCGGGTAAAGTTTAACTTGTGCCACATCAGGTCGCCAGTTGACAAAGGTCTCCTGTGCACCGGTGCAGGTGTACGTTACAAAGTCCGTTGGGGCGACAGGTGCCGTCGAGAACTGGCCATTGGTTGTGGTAAGTGCGCAACCCCCTAACAACATTGCAACGAAAAATGCAGCAATAAAACGTAACATGAGACTGTCCTCTGTGTGAGCTTTTCGATTATTTTTTGCCCGGGAAATACGGGTCATACTATAGTGGGCCTTGCGTTATTTTGACCCACTGGGCTTTTTTATGACAACCGTTGTCAACTTTATAAAGGGAAGAGAGATGGCTACTAAAACCCCACAGGAGCAGTTGGTTGAGCTGTTTAACGCAGCGAACCCGAGCCTCCCGACGCCACTGACCGTGGCTGATGTTGACTTTGCTGCCGTTGTTGCAGCCGCTGAAGAAGATGCGAAGAACACCAAGCTGACTATCACAGCCAAAGGTTCAAGCACCAACTTCGCTGGGTCAAAAGAACTGACCTACAACCGTCTGGCGTACGCCAAAGGCGACATGCCGGTTGAGGATTCAATGACCAACTGGGATACGGATGAAGAAGTGCTCGCGCATTTCAACACCATGCTCCAGCAAGACCACGCGGACGATGCACTGGCACTGTCTGACATCACCATCACCTCTAATGCTAACGCAGAAGACGCAACCAAAACGGACGTGACCGTGGCTATCAACGCCGGTCACGCCAAATTTCTCCCCGGTGAAGCTGTGGTGTGGACGATTAGCAAAGCCAAAACCGACCTCTCCGGCACCAACGGAGAACTCAACGGGTTCAACTAAGCCCGTGACTGATCCCATCACAGCCATCGTGGGTGGGGTTGGTTCTGCTGTTGGGACGGTCGTCGGCGCAGTCGGCGGTCTGCTCGGTGGTGGAAAAAAGAAATAAAGGCTACTCTCCCTTTGGGGAGAGTAGTTCTTTTTATTTGTGTTACGGTAAGACCAATTCCAATACCAGCATAGTGGACATCGCTTGGTTTTGGGTGTTTGTGGTAATGGCCTGCGGCGCACCCCCAAGTTCCACCCAGATATTAGCCGTGCCGTAGGCTTGTGCAAACATCGTCGTTTGGAGACTCGAGGTGTTACTCGGGGAATCTGGCGGCGCACTGCCCCAGCGCGACATCGTCCCAGGAACGAGGAATAACCGCTCCATCGTGTTTCGCCACTCTCCCAAATTGGCAATTGCATCTTGGCTGAGGGTAGGGCCACCGGTCACACTGTATTCCGCACTGAACGGCAAGCGGACGTTATACGCTCGACCATTCTTGCTGACGGTGCGACCTTGTGGGGTGTCTGCCGGACCGTTGGGTTTAATGTAGGCGACCGCATTGCTGCCCCATGCTAAGCCCGCTAAGTAGACATTGCTCCACGTCTGAACCATCACCCGAATGTTTGGGTAGAACAGAATGCGCCCTTTAAAGATAAACTTGTGATAGAAATCCGGCGTGTATTGGAACAGAGAAATCCCCAGTTGGGAGTTCATTTCCTGAAAGGTAAACAGGTCACTGACGGCAACGGTGCCAAAGTAACCCGCATCCCAGTTCCCGTACTTCAACTCCGTCGGCCCCGGACCCGTATCCAGATAATAACCCCGTTGAATTGGGGCCGTAAAGATACGCTCACCGTTCTTCACGTTGCAGACCCAATAGTTGTAGACAGTCTTTTCTACCACCGTGGTGTCTTCGTACGCGGTTGCTGTCGCTGCAAGGGTTGCCAAGGGGGCAGGCAAGTTGTTGCGGTTAAGCGACGGGGTCACACCGGTTGTGCGATAAATCTCAATCGCACTTAATCCTTTGGCGCTCTGGGAGGGCCACTGCAATTTAATACCCATTAGTAGTCCTCCACTAATTCAATAACCGGCACCCAAGCAGTTACGGTTGAGGTGTGTAAACGATAACGAATCGTGGTCAGTAAATCTGCCGTCATTGGCGAGGTGACTTGGCCACGTGACAACGCTTTATTAGATGCGGTATCGTGCTCCATCGTCAGATACCCATCAGCATACGCGCTGTTGGTTGTTGTGAGCGGACTGGCGTAACGCACACCCTCCAACCGGCGTTTCAGCGGGAACAAGTTCTGCACACTGTAAAACAGGTCGTTGAATTCATTGAAGCCGGTAAGATCGGATGTGTCGTGGGACACACCGTCGTATTTCGCATCGAACGCCAGTGCTGGTTCTGTTGGCGCATCCGTTAAGCCGCGCATCAAACGAATCCGGTATTTGTCCCCTTTCCACGTACAGCCCGCATCCTGAATAGCTGCAGGTAAATCCCCACGCCCATTTGCCGGACCATTGTCATCACGGCCGTACACCATGCCGGCGGCATACAGCTGCGCCCACGTTAAACGTGTCGTGAGCGGCGAGACCGGGATGTAGAGAATCTTACCGTTACGGATATACTTACTCACCGGTAACCGGTAGGATGGTGAGAACGTGCTGCTGTTAAGGGCGAGGGCATCCTGCACCTTTTGCTGGAACGCACTCAGTGGGAACTGATCTTCATAAATCACATCCCCGTAGAAGCCCAGTGTTTCACTGCCGAACAGCAGGGTGTTTGGTCCCACGCCACGCCGTTGCTCAATCGTGTACGTCGTGTTAACCCCGTTCACCGTTTTGCCGGTTGCGGGGTTAGTGACAGTGGTGAAGTAGTAGTAGGTAACACCGTAAAGTGCAGTGTTGTCTACCCACTCGGTCTCCCCGTTACTGAGGGTCGCGATTGCGGCCGGTAGCTTGGTGGGGTCGATGACCGTGGTGCTGCGGTAAATACGCACGACAACCGGTTTGGTGTTGTCATTGCGCCAGCGCAAAGTAAAGTTCATCGCGCGACTCTCCTATTCATTATTTAAAGTCACCAAGGACACCGTTGGTAGTGTTAAGCGAGGTTTTCGCATTCGGCACCCGGGTACTGGCGGTCACAGTCGCGGGGGTCAACTTCGGCGTCGCTGCAGCGAGCGGTGTGAGTGGCATTAACCCGTCATCCGCGCTTACTGAGGTCGCAGGCGGGGTCAGCAGGGTTGTGCGGGTTGCGAGCGGTACGATTGGACTGAGCTCGTTCACCTGCGGGGTGTACGTCACAACCGGCGGCGTCACCGTGATGTTGTACTTGCCTGAGAAATCACTCACCGGTAACACGGTGTCGTCTGGGTTCACGTACTCCAACACCGGGACGTATCCGTAAGTCTGGGTTTTGGAGATTTGTGAGTTGAAATACTCACCCTTCATGGTGTAGATAGAGAAGAGCTGTGGCTGTGACGCATTACCAATGTGCTGTGACATGTAGTAGACGCCCGCCTGACCAATGGTCGTGCCCGGCTCGTTACCCCATTCACCCCCGAGTATCTTTCTCACCAAACCGTAGTCTTCCCCGGTCAGGCTTGACGAACCGATGATGTTTTCTGCACCACGCGGCAGTCGGTGATGGAAGTAGTACGACTTATCCCCACTGCGCTTTGCAATGATTTTGTTTTGCTGGACTGCCACACCGTCACTGCCCGGATACAGCGGCCCATTCGGATCGTCGCTACCGTAGGCTGACCCGGCTTTATAGTAGTTATCCCACGAAGTACCGACCAACGGGCGTTTTGGAATGAACAACACCTTGCCCTTGTAGAAGAACTTCATCCAGTCGTACGAGGCCGTGCCCACGTTCGCACTCAGTCCAGTGCCTTCTAAAATGGCATTGACCAGCTCTTGCGCAGTAAACATCTCTGCTGCAGGAACAACACCAAAGTAGCCAGACTGCTCATCGCCTGCCAGTAGCATAGTAGGACCCGGCCCGGTGCCCGTGTAATTGCCCACCGGTGTCCGTCGCCAGTTGACCCGCAGCGTGCCGTTGTACAACGCAGAACTGGCAGCGATTGCGATATCGATACTGGTGAAGCCTACCGTCCCACCCGTCAAGACCGTATCCGGGGCGGCCAAATCCGCCCGGGTGAGATTCAGTCCGAGCTGGTCATTAATGTCCGGCAACGCTTCTGTGTAGGTGGTGACCCCATCGGACATCTGCACCGGGAAATAAAGGTTCCCGGTGAAGTTAAGTAAGTTAATCCGGTCGTAAGACAAGGTTAACTCGCCGAAGAATCCTTTCCCCGGGATACCAACAAACGTGATCTGCGTATTGCGCCCGTTGTTGTTACGGGCAACCGCTGTCCCATTGACGGTGACAGCGTCAGGAGTAAGCCTCCCCGCCATACTGGGATTGTCACGGATGACCTGTTGGCAGAGTAACTCCATCGCGGTTCCATTATAAAACCCCATGATTCACTCCGTTATGGTAAGACCAACTCAAGGACAAAGAACATGCTGAATGTCTGACCGCTTATGCCCGCGTAGGTGATGGCCGTTGGGTTATAGCCGTAGCAGTACAAGGCGTTTGCCGGGGTGTACAAGGGCACCATTGCCGTCGTCCCATTCTCCGTAGTTGTCGTACCGCTCGACAGGAGCGCGAGTGAGGCAAACTTCCCTTGGTCTTTCGGGTCCGTGTAGCTGGTGTTGGTCGCAAACAAACGCGCAAAGGTATTACGAAACTCGCCGTTGTCATAGTCCGTTGAAGCAACACTAACACTGTAATCCAAACCATACGGCAACCGGACGCGATACTTATATCCGTTTTTGGTGAACATCGCGGTTTGTGGAACCCCAGCAGTGGGATTCGCACCCGTAGGAATGATAGGTCCCACACCGTCAACGCCGTACGCCATGCCTGCGTTATACGTGTCTGCGTACGCAGCATACCCGGTTCGAACATTTGGGTAATACACAATCCGTCCTTTATAGACGAACTTGTACCACCAGTTCTGGGCGTACTTGTACTGTGCCGCTTGCGCAGCCGTTAATCCGCCCCCAGTCCCGATGATGTCCTCACGGGCGGCGAGCTCTTGGTTTGAGACAACCCCAAAGTAGCCTGCGTACCAGTCGCCCATTAACAGCTTCTGCGGACCGGGGCCGGTATCCAAGAAGAAACCTTGAACAATCGGTGCACTGAACAACCGCTCGGTGCCTTTTACCGCCGCAATCCAATACGTGTAAACGGTCTTTTCGGTGAGGTTCGCCACGTCTTCCACGTACTGAGTCGCGTCTCCTGCAACCGTTGCGGTCGGGGTGCCTGGGTTGTTGATGTCAAGCGTCGCACTGTGCCCCACCTTGCGGTAGATTTCAATGGACGTCAATGCCTTGCTTGCCTGTGAAGGCCAGCTTAAACGAATGGTCATGACTGCTCCTTATTCTACCAATTCAAAGAGGGGGATATAACGACCCTGTTGTGTCGGGGACACGTAAGTGATGCGCTGCATTGCTTGCAGATTCGAAACGACAGTGGCAGCAGCATTGGTATAAAGCCCACGGTGCAACACACGGTCTTGTGCGCTGTCGTGCTCCATGCAAATAGTCCCCCCGCCGAGAAACGCTTGTCCCGCGGCATTGCCCGGGGAGCCGAGTGTCCCGCTCTGCGCTTGCATTACGTTCGGCACGCGCTGCTTGTTCGGCACATCAATCACCAGCGGGTACAACAAGTCATTGAACTCGTTGAACGTGATGAGGTCAGTCTCATCGTGCGTTTTGTCTTTGTACGCGTCGTTAAAAGCGAAGACAGGCGAGGCAGACGCCGAGGAGAGACCACGCGGTAGACGCATCCGGTAGGTGTCGTTCTGTGAGATGATTTTCGCATCTTGCAACGTTGGCGGAAGGGTACCGTAACCGTTGGCCGGCCCGTTATCCCCTGTGCCGTACACCAAGCCGTTTTGATACAGCGTTGCCCACGTTGCCCACCCGGCGTAGTAGCTGGCCAGCGTGTAGAAGATTTTACCATTGCGGGTAAACTTCAACAGTGGGATACGATCGGTTGCTGCAAAGGCTGTGGGAAACGCGGCCAAAAACCCTGCGGGTAATTGATTGCCATACCACTGCTCTTCTGGTGGCACCACCCCGTAGTAGCCTAAGCGGTCATCACCGGTGATAAGCGTGTTGGGACCGATGCCCCGACGTACTGCCACGGTGTACTTCTGACTGGCCGTCGCCACGGTTTTACCGTTGGCCGTTACCGTCATCAAATAGTAATACGTCTGTCCTGCAACGACCGTGTTATCACGGTACGACGTTTCATTATTACTCAGTGTGGCCAGTGGCGCAGGAAGGGCGGCTACTGAGATGTCCTTGGTGTCGCGATAGATGTTAACCACCGTCGCGATGGTGTTGGGATTGCTCCAGCGCAATGTAAATGACATGCGGTTACGCCTCTATTAGAAATCGTCAAGTTCGCCGCTGGTTGACCCAAGGTCAATTTTGCTTGGCGAGTAAATTTCGGTCTTGAACGGAATGGGTCGGAAGTCAATGGTTTTTGGTGCGCCCGGGTTCAACGGTTTCACTGCCAAGGACTGGTCGACATCAAACGTGATTGGGAGGAAATCGATGGTCTTCGGAATGCCCGGAACTAACGGCTGCACCTGCAGACTGTTCTGAATGTCAAACACGATTGGTGTTAGCGTGCTATCCATTTTTCCAAACACACTCTCCAGACCCAGTAGCGTATTGGACTTATCAACCAACTCCAACACCGGGAACCAATACCAACCGGTAGAGGTGTCCGTTTTCGGTACCTGTGTCCAGCTTTGGATCGACAGTGTCACAATTTTGGAATTCGCAACCGCGGTGCTAACCGTGTTTTGGGTAATCATCCACTGCGTCCACCACGAACCGGTCAGTGATGCCCATGTGCCGTTACGCAGATAGTTAAACATCTGCAGCTCACTGCCGCTGATATTGCTATCAGGCGGCGTACCGGCCGGCATCGGGTCAACCCCTACCGACGGCAGGCGAATACGGAAATAAGACCGACCGCCGCTCGCCGAATCACGGGTCACTATCCGACTCTGGTTGACAGGCGTTGCTGCCGGGTACTTGCCGTTGTCGTCTGTGCCGTACACCAGTCCTTCACTGTACAACGTGTTCCACGACACCGTATTGCCGAGGGGTGTAATCGGCAAGTAGATAATCTTGCCATTGTAGTAAAACTTATACCAACCCTCGGTGTCGCCCAACAACACCGGCTTCGTTCCTTTTAAGAAGGCCAACGCGGACAGTTCTGCGTGCGTGAACAAGTCCTTTGCATCCACCGTCCCGAAATACCCCATTGCGGTGTTACCCTGCAACAGGTTCTTGGGTCCCGGTCCCGAGTTCGGATAAAAGCCCGAGGACTTAATCTGGTAGCTGAACGTAAGCTTACCCAAAAACGCCGGAGACGTCGCAGTGACGGTCAGTGTCAGCGAACGCACTGTAGCATTGGGGGGCGTGATGGCTGTATCTGGCCCGACGATGTCCGACTCGGATAAGGTGATGCCCAGCGCATCGTTGAGGTACGGAAGTGCGGCTTTCACGGTGGTGATGCTGGACTTTAAATACACCACGGGGTTAAACGGAAACATGGATGTCAGGTCAATACGGTCGTAATACAAAACCGCATTACCTTGCACACCTGTTCCGGGTTTCGCAGTGAACGTCGCCCGGGTGTTACGTCCGAACTGACCAACGCTCACTGCAGTTGGACCGGTCGTGATAGCAGCGTTATCGGGGGACAGCACTGCCGGCAACCCGGGGTTATCCCGATTCACCTGATCGTAGACCAGCTGCAATGCTGCCTTCGAATAGAATTGCATATCGGCTCCTACCCGCCATCAAAAAAGAAAAGGCCCCGAAGGGCCTTGTGTTAACTATTGTAGTGATAGTAGGCGTTACCCTTTATACCGGCTTCGTCAATGCCGGTTTGGATGACCACACGGTCGTAGTCCTTGTTGGCAAACTGCGCACTGCTGGTCGGGACATCCTGCACCAAGTTACTGGACACCGGCGCACTGTACGCCGGGATACCCAGTGAGTCCAGAATGGCACGTAAGCCACCCCACTGTGGCAGACCTGAGGAATCGACCGTCAACAGGTTTTTATACGCTGTGAAGTCGATACCGTACGTCAGCATATCCACGCACTTCTTATTCAACGCGGGGTCAACCGGTTGTGACAGCGCAGGAATCACCTCCACTGTTACCGAGGTATCCAACACCGGTAAACCGCGACTGAAACGCATCAGCACGGTGCCGATATACGCCGGGGAGTTAGGCAACGTCTGGAAGTAAACGTTGGCGTTGTAACTCGGCGTTGACACCCCACCCATGCTGTTGTTAACCAAGTCCATGGTACCGAAGTTAATGCCGTACATGTCGAAGATAACCGACAGGGCGTTGTGGATGTTCGGTGCCGTGAAGGTAACAAACTGGGCGTAGGTGGAGTTCGACCACGGTAACAGCCGACCGATATCAACACGGTCGTAGTACACGGTGATTTGGTCACGGAACCCAGACCCCTGCACACCCCGCAGACGCGCCTTCGTGTTACGGAAGTTGTTCGCAGCGTTAGCGGTGACCGTGGTGAGTTTCTCAACAATGCAGTTATCGACGGATGCCTTAATCGGCAGCCCCGGGTTGTCGCGGTTAATAAGGTCGAACACCAGTTCGTTCGACGGTTTCGCGTAGTTGAGCATTGATTACACCTCGTTCGGGTCGTCCACGTCGTTGAACTGCAGATACATCGTACCGGCAATGTGCGTCGTCGTGGCAGGGAGTTTGAGCGCCAGCACGTATTTGTACTTGCTGTTGGTCGGCAGAGTAACCGCATCGTTCAGACCGGTGCTGAGCACTTCTGCCCCAGCCAGACCCCAAGCGGAAGCGCTGGTTGCCACCCATGGGTTGCCTGTGATGGCTTTCAGGATGTTGGTCATGTCGGTCAGCGGTGTACCGGTCAACACGCCTTTCTGGAAGGCTAACAACTGGTCGCGATACGCTGAGAAGTTGAACGGGTAAGAGTAGACTTGAGCCATCGTCGCCGTAACCGACTCGGAGCCCATCTGGCCGTTCGGGTACTTCAGACCGGTCAGTACCGTCGTCGTTACCGAGGACACCAAGGTCTCATCACCTTTCACCACGTTGAACTGGTATTGACCAATCCAGCCGATGGAAGATGCGTTCGCCCTTACCAGCACTTTCCCGCTGGTCTTCTCCGAGTTCCACTCGATTTGTGCATCGACCAAATCTGACTGTGCAAACACAAACCCGTAGCGCTGGTTTAAACCCACCAAGGCGGCAAACAGGGTGTCGTTGCTCGGCCCAATGGCTAAGGTGTTACCCAACAGCACCGCGATGTCTTCAATCCGCAGGCGGTTATAGCAGACACTTTTCTTACCAGACCATGCTGACCCAGCCACACCGTCCGCGGTGATTTTAATCTGGGTGTTTTTGCCCGTACTGTCGCCTTTATCCGTTCCACGAATATCTTTCGGGGCACTGTAGACAAAGTCCGTGGCTTTGATGGTGAGCGAGTTGGCGCTGTTGATTGCTGCCAATAGCACCGTCGCTGAATCTTGATAGATTGCCATTCGCGTTATTCCTAATTGTTGTAATGCAGCAGCCAGTCGCCGTCAACATGGATGTCATTCACGCCGGTTATCACCAGCAGGTTATCGTACATCGTGTTACCCCGCTTATCCGCGGTCGGTAACATACGCTTGATGGAGGCCCCGGTGGTGTCAAACGCCGGCAATCCGTGATTTACCAGCACCGCCATCAGATTCGCCGTGGCCCCCGAGGTGTCGTTCACCCCAACGTCGAGTCGACCGTTGGTCATGTTCATCATCACCTGCGGTTCATTGGTAAAGTCGTGGCCGTAGCTGAGCAGCGACGCTGACAGTTTCCCAAGACTGACATCGGACGGGTGGTGCAGTTCATCCAGAATGTCGTTAACCACCAAGTCCTCGAGATTGTTCTTGCCTTTGATGGACATGAACGTAATCGAACCGGTGTACTGGATACAGGTTGCTTTTACCTGTAAGGTGTTGCTGACGTTCAAATACACGTACTGGTCAGGAATGTCTTCCTTCACCAGATTCAGCCCGTAACGACCATTGAGGTTCTGTGCGAACGCGAGTTTCTTCGCATCGGTGTACAGGGGACCGTACGCATCGGGTGCGTTGATCGTCGGGGTCATGTTTTTGAACAAGTCGTTCAGCGACAGACGTTTATAGCGGAAGGTTTGTGCCCCAACGTAGCCACGACCTTGACGACCGCGTACGGTAATCTCGGTATTGGCACCACTGGCCGTTGCTGGAATCGCCTTCGGTGTGCCAATCAAGGCATTGTCCAGCCCCATCGGTGCAATCGCGCCGGGACTCTCCGCGTTAATCGCGTTGTACAAATACTGTCGCTGAGACAGACTATATAACGCCATAATAGCCTCCTCGGCAGGTCTAAAAAAGAAGGGTAAACTAGGAGGAGGAATCCCTCCCCCTAGTCAGACACCTATTAGGCGTTATAGTGCAGGAACAGCTCACCTTGGAAGTTAGAGCACAGGGTATCAGACAGTTCCAGTTTCAGGATGCTGTTGAAGTCCGTGTTCGCACCTTCGACCGGTTGGTCAATCGTGCCACCCGTGGTGCTGTTTGGATCAGGCACTTGGTTAACGGTTGGGCCGTTGTAGGTCACTGCCGCACTGTGCAGGTTGTAGTCTTCTGCGGTCTCTTTATCAACCCACAGCTCAGGCACCACTTTGTTCAGCTCGGTCGCGAACGCAGAGTCATCAGCCAGTGTCGCCACTGCTTGCGCTTTCAGGAAGGCCGCAATTGGGGTAGCGTCGATACCGTACGAGTAGATGTACGCCTGACCTTTGGTATCAGACTTCTCATCCGGATACTGCAGACCGTCGAGCTGGGTTTGGGTGATAACCAGAGACAGACGCTCACCGACCTGTGGCTTCGCACCGATTTTCAGTGGGATGGTGCCAAGGAACGCGTAGCAGTCATCTTTGAAGGTCAGGGTGTGATCAACCGGCGCTGGGTCTGGTGCATCCGGGTCAGTCACCGGTGGGTTGGTGTTGTCCGGGATGTTCGCTGGCACGATGTCGTCCACGGTCAGCTTCAGGCCGTATTGGGCATTCAGCTTATCCAGCAGGTCAGCGGTGGTCTTCGGTGTTTTCACATCGATGTACGCGGTCACGTTACGGAACAGCGCTTCGCCGGCCAGACGGGAATAGGTCACGCCCTGCGTACCGACCAGACCAGAGTTCTTACGTGCCGTTACCACCATTTTGGTGTTACGGTCAGCTGAGTCATCGCCGTCGTTGACCACTGGGGTCCCCAGCAGGACTTTGGAGAGTTCCAAATCCGCATCGACGTTCTTTTCGTTAATGAAGTCCAGAACCAAGAGGTCGGAGGTTTTGTTTAAAGGTTTCATTCTAACTTCCTTTATCGGGATTAGTCAGGGTCGTTGTAGTGGAGATACAAACGTCCGCCAAGGTTGAGGCAATACAAAGACAGTTCGATAACCAAGACGTTATCAACTGACGGATTGGTCGGTAAGTCTGCGCTGTTCTTTCCGTTATAAACCACCGTGGCCTCTTTGAGGTTGTAGTTTATCGGGCTGCGGTAGACTAACCAACTGTCGCCAGTCACCGTTTTCAGAATAGCAGCGAGTCGCGCTTGGGTGAGGTTGAGTCCCCCGGCTTTAAACTCGGCTGCGTAATCATCAAAACGCCAAGGATAGGAGTAGACCGCCCCCTGACCGACTCTGGTGTTGAAATACGGATACGAAAACGGTTCCACTTCTTTAGCATCGAAGTTACCCGGCAGTAACGCATCACCCGGCAGGAGCTGTACCTCTTGCGTACCAATCCACCCTAAGGAGGTATTGGTGGCCGTGAGCTGTACCGTCCAGTTCGTGCGGTCGATGTAGGTCATCTCCACATCGGTGGGCCGTAGACGCAGTCCGTAATACTGGTTAATCAAACTCACGATATCGTGAGAAGTAAAGACACTGTCCAGACGAGCAGGGACACGCAACGGCTGTAGTCCATCAAGGTCGGTGAACATGACCCCAAAGTCTACACGGTCGTAAAACACCGTGGTGGCACCCACCGCATTGGCAGTGGCGAGCGCTTGGATACGCACCATCGAGTTGTGCCCGTTGGCGAGTGCCAAGTCCTCAGCCGAAGTCGGAATCTGAGGCTCACCGTAAAGCACGTCAGCGACTTTTAAGTCGAGGTGGTTCTCGGTGTTCAGCTCGGCTAAGATAATCTCTTCAGCGGTCGCTAACAGTGGCATAATAGTTCCTACTTCGGTGTGTAGTGGAGGATTAACTGACCGGTGTAGTTACTGTCGGCGGCCAAGGTAATCAAGAACGCCCGCGAGTAACCTTGGTCGTAACGGTCGTTGGGCGTAATCCCCACTGAGCCTGCTAACCGGGCACCGGCTAAGGCGATTTGACCCGCCTGTGCATTCGCACCCGTTACCAACGCAAACTTCAACGGTACCACGCCATTCAGCACATCCACATCCGCCTGTGTCAGCACCCGATTGGTTGTCCAATCATTATTAAAGGTGCTGGCAATCTCGGTGTAGTCATAGCCGTAGGCCACGTATTCCGCATGGGGCTTAAGCCCGGCTTCAAACGGGGCAACGATGGCAGTCAAGTCCACGTCGGTCACAACGTCTTTCAGGTTCGGGAAGAACTTTGCAAAGCGCAGATTGAAATCGGTTTGCCATGCAAGGTTACCCGACTTTATCTGCACCGGCAGAATCCAGCTCTCTCCTAAATCCGCCACAGACCGGTCAACGATATCATCGGCGGTTAACGACAGGCCGTATTTCTTATTTAAGAAAGGCAGCAGGTCAGAGAGCTTCGCAACGGGGTTCGTGACGACAACCGGAATCACATTACGGAACAGCACCGCAAAGTCAATGCGGTTGTATTCAATGGTGACGTTGCCCTTGTACCCACCACCGTTCAACCCGTAGATTAAGACACGGGTATCGCGGGGCGCTAACGGGGTACTGATTTTCTCCGGGAAGCCCGCAGCAATCTGATTCCACGTTAACGATGTCCCGTTCTGAACGTTGATGGCCTCTAACAACATCCCTTTCGAGGGTTTATCGTAAATAGACACCTAGACCCTCCTAGTTGTTAAAGTGTAAGTTAAGGACGCCTTGGAAGTTCGTACACTTGTCAGAGAGCGCAATCGATACCACGTTGGTAAAGGCGGTGTTCGCCCCAACACGGTCTTTTGGTTCACCGACAAACACCACAGTGGCATCACGGAAGTTGTACGCCGCTGGAGCATCTTCTGACACCCACAGTTCTGGCACACATTTGTTAACCTGCTCTGCCATCGCGGTGTCATCTAAATCCAGCCCAACCGCAAGGGTGTTAAGGAATTTCTTGATGTGACTAAAATCGGTGTCACGAGAATAGATGTAGGCTTGGCCCACGGTTAACGCATCCTGATGGTCTGGGTATTGCAAGCCATCCAGTTGCGTGTTGGTCAACACGGAGTTCAGTTGAACCGCCGGTTTAAGTTGAATGACAACATCACCTCGCCACTCGTGGGAGAGAGGTTCTGCTGTCAACGTTATTGCATTGCCGGAGCGCGGCGTATCTTCCACATCGTCAGGAAGAATGTTGAGGCCGAAACGATCATTAATCGCAGTGAGAATGTCATGCGCAGACGCAATATCTTCGTCACCAAAAGTGTTGTTGTTTTTGATATAGTCCGGTAAGGGACGGCGATGGTAAAAGACCTCAACCTGAGACCCCTCATCATCTTTTATCTTGGACGTTAACACCACACTCGAATCGCGACCGTCGACGGACACCACTTCCGGCAGAGAAATATCAACGTCGTTGAAAGTTAGCGCAGGGCTAATCTGACATTCTTCGTTGATGAGTTTTAGCAGATTCTCTTTGGAGGTAATAGACATCGCGTTAACTCGGTTAAGGTTTCCAAAGGCTACAGCGTCTGCCGTAACCCTCCTGCCAGCATAATAAATCGGTAAGCCCCTACTGATACTTTGACATATAACAGAAAGATAACGTAGAGACAAAAAAGAAAAGTGAGACCCCCGAAGGGGTCTCACCAGATTACTTAGGTAAAGAGGTCTCTACCTTGATGTAACCTTGGGTAATCTTACCGGAAGACGGAGACTGAATCTTCACAGGCAGATACCCGTTCTGCAGTTCGAACTTCATCAGCAGGTCGCCCTGACCGTTCCAACCGATGCCGTTTTTGGTACCGAGGGTCATGCCCGTTGGGACAGTCGGGAATGCGTCACCGGTAATTGCCGCTTCGTCGACCTTCACGCCTTTGCGCTGAATCTGGAAACGGATACCCGCTTCGAAACGGGTCTTACTGGTGGTGTAGCACTCCACACCGACGTTACGTGACCATGCCGCCACTTTCACGTAGATGTTGGTTGAACCTTTGCTGTTGTCAGAACGCACATCCAGAATCGGACAACTACCAACCCCGTCCCACTGAATCGCCAGAGACGAGTCTTGCAGGACTTTGATGAACACGTCTGCATAGCCACCGGACTGGCGGCCGCCACTGATAACATCGTTATCAATTTTGTTCCCGCTGTACGCCTGTGTACCAAACATCCGCAGTTGGATAGTGTCACCAATGGAAACCGGTTTCACCCAGCAGGCATGGAACCACTGCGCAGCACCGGTGTTGTTGTCCATCTTCACCAGTGAGCCGTAGTAACCGGCCTGCACCGAACCGTCGGTTTTGATACCGTGGTTGTGGATGTCCGTCATGCCGTACTCGTAGGCAGAGATTTCCTTCCAGCCGCTTTCACCGCTGTTGGCATCCCAGTTAGACTTGCCTTGCAGGTTGGTTGCGAAACGCACCAAGCGGGCATTCTGCACCTGCATTGGGTTGTCACAGTCTTCCATGGAGAACGAGTCAATCTGCCACTGGCCATCAGACAGGTTACCCGGGAACTCACAGTGTTCAATCCAGCCGTTACGAATCAGGGACTGGGTTGCGCGTGGCAGGTCGAACACGAGGTTGCCAGTACAATACTGCATGTTGAAGTTGGTCAGCTCGATAGCAGTCAGGTGGTTCCAACCGCCTGCATCACGGAACGACGGACGCCCTTTCAGGACGGTACCCGTACACCGAGAGGCGTAGAACTGATCGAACTTGGTGTCGAGGTTGTCCAGCATGTCAAAGCTTGTGCCGCCAACCCATGAGCTCATGAAGTTCGAGACACGGATATACTGGCCGCCCGGATCGACGTTACGGAAGAAACCTTTCTTCGAGCAACGGTACTGCTTGTTACCCAAATCGATTTGACCGTTGAATTCGATTCCGCTGATTTCAGTCCGGCGCGCATTCACATCAAACACGAACTCATCTTGGTCATCGGAATAGATGGTCGTGGTGTTGAAGTAACCAAACGCGTTGGTGCTGTTAAAGCCAACAACACGGAAGTAACCCACTTCACTGGCCTGTGCGAACTTAGACAGGAAGAACTTGCCAGACGGGAACTGAATACCCAACTGAATCAAGTTTGCTTTGGAGAACGCCCACATCTTGTTAACGGCATCGATACAGTCAGTCTTACCATCCGGGATAGCCCCGAAGTGGGTGACGTTCAGTGCACCGATGTGTCCGATGTCGCGCTTCCAACGAGCGCCTTTTGGGGTAACGATACAGAAGCCACCATCGTCTTTTGACGTTTTGTCATCTGCATCGTAGAAGAAGTAACCGCCACCGTTTTTGCTGCCCGGTGCGTATTCAGCAATGTCAATGCGCTGACCCGGTGTCTTGGGTTCCATTTTGCGCAGGTTGGCAACGGTTGCACAACGGCCAATTTGGCCCAGGCCATCTTCCGCTGCTAAATCGAATTTCTGCAACAGGGCAGACAGTGGCATTTCGTAGATAAAGCCATCTTTGTTTAAGAGAACGGTTCCGCCCACAATGGACGCGGTTAAATCAAGCGCTTTTGGAGCAGGGACAGATTGTCCAGCCATGGGGATGTCCTCATTTTACATTGGTGTGGTGTAGGTGGCACTCTCGCCATAGGCAAAAAAATATACAGGGGTGTGCGTAAACCATTACCGGGTTGACACGGGGCCTCACCAGAAATAAAAAAAGAAAGTAGGGCGGCTGAACGTATTTGATTTAGGGCCAAAAAATAAAAGAGGGTAGCCCTAAGGCTACCGCTTCTTTTTTATTCGTCTTCGAGTTTAGAACCCAGTGGCAGATTCAGATGGTCAGGGTCATGCTGTGGCGTGAACGGCGTCATGCCGCGACCCGGAAATGCAAACACTTCATCCGATGGAATGACCGGGAAGTAATACTTCGTGGAGACATCGAGGTTGTGGTAGGGGTGGTGATACTCGTAATGCAGTTGAATCTCTTGCTTCTCAACGTCCGTGAACGGCGTGGTTCTGCTCCCGTCTGGTGCTGGGTTTCTTAGAATACTGAAGAAGTAAGCTGAGTTAATTTTGGCTTCTGCAACGATGGCCGCTTTCTGCTCAGTCGTTAAGTCTGGGGAATAAGGGTCAACCCCTACGAGTTCAGGATTATTCAGGACCGGCACGGACTGCTTGAGGTGAACACCGATAGGTTTGTTGCCGCCCACCGTGTGTTCAAAACCCCCGCGCTCGAGGCTGTTCTCTGAGACGACAAACTCACGCGACATCTTGAGTCTGCCTGCTGGTAGTGGCATCCGCGATGCCTTTGCCACGGGCTGGTTCTCATCTATCAGTCCCGCCCAACGTTCACGGTTGAGAGGCATCTCCGTGTCAGGCAGCTTAGCAAGGCGCTGTGCGATAAGTTCCTTCACCGCATCTGGCCCTTGCGCTATTGCAGCGTGTAACTGCCAGTCCGATTTACCAGTACGAATAGCGTCTGCGGAGAACAGCCCCGGCTGACGACCTTTGACCACCATCGCCATCGCTGAACCTTCAGGACGGCCCGGGTCGAAGCCAATTAGGTAATCGGTCAGCGACGCCTTGCGGGTGAGGTAATCCAAGTTTTGCAGGAACTCAGGCTGCCAAGACCAGTCCAGTGGGTTAACTTCGTCACGAAGAGCACACTGTTCCACTTGGTCAACATGTGCGGCGCGCGATAAGGCTTTCCATTGCCAATGGAAGTTCCATTCTTTCTCCGACATTGCCCGTAAAGCATGATACGGATAGTCCGGTCGGTTGTTGTGCCCTTGTATCGCACGCAAGCCGTACCAAATGCTGGCGGGACGTTGCAAGACTATTTTCGCCAGGGTATCAATTTGTTCCTTAGTGTGCTTCAGGGGTTTGCAGTTCGGGGAGTAGTAAGTAGTTCCCCCGTCTTCACGGAACGTTATTTGAGCACGGTTCTTACGGGTCTTGCGTGGTTTTAACATTTATTACTCCTTTCAGCTAATATTAATTTTGCAACCCGAGCACAGGTTTTTGGTGACATCGCTCTAAACACCCGACCAATGGCGTCAAGTGGGTCACGTCGCTCGTAGACTGCGGTGGCGAGTATGGTCAACACCAGATCAAGTGTCCGCTCATTTATGTCGCGGTTCTTGCTCAGCAGGTCTATGGTGTTGCGCTGTGTGTTCGCGAGACCGGTGGCTGCTTTTACCTGTTCACGAAGCACGTCGATCAGTTGAGCCTGAAACTCCGTGGTCTCGGTTAACACGGCGTGCTCTTCCTTTAACTGTTTGTAATGTCGGAACCAACCGAACATAATTTCTCTCCGGGTTTACCTTAGAACCCCCTTTGTCCACCGGTGGCGTAATAGTTCAACGCCACCTCGATGAACGTGAGTTGGTTAGCGGCCAACAACAACACCCCGCCGACGGTGGCGGGAACGCGCTGGATTTCGTATTCGCGGTCTTTGGTACGAAAACAATACTCTTCTCCCAGTACCGCGATTTCGTAGTGATTACTGCGCGCAGGAATAAGAGACATCAGGAGTGCATCAGCCCACTCCCGCGTGTCTTCTACTTTCCCGCCGTAGAGCAGATGGTCTAAAAGCTCCTTCTGCGTCATCTCTAACGGTTTCATGCGTGACGGTTCCGATCCAGATAAAGGAGGTTCTCATTGTTGTACGGACCCGCAATCCACGACAGGCGCGTAAAGTGCCCGTTCTTGTCAGCGGTGTCCGACCCGATGCACTTGATGCTTGGGTGGCCAATCTCTTTAATGATGTCGCAATAGGCATCGATTGAGGAGAGAGGGGTCTTGGCAATGAGCTCGATGAACTGATCCATATAGCGCGGATGGGCAATCGGTTTGACGTTAACCATCTCACCGGACTGACGATCGCAGATGGACGACGGGGTGTGACGAATATGCCACGTCCACGCCGGTACTTTCGCGCTGTTGTAGTTCGCCATCTGAGTTAAGGCGTTCGTAAAGGCCTGCAGACGGAAGAACTCAATGTCCCATTCCACTTCCGGGAAGTGCTTGGCGATGGCAAGCTTCTTCGGGTCGATATTGAAGCTGTCGTTAACCTGCTGACCGCGGGTGATGCGAATCAGTTCAGTACGTTCACGTTTGGTAAAACAGTTTAATTGCGCGGTGTTCATTTCGCACCTCGTTTAATGCGGGGAACCGACTTCGAACGACGTACGACGTTGTCCGATACTTCGATAGGGTTAAGGGTAGCGCCAGCGATTTCCCATTCGAAACCTTCGGCCTCCAGTGCTTCAGCTACGCGGGCCGCTTCGTCGTGGGTCAACGGCAGCTCAGAGCGCACAAAGATTTTCGGTGCTTTACGCTTTTCAATGCTCGCACCAAAATGGCGGGCAACAATACCGACAGCGGTGATAGGCTTATTAGCATCTGCCAGCGCGGTGTCGATAACTTCTTCAATTTTGCTTACTTGTTCAGTTTTCATGATTAATCCTTACTTAGTTTTTGAATTTAACAGCGTAGCCAATCTGCTCGAGGTGCAGGGCGATATGGTGACGAGCACCGGTAGACTCTTCACCGATGGGTAATTCAATGGTCAGAACGGGGAGGTTCGACTGCGGGCGACGTTGCTTACGATCGAAGCCGGACGGTTCGCGCACCATCCACGGTTTGGCAATCTTATCAACCATCCTTTCGTCGGTCAGCGACTTCATGATTGTACCGCTGACTTGGGTGGCGTATTTGTTAAGGATTGCCGCTGCTTGCCCGGTCCAGATGGAAGTCGTGTTACCGCGAATCGCGGCGTATTTAAACGATTCTTCAAGCGCCTTATAAAGAATTAATGCTTCGGCATCGTTGGGCTTAAGACACAGCAACGTTAATGTCGCCGTCAGCGCAAAGCCCATGTCACTTCCGGCCACGGGAACATAATGCACGGTGTATCCCTCGACGGGATGCCCTTCCGCTTTCAGGCGTTCAACCCTTTCAAAATGTTGTTTAGTGAGCATGACATTACGTTCACCATCTTTGTGCAGCGTGTCCGGGGTATTGACGATGTTAACAATCGGCACGTGGATAACTTTCTTAACGCGCATTTCTATTACTCCTTACGGTGTTGCAATTAAGTGATTTCGCCCATGTAAATAACTTCTCTACCGAGTTGCTTACCGAGCTGTTGTAGGACTTTGACAAACAAATGCCGATGACAGAATTCACCGGCCGGACAATAACAGGCTAAGGCTATCTCACTGTTATTAAATATATCTGAAAACTTATTCGGGAATTCTTTGAGTTTACGGTTAATCTTCGCGGCATACGCCCGAGTGTAAATGCGTTCATCCTCGGGGGTTTTGGCGGAATCTTTATACGTCATCAAGAAATCCCAGTCCGGTGCAAAGATAGCTTCACCGGACTTGATTGTAATATTCAGGAGGGGTATGTCTTTCTCCACGGCTTTACGCCACTGGCCCATCTGAATTGTCCATACTCGTAAGGCTGACATACACACTCCTAAAGGTTAAGGTTTCCTCACGTTGAAAGCCCAGTGAGTTCATTGAGCAGGTCTAAAGGTGGGTTGGTAATCTCACCTAACTTCGCTCCTGTCTCGTATTCCAAGATGTACAACGTCCGTTCTTCGGGCGCTGGCACCATGGCGATCGATTTGCCGAGAATCGTCCGCTGGCCAAGCACGTCACGCATTACCCACGTCTTGGGATGGACGACGGCCCCCACGTCACCGGTGTATACGAGATACAGCGGAGAGTGTCCATCCTTAGCCTGCTCCTTCAGTCTGTCGAAGTTGCTTTGCAACTCGATTACAGCTTCTTCCTGACTAATGCTTTTGTTTTCCGTCATCTGTTTTACTCAAGGCTCGTAAGGTTTCACCGCGGATATCAAAACCGTTTTGACGGTATTTCTCCGGCTCGTACATAGCAGGTTGGAAGATGGCATTAATCACCGCACCCAGACGTCGGGCACCGAGATTGTCCACCATGTTTTGGGCAAGGGTGCGTTCAGCAATCACTTGATACGTGTCCATGTCGTACTTGACCTGAACATTCTCAGTACGCATCAGCGCGATGTGACCTTGGAACTCACTGCCCGTCATCTTACAGATGTGCACAAACGCATCGGCGTCCAGTGCGTTCAGCCGGCCCCGCAGTGGGAAACGACCTTGCAGCTCCGGCATCAGTTTACTGATAGGAGAAATGGCAAACGCGCCCGCGGCCACGAACAAGATATTTGTGGTGTCGATACCGTGGTAGGTTCCGCCTTCGACCATCTTCAATAAACTGCGCTGTACCCCAGAACGCGAGACGTGGGTTCGGGTCGTGTCTTCTTCAATGAGTTTGTCAATCTCATCTAAGAATACCACCGCGAAGTTCTCCACAAACGACTTGGGGTCGATACGTCGTTTCGGGCTGTCGCTCTTTTCTTGCGCTTCAATGGCTTCCTTACTTAACTGCTCAAACTTCGGCAGCACCCAGAGGTCGTCGTCAACGTAGTGTGAAAAATCGTCACAGGTGGTGAGCTGTTTCTCTGCAAGCTCAATGTCGCTATGCAACAAGGTCAGGGCGTGCAGTTCAGGGTCTTCCACACGTACCGCTCTGAAACCGATGGGCCGCAACGCATCATCACTTTCCTCAAACTGGTCAGCGAACTGTGCCCACGTTTCGTGAGGGGCCGTTGCCATGGACGGATAGCTGTTCATGTAACGACGACCCAGCTCAATAAACTCAGACTCAATTGGACCCATTGTCCTGAGTAACCGCGCCATGATGGCTGCCACTTCCGCTTCGAGTTCCGCCTCACCCATTTCGCTGAGCTCTTCATCACTGTTCTCCAGATCGGACAACTCTTTCAAACGGGCCGTATCCTTAAACACAGCACCGAAATCCAGACCATCGATGTTAAGCGTGGTGAGTTCTTGCAGCCCCGATACATCCTCAATGTGGTTAGAGCGGTAAAGTCCTAACAACAGGCAGCGGTAATAGTAGACGCTGAGGTACGTACCGTGCTTTTCGATATCCAGCACACCCGATGCCTTGAGTTCGTCCAAGGCGGCGTTGTACGCTTCATTGAAACGCTTACGGTGTTCGTCCCGCTCCTGCATGTCGTTGCGCAGCTCCTGCCTTTGCAGTTCCTCTAACTCCGCCCGGGTGTACTTCCTTTCCGGCTCTTTGTTAATGGGCTGACCGTGCGCTTCGAGATACCAGTTCGGAATCTTCAGGCCTTTGGTCAGCTCCCTCAGCTCCTTGCCAATTTCTTCGATGCTACGCCCGACGTAGCCCGACTCCGTAAAGGATGTCATGTCGAACTCCAGCACCGGCAATTCGAGGTCTTTGCGTAACACACGAATCAGGGCCGTCTTACCGGTACCCGTCGGGCCGTGCAATAACACGTTCTGCTTGTTCACGCTAAAGCGGTCTTGCCCGAGTAAGAGCGACGTGCGGTAGCGGTTACGCAGGGCAATGGCCAGCATCTTCTTGGCCTGTTCCTGCCCGTAAACGTGCTTATCAAACAACGCCACAAAATCTGATGGCGTCATCTCCGGCAAGCTCACCAGTATTTTCATTGCTACCCCTTGAACCTTTCCAGTATTTTCTCGAACTGCGCTTTAGAGAGCTGCGAGATTACGCCCAAAGCCGCGTCGCCCTTCACGTCAGTCAGCGAGAACATCACAGTGTGCTCTTTGACATCGTGTGGGAACATCTTAATCGGTGTGTCCGGTTTTGCCATGCGGCGAAGGTGGTCAATCCCCTCTTCGAGGTTCTCGAAACGCAAGTTGCCCCGATCGGGCATGCTGACGAGGACGGCGTTGCGACCAAAGATGAGGCGATCGTTCCGTTCGTTGATAATGATTTTTGCTTCCTGCCCTGCAAAGCCTTTGATGTTCCCACGTAGATGTGGGTCTTTCACGGCAAAGTACAAATCAGGCACGGACATGCCCATGGCGGAAGCAAAAGCCGGGATGTCCCGGTCTTCGGAATCGAACAACTCACGAACGATATCATCAAGCGTCCGCTTGGGCTGTTGTGGCTTTTTCTTTTTGAAGAGCAGCGTCATAAGCCGCTTCCATGTCTTCTTTAAACTCACGTAAGATTGATTCACCTTCGACGCTCCAGCGGGTGTGTGGGTAAGTTTGGTTGATAGTGATGTTGTCGCTGATATGGACTTTTTCCATATTCGCGATAGCACCCGCCGGTACTTCATTCAGCATGTGCTTGACAGCCAGCGGTAACACATCCTCTTTAAACAGCGGGGCAGCAAGTTCACGCAGAAGGTTGTTATCCGCTTTGATTATCCACGCGGCGGTTGGGTCAATACCCAACGCGATGTACTCATTAACCTTGTGTGAGAAATACGTCGGCTGGGCACAAATCAGCAACTCCTTGCGTTTGTCCGAATAGACAATGCTTAACGCGTTATGCCAGTGAACCGTGACCAGTGGGCGAAGGTCGTCCGGTAACTCGCTCCACATGTCAATCTTCGGCTTATCCCACGCCGGGGTGGCCAGCGGCTGAATACGGCGACCCGTGTCTGCAAAGTAGCATTGCAATTCAAACAACTGCTTGAGCTTACTGTAGTCGTCCAGTGACCAATCACCGTACTCACCGTTGTTCTCGAACGCGTCATCCCGATGCCAGCCAACGATACAATGAATCGGGTCACGTATACGGCTATCATCGCAGGCAACCCGTGCCAGACCATTGACCACCCGCCCCTGTTGAATCATGCGCATGGTCGGCGTATTGTTGTTAGTGAAAATGTACCCGCCGAGCTTTTGCTTACCCCACGCATGGTGGGGCATCACGTCACCTTTTTTATCCTTCCAGAGACGACGTACCATTTCACGACCCAACAGATACTCAATGATAACCGCGTTGATGCCGTTGCCCATGTTAAACACCACAGGCTCCAGACTGTTTCCAGCCTTCTTACCGTTGACCAAACACCACGTTGAATCCAACCCGCCAGTTAATGCAATATACGTCGGCATTAATCCACCTTTAATCCACTTAAGACGTACCAACCAAAAAGATACCCGCCGGCAGTTAATACAGCAATCACGGCGAGGTAGAAGAGAACAATCGGGAGTAGTCTTCCCGGCTTATAGCGTGGCGCAAGCGACATCAGTGCGAGCGCCATCACAAAGGAGAAGATGGCGTAGACAACTACGCCCCAGATTTGAAGCGGATTCATCCCTGCAGGTCCAGCAGGTCCCACGTCTCAACCGATGCAATTTTGCCGTCGTAGTTCAACACGTAGCGCGGAACCAGTGGCAGCTCATCGAGGATATCCATCGCGACCTTTGCCATCTCTTTCAATGGCCCGGCCGGGACAAAGGTACCCCGCACCACAACCTTGTTATCCACCACGTCGACCGTGGCATCAACGATGGAACCACAGACGCGATCGGGCTCGATGGTTTTCACTCGAAACAGTGCATCAAAGGCGTTCATGCCAGAGGTATCCGGCACACCTTTTTCGCAGTAGAGCAGCCCCCGCACCAGACGACGGAACGCGGATTGAAGATCGTCGGGATTAGCGAAGTCCGACAGCGGACGCTCCAACAGAATACCGTTGGCGATATGTTTTACTTCTTCAGTTTTGATTACTTTAATTTTCGCGACCATGAGATTAATCCTTGTGGGTAATTGAGTTGTAATACGAACCGTTATTCTTCGTGGGTTTTAACGTAGCTTTCGGACACTTCCACTTTGTGCTTGCGGGTGAGATCAAACTTGGTCTGATAACCCACAATCTTTGCCAGCATCAAAGCCTTATCCACCTTGTGCTCTTCAGGCGTTAAGTGCTGAGACTTGTCGAGGATACCGGAGTGCATGAAGTTCTCCGTGAGGCCTTCATCCATGGCGTCCAAATCGAACTTGTCGGTCGGGGAGGCAAAGACGGCATAGCCGTAGTGCACCTGTTCTTTATCGCGGGTTTGTTCGATAAGGAAGTCAGCGTGCTCAGTGAAGTCCGCCAACGTGTATTCCGGCAGCAGCAAGCGCATGCTCTCAGCAGTAATCGCTTCACCGTCCTGATACAGATGCAGAATCCATGCCCGCCAATCCCGTGCTTCTTCGAACAGCGACGAAGTCAGAATCTCAGCCACGGCGATGCGCATGTTGCCGGTTGATGTTAATTGAAAAGACCGCCCGCCATAAGGGGCAAGCGGTCGGATAGAGCTGCCCACGAAGGCGATACGGTTCAGGGCGTTCTGTGCAGCGCTGAGTGCGATGTTGTCCATGGACTTCACACGGTTGTACTTTTTATTACGTTTCTTTGGGGTTGCCATTGCGTATATTCTCCTTACATTAGAAACGTCTAATACGTGAAAAACGGGACTATTATTTTTGCGAATAAAAAGAAGAAAGCTAGCCCCAGAGGCTAGCAATACAGAGGATTATTCCTTACAGGCATTAGCGATACGCACCCACGCCTTGCACATTCCCTCAATAACTTCAGGTTCAGGGCGCAGGTTAAGTTGAAACTTCCACACTGGGTAATACCCTTTAAAGCCACTTTCCCGCATGTGCAATAACCGGGAGACACAGAGATGGATATTGTCTGCGTATTCGGTCTCCTGCCAGAGACGGTAAATGCGCTCTAAGGTTGCATAACCCACTGCATCCACCACGAGCATAACGTGGTGGGGCGTTCGTGTACGCCGTTTGCCATTCTCCACACGGATGTGCCCGCCACAGCAGAGCACAGTGGCGACATGTGGTAACTGGTTAAGACTTTCAATCACAGGCACCATCGGGATATCAATGACACCACCGGTCGTTAACTGCGCTTGTGTGCGGGAAGAGAAGAAGGCCAGCATCTCATCACTGACTGTGGTATTGGCAAACATCGTCGGTCCTTATGAAAATTGTTTGATGGTGTTGTTAATGGCAACAAGCCAGTGCTCGCGAATCTGACTCATTAACATGTGGTGGTCTGACGTGTCACCCCGCAGTATCCACGCGTAGTAAAAGTCTTGGGGTTCATACTCGTACCCCTGACTGTTTTCAACCCACGGCAGTTCCGCCAAAGTCACTTCACAACGACAGACCGCGTAGGTAGGGTCGTCCAGCGCGGCTTTCATTAAAGCTTCCACGAAAGGCAAACCCTGACGGGTGCAGGCCATCATGATATACGGCCGGCGTGGCAAGCCGTCTTCTTGGGTTAGATGGCCCTCGCAGGAGTAGACGGTCGCCACACCTGAAACTTTGTTTAACAGTTCACAGTGCGCAGCGATGTTCTTGTCGATGAGTCGTTCAGTCGCCAACGTAATGGCTGCAGCTTTCTTCATCCGAACGATAGTGTCGGTACTAACAACTGCAAAGTCCATTACATACCCCGACGCATTAATGGGAACTGACGGGTCATGGCGTGGGGACTGTGCTGAATATCAGCGGTTGCCCACACCTCAGAACCGGTGTCGAGTTCGGTTGGAAGTGCCAGTACATCACCCAGTGCCACTTTGCTGTAGGCGTGGTTGGGGATATCAATTTCCCGCGTCTTTAATTCGCGCGGTTTCTCAGTAACGCCTAAGCGTTCTTCGAGTTTAAGGTGTGAGCCTTTCTTGCCCACGACATTGTAACGAGTAAACATGCTGACTCCTGAGAGTGAAAGGATGGGTTCGTGAAAATAATATCTATCTGAAATGAAATACAGACTCCCTACCTTTGCGGGTAGGGAGTCAGGTTATGTGCGTTCGCGAGAAAAGCCGGAGATGCCATCGACGATGGACGGACTGTCCGGGATATGAATCAGCACCCGATGATGCACCCGGTCGATATACGTCACGGCCCCAACACAGGGGATATACGCGAACACCGACGTTGGCAGGGTAAACTCATCCCCGCTGTCACGCGGGCGGAACGTTACGTTCTCCCGGTCAAAATCAATGCACTCCGCGTAGAAGCCACGACACTCAAGCGATTGCCCTAACGGCGGACCAAACGCTGCGACACGTGCACGAAGCGTTGCATCGCAGTCGGCCCCTAACTCAATGCGGTTCAGGTTCGACATGGTGCTTGCCCACGATTTTGAAGGTTGACGGACTGGTGACTTCTGCAACCGCCCACATCCATTCGTTGTTCGACGGGTCTTGCCACGACGCAACCGCACACGGAGGCTTAATCTCAGAGACGTCCACCTCAGGGTGGAACAGCAAAAACTCGTTCTGCTGGTCGTCTTCTACCACATACTGGCCTTCTTCCATCCCAGTGACGTAGCCCAGACCAACTTCGATTTCTTGACCCTGGTCGCCAGTTGAAGACAGGGTGGTGTTCTTATATTTCGTGAGGTCACGATTGATAGCGCTTAACCACATGGGGTTATTACTCCGTTTCAGTTGTTGTACATAAAGAGGACGTGCAGTGTAAAAAAAGAAAACCCCCTACCTTGCGGTAAGGGGTCATTCTCAGTCGCCGTTTTCTTCTTCGCGATCGTCAAACAGAATCGATGCGATGACATAACGGGCTAAGCGTTGACGGACATTGTCGCCTTCGCCAGTAACCTCGAGCTCGGCTAACTGAGGCAGATAGTCCTCGATAAGCTCGTCGATGTTGGCCCGCAATACCGCTGCCTTGTCAAGAATCTCATCCGCGGGGACAACACCCTTTTCCAGAATCAGCCTTGCGTTATACGGATCGATATCCGAAAAGGCCAGTTCGTGCAGAAGTGCAACCGCACCCGCACGCTCGTTCAGCGCCCCCACCAGTGATTTCTCAAAACGCGACATGTGCTCGTCGTCCAGAGGTTCACCGGTGATGACTTCGTTATAGGTCGAACAGAATTGTTCGCCAGTGACGCCCGTTTGGTCACGGAGGCCTTGGTCGAAGTCATGCTGTGGCAGCTGCTCAAGTTCGATTACTTTCATGGTCTAACCTCGAACAGTTGTAGGGTCATACAATTAAACAGCGACTGCCTGCTTAATCAGCGTTTCACCGCCTTCTTCAACAAACTCAGAAAACTCGTGAGTGGTGTACTCACTGAGAATCCCATCCCGATGCTTGGCTTTCGCAACAAGCTTAACCACAGCGCGCTCAATACCGCGTGTCACAGTTTCGGGTACCACGATGTGTAAGCGACGCGTGTTGACGTCAACTAAACCGTGGAACGCGACATCGTTACCGTCTTTAACTTCATAAACGATGTCTTTGTTTTTTGCTAAACGACGATTGATCTGCATTATTACTCCTTCTCTGTTAAATGGTCTGTCAGGATGACAGTGGTGAGTGTGGGTACATACCCAATTTCTGCAGCGACACCCAGTAAGGGGTTGCCGTAAGTGCCTGCGACGGTGCCAAAGCCCCGCTGACCCGCAATATAGTCAAACGCCCGAATAAGTGCGTCGAACGCCGGTATACCTTCGCCTACCATTGCCAAGAGACCCAGTGGCCCCTCAACGTTTGTTACAATGAACCCACGTTCTAACCCATCACGGTAAACATGGATACACGCCGTACCTTCGCCGAGCATTCTTAGCACTTCCGTCTGACCTTGTTCTCGCATCAGCACTAAGAAATCCCATAACTCGTTTTCACTGAGCACTGCGTTCGTCTCAACAGAAACAGGAAACGAGGTAGAGAACCCGGTTTCTTTCGTCATGATAACCCGGCTTAATCGCCATCCGTCTGGTTCATAGAGTGACGGCTGTTGGGTATAAAGGTGAATCTCACGCAAACCTAAATACGCCGGTAGCATCGTCATATCCGCCGGGCCGTCATTAAGGGCAATGTACTGTTGTACAGTACCCACTAAGAACTCCCGGTCGATAACCATAAACATCAAACGGTTTTTGGCGATAATGAAGACACGCTTTTCAGTCTTCTGCTCAACGGGCAGCGCGAGCCACGCGTTGACCATATCCACGTACTGAGGGTCGATGCCCTCACCACGCAGAACCTGCTCGGTGATATCATTAATCATCAGTCTCTCCTAAAAGACTGCGCCTGCCTCCCGTCCAGCCAAACCGAAGTGGACGGTGACAACTGTAGTCTCAACATGCGGTATCGGTACTTTCACATCGATTGCCGGAGCAAAGGAGGCGATAGCCGGTTTACGTAACCGCTTAGCTTCACGTATAAAAGCATTCATCAATAACATAAACCACTGCACGTACACAGGGGTACCTGCGGCCGCATTAATGATGACGCCCTCCGATTGAATTTCCTTTTCGCCATCAACATACAACAGCGCCCCAACGATGTCGCCTGCATCATTGGGTACCACAACGCCGGTGGTATTGCCAAGGGCTAAGCCCTCAAGCAGGGACTGACCAAACTTACCCGAACGGTTCAGCGCAATGCGCCCAAGCTCGACAGATTGCGTGAGGTTGATTTCATCCAATCGCCAGTACACCATCTCCGGCAGGGGTGCTTGACGCGCCACCGCTATCTTGACGCGCTGACTGACATTGACCAACCCCATCTTCCTGCAATCGTCGTGCCGTTCATAATCGTGCGGGTTACACGTCACATCCACGACCTCACACTCAAGGTGCTTCAGCAGTGTCTTCCAATTTGTAAAAGGCGTGTCCGCCAAAGGTGTCACACCGTGGATATACAGACAGCGGTTATCACGGTCACAGGTGAACATCATCTGTGCGTTGTTACCCCGGGTGACCACAAGGAACACTTCCGAACTCACCAGCTTGCCCGCCAGTAAGTGTTGGACGGCCCGATAGACACTGCCTATCATGGTCGTTGCTCCGTTGAAGTTCACCTTCTCACGGTGTGTGGTTTGGTCGCGTAAATCATAAACTCGCATAGGCACCTCTCAGAATAGCGTTGCAATCACTTCAATTACTTTACCCCGTTTCTCTTTCTTCGCCGCCATGTGTCTACCGACTTCTACCGTGTGAAAGGTAAAGCCGTGATAGATATCGCGGGTCAGAACGGTATCGGAGTTTGACAATACCACTTTGGCCCCCGAGCGTCTGGCGTCCATCAGCACGTTGGCTAATGCACGGTGCTCGGCTTGACCAAATTCGTTTTTGTGGTACTGCGCAAAGGAAGATGTTTTGCTACTGGGTACGTAAGGCGGATCACAATAGATGACGACCTTACGCTTATTCTGCTGTTGTGCGAGTGCAACCGTCTGCTGAAAGTCAGCACACAAGAAAGTCACCTTTCCTTTCTTCACTTTCTCTGCAAATTCGAGAATCTCCTTCTCGGGCAGATACGGCTTACTGGGGTGGCGACCGTACGGAACGTTATACCCCCCAGATTTATTGTAACGGCACAGACCGTTGTAACCATGGCGATTCAAATACAGGAACATGGCAGCCCTGACGTGCGGCTCCCCGTCCCGGGTATTAAAGGCCTTGCGGTGCGCCATGTAATCATCACGTTCACCACCGCCGAACAACACCTTCGCTTGCTCAATTAACAACGCCGGCTGGTATGCGGCAACTTCCATTAACTGAATAAGGTCAGGATTTGAATCGGCCAAAATGTATTCAGGATAGTCGGTGTTCAGAAACACGGACCCACCGCCAACGAACGGTTCAATGAACACGTCCCCCTTGGGAAGATGGTGCTTCAGCGCATCCATTACACGGGATTTACCCCCCATCCATTTTATAAACGATCGCTTCATCCGAAATACCTCGTCAGACGCCCTGTAAGCTATCCAGAGCGTCGCTCACCCTTTTATAATAGTTAGCCGTGCCTTCGGACTATAACAGTCCCAGCATCTGTTTGGCGCGCTTCTCAGCAGCGACCTTGGTTACGTGCGGTACAGGCTTATCCACTTCGTTGCGACTGATGCCGTAAACGGACATCACCGGTTTGAACTTTAGGATATCCGCAAACAGATGACGTGACGCATGGTTCTGCGACAACACCGTTGCGTACACCTGATCGGTCATCCCCGAGGCGTGGGCCAATACCGCCGCCGCAAGCTTACGCCCGTGACGTTTGTTCTGGTGCTCCTGTGCAACACCTAGACCCCCAACCGCAATATAACCCGGTTCGAGTTTGTGGCAGTAGGCAAAGCCAATGATTTTATTCTTCAGCTCGGGTTCACGCAGCACAAACACTTCGTAGTGGTAATCCCCGGTGCGTCCCAGCACTTCATCCATACCGTTGGGCACCATCTGCGTGAGACGGCGTTCCAAGACATCGGTATTAATTTCAGCGACAGTTGCCGCCCAGATGAGTTTGTGCAGGTCTTCCACATCTTCGGTGCTGAGCTTATAGAACGCATCACCAGAGACACTGTGGATGTTCTCCGAGACCGGGAAGCCACGGTACGGTGTAACGTTACCGACCCACATCTCTTCAACCAGTTTGAACTCGTAACCCTTAACGATTTCACCGATGGTGTCGTTCGGGGCAACGATACGCAGAACGTCAAAGCCGGTGTAGTCGAGTAGCGCCAACCAGAACGGACGGTTAATGCTGGCCGGGATAAGGTCTTCGAAGTAACTGCACAGCAGCGACGTAGACCCACTGGTGTAACTGCACACCGCGTAAGCTTGGGGAATGCCACCGGCGGTAACCAAGGCATAGACGCGCATGTCGTCATCTTTAACGTGCGACTTAAGTCGCATCCACAGTTTGGGGTTATCGGCCAGATGTGCAAACTCTTGGGTTTTTAGCACACCGACTGACAGTCGAATAATGGGCATGAATGACTCCTGAGATTATAATGAGCGTGATACATACATTCGGGAGTTAGTGTAAAAATAAAAGAAAAAGACCACCCGAAGGTGGCCTGCTTATTACAGCTCGTAGAACTCTTTGAGAATTGCCGTGACTTTCGGCAACGCTAAATAGTCCGCAGCTTTGCTCCACGACACACCCGGTAAGTCCTGCGCTAAGGTCAGGGTCATTCCGAATGCGCCTTCGAAGCGATAGACAACACGTGTATCTTTGGTTGCAGGACGATAACCCACGGTGCGTTTGAAGTTAATGGCTTTCCCGGCCACTTCACCCCGCAGCGAACCCACCCATTGCGGGGCAGACCACTGTTCGCGTGTGTCTAAACCGCTGATGCGGTGTTGTCCTGATTCCACGTACGCCCGGCACAGACCGTAGAACAGCGGTGAAGCTGCAATCAGTCCCTGCTGGTCTTGCTTCATGAAAGCTTCCAACGCCTTAGGCTTACTGGCCAAGACTTTAAAGAAGTACATGCCGCGTTCGTCGCGAATGATTTGACGATAGATAAGGAGCGTGGCCTTTCCATCAGCCACAGGCTTTACCCGGTTGAAGACACGCGTAACAAAGCCGCCGGCTTCCGCCACAATGAAGTGGATGTTAGCAACGGAGTCGCTCAGCAGAAGCAGCTTCTGTCCCGCCATCATAATCGTTGGGAGTTCAGGGTGCTCTACCACGCTCGGCTTCTTTGTCAGTTCTTCAATCGCCATACCTTTCTTAACGAAATCCAGTGTTGCCATTCTTTTATCTCCAATGAGTAAGGGTCACGCTTTAACCGGCGTGCTTCGGCTCGATAGTAATACGCGGACATAACCACAGGTCAACCAGTGGCTCAATCTGCGGGTCTTGCAGTAAATCGTCAATCTTTGGCCAATCTGCAACCGGATAGGTCAAGGCAAAACTCAGGTATTGAATCTTACCGATGTCTTTCGCCGTGATGCCGTACTTTGAGATATTAACCTCAACGTTGACATGCGGCAGACTGCTGCTGACACCATTGCCACGCCATTTCAGTGTACGCCCTACGAGTATCTGGCGGACACTGTGTTGATGGCGGTGCGTTGATGACCACGTAAAGTAGGTCGGCCAACCGTCCTTGCTCTCCATGTCTTCTGCTGCGATGTGCGTGAAGCAGGCCCGTTTCAGGTATTTGTTGAATTCCAACAGATACGCTAACTCAGGCAGCTCCGTTACCAGTAAGTTGAGGTCACGGTTGTTCGCCAGTAACAACAACTCCGGTTTACGAGCAATACGCGTAAAGAAGAACCTAGAGAAGGCATGACGAAACCCTTTCCATTTCGCCATTGGGGTCAATGGAGCATTGGTCGGACCGTCCATCTTAAACGAGGCCTGCAATGGCGTGACCACGTCTGTTGTCAGATCAATAATTGCGGTACGGATGGTGCGCACAGAATGGTTGGTTGCTTTCTCACGATAAAAAACCAGCCGACGTTTGTGGTTGATGGAAATCATCGTTGCCATGACATCAACTGTCTGCTGCATCTCTTGGTAGGTCGCAAATACTTTAGCCATTTCTATTTTCTCTCAATTAAGGTTGGGGCTGTCTTTAACCGGACAGCGGCGGCTATAACATCGGTAGGTGCTGTAAATTATCAGAGGTGGTTGAAGTCAGCCTTGAGAATCCAGCGGTTTGCTTCAAAGCCCATGTCCAGCATCGGCTTTATCCATGAGTTGTGATACGCTTGTACCAGTAAGCGACACTCTTGCCCATTACAATAAGCCATCGCCACTTTCAGTTCGTTTTCCATCTCAGGCTGGTATTCACCGGTTGCCATGACCGAGAACGTATTGAGGTCGCTGAGCAGGGTACCGAGCATGGCCTTGTCGCCGACTTTGATGGTAACGAACACATCGTCCTGCGTCGCTTCGAACGCTGGGAGGGATTCGTCAAACGGTGGATTGTCCATCAGGAACGACAGGCCCTCTACAGACCAGTCATCGCCTTTCGGGAAATCTTCTTGATCGCTGTAGTACACACGCACCGCAACGGCGTTGGTGTAGTAGTTGGTCAGTGACTTAATGGCCGCTTTATCTAAGCCCCCTTGGATAACCACACTGACAACGTCTGCATCCAAGAAGCAGATGGCGAGCTGCTCAACTTCAAAGTCTTCGTTCAGATACGCAAACTGGTCGAAAGGCACGCTCTCGACGGTTGTCAAAAATTGCTCTACGCCATCTTTCATGCCAGCGATGGCAGGGGCGTACGTTACATCTAACAGAGACTGGACTGGTGTTAACATAGATTACTCCTTACGGATAAAAGGTCGATGGGTCTATTAGAGTCTAAAAGATTGGCTACTACCGCAAGGGCTGAGTAGGGAACTACCGCCGAGCAGTGAACTGGTACGCTCGGGACGCGTCGCTTCGTTATGCAACAGTCCAACTTTCCCGACGATGTAGCCAAGTTGCATTTGGAGCGCTTGGGTCAGTTCCAAGACCTGTTCTAGGGTTAAGCCGTTAACCGCATTAGGGTTATTCAGCCACGCCATCACCTCCGCCAGTTCCAACGTTAATGCTGGCTGCTTTTCTGACCCGGGGACGTTTTCTTGCGCAGACTCCGCAAGGGTGGTTGGAATGCCTTCGGACACAGTTTCGACAGCCTCGAGTGCCTCGAAAAGCTGCTCGATGTGAGCTGAGTAATCCGATACCGCCACAGTGGATTCCATGCCGACAGCTTTATAGCCGTCCGCGAACTCTGCCAGAGAGAGCATGTAGTCCACGGCTTTCCGGTACAAACGGAGATGAACGCCTGTTTTGTAGTCCAGCATCTTAACGACACCGCCACGCTTTTCAATTTTCGCAGGGTCAAAAGAATCTTCTGTAAGAAGACCCCTTATATACACCACCTCTCCCACAATCGGCAGGTTGCTACGACGATTACCTATACGCTTGGTTTGGTTATTATCCATTGTGATTACTCCTTACAATTTACAGAAAAAATAAGGGCACCCGAAGGTGCCTCTTTTATTTACCCAGAAGGGCGTCAATCTGCTTGCGCAGAACTTCGACATCCTTCCAGCGGTTATCAGCCATTGCTTGATGCAGGTCTGTGCACAGCACAGCCAGACGCACGCCGAAATTCTCCGGGCGCGGCTCCACAACGGGAGCAGCAACTTCTACTACTTCTTTAGTGGTGAAACGGCTGACGATGGACAGAACTGCATTAAACATGGTGAACTCCTTGAGGGGGATGATTAGTTTATACATTCAGGAAAGGGAAATCGCCGCGTGCTTTACGCATACGATATTTGCTCAGGTTCTTAGGCATTGCCAACTGGAAACCAGAGTCTTCGTTCATTTCGCGCAGTAAGCGCAGTGCCGCTAAGCAGCGTGCCATTTTGCGGCTGTCGCTACGAGAGTGTGCATGAGATAATGCAACACCGATACGTGCAACTTCTTCAGCAAAGAAGCCAAGGTCTTTGTCAACAACGATAGTGTTGTCCAGTGGATTCTTAACAGAAGTGGTGGTGGTTTCTTCGCCGAACAGTTTAGATAATAAGCCCATGATAAATTTCCTTTTGTTTAAGTGGATTATAAGAGAGTATTAGTATTCTCTCATGATGATTATATCTATCTGAAATCATTTTCGTTCGCACTTGTACTTTTTCTTCCATGTGGCGGCTATTTCGTCTGCTGTCCTGCCCTTTCTTAAATGCTTCTGTAGATTCTGATAAGACATCCCCATGTCTTTAGCGGCGTCTGTCAAATACCACTTCTCACCTTTATACTCAACAAAGACATTACTGCGTCTATTTCTCGCCTGTTCTTTACGCGTGGCCCAGCGACAATTCTCCTTGCTGTATCCTTTGCTGTTGTCGATTCTCTCTAGGGTGTGTTTATCGGAGGGGCGAAGGCCCATGTCGTGCATGAATAACGCAACGGACTTTTTCCACCCTTCAGAGCACCCGATACCTGCCCCGCCATATTTATCCCACGCCGGGTCTTCTGGGTTAGTGCACCGTTCGCGCATGGACCACCAGACTTTATACTCCGGCGAATGACCGAAACCGTGGTATCTGTATTCAAGATTGTCTTCCATTACGGACTCCATTAAAAAGAATAAAAAAAGAAGCGGGGGCGGTTTAGGCCCCCATTTTCTACTACATCTTTAACACAGCTTTCACCACTTGCGAGATACGCGGTGCAGTGACTTTATACGCTAACGCTTGAACGCCATTTGGAATCCCCGCAAGATACGCTAGGGCGATGTTCAGATTACGAATACGCACCAGTAGTCGGTTGATTTCGTTAAAGTGCGGAACCGTATCAAACGGAATAATGCCCGTAGCAGGAAGCTTGGCCATCTCTTCATCCAACTTTGTCCGGCTTCTCTGTAAGGCAACGCGAATACCTTCCATTTTTATCCGTTTGGTCTCTGCTGACAATCCCATGATTGGCCCTTAGTGTAAACGCAGTTCGTGGTGGACTTTGAACCCTGCCCCTTTGATACGGGTCTGGTATTCTAAAGCTGACTCCACATGCACACGCACTTGGGTTTGGTTATCTTTGTTGCGCAGGGCAACTTCGAAGTCTAAACCAAGCTTCTTCGCAACCGTCATCAACGCGTCGAGCGACACCATGTCTTTCTTGTCGTTCTTGATGTTACTGATGATGGAGGTGGAAACACCACAGACCGCTGCGATTTCACGCTGGGTGTGTTTGTAGTTCAAGCGGGCAATCACCAAAGACAGCTGGTTTAAGAACTGGTTCTTTGCGCGATTCAGGTCAACACATTTGATACGTTTAGCCATGAGATTACTCCTTACAAGTTTCAGTTAGCGGGTATACAGCGGGATGTAGATATAGTGTTTCACTTGGCGGCCCAGACGCAGATTCGCTTCGGTCAGGTACCCTGCGTTTATCGCGATGCACGGCGTGGTGCGACCATTAGGTTCTTTCAACACGTCGCACTCGTTACCAACGCACTCCCACGACACAATCGGAATGCCGCGACCTAATACAGATTCAAACTTCTCGTAAGCGGCGATGTTAAAGCGGGCATGGAATTCCCCACCACGGTGTGTCAGGTGTGGCCATTCGTCACGTGTCAGTTCTGACCACGCACCTTGTGCGCAGTCGTTACGAAAGGGTTGGGCATACTTTACGACTAAACGATTGATGGCGTAGTTTTGCATCGCTTCGCTCAGGCCTTCTGAGAAGGTCTCTTTTACAAATGTGGCTATCATGATTACTCCTTACTTTTAATTGAAAAAAGGGAACACCCAAACGGATGTTCCCCACAGCTTAAATAACGTCTTTGTAAAGCGGGATGTAAATCTGGCCGTGGTGCTTGCGACCGAAGTCACGCACTTCACCTGTCACCAGCCAAGCGGGGATAGCCACACACGGGGTTGTAACCGGATGGATTTTGGTTTTAGTTTCACTGTCCGGTATATCAATTTCCCATGTGTCCACAGTAACTTTGCGGTGCAATATCTTACACAGCTTCTGATACGCTTCTTCATCGAACTTCACACGGCCCTGATGAAACTGCGGAACCAGTGGACGAACATATCCGTTTTTGTGGTAACTTACCACATTACGAAAACTGCAACCGTGTTTCCTTACCCAATGCGCAACGCGCAATTTTACAATAAACTCTACAACACTTTCTTTCATTAAATAGAACATGATATTTCTCCTCTGTTATGTTCTCATCTTTTTTATTTCCTTTTTGTCGGCATTAATCAAGTGATTGCTTAATACTCACAATGATAATATCTACCTGTAAATTTTTAGGATGAAAAGAAAAGACCCCTACTCCAAAGAGTAGGGGGTGCTGCTATTTATCTCGGGTCAGCTCATGGACTAACTTTGCAATATCACTCGGGCCGATTTCCCCGGACGGCATCGCGATGTGGTTACACCGGTTACCCCCTTCGGTCAGGATGTGCAGGGCGAAGCGAAACTTATCGCGCAACCCATTCCATGACTCCTCGTTCTGAGTGTATTTGTAGGTCAGGACATCGTCCTCCCACGGCTTACCTTCTTGTGCGCGTCTCTGACGAGCGCGCTTCATTGCTGTGTTGTAGTCTACATCTAACGAGACGAATACGTGGGGCGGTGCCATCTGTTCGATAATGCCTGAACGGAAAGCAGCCACCTTACCGGCTTCACCCTGATGGACTGTGGTACTCGCGAGGAAGTGGTCCATGAACAAGAAGTCCACGTCCTGATTTTCAGGCGCGTTTAGGGTTGCTTGAAAATCCGCAACCATGGCTTCTGCGACACGTTCACTCGAGGCAGACTGGAGCAGGAGACGACGTGCCTCTTGCCCAGTGGGAGAATCTGTGCGGGGGTTACCGTAAGCCTTCACCGTGTAGCCCAAGACTTCTAACATGGCTTGCACTTTCTTACGCAGGAACGTTTTGCCTGCATAGTCGGGCCCGTCCCAAGAAACTATTTTTCTCACGTTGTTTATTTCCGTATTCACTGCTGCGGATTGGTCAAATTATAGGCAACATCTGTAATTGATGTTGGGACTAAAGAAAATAACAATTCCACCTCCGAAGAGGTGGAGACTGTTACTGAAGATCAACGGTGGGCTCAGACCAATCATCATCGGTGGCGGGCATGTCAAGACCGACGGCCTTTTCACTGGTGATGACTAACGGGAGCAGTCCGCGTTCAGCAAGGTAGTGCTGCAGACGATACGACTGGATGTCGGTCTCTACAATCACAAGCTCCGCGGTTTTCATCAGTTCGATGGCGGCGGTGGCTTCTTGCAGACTGGCTGGACTTTTGGTTTCGTTGATAATCGACGTCAGACGCTGACGGGCTAACCCAACAACGTTACACGTCTTCTCACGCAAGTCCACAATTCCCTCACGGGTCATGGGAACCTCCTGTGGGGTGCGCAGCAAACCACGGTAAGGTGATTTGTGACGCTTTTGATGAATCACACAAATCGCTTTGTGCAGGATACCTTTAACACGGTTGAAATCCCTTGACGACGGTGGGCGTTTCATTTTGGCAACTTTGCAGGCAATCTCCACAACGGTTGCGATGTGGTAGAGTCGCTTATAGCGTCCACGATGAACGGCAACGGTCGGAGGGATTTCTTTTTTGGTCGTTACAGATTTGTTGGCGATTAAAATAATCGAGTCGAGTATCATCTTCCCTCCTAAAAGCCGTTAACAACAGCACGGACGAACTCATATACCGTGCGTTTGTGGGCCTCGAGTGGGAAGCCAAACCCTTGGTAGTCATCACACCATCGCACGATAAGACTGTTATCGTGGTCAGGCTGACGGATATAAGAACGCAGCACCAACAGATATTCGTGGTCAGCGCGAAAGTTCAATACAATCTCACCGTGGGCAGAACGGACACTCAGACACACCCGGTTTACACCGGCCCCACACGGTTCGCAGGACACCGCAACCCGGGGTGCATCGTCAACGTGTTCAAGGACGTAAATCACATCGTGCAATTTGCCGTCCTTAGCTAAATCTTGCCGGTTTAATGCTTCGGCAAAGCGCTCAAGGTCTCGATAGAACATTTCTCCAGCCTCTTGTCCGATCGATAGGGCAGTCTGCTAATTGAGTAGCCCGCATCAGTGGTGGTCAAAGACCGCTTTGAAATGTAGTGGGAGTAGAACATCAGGTATTTGTAGAACGTGGCCATGGGAACGTCTTTGTCGGTGGCCAACAGGTAATCATGCTCACCGGTGGTGATGCGAATGCCTGTAAAGATAACCCCGTTGATTTCACCGTGCCACGGTGTCACCTTGGCGGTGTCATCGACTGCCCCGACTTGGAACGCTTTCTGCCCCGTCCAGTAAATCCCCTGCTCACACGCATTACACGTCTTGCGCATCTCTGTTGCTTGGCACACGACCTCAAAGCTCGCACGCTGTCGTGCATCACAGGTGGTGGCCAACCGTTGTACATCGTCATCCGTTAGGTACTGCGAAAGACCCGGTGGCAAACGCCAGAACTGTCCCATGGCCCGAACGGTTTTCCAACCCGGACGATGGGGAATAGCAAAGCGTTTGATACCAAACGTAAACCGTTGACCACTGTGGTGCGGTACCGTGCGAAACTGTGTCATGTTAGAGCTCCAGAGTCATACCCCGGTTCTCGGTTTGAAAGCCCATGGATTCATACAGGCGTTGTGCGGAGGTGTTATTGTCCAACACATAGAGTTGTGCCCACTGACAGCCTTTTGTCCGGCCGTAGTTTTGCGTCCACTCCATTAATGCCTTGCCTGTCCCCCGTCCCCGTTCTGATTCAGACACGAAGAAGTTGTGAATCCAGAGGAACCGATCCCCTGAGGTGCTGTATGAGAAATGTAGAAAACCGAGCAACGTTTCCGTTGACTCATCAATCGCCAATGCCATGCATTCCCCGGGACCCCACTTTGCAGCGAGACTCCCGAACTGGCGGTATGCGTGACGCCCGTTGATTTCTTTGACCAACGGTTGCATCGTCGCAAACAGACTTCGATACTGCGTGAGTATCTGGTCTTGGTACTTCTTCCCAAGTGGTGACGTAACCGAAAGGGCAACTTTAATAATCATTGCCCCTCCTTGATAGACTGGCGGACGTACTCCAGAAGACCCTCGGTTGAGCGAACCATCGCGGTGACAAACCCGTCGTTCAGTGCCATGGCGGACTTGTAGTAGCCCGTGGCACGCCGCAGGTCTTTCAGGGCCACGTTCTTGAGGTCAGCCTTCAGCGCTTCTGCTTCTTCATCCACGGCCGTAAAGCCGGTGATTTTGCGTTTCACGCCGAGTGCCCGTAATGTTTCAATGGCTTTCTCAGCACCGTCCAACGCCCGTTCGCAATCTGCCTTAGACAGGGCAGGCATGGTGTGCCCGTAGTCACCGTCTTTGGCGACCGCGTAGGTAATGTTACCGTTAATGCGCTCAACGATAATCACGTTCCCACCGAAACAGGTTGCGGTGATTTCTTTCGCAGGGCTCACGATACCAATGATACCCGATGCGCGCTTGACCGCCCAGTTGGTTGACCGACCCAGTTTAGCAACCGTCCCGTCCTCCATTTCCTTCTTGCCTTTCATCACGCTACGGACATGCACCGTGAACTCATCGACACGGGCTTCAATCGCCTTGGTGTGGTTGGTAAACTCAATGGTCTTGTCGAGGTCGACTTTATCCTCAACGCACACCTTCGAAGTCCACTTACCGGCTTCCACCGTCCCCTTGCCTAACTCGCCTGCCTCACTGAGGGCCTTGCGGAGCTTGTGCAATTGGTTTTCTAAAAGGGTTGCCTTGTTCACCACGTGTTTGATTTTCTTCGTGGTATCTTTGGCCAGCTCATCGGCGAAGTCCACAAAACGCATGGCCAGCTGATGGGATGTGCGACCCGCTGCAACACCGGCCGCTTTCACACCTTTCCCAGCAACCCGTCCGGCAGCACCGGCGACGTTTGCCACGCCTTTACCAACCGCCCCTGCGGCTTTACGGGTATAGACGTTACGGATACTGCCGAACCGGGCCTCGTCGTGTAAGACTTGGGCCCGTTCCATGGCGTTAGATTCACCGGCAACAAAGTGGCCTGTGTCGTCTGACAAACACCACCGTTGACGAATCGCCGCAATCGCAGGATAGTCGGGGCCAGCGCCCAGTGCTTCTAATGCCACTAAACGATCCCAATCGTCGTTCAGGATTTCCAAATCTTTCTCGAGCGCTGACATCGTCGTCTCCTACTAACCGGCTTTAATACTTGCGGCTACCCAGTTAATTAAACCATCACCGACACGGTCAAGTGCGGTAGTGAATGCATTCTCGAGTTCCAGTGCGTTTTTGTAACGCAGGGTGGCCAGACGCAGCTCGGCACCTTCGTGCTGTTTGAGCCCCGCTTTCATCTTCTCGATTTCTTCGTAGATGCCGCTGTAACCAAACACGCCATTCTTCGCACCGCGATTACGCAGCGTTTTAGCGATGGTACGAACTGCGCCCAGTGCCTTCTTACACTCGGACAGCTCCAGCGAGGGAATCTCACCTTTGTAATCGCCACCGTGCGCCACGGCAAACTGCACCTTGCCCTTCTCGCCTTCACCCCGGGTGACAACAATCACATTGCCAGCCAGTGGACGGGCTTGAACATCTGCCTCACCAAGGCGACCTAAATACCCTGACGCACGATGGATAGCGGCGTTGGAACTGTAACCAATTTTGGTCAGCTCCCCGTTCTCCATCTTACGGCGGTCAATCACCGGCGAGAACACAATCTGGCGGGTCAGAACCGTGTACTGCTTCACCACGGCTTCTAACCCATCAGCAGAGTTCGCAAGCTTAATGCACTCTTTGAAATTGGGCAGGTCTTCAAAACAGACTTTGGATGTCCAACTACCGCTTGGCACTTCATGGGCATGCAACGCACTGATTTTATTCAGGCGCGATTCCATGTCAGTGGCGTGCTTCTCCAACAGGTCTGCTTGGTTGTTCATCTTCTTCAGGAGTTCCACATAACGGGTACCGAAGAAGCCAGCAAAGTCATTGAAGACTTGCGCCAACAGAGAAGAGGTTTTCTTAGGTGTTTTATCACGAGCAGATTCGCCCGCCACTAACACCACATCATCTAACCCCCAGCGCTTGGCGATAGACTGGATTGCAGGGTTGTCAATACCCACACCGATAGACTCGAGTGCGACCACGGTATCGTAGTTCTCCCACAACGTTTCAAAATCTTGTTCTAATGACATGAGTCTACCCTCGAACCGTTATCAGGTTTCGATTAAATAGTAGTAATAACGATTTGGCCAGCGGACGGCAACGGCGAACAGCTCGTTGGTCTTCCCGTCTACGTAGTTAATCACGCGTGGACGTTCTGCATTATCCGGCACGGACAGGAAGTCACGTTTATCCAGATACTCGAAGAACTCCTTCTCCGTCCCTTGCCATTCGACCGGCTGTTGAATCGGCGCAGGTTTAGGCGGGGGCGGACAGAACGCCTCCTTCAATCTTTGCAGCAGAGATGTTGATTGCATGTGTGCCTCAGAGGAATCATAATAAACGCAAGGACGCCAGCCAGTCTTGGCCTTGGTTTGCGTGATGGAAGGTTGGGACGTTGACGGACTTCGCGTATTGTACGCCCATAAACGTACCGCCAGTTGGGTTGCCTTGCTTATTGATCGGTGCTGAGTAGTACACAGCATCCGATGGCGTGTGCAAATCATCACCCATAATGATATTCAAGTTACGTCCGTGCAGTTTGTGCGCCCAGTCATTCAGGTAATCGGGTGCCGGGTGCAGCGAACGTACAATCTCCTGATACAGCGGAGTTTGCTCAATTACCCGGAAGTCCACAAACGGGTTCTTTTCTTTCAGCCACAGCTTCTTGTCATCGGGGAGATAACAAATAAAGGTCAGGCGGGGGTCGCCTTTAAAGTACCGGGCCAGCATAAACTGCAACTGGTCGGGACCTTTCCAGCAGCCGCCGCTTGTGATTTCAAGGTCGTACCCTTTCTCCAACAGGATATTAATACCGGCCAGTAATTGGGCATACATTTCTTGCATGGTTTCTTGATCGGTCTCACGTGAGCCAATAATAGCCAGTTTATATTTTTTCATGGTTGCGTACCTCCTATAACCAACGCGGGTGACGCAAAAAATAAGAGGTTTTACCCCCTCCGAAGAGAGGGTAGGGGCACGTCAGTAAAACTTGCCCGGCTCAAAGCCGTTTAACATCCGCACCGTCACCAGTTCGGCCAACCCTATCGTGATAGCAACAGTAAGCTGTACGCTCCCCGTAAAGGCGACGTTGGTGCTGAGTGCGGTAATCGTTACCCGACGTTTGAGGTAATCAAACGTGAATCCATAGTTGCTTTGGTCGAGGTAGAAGCGGCCTGCCAGTGTGGCGATTAACGTCGGGACATCGATGGTGCGGTCATTGCGATTGAACCCCACCTCTGCCGTGGTTAACACCGGTGTCTTTGGCCACACCGCAGACAGGGCCATACGTTTGTACGTAAAGGTCACCCAGTCTTCTATTACCTCCGAAGGCTCAGCCAGCAAATCTAAATCGATGCCGGTATCCCCGCCTTTCACTGATGGCGTGCTCAGGACTGTTAAGTCCTTCCATGCAAACTGGTTCTTATCAAACGTGAAACCGTTCTCAAAGTTAACCAGCCCAATCAATAAATCCCACGGCGCTTTCGTAAACACCACAGGATACGCATCTGGAATGGGTGGCTCCGTGCTCCCCACTGGATTGAACTGAAAACCCACCAAATCTTTGTTCGTTACAAACTCGCCGAAGTAGTGCGGCAGGCGATAGAGAAATACTTCTTCAAACACGAACGAGTCACAACGAAACGTAATGAACCACCCGCTTTCATCCGTGTTGTACGTGACGAAACACGCATTCGGTGGGGTAAAGATTTTACTGATGTTAAAGCCCATTTTGGCAATGGCATTCTCAACCATCGCCTGTGCAGCATTGTCCCACACCCGGTTGCTTGACGGAACGTTAAGCGGGTTGAACCAACTTAAGTCTGCCTTGCTAAAGAGGAGGATATCACCGAGTTGAATCTTGGTGTGTTGCACATCGACCGTGTCGTCTTCCTTCGACAGGTTAGTGAGTCGCAGCCCGTAAACACCCGGGTAGAGTTCCCCACGCTTTGTGATACCGGTGTTCGCTACCGTCAAAGGCGTATCGATCGTATCGTCATTGGCATAGTTCACCAAATCCAATAGCGACTGTTGGTGTGTTCGGGTGCGGGTAATGATAAAAGTCATAGTCCGGCTCCGAAAAGAAAAGCCCCCTGCCTACCGAAGTAAGCAGGGAGACGGTCAGTACCCGTAGAGCGGGTAGCGGGCTATAATGGTTTTGCCAATATAGAACGTGAGAACTTGCGTCGCAATCGTCTTCATTGAAGTCGGCGGCGTCGAGAGGTCTGCACGTACGTTCTCATAACAACTCCCCGCGTCGATGAACTGGTAGATTTTACGTTTGGTGTTTACCAAGTAAAAGCCACCGCCCGGGCAGGTGTCTGTTTTTCCGAAGTTGACAACGGCAAAATCCCCGCCTTCCGCTACCGTACGCGCACGGTCGGTCGCTTCGAATTTGACTTTCGGTTCGTCGGGACTGTTAGGCTGGTATCCCAGCATCTCACTTGGATTGAAGTCCGCATGTGCAGTCTGAGAAAATACCAATAACAGCAAAACAGCCAATACAGAACGCATCAATTTTTATCCTCTTTCAGGTAAGCTTGAAGCCAAGGCTGCTCCTCTAGTCGGGGGAGCATGTTACGGGTGCTCCACGTGTAGCGGCAGTTTGGCATCGTTTTGAGGTACTGTTTTTTGAAACGTTCCCAGTGATAGGCAGGCGGTTTGCTCTTAAAGCCGGAACCGGCTAAAATCACTTCCCATTCCAAGTCCTTGATAAACTCATCCACCAACATCATCACCACGTCCTTCCAGAGCGAGCGGCGATAGTGTTTAAGGAAGTGCTGTCTCAGGGCTTGGTAGTCTGCCTTTCGACTAGGTCGTATTGCTGGTGTAGATTTAGGTAAAGCAATTTTAAGGGCGGTGCTTTGGATTATCTTGACAGGCTGACCGCGGACGGTCGACCGAATAAGGTCAAGGTCACAATCGGCTATCTTTTCAGTAACGCAGATAACTTCCACACCGCTATCACACTGTTGACGTGTTTCATAGACGACACGCTGCATTTTCATACTTCCCGTGAGTTTTATATTATTTTGTTACCCACCGAAATAAAGATTGGAACCGTCTTCGCAAACCGGGCCAATCCTACTTCAACCGGCGGGGACTGAGCCGGTTGTGTCGCCTTAGTCGTCATACGGAAATACCACTTATCATCGAGGCCTTTGAACCAATTCTCTATTCGCCAACCGTTCTGCAAAAAGAAACACTGGGCATCGACCGCGTCGGGATTGACTATCGCCGTCATCTGCTTACCCGGCGACTGTGAGGCAACGTGCTTCACAAGGAAACGCGCCACACCACTGCGACGGGATTCCGGGACCACGTACAGGTAAACGATGTTACCCGGTTCGTAAATCACCATCCCGTGCACGATGTCATCTTCGACGGCCATCAAGACCTGCAAGGGTTCTTTGCGAATGCTGTTGGCATCGGCAAGGAACTCAGCCAGCTCCGGATACACGTCGGGTGAGATTTTGTCAATCTCGATAGACATCACAATCATTTTAAACCCCCTTTCAGTCGTGAAGTCACGAACTGTAATAGTCCATCCCACGTTTGGTACGGATGTTCGCGAAGGTCTTCCGCCATCGCACCGTGTGGATAAGAACTGAGTAAGACGCCAAGCGGTATCGCATGTACTGTCTGCTTTACCTGCTCGCGTGGATATTTCTTTCCGAGCGCTGTAATAACACGTTCAATAAAAGTCGTCACATCCATAGACTGGTAATCCAGCCTTGGTCTCACCCACGTCACCACAATGTGTTTGTGTTGCAACGGCAGGTGTTTCCCCTTTTTCCCGAACCATGTCACGGTGTAGCCAGCACTGATGCTATTCACAACAGACTGGTCTTCGGCAACACACGCCTCATAGAGACTGTGTTTGGCGAGCAGTGCTTTGATGCGGGCTTTAATCACCGAGCGGTTGTAGGCGTTGCAGACCTCGGAAGACGGGTTGTCTTCTTCGTAGTAGCGGCTGAGTTCAAAGTAATGCCGACCCAGTTTACCACGGGGCGTCGAAAGAGTGTGCGCATCTTCCCGACCCCCGCTCTCTTCTAATACGTCACGCAGCAGGCACTCGACCATGGCCTTGCGTTGGTCTTCACGGTAGCGGTACGTGTCGCCGTTTGCGATGCCTGCGGCGAGTCCGGCCACCGGTATCAGTATCGCACGTCTGTCAAATTTTAAATCCATGGGAGCTGCCCTTGAGGTGAAAATACACATAAAGACGTCAAAATGTAAAAAGAAATAAAAGAAGTCGAGTCCCGAAGGACTCGACGGTCTTACTTGGTGGACGCTTTGTTCATCTTGTGTTCCACCACTTTAGCCGTAATCGCCAGTGAGCTGTACGCCAATGTTTTAATTGGCACCGCTGCAAAAGCAATCAACCCGCCGAGTGGTACGAGCACCGTCAGAAGCACATCCGTTCGGTCAACCTGTGGCTGCTGTAGTACATCCCAAAGCGCAACGCCTGTGAAGGCCACCAGTGCCAACGCCAGAAACCAAATCAACAGTTTCTGACCCGACAGGAGCGTTGGGTATAAGGTCATCACGGTTTCCTTGCTGTACTTTGTATCCATCCCCTCTAAGGAGTCCACCGCCAGCTTTTCAAACGCTTCTGCCATCACCCCGACTTTGTCCACTAACAGCGGACGCAGTGAAGCAAGGATAGAGTTCGCAGGAAGCGCGGTGTTAACAGCAGCGGCACCAATGGCCAGTGCAGCATCCTGAACACGCGAGGCTTCATCCGGTGATAACACACGGTCACCGGCTTGAATCAGGGTATCCAGTAATGCAGGCGCTGCGGTTTGCAAGGATTGGGTCATGGTCACTTCCTCCGGCGTCTACTTCTCCGCCGTGAGCCCTTCGGCGCTTTAGGCTTCTTCTCACGAGGCGGGAGCAGACTGTTTAGTGATAAGAGTGAAGTGCGGACAAAGATGTTGCCAACCGCGACGGCATCGATTGAGTGCTCATCAAGAGCCGTCAGGTCGATTAACGTGTGGTTAGCGTAAAGCTTGGTCACGGCATTAAACATGTGCGTTTTATCCGTACCCTTCGCTTCAACACCTACGTAGGACTTCACAATAATGGGATTGAACCCATGGAGCCACTTTTCCGGGAAGATCTCAAACAACGTTGTCCGCAGCATCTGTTGAAGCTCAACCCCCGACTCGTAAGCCGAGAGTTTCAGTCGCTGCATGAACGGTGTTTCAGTACAACAGAAGGTTGGCCGTGAGATACGCAGGAACTCTGCGTAACCCTGTTGCAACTTTGCCATTCGGGCGTCACGTTTACCGCACACCTCAGAATGGCTGTTTTGATGCGTCGGGTCAACTGCGTGCAAGGTACCTGCCCAGACCACTTCTGCCTGTGGCTCACCGTACACCCAGTCCAACACCGCCAGACCCAGATACGAGGTACCGGGGTCAACAGCACAGATTCGAACCGAGTTATCGGGAAACCGCGGTTCGGGTATCAGCATCAGTTCGGGCCTAACCAGAATGGCACGGTCTGGCCGATGTTGATGGTCAGCTCAAGGTTGTCGTTGGTTACGGCAAGGTTGGCATAGAGGTCGATGTAGTACATCACCTGCACACCAATCGCTTCGTCATAACTGAACTTCGACCCGGTAGCAGACTCACCTGACTCAACAGCGTCAAGGCCTGAGCACACCGCGATTTCGGACACGATAGAAGACTGTGAACTGCCGCGCATGATAGCACAGACGTTCATGTATTCCTGCACATCGAAGTCGTTCCAGCCGATACGCAGTTCCACGTTGGATTTCGCGTAACGGCCATCCGGCAACTCAACGGTGGTGTCATCGTCGTAGTTGAACTCCGGCAGGGTCCCCGGCGTTGGGTACAGCTCGTTGTCGGTGTAGTTAAACAGGTCAACGCGCTCTTCACCGTTCTCACGACGGATATCGTAGTCGGTGGTTTCCACCGAACGCATGTCGATACGTTTCAGGTAGTACGCCCAGTAGTCTACGCCACCGAGGGTGAGCTTGGTACGGAAAGCGTAGTTGGCACGCTGGGCATCCGAAAGGTCGTTGTCCATGCGGCGCAGCACAAACGGCATGGCTTTGTACATGCCCGAGTACGAGGCTTTCTTCCCAAGCGGGACGAAGTCGTAGATGTCGTCATCTGCCAGTTCAGCCGTGTGGCCTTTGATACCGATACACATGTACTTGATGGTCGGACGGGCTGTTGGGTCAGGTATTTTCGCCGTCATCAGGTTGAGGTGTTCATTCAACGTGGACTTCTGCGGGTACTTAACCGGTGCACCACAAAGCAGTGCAGACGTCAAGCGCATGGCGCTCAGCGTCACCGTGTTAATCTTGCCGTCATAGACTTTACTGTTAGCCATTTAATTCTCCTGGAAAGCTAAAACCATCAAGTTCGGTTTTGGACACAAGCACTTTGAGCTTGCGCGGCGTAGGGTCGACGAACTCAATAGCAATGGTACCCTTCAACGACAGATGACGTGGTATCAGACGCACCGTAAAGTCGGTTGCATCCTCAGGGATAGGTTCAATCAAGATTTGATGCGGGTTGAGGTTCACACCTAACTCATCAAAGATGTAGGGGGCCAACTCTTCGCTGGACTTTACCGCACCCAAAGGCACCGGCACCACAACACCCCGCAACAGTTTGTTCAAATCACCGCGGGTAAAGACAAAGTTCTGCGAACCTGAGTACCCGTTGCGATAGTACGCCGCTGCTTTCGATTCCACACCTTCACGGCGGGCTTCTTCTATACTCAGCGGCACTGCACCACGCGAATCAAAGGTGAGTTGGTCGGGAGTATAAGATGTGCCGAACACGTAATTGATGCGGTTAATTAGAATCTCAGGTGCGGTTTTAGATAAATCCACACGGTACGTCATAAGCCTCTCACTCTAAGTTGTCGGTGGTGAATCCGGGCAGGTCACGATGGCGGACACGACGGGTCAGTGTCTTCTCGCCGCTTTCCCACTCAGCATCGGTCACCTCCAGCGGTGGCTGTTCGATGTTGACACGGATGCTGGACTTCGTAGAGACCTGAATGCCCATGAACACGTTCATCGTGGCACGAATACGCGTTGGCACAGACGTCTTGATTGACGGGGTCACATCCAGCACGGTGTCGCAGTGTGCACGGGACTTCGACTTCACACTGACAACGGTTGCCGGGGTGTGGTCAACATCAATCGTGCCGGAACCGGCCAGTAACATGTCATCAATCAGTGGGGTGATAGGGTCGGTGACGTCGAAGGTATCACTTGACATCCTCGCCGCAAAGTGCACGGTATAGGAGGCAAGCTTCGATATCAGTTTCACCATGGCCCGTTGGATTTCAGCCTGCGAAATACTCGCACTGGATTCAAACGCGGTACCGAGGTTGAAGGCGTCCTTCGCGATATCCTGCCATGTCTCCTGCGATATCAACGTATAGTCGATATTGTAAATCTTGAAGAACTCGTCGTAAGACTTGTAACTCAGATTCAGGGGACACTTGTAGTCGCGGTAGAAGTATTGGAACAACAGCTTACCGGCAGCGTTCTCCGTTAAGACTTTGCGGTTACCGGCAAAGACCCAACGACGGCGTTTGTTCTGCATGATGGTCTGTGCCACAGAATACATCTCTTCGGCATTCTCAATTGGCGTGAGTTGCTCGTAGTGTGTGTCTGCGAAGTAAGAAACCATGCGATCGTAACGACCGGGCCAGCTTGGGATAAGGTAGTTGTGCATTTCCTCGACCGACACCCAGCGCTTAATCAGCACCCCCATGGCATTGAAGTCAGGAATCTTCTCCAGCGCCACCCCACTAAAGCCTTTGAAGCCGGCGTACAGATACAAGGCCAGCAGTTCTTTAGTGGAGATTTTGATGGTGTCCCCGGTAGTCGGGTTCAACACCTCGTGCATGATGTTGTACGTGCCCCGCGCGGTGTAGTGCAGCCACTCGTTGAACAGCAGGTGCGTGAACTCCCAGCGCTCGATAGCTTCCGGGTCAATCGAGGTCACTTCCACGAGCTTGGTCGGTTGCGCAGCATACAGCGTGAGGCCTAAACGACTGTCGAGGTCGTCTTGGTACTCCTGCTGGTACTCGGCGTTGTCATACGCCAGCCCGTACTCTTTCTGAATCACATCGTTCGTGGACAACAGATTCAAGTCACGACCGGAGTCACGCTCTTCGTAGTTCAGTGACTTCGAATAGGCGATCGGAAGTGGGTTTACATCATCGTCACTACCTGTGGTAGGGTCGTGAATCTTCTGACTCACGGTGTAGGACACCGCAGGCATTGACCAGCCAGTGAACAGGGTGTCGACCATCCAATCAAAGATGGTGCTTTTCCCGGAGTTGCGTTCCCAGAAGCGGATGTTGCGATACAACGTAAACTTCATCTTGTTCGTCAGGTAGGGCACAAACTCGTGCAGCTCCTGATGCGAGGCCAAGAACTCGGTGACGTGGAATGAATGGGTTTCAACGGTGTGGATTTTCTCCAACCGGCGGTCCATTAACTCCGCCCCTAAGCGTGGGAACAGTTTCAGGTAAAAGGCCAGCACAAAAGCATCATTGTGTACCCGCCACCCTTCGGCCATCCAGCGAACGTGAACGGCATAAATCCATTCTTCCATTCGGGTGATAAGCGAGGTTTCTTGCGGCTCCACCAATGACTTGTTGTAATAAAGGATAGTGCATTCGCGTGCGGGCACCGACACAGAAAGAGGAACGGGATTAAACACCCCACGAATATACACAGCGTAATCCGGGTAGGTGCCAATCAAACCATCGATATACGTGTCAGGGTCACCCCGATAAGCATTCGAGGTTTTCTTATGTAACGCCATGTTAGCCGGCGTTAACTCGATGTCCTTTTTCGTATCCAGTGACCTTATTAACAACGGCTTGTCTGTTTCATGACGAATACCTGCAAGGTGTTGGTAATAACGCCATGTGAAACGGTCGCTTAAGACCGTGCCGCCATTCTCTGTAATAGCCAGATTCATCTGCTGGGCGATGATGTCGGATTTGAAAATCAACGACTTCGCCAGTGCGATATTCTGGTCACGAAATATATTGAACCTTTGCATCCGGAGACCCCGATGAGCGAGAATAAGAAGTTGGTAGAACGCGACCCGGCCGTTGAAGCGCTACTGCGTAAAACAACGAGCCCTAGCCAAGGCCAGCAGCGTGGCAAGCGTGAAGAGGGTGGTACAACACCTACCCGTGCAGAACTCATGGGATTCGCGTCTTCACGTCTCCGTAGTGTTCGTAACTCAAAACAAATCTTTCAGGCGTTACCGGAGTTGGAAACGATTGTTACAATCGCAACCTCGTCTGTCCTGTCCACAAAAGACTTGATTAACACCACCATCATTTACGACAACGACGCAGACATCCCGTTGGACTTGCGTGCGGACTTGATTGAAGTGGTGCGTGACTTTAACGACCGTGAGCGTCAGTTACCGAAGAAGCTCTACAAGTGGCTTTACAACGCCAACCGTGACCAAGGGGCTACCCCGGTACTGTTTATTTCAGATGCCGGCTTTGATGAGTTGTTCAACCTCAAGGGCACCGATGCCCGTGTAGGTACCGAGTCCACCAAAGCGACCAAGACGTACAAAGAAGTCTTTGAAAAGCAACAGGGTCACTTAGGCAGTCTGAAACCGGAAGGCGAGCAGAAAGTCGGTTTGGAGAGTATCCTCAGTCGTCGTAACAAAGTGCCAGACGGCCCACAGAAAATCACCATTGACCTGAAGCCGTTGTTCACTGAGCTCGGCATGAAAGAAGCCGATATCAAGGGCGGGCGTACCAGCATCGAAATCGGGATTACCGACAACGATCGTATCTTGGTGGCACACGAAACTATCCAGCGTGCAGCCCGTGAAGACAGCCGTAGCAGCTTGTACGGTCAGTTAGAACAGACCGCATATGAACAGGTCAACGGGGGTCTTAATGGTCGCTTTGATGCGGATCAGTTTAAGGATGCGAATGAGCAAAAGAAGAATTGGCTCAATCTCGGTGACTTAAATGAGACGTACAATAAAACCCCTGAGCAGCAGATGTACGCAGAGGTTCCGCGTATCAGCATGGCTGACAACAACCACCTTGAGTTTATCGAGCGTGAGTTGCCAGCGGCCTCGACGTTGCCGGTCATCATTGCAGGGGACACGGCGAACCCAATCGGCTACCTGACCATCATCGATGAGCTCGGTAACTTTGTGAACGAGAAGTCGTCGATGTATGGCGATGCAAGCTTCATGAACTACCTCAACAATGACGGTGCCACCGATTCTATCATTAACCGTGCCAACCTCGGCATGGGTAACGGTCAGTTAGTGACGCCAGACATCTCTAATCGCCTCACAGCACGTTTTGGCGAGTTAGCTGAGGGTCAGTTGGCTGAAGCGCTGTCACCGGCTCTAGGTGGCGTAGAGCTCGATATCGGTATCACGGAAATGTTTGGTCGTGTGGTGTTAACCCGTCACTTGGCGAAACGTTATACCCAAGTGGTGTATATCCCGGCTGAGAACTTGTGTTACTTCGCTACCGACTTTGATGACAACGGTATCGGTATTTCTATTACTGAGCGCTCGTTCGTTATCTCGACCATCCGTATGGCGTTGTTGTTCGCGGGGATGAACGCGGCGGTTCTGAACTCAGCCCGTCACCTGCAATACGACATCACGCTGTCACCGGATGCGATGAACGGTAAAGAAGCCGTTGACCGTATCAAGTCAGACATCCTGAACGGTACCAACCGCCGTATGCCGATGTGGGGGAATATGTCGGATGTCTGGTCAATGGCAACCAACTCCGGTATTGCCTTTAACGTTGAGGGTAACGACCACTACTCGTCACACAAAATCTCGGTTTCCGACACCACGCCGGACTATAAAGAACCGGACATGGAGTTTGACCAAGAGTTGCTGCGTCGTACCTGTCACTTGGCCGGTGTTGACCCAGACCTCGTGTTGACACCAGAGAACCTTGAGTTCGCTTCACAGATTTACTCGAAGTCACTGATTGTGACCCAGCAGATTGTGAAGAAGCAAGAGATTCTGGAAAAGCCACTGAACCGATACGTGACCAACGGCATTCAGTCTTCACCTCGCCTGCAAGCGAAGATGATTGAAATCATTGCGAACTACCTGAGCGATTCAGAACGTAAGACCGGAACTGAGCTGGTGACCCGTATCAGTGAATACATGCGCGCCTTTATCAACGGCATGCAGACCCGTCTGCCGCCACCGGATACCTCTGCTGCAGCATCGCAGATGGATCTGTTTGATAAGCGTATGGAGTTCTGGGATAAACTGGCTGACTTGGTGGTGACCGAAGACCGTGTGAATGCGCTGAACAACGCCGGTATTGCGATGGACGCTAACGATGTGAAGAACATGGTTAAGACGTTCTACGCCCGCCAGTGGTTGCGTCAACAGGGCATTGAGAACGAGATGTTTGACTTGGTGTACGACGACGATAAACGTCAAGACGTTATCAAGACTATCTCGGATGAAGAGCAGTCTGCTACCAAGATGCTGATGCAGTTGGCATCCCGTGTGAAAGGTAAACTGGACACCGTTGCAAAACAGTCTGGTGACCCGGATGCGGCGGGTGGTGGTTTCGGTACCTCGTCATTTGGTGATGACGACACCGGCGGTGGTGACGCTGGAGGGGATGATGACATGTTCTCTGAAGGCGGCGATGAAGACGACTTCGACATGGGTGATGAATCAGACGAGTCAACGGATGAAAATGCCAATGATGAGAATGATGAAGACGACAATGCCGAGGGCGAACCGGGCGCTGCACCGACAGTGAACGCAGACGACCCAACTCAACCGCCTGCGTAAACAAAAAAAAAGAAAGCAGTGGCAAGTACCCACCCCTCGGGGTGGGTTACTTTATTTTATTTGTTGCCGATGTGCTGATCAGAACACAGTTTCACGTCAGCAGATTTAACCAGCCGAATACCCACGTTGCTCAAGATTTGTTCGGCGGGTGTATCCTCGTGAAAATCACCCCCGACGAAATCTACCCAGACCCGTTGGATTTGCTTTAACTGGAACTGTTCGTAAGCATGTCGCTTACCACGCCACTGAGCCTTTTTCATTCAGGTGTCCTATTCTCTTAACTGTGATCGGCAAATCCACTTCGCTTTCGAAGTGGAGCGTATTACTTGTCTCGACCACGTGAACCACCGATGGGTCAACGGATATCGAGCCGCGATGCTTACCCCGAACAATGTAAGGCGACGTTAGATACTTCTTAGTGGTACGCAGACCTTGTTTACGTTGGAACTTCAGATACGCGTGGCGTTTGCCGCGCCATTGTGGACGTTTCATTTCTTATCCTTAATACGCACAAAACCCAGACGCGCCATTCGGATCTCGAAGTCGGTCATCTTATGGATTTCTGCTTCGAGTTCATTGATGAACGCAACACAGCAGGCCACAAGCGTGGCGGCAGTGAGAAGACCGTAGAACCAACAGAAGAGTGTTATCATCTCTTCTTATCCCCGTGGACGAGTTTGTCCATACGTTTCATCCAGCCATGTTCCTGCCAGATCCACACACAGCCTGCCAATGCACAAAGCACGCAGAAAACAATCAAAAAGAACTTCGTTACCGGGTCCACACATTACTCCTTACGTCGTATCTGTTCATTTAAACAGGGCTGGGGCGTTCACAGCATGCCCATCTCGCGACGGTATTGGCTACGCATGTATTTCGCTTGGCGCTTCTTAGCGGCCTTCTCAGCGCGTTTCTGCTTGAGTGTCTTGGCAGGTGGAATGAAGCGACCATCCTGGACAATCTGTGCTGCCTGCTCATGGCTAATCAGGCTACCCATGCTGTCCACCATCAGTGTCTGACCCGGTATAGTATTGCGAGCAGCTTCGCGATAACCTTCAGCCATTTTGTCAGCGGCTTCGCGGGTTAACATCTGACCGTCCTGAACCAGTTCTTCCACAAACTTCTCTGCGCGGTCGGTGCTGCCGTCTGTATCGACAAGCATCTCGGCAAGTTTCTCATCAGGAATCATAGCGGTACGTACACCACCCGCAGCCTCACCAAAGGTTGCTGACAGTGGATTCACATTCATTAACTCTTTCTGCAGTTCGTTCATTTTATTACTCCTTGCTATTAAATAAAAGAAAAGGGAGACCGAAGTCTCCCTGTTTAACTTAGTAACGGATGGCAGCGCCCACACCACCACTGCTCAGCAGCAGGTGACGCGAGGTTGGCGTTTCCAGCACCACGTTCATACCCGGCTTATGCTTGTAGAGCTCTTCGTAGATATCAGAGATAGCATCCGCCGTTGAGGCCAGTGTGTGTGAGCCGATGGTGTGATCCTTATCCACCGCTGCATACATGCCCGGAATAACCACGGTTGCAATGGTGTGGGACAACAGCAGCACTGTGCCTTCGCCTTCACAACGCACGCTGTGTTTGCCCAGCGACACCGCAACCATTTCCAGCAGTTCACGGAACCAATCTTCTTCCGTGCTGGTACCGTTTTCCGCCACAGTGGATTCGTATACGTTCGTGGTGAAGTATTCGAGATCTTCTGCTTTACGTTCCAGCGATACGATACGACCGTTTGGCAGTTTAGTGCCGCCCTGCGTCATGATCGACAGCGCATTGTGAACGTGGATATCGACCAGATACAGATAGCTGTTAACAAAGCGACGCACTTCACCGGCGGTGGTGACGGTGCTGAACTTGCCTTCGTTCACTTTCTGATGCAGCTCGACGGCATTCTTGCGCAGGGTAGCAATCACACCCTGCACCAGCGCAATGAGCTTATCGATATCGTCAGTGGTCTGTGCTTTGCACAGATTCGACATCAGATTACGATGTGTTTCGTAGAAGCTGCGAATCATATCGCGATCGGAATCTTCATGACCCACGTAATAGGTACGCACATCTTCATCCAGACGCACCAGAATGTCAGCATCTTCGAAGTACACAGCGCTTGCATCTTTCTCAGTGATGTCAGCAAGCTCTTTACGCCAGCTACCGCCGTCAGTGAACAACTTCACATCAGCGTTCGCTTGTTTAGCGGGTTTAGATACCTGCTCAACTTTCACTTCTAATTCATGCGCTGCGTAGTTTTCCATGTTATCGTCCATCACGTTGAAGACACTGTCGTTTAACTCACGGTTGTCAGACTGTCCGGTCAGGACCGTCAACTGTGCGCCGTTTTGCGTAGAAGGGGCAACCTGTGCTGTGGCCAGCAGGTCGTGACCCGTAGGCTGCTGTACTGGCGCTGGGGTCGGTGCAGGAACACTGCCAGACGTCAACACAGACAAGCCTGCTTCCGAGTTCGGGTTGGACGGAGCAGAAGGTTCAACAGTCAGTGGGATACCACCGCCACCGCCCAATGCCACGCTCACACCACCACCGTTCGGTGCGCCCAGAATGCTGGTACCGGTGTTACCACCGCCTAACAGACCGCCACCGTTGTTCTGCTGATGCGACTTAATCAGCGCAACGGCATTGTTGAACGTGGTGGTTAAGCTGTTGTGCAGGTTGGCATCCGGGAAACGCTCGCCACGTTGTACCAGACCCTGATACACCGCTGCCTTAAATGCATCAACCAGCGAGTTGATAGCCGTGCTCTGATCCACACCTTTCGCCAGTGCAATCTGTGCGATAGCATGTGCGATCTTTGCAGCATCACCCAGTTGCATGTTTTTGGCAGTAGCCGCTTCCAGCAGTTTTGCCAGCACCGCATCATTGCCTTTTGCTTGACGCAGGATATTCTGAATTTGTTCCATAGTTACGTTCGACATCTGTTACTCCTTGCGGTTTAAATTAGGTTTTTATTTATCGACCGATCTTCGAGATATCGTCCTGTGTTTCACGGACAACGGTTTCGAGTTTCGGGTTGTAGCCCATCACGAGATTACGTGATGTCTGCATGTACTGGTTGAGGATACCGTATTTGTACGGGCTTGACTTCGGAACGTAGTAGATGTTACCACACACCGCATGGGAAGCACTGGCGTGTTTCGTACGGTCGTTCAGGTTAACTGTCTTACCACCTTTCTTCTTCTTGTTATCCGTTTCCGTCTGGCTGATGGCATGCGTTGACACAGCCAGTACCATGGATTCGGTAGACGCGTTGAAGAAACTGATGGCCCCGTTACTGGTGATACTGCGCGTAACGAGATTGTGGTTGATGTCTTTGTTCAGGTGTCCTTTCACCGTGGTGCCGCAACTCTCAGATGACTTATCATCCAAGCCTTCCAGCTTCCAACGAATACGGGATACCGTACTGGTAAAGCCCTGCGTGCCAAGCAACAGATAATCCACCACCGTCAGACGCTTGCCAAACATCGACGGGATGTCGTCTTGGCGAGTCAGGCGGGTACGAATCATGAGCTTGGTGGCGTACATTAAAAAGTCGAAGGTATCCATGTCCGGATCGATATCCGGGTCTGACACCATCAACTCACCGCGGAACGTGTCGCTTAAGTAACGCGGACACTCGCCGAAGTGTGTCGCCATACTGCGATGCAATTCCACATCCGAGGTTTTGGTTCCCATGATACTGCGACCCAAGACTTCTTTCCAGACGCCGGGTGAGTTCAGGTTCGCCACATCCTCTTCTTGCGAGAATTCATCGAGCTTGGTGAACAGTGGGGTCAGTTGGCTCAAGCCACTGCGACTGTTCTGCTTACTGGCGTAATAGTGCGCTGCTTTAAAGAAGGCACCACACATCACCAGCAAGGTGTGCTCGTCTTGCTCCCAACGTGGCTTATCCATGTTCGGGAAAGCAGACACTGGCAACTGAAGCGCGTATTGAATCGTACGAGACACACGCGGGTCAGCACCCGAAGAGATAATGACGTTCTCTTCTAAGTCCACTTCCGGGATGGTGTAAGCTGGAATGATTTTCACATCCACGCCGGTATACCGTTTGATAGCATCGGTGAAACCGTACTTACCGAACAGCCAGTACACCAACGGCTTTTCATCCGCGTCGTGCCCGGTTGGGTTCTTCGGTGTATACAGGTTCGATGTGCCCGGAATGTACAACTCTTCCTTGCGACCATTCACCAGTATCTTCACAGGGTGCTTGCCAAACTTCAGGGACACCTTGCGGGTGAAGTCGAAGTTTACAAACAGGCCGTTATGCTCTTGGCAGATCCCGGGTTGGTGGATAACCGGTGCAACATGGTAGCTTGTGCCCCAGTAATTCATCAACCCACCGCGACGGATAAACGGCAGATACATCGGACGAGTCAAGACTTTACTTTCTCCCGGAATACGGAAGCGAGCGCCAATCATGTACGTATCGGTTTCAGCAATTGTAATCGGTGCTTTACCACGGCCACTGCGGCTGTCTTGTCGACTGATTTTAAAGATGAATGATTCAAAAGGCGACATAAAGCGATAGCCAACATAACCTAACCCTTCTGGCAGACGTGGGTTATTATCCCGGTCGTAGGTTAGTTCCCGTCGAAGGATTGTGTTGACACGCTCGTGTATCCCGTCCTTTGCTTGGGTGTAACCTACACCTTCTGCAACTGCACGGTTAAACGTAGCAATGCGTTTATCCTCCTGAAGTCGTCGTATGGCATCTTTAAACACGCGTCACCTCGCTATAATAGCAACCCCACTACCGTAAGCCCGGCGGCAAGGAATGCTGGTATCATTTTCAAAGTTTCGGAGCCGTCCTTGCGAACTAGGGACCTGCTCTCGTAATGGTCTTTGCGCTCTTCTTGTTTCTGTTTGGTTTCTAGTTCTCGGTCGCGATAGTACGCAGCCACCCTCTCTTTTTCGATAGCGAGATCATTCATGCGGGTTTTGTGTTCAAGCTCCATGGCTTGTTTACGTTCATCCATCTGCGATTGACTTTCCAACAACTGAGTTTCCAGCTGTCGCTTCGCATCACGGATATCCGGCAGTGCATCTTCCCAACGGAAGGCCTTGGCTTCTTCACGAGTCTCAAAACACCGAAACGGTGAGATGGCCTCATCAAACCCAAAGCGTAGCATGCTGCCTTCTTCGACACATTCCCCACCTGAGATGGTCAGATACACGCCCTCTTCAAAGAAGCGTGAGCGCATAGGTTCAACGGCGATGACAGTGGTGTAGTACCGCACGTGCCGAATGATTCTCGGATCGCCATGCTTTTGTACCACCACTACCCCCAACACCAAACTTGCTTTGTTTCGCATTGATGTTCGCACTGGTGTCTTATCGACATCCACAGGTTTGATAGAGAAACCCACACCGAGTTTCTTTATCAGCAACAACTCACCCCGCAGCAGTGCATCAATCTCACCAATGGTGTACATTACAGTACACTCGCCCCGACGTTTGAAATCCTCAACCATTTGCGCCGCAAGCTTTGGTGGCACATCATCGAGCAAGCCCGATAAGTTACCGCCCCCATTCCTCACCCGATGCGTGACATACACCACAACGGAATCCATTGAGATGACATCATGATTCGGATGTATCACCACGTGACTGCCTGTGGGGTCAGTCATGAAGATGGGTAAGCCTGTGTTGTTAATGACGGTCATGGACTTCACTAAGCCCCCGACGTTGACAGGGGTCGGCACGACGCTCGGCTCTACGTCTAAATCGATTCGATTCATCGGCTATCCAGTTAAATAGTGCAACAGTATCACCTAGATAACATCTATCTCATTTTCTTTACAACGTGAGCGCACATACAGTGTGCGGCTGATGTAAAAAAGAGAAGAACCCCTAACCGCAAGGGTTAGGGGGTAAATCTACTGACGCGGGAGAATACTTTCTGCGATGTAGATAAGTTCGGCGTTGGTAATGGGGCCCAGATCGCAATGGAAACCATCACTCTTGAGGACGAGCTCCCCATCTTTTACCAGCTCAGATTTAGCGATCTTCCGCAGTCTTTCACCCAACGCCACAACGTTAGTGGGCGGTGCAGCATCTGACATCTCAGGTCGCAGGTAGGCGAGTACGAAGTCGTTGGCGCGGGGATACAGTGCCCAGTCGCCGGTTACCGATAAAAAGCCAGCATTCGGCAAACGGATGACTTCCATGAAGCTGATATTCATCGAGCGGCGGATAATCTCCTTTGCCCATTGACGATAGTGCTCCACGGTGATGTCCTGCTCCTTCATTGGTTGCACCATCGGATGGCGGTCACCCACTGCACTGATCTGGACATCGCCGAGGGTAAGGGTACGCCACTCTGGGAACTTGACAATGACGTCTGGATTGTTCATGGCCTTTAGGAAGGTGTGCAGAGCATCGGCTTGAGCCGGTGTGACTTTGATGAACTCATTGTTACCGTTCGCACTGTCCGGCCCTTTCGAATTAAGAAAGATGCAGTAGGACATCCGTTGTTCACTTTTACCGAAACTGTCAATCTCTGAGAGTGCTATCTTTCTCATTTCTTACCTCCTAATAAACGGCCCATCGCCAGAATGGCATTCTTATCAATACGGGCAACCGTGGCATAGCCAGCATCAATACCGGTCTGTCCGTTACGCCAGCGTAACTGCAACTCGTAGTCCACCCGTGGGAACAATGACGATTGTGCGATGTCAACGAGCTTCTCTGCCACGTCAGGCAAATGGCCCGTATCAACCTGTGGACAAGCCGCAACGCGTTCCAGCGTGTAGTAGATGAAGCTGCCGGCGTTGTTGTACTGGAAGCCGAAACGCTTGTATGGCGGTTCCCAGAAGAACTGCTTTTCTTTGTTCAGCTCTTCCACGCAATACCGTTCCCAGCGTTCTTGCTGTACGTAGGTGTCGCTAATGACCTCACGCATCCGCTTCGCGTCTTGGCGGATATCAAGGATACGAATGGACACCGTACGCAGGATGAGTTGCGTGATAGGAAAATCCTGAATCAAAACGTACGGGTCGGCCGTTAAAGCGAGCTGTATCCAGCCGCAGAGGGCGATGTACTCAGGCTCGCTAATGACGATACGATGCTGTGCTGGGGTGGCGATGCGGATAACATCAATTTCAATAAAGTGTTCATTTGTCTTTGTGTCGTAGCCGATTTCACGAATGGCGTGTGCATTGGTATCAAACAACTCTTTCATTTAAATACTCCTTATCGAATTAAGTCTTCTACGATTTGGGACAGGGCCAAACGGTCAGTGCTTTGGAGCAGGCTCAGTTCACCGATACCGTTGCGTAAAACCACGTCGTAACCTTTGTCGGGTGCAGTCTGCATGCTAATGATGCCCATCAGGCGGTCTGCAAGCGTCACAGCGGCATGTGATAGCGGAAGGTATGCCTGAGACTGACTAAGCGTTGTTTTACCAATCCAGCGCTGCTCTATGTCCAGCAAAACGTCTACCAGATAACACCCATCCCCTTCCGAGGATTTGATTATCTTTATTCCGAGATCGCGATGGTAGAAATAGCCCCGGTTGGGGACGTACTCGAATGGGTTATCGTTATTGAACCCAAGCGCCTCCATCGCTTCAATGGCATTGGTACTAAGCGACTTGCGCTCATAACTGTCCCCATCTATTTCGAAGATAACGCCTGACAGTGTCAATGAATCTGGCCCGCGCGTTTTACTCTCGTACGGGGTATATAGCGAGAGCCATGCTTTTAGCGCCTCTACTTCAACCGGGCGCAACCGTACTTCAGGCTGCCAGTGCTTGCGTTCTCTTTGGTCGAGATAGTCGATGGGGTCGACACTCCCAGCAAGTTCGAATACGCGTCCGCCACACAGTGGCCGGATGACGATCTTATCGTTAAGTTGGAAACGAAGATAAGGGCGTTCGTGTTTCATGAAATAGATCCTTAGAAAATGTGAGGTATGCACATTGATAATATCTATCTCTAAAAAAATAAAATAAAAAAGATAAACCTACCTCCCGAAGGAGGTAGGTCTCTTTTCACAGCTTAGCTACTGATTAAGAACCAGTGGCTGGAGCAGTGGTGCTACCGGTAGCCGGAGCAGTGGTACCTGCGCCAACATCACCAGCGTTAGTGCCGCCGGTGTTGGTGGTGCCATCGTCGATAACGTTGACGAAGTACGCCAGACGCTCTTCAACGAATTTGGTGATACCTTTAACCCAGATAACGCCAGTGATCGGGCAGTGGCAGATGTGCGCGTTGCGCGGCTGCACAGCCAGTTCTTTAGACGTTGAACCGTTACGCTGGATGTTGATGTTGGTAACCATGATTGGTGACCAGAAGTGGTTACCCCAGTTCAGGACGCAGTAAGAACCGTCCTCAACGTTAGCAACCTTCAGCATCCACTGCAGACGACGAGTCCAGCTACCGTCTTCTTGGTTCTTCACACGCCAGCGGTCATCGTTGGTGGTGATAACTTCGAAGTCGTAGCGGTCGCCCAGCAGACGGGTTTCACCGGTGCTCAGCAGCATCATTGCCGCAGTTGGTTCATCGGTTGCGATGATAACTTTTGGCAGGGCGTTCGGATCAGCGGTCAGCAGGCGCAGAGCCGGCATGTAGCGGCTGTCCTGAATCGCACGGGTCACCTGGTCACCCAGACGCTGCATCAGACCCTGACGGGCGTTGATCAGCGCATCTTTAGTATCCAGAGACTGGATAACTTTAGAGACGTCGTAATCGCTTTCGTTGTACCATGCGCCAACCCAGTGACGACCCAGACCACGGATAGCAGGTTTATCCCACTGTGTTACCATGGTTTTGAACACATCGCGAACAGCTTCGGTGTAGTTCAGGGTCTGGGTGATGGCCAGCATTTCGTTACGGATGTTTACCGCAGAAACGAGGTCATCCAGACGCTCAGCGTCGTCGTACTCAACACCGACCGGTGATTTGGTCAGGATTGGTGAACCGTACTGCAGCTTGTAGTTCTCCTGTTCCCAAACTGGGTCCAGCAGCAAGCCCTGGGTTCTCCGGTTTTCGTTGGTACGAGTACCATCGAAGCGCCAGCCGACCAGATCGATTTTGATGTTGTCGAGGATGGTTTTAACAGAGCCGCTGTCGATAGGCAGAGACATGCCGGTACCATCAACCACAGAATCAACGCGCAGCGTTTTACCAGTGATTTCTACCCAGCCAGAACGCTGTCCGTTAGTGAACAGGCTCATGGTGACGTTAACAACGTAACGCAGGGTGTAGTCGTTCTGCTTCAGCGATTCCAGCGCAGGCATTGCTTTGCCCTGCCAATCCAGAGTTTCGCCGTTCATTGCGAACAGGGTGTGACGGAAGTTCAGGATCAGTTCACGACCTTCACCTTCAGCAGGACGCTGGAAGCTGGCGAACTGCATGTCGCGCGTGGTCAGTTTGAACAGTGAGCCGTCTTTAACATCTTCACCAGCTTTACGAACTGACAGCAGAATCTGGCCCAGTGCAGCACCCGGCGCGATTTCGTCAGTTTCGTCGTAGCCTTCAGCAACGATACCCGGATGCGCGGCAAGGCGGAACAGGTTCAGCTGTTGCTTGTCGAAGCTCAGGTAGTTAGTTGGGTACGCAGGTACGCGGCCCAGACGAACGGTTTCGTTGGCAATCACATCTTCCGGTACGAAGAATTCGGCGTTAGAGCCATCTTCCATTACGTAAGGAACGATACGGATTGCGTCATCCTGCAGCACTTTGTGGTTAGACAGAGCGTTATGCAGCGGCTGACGGTCATCGATCACGCTGTCTTTCGCCAGCAGGGCGTTCAGAACACCGCGAGTTACCGTGGTTACTTTAGTACGCACGGTGATACCAACATCGTTGCTTTCAACGGTGATGGTTGGGAACAGGGTTTCTGCGAACTTGGACTGGGTTTCCAGTGCACGAACGTTCAGAGTCCAGGTCAGACCGAGGTTTTTATCCAGATCTTTGTTGGTGTAATACTCGGTACCAACGAATGGATTTTTGCCGTAGTCGTCGCCAGCAGCGCTACCCGGGTAAGCAACGTCCATATAGCTGTTGTATTTGGCATTGCTTGATTCGGTAGCAACTTTGGTTGCGAACTCTTCTGGGTCAGACGACGCTGCCAGAATCATGTTTGATGCAACCTGAGCTGCGAAGCCCATTTTCTTGCCGCTAACAGAGTTATATTTAACCTGTGCAGAATCGCGGGTAACGGTGAAAGCATCGTTATTAGCACGGCGGATTGACTCGCCTGCAACGACCTGGTTCCACATGTCAGTGGCGGCAGTAGTGCCTTTGTGCGACATTACCAGAGCATTGCCTGCGTCGATAAGCTGCTCCAGCTGGGTGATTCGAGTATCTTTAATCATCTTCACAATTCTCTAGTTGAATAAATGACATGCGTAAATTTGCGTCAGCACCTGATGTGTAGCAAACTGCGTTGAAGTGCTGAACGAATCATCCACGACGCGAGTCTTGGTACGCACATATTTAAAAAGTTCTGCGCAGAACGTCTTCTTTGCTGCCTTGTCGTCGTCAATCGAAAAACTCACATGTGAGTGGTGGGGTTTCGCTTCTGACAACGTGGCGACAATCATATCATTACGTTGGGAGAAGACCCAGCGTAACTCAGCGGAACTCGTTAGCCCATATAAATCGGCGAGCGAGCTTTCCGTACCTTTCTCAACCAAGTTAAGCACTTGGTCATAATATTTAATGGGAGCAGGGTCTGCTGCCATAAACGATTTAAACAATGCGACAGGAGACTGTTCCGGTAACAGCTTGGAACTAAACCCCTGCGGGCAGTCATATAACCAGTTAAAGAACTCCGCTTGTAGCTCTTCTAACTTTTTACTGGCGGCCGCATTATCTATGTTAGGTTGATCCACCCACGATGGGTAAAAACGAATTCGCATTGAAGGATGCTCCATGAATAGTAAAATGATGTTGATAACAGCCTTAGCGACGCTACATGCGGAGAGCCTTCTTAACGACCCGGTCATTGACCACGACGTCATAAGAAGAATACTGCTAGAAGCTAGGTTACCTGACTATGTCGAAGAGGGGGACGAAAGGTCTGCCCTAATCGAAATCAAGGATATCATCACATCTATCATTGACAGCGGTGTCGAGTACGACCACCACGTTGTCATGAAGCGTCTTCGACTGGCCACAACACAAATGCGTCCTCTATACGATACGATAACCGACTTCCTGAAAGAAGAAGGTGAGGACGTGCCTGCCGAAGAAGAAGCGCTACAAGAGTACCGTCGTAAGCTTGTCGCCTCCTATTACTTCCAGATGCGTCAAGTTATCCAAGGTGTTGCACTTAAGCAACAACTGGGTCGTGCTTGGGGCGCTGTTAATGGAACAGAAACCCGTATTGATGTCACCACAGCACTGAGCGAACTTAAGAACTCGCTATCAGCGTTCGGTGAACGCGCTCATAATAAGATTCCAAGCCTAGTCAATGAGCTCGTCACAAATAACACCGCACCGTTCGTAAAAGTTTTTGGTAGCATCAACCGTAAAGCAGCAGGTAACGGTCTGCGTACCGGTTGGCAAGATATCAACAACATGCTGGGTTGTAACAAAGGGATTACCGAAGAGCTGTGGTTACAGCCGGCCCTGCCCTTTAACTGTAAGTCACTGTTCAGTCTGTTGACCTCACTGTCTATCCCTATCTTCAATGACCCGGGTTCAGTGATGCTTGACGTACCGGGAACATTAACGCCGGTTATCTTAGACTTGTCGTTTGAAAACGAACTCGACGTTAACATTGCCTACGGTTATCAGGCAGTGTATGGTCACTACGAAGGTGTTGCCCCGTCGCTGATTATGCCGGAGACTGCAACAGACCTCGAGAAAGAAGCACACACGCAGGGCATGTCTGATTACCTGTGTGGCAAGATTCGTCAGAACGGTTGGGACTACGTGTTCCAGAAACACACCAACACTGACTTCAAAGTTCATTACCTCAATGACATTATCTCGGACCTGAAAACACGCGGGTTCCACGTCGTTGGGTTGCGTGGCGATTACTTCGGCACGATTAACAAAGCTGGCCACGGTAACGGCATTGCCGGTACGGACATCAAAGAGATTTACCGTATCGTGCGTAACATCATGGTTATCCGTCAGAAAGGCTTTGCATTAGCACCGCACCAAATTTCACCAGCGGGTAAACAAGCGAAAGCGCTTGACCCAGTAGGATTCTGTAAGAGTCTTCCAGGTCGTGGTCTCTACGACAACTGTACCAGCCTTGATAACGAGGCTGACGGCGAAATGTTCTTCAACAAGCGTGTCGTCAACGGACGCAGCTACCTCGAGGTGCAACGAGGGAAACACCGCACCATTATCGATACCCATGAAAAGCATCACTACTGTGTGTTGCCATTCCATGACGTAGGCATCCTTCCTTGGGATGTAGATAAAGAAAACAAAGTCTCCGCCTCCTCAATCAACCACTTTACCGGTGGCATGGGCGACGATTTGTTCTAACAGCTGCCCGAGAGCCAAGGCTCTCGGGTGGTTTAGATGTGCCGCCCTGATAACTTATTTGTTTTGTTTGTGTGTAAGTCGGAAGCCCTGATTTGTAAACCACCTCGCGTCCATACGTACCTCCTCCACCTTTTTATAGTGCACCGTATTCTTCGTTTTGTATTCTTTGAAATGGGTATTTATTTTATTCCCCACCGGCACCCACCCGTCTGATTCATCGGGACTGACGGTATAAAGATAAATGGTCGGTGGTGCGACATCCTCGGGTAGCTCGTCAAACCACACGGTGACCCGCCTACCGTTCACTTGTAAACGTGTGGAGTTATACGCCCGCTCCATATAGCCACCATACCCCTGTAGCAACACGTCAAGTCTATCAACGCCTGCATATAGCCATTCGTTGCTTTCCGTATCATCCCATTTGACAAGCTCATGGGTGCGCTTAAAACCTGGTGCAAGATCCGATGAGTGATAGGCGGAAGCGTGTAATAAAATAGACGGGATCATTTGAAACTCCATGGCTGTAGGGAATGCATACTAATTTGTCTGGGCGATTATATGGGTTACTATCCGGTAATCCACAACATGAAAATCGATCTTGTCTTGCTCGGATATTCACCCCTGCCAATCGGTGGGGGTGCTTTTTCTTTTTCATGCAAAAAAAAAATAAACAAAAAAAAACAGTGCCCCGAAGGACACTGCTTATTAATTAGACCAACTTCCAGCCGAGCTTATCAACGCTCTCTTTGAACTCATCAATGAGCTGCTGAAGGTCTTCTTCGTAATGCATGTACCAAGCCATAAGCTTGCGCCCTTGCAGGCTTAAATCGTTGCGGAAGGCCATGGTCAGGACTTCGACCTGATGCTCGTCGTACATCGGACGAATCAGGAATAACATCTCCCCGTTGGAGAATTGTACCGGTGGGAGCGAATCGTTGTCCGGGAAGAACTTACGGATATAGTGCGCGCTGTTCCAGTAAATGCCGTCGGGTGCGCAATCAACGCTATCGCTCTCAGGCTTAATGCGGCGCAACAGTTCCTGTACTTCTTCGTCTGGCGCATTGACGTTAATCTGGCGCACGATAGTGAACAGGTCACGCAGGTAGTTATCGCGGGCTTTGGCGTCCCACGTGCTCAACAATGCACTGTGCATCGCAGCTGCCACGGTTGAATAGCAGGCCTCCATCATCTCTGGAGTGCTGAGGGGACCGCCGTGGATTACGCGCTCGTAAACCGTTGTGCCTTCAAAGGTCACGACCAGTGCCGTTAAGTCATGCTCCTCCACGTAGCGACCCGCCAGCTCATAGAGCTGACTCTCTGAGACGAACAGGTTGTCAGTTTCGTCAACGTAGTATTTAGCTTGAACCGTGTTCCAAAACTTACCGAGGTTAAACTCGCTCATTCTATTGCTCCTTACAAAAAGAAAGAACCCCTACTCTTTCGGGTAGGGGTGGTTATTTTATTTGCTTACACGCGAGTAAGCGCGTCGTTCAGCTCGCGGATTGCTGCATCGCGCAAGGTCTTTTCATTTTCCGTATCCGCAGGTGCGGCTTCTAACTCAGCGATACGCCCGAGAATATTACGGCGCAGCTGTAACCGTTCTTGCTCGGGTATGGAGGGGTAAGCGTCTTCAACGTTCACGTTACGGGCGGCTTCCATCGCCTCTTCGCGCATGGCCGGTGGCAGGTTAGCGAATGACTCTGCAGTACGACACTCAGAAGTCAGTGTCTTGTGCTTGAGGCTCTGCTCAACGTTGTGGTGGTGGTTGACGAAGTTACGGGCAATACGTTCTTTGCGCAGACGCTCAATGTCAATCGGGTCTGGGCTGGCGCTAATCCAGCCCATGGTCAGTAGCAGCTCGGTGAAGGCTTTCACCTCTTCTTGCATCGACCCGGTGAAGTCAGACAAGAACTCGTATTTACGATTGAATTCAATCTTGTCATCTTCGTGCTTCATTGAGATAGTGAAGCCGGTGGACTGGATGCCCCACAACATGCGCTGTGTGATAACCAGGCCGTCTTTGTGTTTCCACTTACGCAGGTTGTCCATCATGAAGCCCATGCAAGTGTGATAGAATTCATCAGCCGCGGTAATGGGGTCATTGAATTCTTTCTTTGCCCATTCCTGCGCACGACCCTGGTCTTGGAGGTCGAGATCTGGGATAACCTTACGGGCCAGCACGTTCAGGGCTTCTACATCGTTGCGGATGGTTTGCACGTCACCACCGGCAGTGATGACATACGCCTGTGCGTGGATAATCGCACTGATGGGCATGGTCTTCACACCAGACTGCTCGTAGTTATACTGGTGATGGAACAGGTCACCGCGATGGTAGACAGAGACGGCTTCTTTACCGTTGTGGAACGCGCGTTTGACTTCCCACAGGTCGGGTTCGACTTTGGCGAGAGTTTCGTAGTTAGCCCCTGCCAACAGGGTGTGTTCAGGAGAGACGAGAATAAAGCCCGGGAATGCGTTTTCGATAGTTGACATGTAATACTCCTTACGAGAAAAAAGAAAGCCACCCGAAGGTGGCCGTTGGTTGTTACTTAGCAGCACGAGCGATAAGGCCGCTCATGACATTACGATACTTCCGGGTAGCCGGACTCTCCTTGCGCTTTTTCGGGTTCAGGAGCATGCGGGTACCGTCATGGTGGTCGAAGGCTTTCAGAAGGGCTGCTGCCGCTTCCGTGCCTTCACTGTTCTGAATCTGCGAAAGGAACCGCGCAGTTGGCCCGAGGGTAATCGGACCTTCATCCTTTAACAGCTTCTCCAGCTCCGGGCTGGGTTTGTGTGTTCCCTCAACATCGCCACCTTTCCACCATTGTGGGTCGGACTCGCTTTCAAGGCCACGGGTCTCAATAGTGCCTTTGTTTTCTTCAGTCATTATATTGCTCCAGTGGGCTTACGTTGCCCATCATGTCTACGGCGAATACTTGGGCAGTCACACGGACTGCCTGCTCATCCTGCTGACGATGCGTTGCACCGTTGGACAGGTTATCCCACTCACGTTTGATGCGTGGGTTAGTTAAGAACTCGTTGAACTGTGCGTCAGAGAAAGTCATCTTAGCCACGTCCTGTGCACTGGGCTGCAGAGTTGCCTAAGTCAACACAATGGTTGTAATCGTTATTGACAGTGATGATAGAGCACGCAACAGCGACAAACAGAACGATGCCGGCGATAGCTTTCAGGTGGTTACGAGTTAACATAATGGGCCTCTTTGAATAGTCGATTATTTTAGTTCAGCAATGAGTGCAGCGATACGGGACACTTCTGCCATATCACCACGGGTCTTAGCCGCTGCCAGTTCAATGGTCAGCATGTTGATACGGGCTTGGATACGTGCATGACGCTCCTCAGGAGTGACACGCTTCGATTCGTAACCATAGCTTGAGCCTACTCCTGAGATTGTCATAGCGTTTCCTTAGACGTTAGCGAACTCTGCTTTCTTCGCGGTGTAATAAGCACGGGCTGAACCATACGGCTTCAGCTCTTCTTCAGCCAGTTCCGGCGTGGCATCAACGCGTGCCAAGAACTCGTCAATCATGCCGTGCAGGTCGTCTGCTTCAAACGGGCGACTGAACTTTGAATTATAAACTAACGCAATCAGCTTGGCTTCGTGTGGTACCTCAGCATCTGGCAGGTTCATCACGTCAAGCAGCTTAGGCATGTTCTGCTCTTCCCAAGCTTTGATGGCATCGATGGTTTCTTCCACACCAGAATCTTTAGCGCAAAGCAGCATCATCAGATAGAACGGGGAAGACTTAACCAGAGCTTTCATTTCAGTAGAGATTACTTTAGACATGATTATTCCTTACAGTTAGATAGTCGATGTAGAACGATTAATGTATTCGTTCACCTTAGTAATATCTATCTGAAATTTCATGCGTTCGAAGTAAGGCCCATAGACGCTCTGTAACGCGTTCTAAGGCGTTTTGTGGTTAACGGCTATGATGATTCGATTCGCACAGGTTATACTCGTAGAATAACGCCTAGGCGTAAAAAAGAAGGAATCCTCCCTTCCCGAAGGAAAGGAGGTAAACCTTAGCCGCCAAACGTCAGCGTTTCGAACTCAGGGTTCTGGTCGAGGCCGTTTTTGATGGAGATGTTGATGCGGTCGTTTTCATCAATCACTTCCACGGCTTCGTCGCAGGTCAGACCGTAACGCTTCGCTGCCGGCAGAATCGAGGCATTATCGAACGGGCCCAGAATCTGTGCATCGAACGGAATGTACGAGTTGAAGGTCACGTAGTGCCCCAGACGGATAACCGGCCACACTTCACGGAAGTTGGTAGAGACATCTGACGCACACGGCAGCGCGGTGTAACGCACCACCGCACGCAGGGCACCGGTGTACTCTTCATCGCGGGCGGCACCGACCATGGTAAAGCGGAACATATCAAACTGCAGATCGTCCGTCAGCATGTTCGGGGTGATGCGGTCAACGTAACGTGGGTAGGTGGTGGTATCGCCCGCCACTAATCCCTCTGCCAGTTTCTGCGCAAACGCATACGCGTAGCCGAAACCGTATTGCAGCGACAGCGCCTGTGCACAGGTGGCCGTCGTCATGGCATGTAAGAACAGCAGGTTACCCAGTGAACCCGGTTCATCAATGGTCAGCTCTTTGCCGCTTTCAACACCGTCGTGGGTATAGACAATCACCACACGTTTATCGATGGAGGTGGCCATCACATACATCAACGCCACTTCGCCAGTTTGCGGCAGGACTTTACTGATGCGTGGGAACAGCTTAGACGGTTTAGAGAAATGATTCGCTTCGTAGTTATCGATAGCCTGAATCACTTGGCCAGACATGCGCATGGAATAAACGTTGTTGTTACTCATGGTTTATCAATCCTTAAGGGGTGTTAGTGTCATAGTAGAACATCAGTTTGTTATTTTTGAGTTGGAGAGCCACAGCGTCAGTTCGGTCTGACTGTTAAAGCGACCGGACGCTAACGTCTGCCCATCCACCGAGGCGTGATAGACCTCACCCAATACGGTGCCAAAGCGGGTGTACATTCCCACGTCGTTGGCATACATAAACTTCACCGGCATGCCCGGGTACACAATGTTCGGCATTGACTGGTTCCACGTCACCTTCACAATCCGCCCATCCTGCATAGCAAGCTTGGAGCGAATGTCTTTGTCGTGGTCAGCGTAATGCTTCTTGAGTACCGGAGCGTTAACCATGCCGGAGGCGTGCTTATTAGGGGCAGCCTGCGACACGAACTTGTCCGGTGTAGTCTTCGATACCTCACCCGGCGTAAACGAGCTTGTACGGCCGTCTAAGGCCCTTAGCGACCCCACCCGATAACCGGTGCCCTGATTCAGAGCGTTCTGGTCTTGCACGTCCTCTGAGAGCGTATCACCGCCGGTGATGATATACCGCACACTGGCTTCGCTGTGTAACGTCCGGTCAATGTTCGCCGAGCGTTCACGCGGCAGGTTCATCACCACCAGTTTCAATCCGGCCTTGTTAAACTTGGTTTCATCGTAAGGTCTAAACAAGAACCAGTTATTGAAATACTGGAACACGCCTAGCCCTTTCGAATACACCCCATACTTTTCCTGAATGTAATCAAACACCTCCAAGAAGGTAATGGAATCGGGAATCACCAGATCCCGATAAAGTTGCTGCTCTTCCGTCTCGTACTGAATCGAGTGCACAATGCCGGCTTCGGCCTGCTGATTGGGCAGGGTATCAACCAACAGTTTACGCAGTAGCGTGAGACCATCCGTCCCGTGATACGTCCCGCCCACGTTCTTCAGACGCTGGTACCACAGTGAGGCTGGCATCAGCTCAAGCGTTACCATGGCCACCGACTTATCATCAGACTCCCCCAAGAACATCGTCGGGGATTCCATGTCCGGGTCACGGGTACCGACCACCACGCCATTGTAGTTCACGGTGTTCAAAATCTTCTCACCGGCCAAGGTAAGGAGTTTGACATTCATGTTTCCGTTGGCACGGGTGGTCAGTAGTCGCATCTGGGAGGTCGGGACTGCCATCGTGATGTGCGTTATCGTTGAGACCGCCCCCACGAAGTTACTGCTGTGGATAACGTCCCGCACCTTCAACACTTTGAGCGTGATGCCCTTGATGGTGACGATAGCGCTGTAGTTGATGGCAGGTGCCGCAATTGCCCGGCTGATGTGGCTATTGACAATTGTCTGGAACCTATCGAACATTATCTCGCTCCTCGGGATTGATAACGCGCTGCCACTTCCAGTCGCCGTATCAGGGTGTCGTTAAAGCGGTGTTCGTCTTTGGTGGCTTTCACCTCCTGACCGAAGAACGACTGCAACGAGTCTGACATCGTGATTTCCGCCTTACGGAAATACCCGTAACGGTGGGCGACCGGAAAGAGCTTGTTCGCAAGGTTATTAAACTCACGCATTCCTTCTATCGGGATATGCCGTTTGATAAGGGACGGGTTACTGGAAAAGTTCAACCAGTTGGCCATGTGTTCCATTATCCAACCGTATACCTTGATAGCATCGTTGGGGTCATTGATGTCCAGTGGCATACCCTGCGACAGATACTCCGCAATTTCAAACGGACGAGCCATTATCATCTTACGGTCGTGCAGGATGGCGTTGGCCTTCTTCTTGTCTTCCGGCAAAAAGACACCGTGCTCTTGCAAGGCGTACTCGGTCAACGTTGCATAAGCCGGCACACGCCAGCTTACCCAGCTGTGAAACAAATGGAAGGCGGGGGTAAACTTCTTGCTCATTACTACCTCACGTAACGGAGGAGCACGTAAACCAGCGGGGTGTAGTAGAACTGCGCCGTCTTCGGCAGCGTACGTAACATCTCAGCCAAGATAATGATCGGCTGGGGAGAAATCGGCTGCTGTTTGATAAAGAGGTGCAACGCCCACTCAAGCACGTTGGTGTAACTGCCCTTGTAAAACTCTTCACTCAGGATATACGGCGTGAGAGTTGGAACACCGAAGGCCGGTAAGGTTTCCCCTACGTTGCCGCGGTAGTTAATGCTCTCTGGTACAAAACCAGCAAAGCCCGGGAAGTTGTACGGGTAGGTCGCGTACTTGTTATCCGCAGTGAAGAACAACGTGGCATGGAACTTTGACCAGCCAATGGTGTTCATCATCTGCAATACCCGGAACGTCTTCACAGAGAAACACGCACAACGGCGGTTGAAGTCCTCAAGGAAGGTTCCGCTTTGGTTAATGATAGCGTCCCAGAAGGTTTCGACATCGTTCACCTGTTTGGGTGGGTGCGGGTAGATACGGATATCGTGCCCCGGCATGGTCAAGCCAATTGCCCGAACAAACCGTGCCAAGAACACATCGTACACCCGGTACTCATCCTCGGGGAACTTCAGCGTTTGGGTTTCGTGATCGTAGAAGCGTTTGACATACGTCTGCTCGATATCCAGCAGTAAACGTTCTACCCGCAGAAACTCATTCCACTCGTCCGGCTGTAAGAGGGTGTCTTCGCCCCACCACGCACGTTCCCGGACGTAGTAATACTCACGCACCGTACACGCTTTCAGGATGTTCGCAATATCCGGCGTGACCTCGTAGAGCATCGCGTACTCAATCTCGTAGGTGGCGATTTTGTTGTCGGACCCACGGATTGAAGACGTGATGTTAAACAGGCCCAGTCGACCGCCATCCATCTCTGCCACAAAGCAGTCGGTAACGTTCGGCGGAATCGAGTTGACTACCGTCGCAGCCCCGGTGATTTCAAAGGTGCGGTTGTCGGACTGCTGACTACGCTGCAAAGCGGTGGTGACACGCAGCTCGAGATTGTGGATTTTCTCCAGCTGTTGGGTGGAGTTATCAACCTTGGGGTCGATAATTTTCAACGGGTCATTCTTGCCCCGCAGGAAGTGGTAGAACGTCACCGACCACGAGGAACCGGTTACGTACTGTAACAGGTGCTGCTTCGACACACGCTGCAAGTCCATTACCGTGGTGCGTAATGGCTCGGTCACAATGTTCGAGGCTTCCTTTATCCCGTCTTGGGCTTGTGCCAATTCCGGGGTAGGCTGTTTGATAGGTTGCCATTCGGCACCCGACTTACTCGACTTCAGCATCTTCTACTCCTTCGACAGTCAGGATGCCCGTGTTAAAGATGGTCAGGTAATAGTCCCGGTCTCTGTATTTATCCCGTGGGATTTTATCAATCACTGACGGCGGTAAGCGCGGTAAGTCCCACCACCAATCCGGGGTATCCCAATCCGGGAACAACCACTTGATTAACACCTCTGCCGCTTTGGGGTACAGGTGCAACGGCCACAAGTCCAGATCCCGCCAATCAGAGAGTACCGTCTCCAGCACGAAATAGTTCTTGGTGACGTTTTGACGACGCAGCAACTGGAAGTTACCGTTATCCCAATGGTAGAGACGCGGCTCGATAAGTGCTCCTTCCTCAAACGCAAGGAAGCGGAACATCCCGGTCATCCCGGTGCGGTCAATACGGCGACAGTGCTCGATGTAGGGCAGCAGCGCATCGTTCCACCGGTAGGGCAGGTCAGCAACGTTGAAGACAACCGGGTCAACCATGTTGTCTTCTTCAAAGGCGACATCGGTACCGAAGATAGGTAACGGGGCGTGCTTCGCTGGGTAGTGCAGACGCAGGAACTGCTCTTTGGGTGCCAGCAGGTACGGCAGTTGAATCAGGGGGCGTTTCTCATTGACCCACCACGTTCCATCGAGGTTCTGTTGCTGCTGGGAGCGACGCACGAACTCCTCGTTGCTTACCCACGGTCCGTCAATGTCCGGCCACCATTCGTCCGGTAGTGGCGTTTGATTAATAATGTACGGGCACGAGACCACCACCTCTTCTGGCGGCTGGTAAAAGAACTTGATGTTAAAAGCGGCTTCATAGTGATTTTCATCCTTATCCCACGTTGGGGGTTCAGTTGAATACACAAGCTCCACACGGGTTGGTGCAAAGCGCACCGCCAGTGACTCCTGTCCACCGGCCACGTTCGAGACGCGGGTGACTTCTTTACCAAAGTACGCCCGCAGGTATTCCGGGAAGCTTTCATGCTTCGGTACCCGGGTATTCGCAGCCACGTAGCACGCGTTCAGCAATTGCAGGGCAGGCTTAGGGATAATGTAGTAGGCCTCAGACTCCGCCATCAGGCTGTAGCGGCCCATATCCTGCAAAGCGTTGAGACGGTTCACCCAACGGTGTAACTCGTCTTCTGATTGATTGTGGCGCGTTAGGGTGATGGTTACATCATAACCGCAGGTACCGGCCACCGCGTGTACTTGATCATCGTCGTTTGCAAAGAACGGGATATTGACGTTCATGCCGATTTGGCGATTGATACGTGCGTACTCGTCACGCTCTTCCACCACACCGATGTAGACACGGTCGGTGCCTGCATAGGCGGCGGTGGTTTCCTCGCCTTCGGTAGACCCGACCTGATGGGTTGTCTTGAAGCGTTCATCGTTATAGATGATTTCTGCTTTCGCGATTCCCGATTCATTTAACGCTCGATGAACAATACCGTCCACGATGGCTTTTCGAATGGTCTGGTCTAATGAAGGAATCTCAAAATACTGTTGCATTGGGGTGTCTCCTCATTAGCTCATAAAACTGGCTGGTAACGCAAAAAAAAACAGAGAGCCCGAAGGCCCTCTCTTATTAATCCTGTTTGAAGAAGCTACGGGTCCGCTTGTAGACGCTCCCATTGATGGTGAACAACTCCTCGGTGAGTTTGGCCGCGACCTCACCCAAGAAGACAATCTCACCTTTAACCGAGGTTAATGAGCTCACCACTGGAATCATATTACGCTGCAGGTCAAACACGTCAGCGTCGGTCTGGCGGTCTAGCATGACGATGACGAGGGCATCGGGAAACAGGAACATCGATTTAAAGCGTGCCGCGATGTCTTTCATTTCATCCCGCACGGCTTGGGAGATATAAATCTCCTGCCCTTTGACGTTGTAGCGCGATACTTCTTGAGCATCGGCTCGGAGTTTACGCAATGCCCCCATGCGAATATCGCTCTCGCAGGTAATCAGCACATCCCCGCGGGTTGCACCGCCGGGCATCTCGATGTAGACTGTCGACGGGCTAATCTCTTGGTGTAGCTGCAAACGCTCTAGGAGCTTCACCACGCGGGCATTCAGGCTGAGCTTGCCAATGTTACACCCGCCGTCGTACTCTTTGAATTCGTCTTCTGGGTTGCCCACAATGTCAAGGTCAATCCCCTCGAACTTACGGAGGTGTTCAATAAAGTCTTTACGCTTTAACATCTTCTTCATCATTAATCCTTGCAAATAAAAAAGGGGACCGAAGTCCCCCGTGTTAGTTGTCAACACCCAACAGCAGCACGTGGTCCAGATTCGGATAGTGCCAAAGCTGTACCAACTGGTTCTGCTTGCGCCACTTCACACCCTGTGCATCCAAAAGATGCCAGTTCTCGCCCCGTCCGTATTCCGCGTGACGGTCTACCGAGGTCGAGACCACGGTACCTGCCTTCACGAAGTCGTACAGCCAGATAAACTTGTTGAGGTTCATCGGGACACCGACCGTGACGGTTGGCCCTTTACGGGGAATGGCAAGTGGCTTCGCAGTCTTGCCCTCGTACACCAGTCGAAACCAGAGGGCGATGCTCAGGTATTGCGCTTCAGAGAAATGCACCTGCGGCAGCGAGTTAAAGTGCCGAATCAAATCGGTACCCAACCCCACCTCGATTATCAGGTGATTCAACGACGTGCCTAAACCTTCTTCGGGCCGATACATGTGTTTGTCCTCGTGACCAGTGACATAGTATCAACCCTTTGCACGTAACTGTCTACTTCTTGGTGTACTCCACAACGGTGAAGTCGTGCGCGTGTTTATCGTCGGCTGGGACGTGCAGCAGGCTACGCTGGTTGTACAGGTTACGGTCGAACTGCGGGAAGACCGCATCTGCCCCGCCTTCAATCTCCGTATCCACGTGGGTAATCAGAATACGGTCAGCGTGCTCGAGAAACATCTCGTACACCTCAGCACCACCGATGATAACCACCTCTTTCTCTTTCCAGCTATCGGCAATCAGCAGAAGCTCATCGGGCTTGGTGATAATCCCCACACCGTATTCAGTGCCTTGGGCTGGAACGACGTTACGGCTGTCGCGGGTAATCACCCAGTTACGGCGATTCGGCAATGGCTTGGAACCGATAGACTCAAAGGTCTTACGCCCCATGACCACCATCTTACCCATGGTCTGTTCTTTAAACCATTGGAAGTCGCGCGGTAAACGCCATGCCAGTTTATTGTCTTTGCCCAGACCCCATTGGTTGTCTACAGCAGCGATGACGGTGATTTTCATTTGCGGAGTTTCTCTAAAGTACCGCGCAAGGCGGCGAGGATAATACGACGTTCGAATTTGTGCACCTGCACGGTATCGCTAAAATCAATGAGTTGAACATAACGCGGCTCAACCTCAAGGCTCAGTGCATGGACCTCAATGTGGATGAGGCGACCCAGGCCGTGAACACTACGGTGCAACTTCACGGTAATCTGACCCTGGAAATCTTTGTCGGCGAGCTGCTCAATCGCTTCTTTGACAGACTCGATTTGTAAATCGTAGGTGATGTCCCCGAGTCTAAACAGTAAGCCGTGTGATTGATGCAAAGCTTCATCTGGAAAGTCTAACATGACGTGTGGCATGATTACTCCTTACAAAAAAACTAACCCCACCGAAGTGGGGCGTGTTAATTAGAACTGCGACTGAACCGAGCTTTTACGGTGAATCACCAGCTGTGGCATTGTCAGCGGTTGAGCCGTAATCAGTCGTTCCTTCGCACTGGACAAATGCGTAACCCGCGCATGAGTAATCTGCTCAGACTCGACGGCACCGTTGGCATCATCCAGCAGATGTTCGTTCATCATGCGCTGCTCGATATCCAACACCATTTGCATGTCGGCTTTATCAAAGCACACTTCGGTTACGACGGTCAGATAACCGTCCATGACTTCCGGCACACGGGCAACGTGTTTACGGTAGAAGTGTTCAAACTTACTGTAGTCACGGCTGGCGGTTTTGTGCATGTATTCCATACCGGCGGCGATAGCCCACTTGTAAAGCGGCTGTAGGCGCTTGTATGTATCGAAGTCACACTTCTGGCCCAGTGTGAAGGTACGGCTGTTGTAGTGGAGGGTAGCGTGCTCCGTGTTGCGAGCGTAGCAGGCTTGTACGAAGGAAGCGATGCCAAGCATAACCGGACGCGGTACACGTAATGGTGCTTGATGTTCGAAATGCAACTCAAAGACTTTAGCATCACTCAGGTTTGCAGTGTTGCCCGTTACGTCGATTACAGAGAGCAGGTTATAGTTCATGGGTAAATTCTCCTTACGATTACATAATTGAATGGGTCTCGTGTAAAAAAGGTCATAGCGTAACCTCACCTAAATGATATCTATCTCAGATTCGGTCGAATAAAAGAAAGAATCCCCACTCCGAAGAGTGGGGTTTCCCGACACGTAAAGGAATTAACCTTTGGCGTGTGCAGCAATACCAGACGCGATGTAGCCGTTCAGGCCAGCGGTCAGGTTTTTCTGGATCATGGCAATCGCGCGCTCAGAAGAGGACACGGTCGCATTGATGCCAGTTACGCCACGACGGATAACACGGACGGCGCGAGCCAGACCCGGTTTCTCATCGATCTTAACGCCGTCAACACGCTTAACCAGCTTCTGCAGTTCGCTTTCGAACTTGCTACGGGCTGCGTCGACTTTGCGGTAGTTCTGAACCTGTTTCTCCAGCTCCACGCCCACTTTCTTGTAGAAGGTGTTAGCAGAGGCCAGCTGACCGGCATTAGGAGTAGGGACAGAGGCTTCGCCTTCAGCTTCGGAAGCAACATACGACAGAGTTGCCGTGGTGTCGTCGCCTTCGCCTTCGGTTTTGATAACCATTTTGTTGCCGCCCAGCATTTCTTCTTCACCGTCCACACGGGTACGGATCATCGTAATCAGCTTCTTGGCATTCGCGGTGGTTGCAGTTTCTGGATTGCCTGCGCCTTCCAGTGCCGATACCATCTCTTCACCCACGCCAGTCACTTCCGCCAGCAGGTCAACCAGACCAGTACAAACCGCCAGCTGCTCGTTCAGTTTAGCGCTGTCGTTACCGATGAACTTGCCATTGATAGACAGTTGCTTAACGAATGGACCAGAGATGGTGTCTTTGTTCTGCTTGCCCAGTGCACGGATCTGCGCTTCGTACTTAGCCGCACGCCCCTGAATGGACTTGCCGACGTTGCTGAATTTCAGCCAACGGTCTTTCAGCTTACGACCCTGCTCTTGCAGCCACTCGAGGATACGCTGCAGGAAACCTTTGATATCGGTCCACAGGGATTCACGAGCAACCTGACGGCGGTTAGACGAGCCATAGCTTTCGCGGGCGACTGACTGACGAGCATCCAGACCCCAACGACGACGGATAGACTCCTGCGCAACGTCCAGTGCTTCCGCAGCGGAGTCAGGCATGTCTTCTTCGGCTTCCATCTTTTCGTCAGCCGGCGTTTCGCTATCCGGGTCAGCAGCGTCGACAGCAGCGTCAACGTCGTCCAGCTGCGCATCAGTTTCGTCAGCATCAGCAGCCAGTACAGCAGCATCAGCGTCGTTACTGTCGATTACGCGGTCGTCGTGGGCCAGGTCAGCGAGGATACCCTCTACCGACTCAGCTGGCAGTTCCAGACCGTCTGGAACGACGGTGCCGGTTCCTTCGATGGACTCACGCGCGAGTTTCTGTTGAATAAAGTTCATGTTCTCTTTTCCTCTGGGGTGGACAACGCCACCCCCTTTAATTTAGAAACTGGAAAGCCTTGCGACGCTAAGGGGGATTAGCCTTTAGCGTAAGCGCCGATGCCCGCACCGATGTAGCCATTCAGGCCGCTGATAACGGTGTTCGCTACGTAAGACACTGCGCGATGCAGAGTCTGGTAGTTACGGACCGCTTGGTCAGCTGCAGAACGTGCTGCGCTCAGAGTTTTGTGCTCAGCGTTATCCGCTGCTTTATCGATCGCCTGAACCGCTGCCTGTGCTGCTGAACGCAGTTTGCCGATTTCGTCATCGTAGCTGCGGAAATCTTTCAGCGTGCCTTCGAAGCCTTTACCGATAGCATCCAGCGCCTGAGCAGAAGAGTTCAGTTTCGCGATGTCCGGAGTTGGGACTTCTTTGGTGTCGCTGCGATCGCCAGTTGACAGGAAGCCAACAGCAGTGAAGTCAACGCCGTTAACAGCTTTCTTACCACACTGGATATAGGCATTGCCCGGCAGTGCGTACAGACGCTGTGCTTCTTCGTTGTCAAACTGCGGCAGGTTCTTCATCTTCTTAGCAGCAGAACCGAACAGCTCGATGGTGTCGTAGAAACCAGAGGTCGCTACAGCAGCATCGGACTTAGACGCTTTGGTCACAACGGTTTCAGCTGCAGAGGCCTGGCCTTGCAGATGGCTGATGGCAGATTTCGCTTTGCCGCCGGCCACTTCTTTCGCCGCGGCGATAGACTGTTCCAGATTGAACTGACCTTCAATAGCCAGCTTGCTGATGAAGCCGCCAGAGATCTGCTCTTTGTTCTTTTTGCCCAGCGTTTTAATCGCAGCCTGATATTTCTTGGCACGCGCCTGTGCGGTTTTACCCACGTTCAGGTATTTCAGCTTGGCATCTTTGATCTTATCAATGACCATGTTGCAGAAGTCGATGAAACGCTTCATCAGGTCTTTGAAGGTTTCTTTCCAGCCTTCCTGCGCAGCGATGGTCATGCCACGGCCACGACGGTAGCTTTCACGCGCCAGCTTAGGTGTATCCAGAGCCCAGCGGCGACGGATAGATTCCTGCGCCACTTCAGTTTTGGCGATGGTTTCTTCAGGCAGCTCTTCGCCGTTTTCGACAGCTTCGCTGGCCTGGTCGATTGCATCATCAGTACGAACGGCGTCAATGGCCAGCGTTTCCTGGTCATTGTCCAGACGGTCCAGCTGACCATCGATGGAAGCCACTTCGGTCAGTTGCACGTCGAGGTTATCTTCAGAAGTCTCAACGTTGCTCAGGCCGTCAATTGCGCTTGGATCAGATTCAACTGACTCACGCGCGATGCGCTGTTGGATAAAGTTCATGCTTCAGTTCCTATTGGTTATAACCAAATACCCACACGCCCCTGATTAAGGGGCCCCCTCAGGGACGTGCGATCTTTAAAAATACTGCAAGCGAGGATACCATGTCTGACAATCCATTGACACGCGTAAGCCACTGCGCCAGCAGTTCGTGGTCTGCATAAGATAGCAGACGGGTGTCCGGTTGCTGCGTTTGATGCGAAGCGCCCAGATTACGCACTTGTCCGGAGTCTCCGAACGAAGCAGCCATCATTCGACTACCGAGGCTACCGGTCTGACGCACGTACTTAGTACCATGAACATCGTTCATATACTGTTGCATCAGAACTGAGTATTGCCCAACTGAGATATCGCGACGCTTTCCATCGAGAATGAACTTAACCGTTTCATTATAAAACGTATTGAAAGTAAACCCGATTTGCGGGTATTCGTCATATAATACTTCCTGCACACTTGACAGGGCACACAGACGAAAACGCGCCAGAACCACCGCACAGGCCGGCAGGACACCGTGAATGACTTTGTCATCGTGAACCAGCACAGCGTTTTGGCTGAGCAAGTCCATGTACTCTTTGATGGCCTGTTCGGCGTTATTGAAGTCCATACTTCTTCTCCAGTTTTTCACGCTTGTACTTGAGGTCCATCAAGCGTTTTTCCTGGTCTTTAATCAGACGCTCAATAGCCGCATCACCACTGCCTTCTGCCTGCTGCTTTTTCCACAGCAGAATACGTAGCTCTGCCGCTTTACCGGCAGCCACACATTCGTCGTAGCGATCCATCTGCCATTCAGCGAAGTTCAGACGAACGCGATAGACAATCGTCAGTGGGAATGGAACCGAACGCATGCCGAGTGGGTCGGTGGTGCCAGAACCGAAAGAGGCGACGAGATCGTTGTAGGTGTCTTCATCGAAGATAGCCTCTGGAATCTCAGCGTAGTCCGCTTTCAGTTTATTGATAGGCGTCCCCAGCACCCGCAGGGCGATACAGAAGACCGTGCTCTGCGTCTTCAGGTATTGCAGGTCGTTTGGTGCGATAGCGCCGCCATCAATGTTTGACCCTTCCACCGCGTTCAGCTCAACGGCTGTGACGTAGTTCAGCAGAACACTGCTGTACTTGGTGGCGAAGTCAATGATGTCCAGCATCTGCAGCAGGGTCTGCTTGTTAAAGGTCAGCGCCGAGGTCACCAGTGACTTACCGATGTCTTTGGTGATGTGCTGCTCTAAGAAGCTGCGCAGGGTCAGCACGTTCTCTAATGATGGAATGATATACTCCAGCATCGAGGCAACACGCAGGCCTTTCACGTTCAGGGAACTGCTACGCAGGCTAGAGACGATGTCTTCGCTCATCTCTTGCACGGTGCTGTTCTTGAAGTGTTTGCCCTCTTGGGTACCCACCACTTCCTGCAACGTTTGGAAACGCGGCAGCAGGGCTTCCCCAATCGCGTCACAGTTGGACGAGAGCTGGTTCTTCAGGTTAATGGACTCAAAGCTTGGCAGTAACATTGCCAGCATGTTCGGAATAGGCATGAAAGACCCCTTAAAGCACCGGTTGAGCACCGGAGCGATACGCTTCGATGATTTTGTTCACGTCGGCAGAGCCAGCTTTAGCCTTGCTGAAATCGTTCTTATCCAGCTGCTGTGAACCGTTCTGACCGCGAGTGTAAATAGTGACACGGCCCCACGTCTGGTCAACCACGACGTAGTACATGGTCAGTGTGTTTTCGAACACACGTTTGCGCACGTTGAAGTCATCGAAGTCACCACCCAGACGCGCTTCTAAGCCGTCGATGGTTTCCTGCGAGACAATCATCAGCGCGGAGGCGTTGTTGATGGACGGTGACAGCGTCAGCATACCTGACAGCCAGTTGCCGTTTCTCTTCTCCATCATCTTCGAGTAGTAGCCCGATTTGTCGCGGAAGCGATTCTTACGGTACTCATCGATAAGGTCGTTGGAGAAGGCGATGTCTTTCGTCGCGCGGATTTTATCCACGGCAGACGAGCCACCGTTTTTACCGGTAGAGCGGCGAATCCAACGTTCCCACAGGCTACGGTTCTCTTCGCCCAGCAGGATGATGTTTTCGATAGACCCGGTATCGGTGGAGCTGACTTCCAGACGCACGCGCATTGGCACTTCGAGCTTGTTACCATTACGCTCAAAGGTCACGCTGAACTGCTTACCGCTGGACAGGCTTTCCTGCTCGCTCAGACGCTTAGCGAAATCACTTTGCAGGGCCACGCCGGTGCGCTCTTTGCTCTTGTCATCACGCGATTCACGCGCCACTTTACGACGAGAAGATTCACCAACTGCCAAAGCGAGGTTATCGTATGACGGCAGCGCAAAGCGACCCGGACGTGACGACTCGCCGATTGCCAATGCACCCAGTGCACTCCCGGTACGAACCGCAGCATCCAATGCGCTACGTTTGGTGGAGATTTTGTCCAGCGTGCCGATAACGTCAACTTCTGGAACACCGGTCAGCAGTGAAATGGCGGTCAGGGTTTGCCCTGCCAACAGTAACTGCATCTTTTCCATAATGCCGGGCAGGTAGTCCAGACCCAGCAAGCTATCTTCGACCAGCGTAGTGTAGTCATTCTGTAGAACGGAGTTGAACTCCTCCAGCGAGTCCGCCCGCTGACGAAACAGCGAGGGGAAGGCAGCTAAGAACGTAATTACGCTTGACTCTACGGTTCTCTGTATCATCTTTTTTCTAACTCCGGAGTTAATAATGAGTAACGAGACTGAAAACGATCCGGGATATGATCCCAATACCCCGGAGGACTCCGGCTATAGCAATCCGAACAACGCGGACGCCGTGCCCTCAGTCGCGGGATACATTGATGCACGCCGGTCTACCGCTAACCCGAACACTGCGTTTAATTTCGGTGACGAGTTAACAGCATGGACGTCCCGCTTACGTTTGCTTAGCGGCCAAGGTTTGGCTGCACAACGCATGACAAACCCCCTCATGGGTTTCAACCATAGAATGGCCTCCAGCCCGGTTCCTATTAATAAGGAATACGGGGGACTGACATTCTTTACCCGTCCAGACTTTAACCTCGAGTTCGACAATTTAGCCAACTCGCGGCGTTTCTCGAACATGGCGGCACAACCGAAGGGGTCGCTCGATTACTCGATTCTGGCGGCACTGGACCCGGACTTTGAGCTCGGGTTTTCGGATTCACCACGCAATGCTAATGGTCAGCGAAAAAACCGTCTGGGGACACCTTTCCACCCAGACATTCCGTTCGATAACCTACAGGCTTTCATACCATTACTCAGCACGCAGCTGATGAGCCTCTCCGCCCCGCCAGATGAGTCGGTGGACGTGTGGACTTCGCAGGAAGGCTTGATGCGTGAACAGTGGGGTATGGTGGATTCCACCAACGAGGTCAACAACGGCTACACGGTGTCTGCGTCGTTGAATAACCCGTACGGTGACCCCATCATGAGGATGATGTCGGTGTGGCTGGAATACATGGCTGGGGTAAAGATGGGCAAGTTCAAGCCCAAGATTCGCAACTCCATTCAACGGCGCATGGACTACTTCAGTCGCATCTACGGGATTCGCTACGACGCCCTTGGCAACATCTCCCGTTTCTGGACGATGTGTGTGGGTTTCCCAACGAACAACAACGCCGGTTCCATGGCACAGGTCGACAACTCCAAACCCTCACTGGATGATGACACCACGGTGACCATCAACTGGCAGATGTTTGGGGCGCGTTACAATGACCCGCTGTACATGGAAATGTTTAACCGCACTGTGGCCATCTTTAACCCGGACATGACGCCTGACCCTCGACAGGAAACGTTCACACCGATGGGGGGCAACTCACTGGTGCCTATCCCGGCTGAACTGCTGCCGCTGTTTAACTACTACGGCTATCCTTATCTTGACTCAGTGCGCCGTCGCATCACTTGGTACGTTTACCAAGCCGACTACCGTACTGTGCTGACCAAAGCAGGAATACTACGCTGATGGATACTTACAACACGCTTAAAAAGAACATGCTGCTAATGGCACACAATCCGGCTGCCATGCAGACGTTGATGTTAAACCAGCTGGCGGCGGTAGAAGAGAACAACCAAGTCGTTTTGATGGACCCCACTGACCCCGTGGTGTTTGTGGCAGAGATGGGGGTGATGTTAGCCCACGCCAGTATCCAAGGCCAGCGTGAGATGCTGCCCAAAGTGTACCCATCGATGGCCAACGACTACGATGACCTGTTCCGTCACATGTCGGATGTGGATTACGTGGATGTGTTTGCCCAGCCATCCAGTGTGCAGATGCTGTTGGTCTTGGATGTGGACTCGGTGATGTCAAAAGCCATGCCGCTGATTTCAGACGGTGTGCGCCGCGTGACCTTCCCGCGTGACACGGTGTTTAAGGTGGCCGGTTACGAGTTTGCTATTCAGTACCCACTTGAGATTCGTGTGCTGCCCTACGGCACCGTGGACCAACCGGCGTTTCAGGTGGTGTGGTTAACCGAGAACCAATCACCGATTACCCCGGTCTCCACCAATGCACTGGATTGGATTCTGACCAGTGCGCCGAACACCACCTCGATGCTGCTGGGTATCCGTATCCCAATGCTGCAGTATTCGGTCTCCTCGGATAACAACCACGACACCGTGGCCGGTAACAGTCAGTACGTCATGGAGCGTCCGTTTACCAACAACTTCTTCTACGCCCGTGTGTGGATGAAAGCATCAGGTAGCCGGACGTGGGTTGAGATTAAACATACCCACTCCCGTGACGTGTACGACCCACAGGTGGCCACGGCGTTGATTCAGGTGAACGGGCAGAACGTACGGATGACGATTCCGTCTATCTATCTGCAAACGGGATTGGTGTCGGGTGAGATTCGCCTTGACATCTACACCACCTTAGGCCCGCTGAGTGTGGACATCTCCTCGTACACCGGTGACCAGTTTACCTTTGGTCTGCGGGATTTCAATGGCGAAGTGGATGAGACTTACTCGAACCCGATTAAAGACTTCTCCATTCGTCAGCTCACCGCGGAGTCCGGTTCAGTAACCACCGGGGGTCGACTGCCACTGACCTTTGCAGAGCTGCGTGACCGGGTGGTGAACAACGCCGTTGGTCAACGCCAGCTACCGGTGACCTTGGCACAGGTGAAATCAACCGCGAACGATTACGGCTTGGACCTGTCGGTACCGATTGACTACGTGACCGGCCGCACGTTCCACCTGTCCTCGCCGTTACCTGCCTCGACGGTGAAAGGGGTGAGTTCCCCGATCGGTGCCCTGACGGCCCCGCTGCTGTTTAGCTGGGATGAGTTGGCGAACCTGTCGACCGTGCGCGTTAACGATAACCGCCTGACCATTCTGCCCTCGACTATCTACCGCTACACCAACGGGTCGATTACCGTGGATGCGCAGATGACGGAGCTTGCCAAGAACCTTGCACCCGACCAACTGATTAACCTCGCCAATGCGGTGCCGTACATGTTCACCCCGTTCCATTACGTTGTGGACATCAACAACACCGCCATTGACGTGCGTATCTATCAGCTGGACAGCCCGCAGGTTACCGGCAAACGCTTTGTCTCCACCAACGTGTCAACCGCGTTGAGTGTGGTGTCGGGTAACTACGAACTGGTGGCCACCGAGAAAGGGTTTGCATTGCGCGTTGTAACGAAGTCAGAAGCCTCCTACAAGGCTATCGCGGATGAGCAATGCTTTGCCCAAATCTCGTACGTGCCTCGCGGCTACACCGACCAGTACGCGTATATCAACGGCACCTTAATTGGCTACCGTGATGATGAACGTGTGTGGGAGTTCCCACTGGAAACGAACCTCGACGTTGACCGTAACGATGAGCTGATTCTGACCAACACCCGTTTAGCCTCGGCCAATGCCACACCAGTACCGGTTGCCCTTGAATCGGAGTTCAACGTGTTCTTTGGTGTCACTGGTTACTACCCGGGCAACTACGAGCGTGCCTCCATGGATGCGATTATTGTCCCACCGACCCGTGATGCTATCGGTGTTACGCAGGAGATTTATACCCTGCAACTCGGTAAGGCCCTCTCGGCGTATTGGCGTAAGGCCCGTCCTCAGACGGATGGGATTAACTACAAATACTACCAAGAGGATGTGCTGGCGTTCTACGAATCGGATGTCATCAAGTACAAGGAAGGCTCGGACTCCATTCCCGAGTACACGTACGACAAAGACACCAACACCATCGAGTTCGTCTACCTGCACCGCAAAGGTGACCCGGTGTTGGATGAGAACGGCAATCAGGAAATCCGCTACACCAAAGGTGACCTGATGCGCGACAACAATAACCAACCGATTATTGATAAACCGCGTAGCCTTATCTTCCGCAGTGAGATGTCAGTCTACGATGCCCGGTACATGTTTGCCACTGACCCCACAGTGCAGGCGTACCTGCGTTCGGTGATTGACTACATTGTGGGTGTGGTAACGGTTAAGATTCCTGCGATTGCGGGTAGCCTGTTAGACCAGACCGAAGCGTACTTTGTGCCGGTCACCACCATGGGTTACATCCAAGCCCGTACCGAGGACGGTACCGTTACTCCGATTCAGGCAGAGAACCGTTTCACGGTGAGTTACTACTTGACCGCAGCAAACCGTCAGAACACCGACCTGCTGAAAATCATCCGCACCAAAACCTCGAAGGTCATCAACGATTACCTCATTGCCAACAAAACCGTCTCAGCCACCAAGCTGGGCGAGGCACTGAAGTCAGAGTTGCTGGAATCCGTGATTGCGGTTGAGATGGGTGGCATGGGACCAGACAGCGACTGGCGTATCTTCACCGTGGTCGGCGATGCCTCACAAGCCACCATTGGTAAGGTACTGACGCTCGACGTGGACGGCACCATGAAACTCAAGGACGACATCGTCTTGGCCTTTAACCGCCACGACACCGACGCCAAATAAAATGAAGTACCCACCTCCTTTACGGGAGGTGGGACTTTTCTTTATTTTGCCATCTTGTTACGCGTGGAGGTGTTCGCCACCGCTTGTAACGACGCACCGGCAATACAGATGCGGCGCACCACATCCATGTTCGCACGCAGACCTGTCACGAAGTCATCGGACTTCATGTACACCAGTGACAACTCACGACCGTCACCGCTCCCGCGTTTACCCTGCCCGACGTCACGCTGGATTGCATCCGCGAGGTATTTGAAGAAGTCAGGCTCGAGTTTATTCACACCCTCGGCCCACGCTTCAAACACTTTCATGAACTGGTCAATCTGCTGACGCAATGCCGTGTAGTTACTCAGTGCCCCACGGTTCGCATCCTTGGTGTAGCCTTCTGGATTCAAACACACGAGGGCCGCTAAGATACCACGCGCATCGGTTGCGGTGAGTTTGATTTTCTCACGCAGGGTTTGGAACGAGCTGCGGGTAAAGTACGCGCCTTCTTGCGTGGTGTGCAGGCGAATGCCGTTCACCATGTCAATCCCTTCGTCGTAACCGACCAAGTCACGGGACTGCGCAGGACCGATTAACACCGCAGGGCCCATGTCAAACGAGAAGCCACGGGTGGCGTCGTCAACAATCCCCATTGAGGCGTTGTTCAGCTGCTCCAGACCTTCTGCAAACAACCCTACGGCGATATCACCTGCCGGGAATACTGAACGTTGGCCTTTGGTGAACACCCCGCGTGGGTCGCGGTAGTTGTCCAACAGGGTTTTACGATCCATGGCGGCAAAGCCACGCATCATCACGTTGAAGTAGTCGATAAGGTCTTTCACTGTTCCGCCGTAGCGTTTGTACACCAAGTCACACGCAAACTTCATGCCTGTGGCCTGAACCGTTTTTGGTAAACGGTCGTACGCCGCTTTAGAGGTACGGGCATCGAACACAGCCGAGGTGACGCACAGACCCAGCAGGGCATCGATGGCGTCAAACAGCACTTCGTTTTCAGCTTTCTTGCCACCTTTGGCATATTCAGAAAACATTGCCATGAACGGGGACTTACCGCCATTGGCAGCAGCAACCTTGTTCAGGAAGTCTTCAGCTTTGAGGTCAGCCAGCACTTTGTCCAGCTGGGCCACAGAGAGGTTGTAGTGGTCAACTGACGACGCATCTTTGGCATACGCCAGATACGCATCTTTCACCGTGGTGACAGTCAGAGAACCGAGCACACTCCGTCCGCCCACTTCAACCGCATCAACTTTCTCTTTGACTTTCGAAGCATACCCGCTTGCATCCGCATCGCCTTTCCCCCCAAACGGTTTTCCGTTCTCGATAATCCACGACACCACTTTCAACAGGGCAGTGATGGCCAATACGATAAGTCCCATGCGACCGGCTTTGGCCCACGACTCCAGCGCCACCAGTGTTTCTTTCTGGTGCGTACGGCTGTAGTTGGAGGTCAGCAACTTTTGCACGTTGCTTGGGATAGTCCCCGGGCGAACCGACTCCACCGCCACGGCTTGGTCGCGGCTTAACCCCTGACGTTTGACCTGCTCGATAACGGCTTCAATCTGCGTCATCAGACGCGCACCGTACACCAAGTCAGCATCGTTGCGTTGCATGTACAAAGAAAGCTGGTCAACGGAATCAACCTTCTCGTCCATGCGGTCTTTTAACAAAGCGCCAATCTCACCCAGACGCCATTTCGGGTGAACACTGACGGTGCCCGAAGGCCCAGTCATTGAAGTCATGCTGCCTGTCCTTTCAGTTCCTGCATGTAGAAACCAACCGCTTCCAAGAAGCGCTCTGCCCACAGGGTCACGGTTGCCCAGACATCGCTACCGACCGCGTCATCAAAGATTTGTTTGATGGTGAACGCTTCCAGTGCTTTGTAGCGCCCCCATGCGGAGTCGTAACGGTTCAGGTACAGACCCGACGTCAGGTCTTGAATCGACCCTAAGTCAACCTGCATGATTTCGTTGACATCAGAGATAACCGAACTCATCAGTGGGCGCAGCAACTGGTTAGCCGCTTCCAGTGAGCCGTTGATGCCGTTGTCCGGAACCGGTGTGGAGAACGCGATGGAGAATGCTACCAGTGCCGTCAGGGCACGTGTGGCCTGCACACCCTGACCTTCGTTCGCACGTTTGAAATCGTAGACGAGTCCGCCTAAAGAAACTTTGTGTGTCATGATAATACCTTTCAGTAAGCGACGGTGAGACCGGCGTCTTTGATAAGATTAAGAAGTGAGTCGTGCGTGACTTCCGCGTACGGGGTTACGCCGTGCGTGAAGTATTGCAAGGACCCTTCGTAAGACTGTTGCCACGCTTCAGAGGCGGCATTCGGGTCAAGCCGATAAAGATAGATGGTGTCTTGACTGACGAGGGTGTTACTCGAACCCAGTGCCTTCAAGTATAACGTGTTTCCACGCTGTTCTACCTTCATTGGTGCAGAAGAAGACCCCACGGAATTTTCTGAATCAGCTGACCGATTTTTAAATGACGCCCATTCAATTCCGGCCTTGATGGCCTCAACTTTACTGCTGTACGCAATTAACGGCGGAGTCTCCACGCCGTAACGCATACCGTTGAGGTCATGGTCTATCTGCACGGGTGAGAGCGGGCTCCAATGGAAGGGTAATACCATCCAGAGGGATTGCCCGCGGCCCACAGACTCGGTTGCTACTTTGCGGAAGACGCCTTCAGTTTGTTCATGGCAACAGTCAGGTCGTTAGACAGATACGATTCCACATCGCGCTGGTAGTCCACCGCATCACGTTCACGGCGACCGGACGGGATGAGGTTCTTGTAGATAAACGCATAGAGATTGTCTTTGTCTTTCACGACTTTGAGCAAATCATCAATCTGCGAGATACCTTCCAAGATACGCTGGCGGTGTGCGTTCGCCGCTTTGGTGTTCGCCCCTTCCAGTGTCTTGAGTTCTTCAACCAATGCACGACGCATGGTTTCAAAGCGCTCTTGCGGTGGATCGTAGATAGTGGCTGACGGGTCATTGGCCAGCAGGCCAAAGGCGATGGACGCGGTGGCCAGCAGCAGACCCATTGGGGTGGTTGACCACAACACCAACAGGGAAACCCGGCCGAGCTCCAGCGTCAGGTGCACACCCATGTTCATGTACGAGCTGCTGCGCAGCAGATACATCGGCGCGGTTTCCAGTTTGTACAGACCGGTTGCCAGATGCGGGGCTGCGCCGAAGCGGGCAGCGTAGTCATCGGCCGCACGTTCCCACGAACGGTTACCAAACCCTTCACCCCCGGTGATGTTCGGACGCTCTAAGAGGGTCGCGGTCACCAAGTGGATATAGATGTTCTCTTTCTTGAACTCTTTGCAGATGGTTTCCGGTTGGTCGATTTTGGTGTTCAGCATGCGCTCAACGTCTTTGATAACGCGCAGCTTCTCCACATCCGACTCCATGCCCATCATGCGGTTCGCGGCGGCGTCAGCAATCAGGTTCACCACCACCCCACGCATCAGACTGCGGAAGTAGTAATAAACGTGGCCCACTTCATGCAGGATGATGGCGGCAATCTCGTAGTCCGTCATCTTCAGACCGTCCATCAGGACAGGCGTCACATACAGCGGGCTTGAGACCTTGCTCAGGTCACCGGAGATTTTGGCGTTGCTGTCATCAAACGAACCTGCCAGTTCGTTCTCTTTAATGAACTTGGTGTAGGCATCCAAGTCATTGTTGCCACGGTAATACTGGCGATGGAGGTTGGAGACAATTGGGTTGTTGGCATCGAGCTTAGGTGGCTCAACACCGGCAAAGGCATAAGCGGCTAAGCCGATTTCAGAGCCGTTGCGAAAGAAGATGGTGATACCACAGTTTTCTAATACCCACTTTTCAATGCCGGAGTTTTCATACCCGGCAGGAGAGAAGTCACCGGCACGCCGAAAGGCTTCAACCAATTCCGCTAATGCCGCAAGCTTCTTTTTATCTTGGAATCGAATTGACTCCGCGGCAACGAGCTTATGCTCAGCCACCGTCTTGGCGCGTTTAGCCCAGTAACCTTTCATTATCTTTCCTTCTAAGAAAATTACGTCTCCGCTGGATAACTATAGAAGCCCTATATAGCTTGAGAGACACCCATGGAACAGAATCAGTATTACAGTCCCTCTGATATCGCGGGACGCGAATGTAAAAACATTACGTACGCCACAGACGAAGAAAAAGAGAATGACTGTGTCCTCGTGAAAGAGGTCATCCATACTAATGATGGTCGGCAGATACCGGCTATCCGCATTGCAGAGAACGTTAAACGCCCCATCTACATTACTCTGCCACAACACCGGAATCACCAAGAAAAGAAAGAGTACGAAGAGCGCGGCAAGTGTCAGGAACTCATGACCACCGATGTGAACATGGCAGCGACCATTCAACTCGGTCTGGGTTATCGTTTCGTTGACAAAAAGAAAAGCCTGCGTCAGGTGTGCAGCAGCCCGTTTGTTTATTGGGCGGACTTAACCCTGCCCACGTATATCAAGAACCAGTACCTCAAGAAGTGGTCACAGTTCGTTTCTGAAAACCGCATCTGCGTTATCGACGTGGAAACCAACGTGCGGGAAGGACGTGACCGTGAACCGAACATCATGAGCTTTGTGCTGGATGATGAGATTCACTTCTTTGGTGACAAGCCGTATATGGATCGCATCGGTAAAGACGCCGACCAGATTATTGCCAAGAAAGCCAAAGAGCTCTTAACCCGGGTGCCGTTCTTGGAAAAGGACAAAGCCACCGGGGAAGAGAAGTGGGTCGAGAGAGATGTGCTCGGCGATTACCAACTCTTTGTTTACACCTGTGCGACACCGGGGGCGTGTATCGTCTCGATGTTCCAGAAAATTCACGAACGTCTGCCGGACTTGGTTGTGGCATGGAACCACCAGTTCGACCACAACTGCATCGTTAATCAGTTGGCGGCTGAGGGTATTCCTGCTGAGGATGTTTACTGCCATCCTGATGTCCCGGTTAAGTATCGCCGTTGCTGGTTTAAAGAAGACCAAGCCAACAAAAAGACCGAGTCTAAGTCACTGACCAAATCCCCAGCTGACCAGTGGCATGTGATGTACTGCATGGCGTCGTTCTATTGTGTTGATGCCATGTGCTTGTTTAAGAAAATCCGTACGCACGAAGGTAACCGTCCGAACTACAAACTCAGTTCGATTCTGGAAACCGAAATCGGTGTCGGCAAGTTAAGCATTCCGGGTCTGGACTACGAAGACAAACTGAGCTGGCACGATAAAGCCCAGCGAGACTTCCCGGCGGAGTATGCGGTCTACAACATCATGGATAACCTGTTGATTATCCTGTTGGACCACAAGACCAAAGACTTGGCCTCGGCGTTCTCGGTGCTGGCCGGTGTGTCGATGTTCGATATCTTCCCTTCCCTACCCAAACGTATCTGTAATGCCTACACCTTTTACCTGTACGACCAAGGGCTGGTCATCGGAGCAACCGGTAAGGAGATGCGTAACGAGAAGGATGAGGAGGTTATCGGCACCGACGGATGGATTGTTACCCTGCCCGCACACATGAACCAAGAGAACGGTTTGCGTAACATACTGGCAGAGATTAGCGATTTCCATTCTGCCTTCCGTGGTCAAACCGCGGATGCCGACTTAACGCAGGCCTACCCATCGGCAACGAATATGTTAAACCAATCGCGTGAGACAACGTTGATTGAGCTTATCTACGTTGACGGGGTAACCGAAGAGGTGCGTCGTCGTGTCGGGGTGAACCTGACTGCGGGACGTATCAATGCCATGGAGATTGCCACGGACTTCTTCTTGCTGCCGGACAAAGACACTGTACTCGAAACCTTTATGAAGCGCATGGCCGACAACGCTGAACACACAACCCATTAATCGGGAGGAGATATGTTTGCTATCTTTGAAACCACGCTGGGCTTGGCTCAGACAATTAATCCGCAATTGGCGCGGCGTACCCCATCACGACCTAGCACGCATGTGCGAGAAGAGACGCGAAGAGAGGTCTGCGAGGAAGAGGAGGAGACGGGCCCGAGCCAAGAAGTCCAACTTACCGCAGCGTTCCTCATCGGACGACTAAGCCGCAAATAAAAGAAACCCTACTACTCCTTCGAGTAGTAGGGCCTTTACTTTTTAAATGACGTTGAAGGCGTGGGCAACCAACTGCTTCAGGTCATTATCCACCAGACGGCGAATCAGGCGGTCGATGTTGTTACGCTGACCGTAATCCGCTTTGTTCTGGGACTTCGCAAACCGGGCCACGTTGTTAATGAAGATAAGGTACACTTCACGCTCAGACTGGTCCGGGAAGCTTTCCATAAAGCGGTTAATGGTGGTCAGGCTGAACAGACCTTTGCTGTATTTCGTGGCCGAGGTCACAAACACACCGAAGGCGTCCATAAACGCATCACCGCGCAGTTCCCACAGCTTACGCCACGCCTGTTGCACTTTGGCGATAGCTTGCTTCTCTTCCTGCGTACCGGTTGGTTTGCCCGGCGCAGTGGCTTTGCCGGCTTCATCCAACAGCTCAGTGATTAACTTCACTGCGTACTTTTCATCCTGCGTATAACCCGCAGTGGAGACAACATCGTTGTCGCGCTTTGGTGTATCAACGCGTACAGCGTTGGTATTGGTATCGTTGGTAGCAGAACCCATGATTCAGTCCTTACGTAATGTGGATTAGGGGATCGTATTCTTCAACGACGGTTTCACGGCCGTGCATCGCACCCATGGCGTTCAACATGATGTTGGACATCCCGGTTGCAATATCGGCGGCAATCGCGCGTTCTTCTTTTGCTTTGTCAGGAGACGCACAAGCCGCGCAGCAGTCCACGTGCCCCCGTTGGCATAAAATAGGTCGACGAATACGAACAGTTTTACCGATCATGCCTTTCAGTGCGTCTTTACTCAGGAGCACGTACTTGCCGTTCTCCACGGAGTTCATGCCGACGTACATGAATTGGTTGGCCGGTGTGATTTGAACCGCGTGGGTTAACTTCGTCCCGCAGTCACCTTCGACGATACGGTGGTTCTGGAAAATCATCTGGATGATACGTACCTGTTCACCACCTTTGGCGGTTTCTGCACCGCGCATGAACGAGCCTTCACGCGTCGAGTTGTACTTGTCAACCAGATACTCCATACCCGTTTTATCCACTTCCATCAGGGAAGTTGGAATCAGGGTAAAGTCCGCACCTTCTTTAAAGGCGGTTTCGATGCCGTACATCAGGAACAGTTTACGGCGACGCATACGCGATTTCTTGGAGGCGTAGAACTGAATGGATTGGTCACCGGATAACCACTCGGTATCCAGTGCATCCAGCGCCTTCTCAATCTCAACGATAACCGCCGGGTTATCCAGCTCGTCTTTGTGCTTGAGCAGGAGCGCATCACGCATTTTGTACGTGTCAGGGTGAACCGAGAGCGAACGCAGCGTACCGGTCGGGGCAATGGCAATGGTCATCGGGGCAATCTCGCTCAAGCCCTGAATAAACTTCCCAACCATGCTCGGACGAATCGCCTCTTCGTTCTCTGGGTCTTCATCTTCGGTGTCCAGACAGCGTTTGTAAATCTCTGACTGGTAAACCATTGCCGTCGGCGCATCAGCCAGATACGGCATGCGTGTCCCAAAGGCGTAATAGATGACAATCCAGTTAAAGACGTAGCGTCCCACACCCGTCTCAACTTTCCCTTCGAAACCCGGATAGTGGTCAGGTATCAGGGTGAAGCGGTCTTCTGCGTAGAACAACTCCTTGTCCTTATCCGCTCCCTCGATTTTAATCCACTCGCCCGGGCTGTCTTCATCCGCCGCTTCCCAGTAATGCGGGTAGCCGTCGATGTAATTCAGGTCATACTGCTCGGGTACTTCATTGGCCGGAAACTGGCAGACGTTGAAGATACTCAACCGCCAGACCAGTCTGCGCCACGCCCCACTTTTACAGGCGGCAATCAGGTAATCAAGCTTGTTCATGTTCCACTGTTACCCCGTATATGGTTTTAAGCGCCTGTAAGCCTTCCTGAAGCGTTGGGGTCGCAGGGTACCCATCTGTATTCAATGCTTCAAAAGACTTCTCCAGCTGCGTGTAAGCGCTGTCAAAATCATCACACTGGGCAACACACAAGCCCACGCTGTAGATGGCCAGTAATTCCAGGGCACTTACCCCGTTGTCTTCCCCGAAGTCAAGCTGCTGAATAAGGACTTTCTCCTCGACTTCCGGTGGCAGGTTCATAAAGACCCATGCACTGGGGTTCTGCGGGTAGTAGCGCAGGTAGGCTGCGATGTGTGCCATGCGATCGTTGGTGTTGAGATTGTTCTTCTCAATGGTCGCCGCAGAGAGGAAGTTTTGAAGTACCGTCATCACCCGGTTCTCGACGTTGATGATTAAATCCTCAACATGCAGGTTGTCATCACCGAAGACGTAGCGAATCAGGTTTTCCAGTACAAAGATAGGCGGCTCACCCGAGAGCACGATACCGTACAGGGTGTCCACATCTTCGTTGGCCTCAAAGCCTTCCAAGAGACCATGGAGAATCAACCCCGTCTCTTTGGGTTTGTGCCATGCTACCTGTGGGTTAAACGCGATGCCGCATTTCGACCCAAAGTTTTTAGCACAGCGAATGATAATCTCTTCGTAACGAACGGTTTCTTCGTTAGGGTCAGGAATCGGCTGATGGTAAATCTCAGTCAACGCCGGCTCATAGCCGTTGTCAATCAAGATAGTGGTCAGGTCTAACATTGCCGCGGCGCGGGTCTCATGCCGATGGGCGATGAGCTGGTCAGCGACATCGTCGTAGATATTCATGGTGTGTGTCCTTCAAAGGGTTCATAACATCGCCCTGACAAAAAAAGAAAGGGGGCCGAAGCCCCCACGATGCTACGTTTTCCCGTGCAACTGTTGTTCCAACGAGTCAACATCTTTCCCTGCTTTGTTGATTTCCCGATTGACCACCGCGTTATAACGCCCAACGACACTTATCATGCGCATGATTTCATAACGGGGACGGTCAAGGAATTCATCAAACGACAGGTTGAACCGTTCACCGATTCGCTCACGGATGTACGTGTCCAACCAGATGTCCAACAGAGAACCGGTCAGCGGGTCGTCGAAGTCAGAGAAGAACACCGAGTTTGGCCCGGTGTCATGTTCAATGGCATCGTCGAACGCCCCCAACAACGTGTCGTGTGCTTCCTGATACGTGATGGGTTTGCCTTTACGACTTTTAAAGAGTGACGTGGCATCAAGCTTTAAGGTCGTGATGATGGTCTCGGTTGAAACGTGCTCGCTGTCTAGCCAATATCGGCGTATTGACTGAGCCAAAGCCTCTGCATTGCGGACACCGCACGAGATAGCGCGAAAAAAACCCTGTCCGGTGAGATGGTCACGATACCGCGGAAGTCACCGTCGGCCTCACCCTGCGAATGCTGGCACTGTGGACACTTCTTGCCCATGTAGCCAAACACCGCCAAGCGAGACATCTCGGTGAACTTCGTTACCGCCGCTTCGAACTCGGTCACGTACAGACGGTCAGACGACATCTCTGCCAGCATGGTTTTGATTTCAGCCCGGTTGGTGGCTTTCGACACCCGACCTTCGCCTTCATCAATCGAAATGGATTTCACCATGTGCAGGTAACGCGTCAGACGACGAGACTCCGCGTTCACACGCAGATGGGTCTCACGGTCTTTTTCGGTGGCATAGTCAGTCAACGCCCGCGTAGTGGTTTCGTTGATTTCATCCGCCCACTCTTCGGTAACATCAAAGAAGTCACCCAGCGAAGAACGACCGAACTCAATCGTCACACCGTCTTTCTCAAAGATAGACGCGGCCACCGACTTGTGCTGCTGGCGGTACTGCGTTTGCTCTTCGTACGTGATGGTGTTTTCAGAGGCATCTTCACTGCGCTGACGGTAATACAGCTGGCGCTGCTCATCAGCCAGTAAGCTGGTTCCCATGCGAATCGCACGGGCCAGATTCAGACGCCCTTCCTGCACGTGGTCACACGCCGGGTTCAGGCAGCTTAAGCCCCACGGAATACCCGATGGGAATTTCGCCGCCAACATGCCGACGATAATGAACCAGTAGTCATCTTTATCGATACGATCGATAAGGGTGGTCTTCAGGTCATCCCCGCCGAGTTCCAGTGAACAGCCTTCAACAAACAGCAGACAGAACTCAACGATGTTACGCACGTAGATACCGGACGAGGCAGACATCAGCAACCCGTAGGAACTCATGCCCACTTTCGCGGTTTCCAGCGCCATGCGAATATCGAAGTCACAGAAGTCACGTTCGTGTGGGGCACGGAAGCTAATGCAGAAACCGGACGCAGGCAGGAAGACCGTAGACGGCGAACCTGACTTACGTTTACGGCGCAGTGCAGCGATAGCACCTTTACCGCCGGTGTTCACACTGACCACACCACGGTACGGTTGACCGTCAGGCTGAATGCCTTGGTTCCACACCGTGTCTTCACGACCCATTGCCATGTCGAAGCTGGCGCTACGCGTACCCGGGGCAGTCGGCGGGGTATTTGCCAGTGCCGCTTGCAGGCGTGAGAACGTGCTTTCTTCTTCCTCAGAACGGAACAGTGGCGCATTGGTGCGCGGGTCACGTTCCAAACTTGAGAAGAACTGATTCACGTGCTTTTGCATTTCCGGCAGGGATTGCATCGGCCCCACCAGATCACCCATGCCGAGTAGCAGGAGTTCTTGGTCTTCAGAATCGATAGCGTTGATTTCACTGGTGGCCAGTGACTTGCCCAGACGGATGGTCGGCTTACCCGCTTTTTGATAATCCGGCACACGTTCTTCTTCCTGCTCTGGCAAGAGTGGCTCTGCGGTCTGAGCAGGTTGGGCTACCGGTTGGGCAGTCAACGGCTCAGGGGCAGGCTGTGGCTCTTCCGGAGGCAAAAAAGAAGGGGCAGCAGGCGCAGCGGCGGCCACCGCCGCATCCATAAACGCTGTAGAGCGAATAGGGGGATGAAGCGGCTGCACCGCTTGTTCCTGCGGCTTCACGTCCAGCGGAGCAGCTTGCAGTGGTTCAGGCGGCTCCACGTGAACGTGTTGGTGTGTGATGTTTGCCGGAGCGATATCTTCACGCACAGTAGGTTGAGGAGGGGCGACTACTGGCTGAGCGTTCTCTTGCTCTTCCAGCTTAGCGAGCCCACGTTGTTCGTCAAGCAACACCCGGGCCTGAGCAATGCCCAGAGACGGGTTAGCTTCCATGATGGCCATCAGTTGAGCAGTATCATTGCTCTCTGACGGCGCAACGCGACCGGAGCCCGGACGCCCTTCATTCTGCGACATCGACAGTTTCCTTTTCAGCAGACGCAACTTCAGCAGCGGCTGCCGCAGCAACTTCTGCTTCTTTCGCGATATTTTCAGTCAGGGTCTTCTTCGCATCTTCAACCGAACGGCCCGCTTTGACTTCACGGCAGACGAATTCGATGTTGCGGAAGTAGTCCTGCATGATTTCCAGAATCAGACCGGTGTATTTCTGACCGGCGATTGCAGCTTCCGTGGAGTGGTGCTCCAATGCCAATTCAGCGATAAACGCCGCATCCTTCATCTCTTTCCACGGACGCACTTTCAAGTCAGCAACAACCTGACCCGCAGCATTGTCGGCAGCGACGATGACGGCTGACAGGTCTTTACTGACCTGACTGATAAGGCCGATGTAGGCGGCTTTCGAACGCTCAGTCTGTTCACGCTTATACGCATCCAGTTCGGTGGTGCCGGTGATTTCGGCTAAGTCCATATCCAAACGTTTTGCGATTTTACCCGACTCGGCGGTGAACATATCCTGAACGTAGAAGATGCTCGCCATCAGCTTCTCTAAACGCTCACGTGCAAGTTTACGTGGATTATAAGCGGGTTTCTTTTTGCGCTGTGACATTGTTAATTCCTTACCGAGGGGTTGTGTGGTTTACACACCATATACCCGTAACGTTTTTATTAAATATCGTGCGGTACCGTTACCCACGTGTTCCATTCGTTGTCGTACAAACGATAGGCCACCTTTGGGTTCTGATCCACATTACCTGATGGATCGTTACGGTACATCACAAAGCTATACAGCTCGTAAGACGCCGTCCCCCGAATGGAGGACTGGCGCGTTACGTAGTACGTCTTGCCCCGTTGCTGAATCATCAGCCCGGCTTTGTGTTCCATCACCATGTAGTAATGAAACGCCGGGCCAATCACCGGATCGGTGCATAATGCTTTAGCGACGTCTTCTGCGCCGGGATACGCCCTTAGAACGTTTTGGAGAAAACTTGCTAAGTTCAATCCGGCGTACGGGGGTTTGGGAAGCGAAGGAGTAGGAGGTACTAGCATTGCTGCTCCTGATAACGTAGGGCGAAAATGCGATTTGGAACGACTTGACTTTCTCACCCAACGACTTCTTGCGTGAGCTCAGGTACGTCCCGTGTTTAGGGATATCATTGCAGTGCAGGAACCAGACACGCGGGTCAATCGGCCAGCGTGTTGTTGCGCGTGGACGACCGGCAATCTGCTCGTTGAGCTGCTGGTCATCAATTGGGATAGTCACGTACGCGTGCATTAATCCCGGGATATCGATAGCGGTACCGGCTTTACCCGGCGTCGACACTCCGATATCGGCTGCGATGAAGTCATCATACGAATCCCCCGCATTATACTTGAACACCTGCAAGTAGTCCCACTCGGTTGCCGCGAGCTTACGTTGCAAGAATTCAGTAAAGAACGCACACATGTCAACAGTGGCAAAGAACACCAGTGCCTTCTGACCCACCTCATAGTTCTTGAGGTAGGTTTTAACCATCAAGTCCCACACCATCTCGGCGAACGACTCGTGTGCATTATACTTAACAAACGCCTTCTCAAGCATCTTGTGGTTATACGGGGTCATCTTCGATCCGTATGTCACAAGCTTCTTGTTCTCGATGCTGTAGTACAAAGCACGCACATCAACAACCGGGATAAACGGCACCGACACACGACAATTCATCGGGAAGCGCTCTAAGTAGCGTTCACCAATAAACTGCTTGCTGGCACCCGGGGTTAAGGTTGCGGACATCTCGACGGTTGCCGGCGGGTTCAGCATGATCCCGGCCAGATACACCAGATAGAAATGTTCGTGCACCTCATCACACCCAACCAGCCCGACACCCATCACGTCGTAGAACTTCTCTAAGCACACGGCGTTGGAGTGGGCGGTATTGATGTACTCTTTCAAGAACATCATGAGTGAGGTGGTTGAGAAGATGATTATCTTTATCCCCTTCGCATCCAGTTCCCCGTTGAGGCCCATCTGGTAGGCTTCGTATATCCCTTCAACTCCTTTACAAACGTGCACGCCTTCTGCGGGCTCTTGCAGACCGGTGGGGTCTTCGCTACAGTCAAACTTCCACTTATCAACGTAAGAGGCTCGGTGTATCAACGCTGTCCTGACACCTTTTCTCACCATGACTTTCTGGAAGGTTTTGGTCTTGCCCCTTCCGGTCTGTATCGCGAAGATGGTTTGTTCCTGCCCGTCTGAACAGGCTGTCTCCACCACTTCGTTCTGGTAAAAGAAACGTGAGGTCTCATCCGTTACCACCATCTCAAAACCGTAGTTGGCGAATTCACACCGATACGGTTCTGCGCGGGGGTAATGATGTTCCCGGATTTCGTAGTCAACCTTATACTCTACACCCACGTGATTGAGGATGGACTGAATGCGATTCAAGAATGTTTTGTGAAAGATAAAGGTGTGGATGGTTGGCATGTGGACATAAAAGCCATCCCCTTTCTCCGTCACTATCCTTCCATGGTCTTTGCCCATCTTCGGGGCGTGCAGATTCGCCTGTGCCCAGTCCAGTATCGCCACTTCCATCTGGCGGACAGGCACCTCCACACGTATACCCATGCTCGTGTGGGTAATGTGAATCGTATAGCGCATAAGGCCCCTCTGAGAAAAAAAGAGGGGCGGGTGCCCCTCTCTCTATTTACTTAGGTAGCGTAGGAAACGCCCCATCATAAAGACTGGCAGGACGTTTCTCATTTACCCAGAAGCCGACGTTATTGAGGTAGTCTTGTTGACCTTGGAACAGCAACATCGGTGCACCACTACGAATCCCGATGAGGGTGTTGTGATCCACGAAACGTTTGCCGCTCACCTCGTTAGCTTCTTCACGGTCAAAGCCCACCGCCGGGAAAGAATCGGTTGGGGATTCAACACGCGAGACCGCTAACATGATACCCACGTGACACATCGGGACGCCGTTAAGCTTACGACTGATGTAACGGAAGGTATCAAACAACGCATACGTACATTGGCGTTCAGTCGCGCCACCCATTTCAACCAGCGTTAAGGTTTTCACCTTGCCTTTCTTGTTCATCTTCACCGAGTTGTCGACGCTGATAACATCATCGGCTTCGTCGTTCTTATCGGCAGCAACAGAACGCAGCTTGGTCTCAAGACCGGCTACGAACTCTGCCATGGATTCAGAACGGTTGGTATAGATAAGCAAGGGTTGAGCGGTGTGCCACTGGGCCAGTGGAATGTGAACGAGCTTCTTCACAAAACGCAGGCTGTCGCGATGCTTCAAGAAGAAACGTAAGAACGCCTTCGAGAAGTTACCGCACACACCCATACGTGCATCCACAGACTCTTCAAACTGCAGCTCGCCTTCTTTGTCGTACCGCTGGAACGTGAGGTCGTTGATTTCCGGCAGTGCCGTTTCATCGACATCGTCCATGTTCTCGTGGTACGCAATCTGACTCAGCTCAGAATACAGCTTATCAGAAATCACCAGCTCGTATTCGCTCCACGCACCGTTCAACGGTTTGCCCTTGAGCTTCAAGCCTTTCTGGGAATCCTTCTCGAACTTGTCCAGATACTGCTGCATCGGTGGCGTCAGAATTAACTTCAGCAACGCACGCAGGAAGTCTAAGTGCTTGGTCGAGAGAATACCCTGCGATCCCTTCTCTGAGATAGAGGTCGAAGCAAGGTGGCCCGGCGAGGTGTCTTCGGACAGGTTGAAGATGAGATCACCCATACAACCCGCACAGAGCCCTTGCTTGGCCAGATGCTTACACGTCATCGCACTGCGGAACAACAGCGGACGGTCTTTCACCTTTTCAAAGTCTTCAGGTTCAAACCGACGCCATGGCCCGCCCTCGTTCTCAAAGCGATAGCGCATGCCTTTCATGGCTTTGAACGCTTGCTTGTGATGTTCGAGCTCGGTGAAGGTGAACTCGTGTGCCTCTGTGGTACCACAGTCGTCGTAGCTGAAGTTCATGAGCACGTTGGCTACCAGCTGCAGCTTACGTGAACCGTACTCCGCTTCGGCGATGTTATCCGTGTTATACAGATGCGAACGCGAGGTGGCACCCGCTTCCTTGAGACGTGAAGCCAGTTTGTGCAGACCGTTGAAGAAACCTTCCCAAACCTGATTAGTGTAGACACGCGAGTCAATCTCTGACGTCTTACCACGCACATACGCTTGCAGTATCTGGTTCATCTTCATAGTACCGTCTTTCACCGACATCGCCAACGGGTTCATGGAGAGGTTCGGATCAAGCAGCAGTATCTTTTCGATGATCTGATAGGCATCTTCAACTTTGTCGTTACCTTCCGAGTCGTAACCCGTTGGGTACTCAACTGCCCACTGCAGAATAATCTGGAAGTCCGGGTGGTCGTAGATGTCACGCATGGTGTCGATGTCAATCGTGGTGCAATACGGCAGCAGGTGCTTAACGGTTAAGTTAAAAGCATCTGCGTACACATGCTGCGAGAGGATATAACGCGTATCCCCCAGATCAACACCGGCTTCACGTGCCAGCACGGCCGCAATCGACATGAAGTCAATGTGACGGTCATCCGTTGACACATCACCCGGTTTAAAGCACAAAGACGAGGGTGTCGAGACTTGCGGATAGTAACGCGACAGAGCCCAGTACGGCCAACTCAACTTAACGTGTCGTGAAGACACCGGCAAGGTCACGCCATCATCGAAGGTCACGTCGTAACGACCGCGCATCTTCCAGACTTTCTCCGCAGGTAACATCCTTAAATCGCGAATGTGTACAGGACACCCATTCATTCTGCATCCTCCCGGACTGGTCTAATCAATTCAAAACCTTCGCAACGGTGAATGTTACGAATCATCTTATCCACCTGAGATTCACCGAGTGGGAATTTCTTCCTGTCGATGATATACCCCGGGTTAGTTGGCGTGTCTGATTCGTACATCGCCTCCACGACCGTACGGTGCACCACGTTTGAGTTCGCACGGTTGTGCACCTCATCCGCCAGATTACCGTAACCGGATAACAGACGACGTTCGGATTCCCCCATCCACTTCTTCGCAGAGAAGTTAATCGGGTAACCGCCACGGCCTGCGTGGGACGCATCGATGGTACCGAGGTAGTTCAAGTGCATCGAGGAGATACACGAGAACTCACGACCGGTCTTATCCAGACGAAGGGTTTCCACGTGACCCACGTAGAACTTGTTCTTCGTCCACTCCTGCACACCGTCGTAGTTGGTAATAAGCAGCTCCGATTTCTGTGGTGCATACTCACCCAGCTTGTGTACGATGTCCATCGGTGTGGTGTCGAGTTCATGCGGAAGCCAAATACGGATGGTGAAGTCGAAGATCTCTTTGAAGAGTTCTACGCGCTGCACTTCCGTTGTGTGCTCCTCCTGCATGTAGTTCGCCCAATCGATGTTGAAGCGCGCGAGATAGTCGATAAGAATATCAAACGCTTCATTCACCTGATCCTGTTCCAGCATCGGTTTGAGCCGCAGCTTCAACTGCTCACTGGCCGCAGACCAATAGATGTGGAATAATCCGGAATAGGTCGAGCGACGTACCACGGCGTTCTGAGAGCGAATGACGTGTACACGCTGGCCCAGTTTGTTAATTGGCATCTGCTCGTCAGGTAACACCCGACCCACGATACCCTTGGTGCCTGAACGGTCGGTGATTTTGGACGAGACCGTAACCGGAATCGGATAGCGTACCACAATCTTCACGGTATACGTGTTGATAGGGTCTTTCAGTGAACGCTGAACCGGCTCCTTTAAGCGCTGCAGAATACGCGTGTCCGCTTGGTCACGTTTGTACTCGCCACGTTTAACGGCTTCATCAATCTCACGACGCATCTCACGCTGGAACTCCGAATAGACTTCGTAGGTTTCCGAGGCGAACGCTTTATCCAGAAGCTCGGCTGCTTTAGGCGACCAGACGATGTTGTCGTCTTTGCTCATGGTAAAGTAGAACCGCACCAGTTCCCGATAGAAATCTTTCAGTGCACCGGCGTAGAGATCCAGCACCGTTTTGTTTTCTGTGGTACAACGGATGTTGTTCTGTCCGTTGTTAATCGACGACTCATCACGCCAGACCTGAATGTCAATTACGCGACTGCCGTTGAATTCGGTCGGACGCATGTAATGCTCCGGGTCCGCATCCACGTACTCACAATGGTCAAAGAACGGACTGGCGTGCATGGTCTCACCCAAGTGAGAATCAATTGCCGCGTAGAGCGGGTCATGGCGACGGGCAGCAATCACCAAACCGTCATCACGAATCGCCTGTCCGTATTCCGGGAAATACTGCGGACGCCGCACACCGTTAATAAAGGTGCCGTACGTATCGAGCAGATACTCATCTTCACGCAGCGATAACATTATCTCACGATAACCCCAACCGTGCATCAGATGTGCCGCGGTCTCAGAAATCGTGTAGGAATCCTCGATAATGTCCGGGTGTGACATCGCAACGGTAGGCAGTGCCACACCGTCAACCAGCTCACCGTCCTGAACCGCATTGAATTCGGTCAGCACATCATCACGCAACACCTCTTTGATTTCACCACGGGCAATGCCACGCAGTTTATCGGTCGGACGCAACTCTGAGGTGAAGATATGATCGTGATGGGTATAGTTACTGGTCATCGCCAAATCAATCATCGTCTTGTGCTGCGTACCGGCACCCTTTTCGCTACGGCGGAAGAAGATGGCATACTGCAACACATTCGGATCACCGCGTTTGGCATGACGGGCAAACACAGCACGACGTTGGCGACCTTTATCGTCAAAGGTGGCAACTTCGCCATCGTCTTCGATAATGTCATTGAACATGTACTTCGCGTACTCGGAATCAGCTCCGGTAAAATGGGGGGAGGGTGTTGGATGGTCAATCGGTACCGCCGATTTCATATGACCACCAACCATTGCTGCGCGCGAACCAGAAACGTGATCGATTAACGGTTCACGGTCGGCGGATACGCCCTTAAATTCGACATTCGACTGCATTTATGAATTACTCCTTTCGTGTAGCATCATGAGGATAATATCTATCTCTAGTTTCTTTTAAGGAGACACCCGTGTTAGAATCGTTTATCACCCTAGGAAATATTATCCCTCCACCGGAGACGGATAGGAATCGTGTGCTGCGCGATCACATCGCCTTTATGCGTAATCACGCAGATACCGCGGATATGCTGGTTGACCCTGCTCACAGCTACCCGGAGGTCCACTCCTTCTACACCTTTTGTAAGGCCATTGGTTTAGAAGATATTCAAATCTATCCCACGATGTTATTGAACGGTATCACCAACCCGCTTGCTTTCACGCCTGAAAAGTACACGATGCTGAAAGTCCCCAGTGCCCCACTGGTGAACTCCATTATCTCCACCATTCTATAAAAAAAGAAGGGGCCACTGCGACCCCTTTATTTTTTTTTGCTTAGATGCCCAAGCCCCAGATGCCGTTGTTAGATGACCCGCCTAACAATGACCCGCTGTTGCTATCGCCACCCAAGAGCGACCCACCGCCCAGTAATGAACCACCGCCCAACAAACCACCGCTGTTGTTATTGCTCAGCAAGCTGCCACCGTTGTTGGTGTTCAGCGTGGTGTTGTTACCCACAGCCGATGCCAGTGACATACTGCTGATGGTTTCGCCCTGTGCATTGACACGGCCCGTACGTTCGTACTCTGCCTGCTGTACCGGCGTCATGCGAGACGGGTCCGGTGCCGCGAGGATAGAGTTGTTTCCGCGACGGGCAACGCCATGCCGTGAGAAGAATGCCATCGGGTCATCTTTCGCTGGTTCCTCACTGCTGGATGCAGTGGGTGCCGCTTTCTCGATGTGGCCCTGTGATGGCTTAAGACGATATTCACGGGCAGACGTATCCTGCTCGTTCTCCCCACGCGGACCGACGTTATACGGCAGCGTTTGGATTTTATCGTTATACTTCTCCAGCGAGTCCAGCTCTGAGATCCACGCATCGTCCAGAGGACGCAGTGGCGTGTGATCCTTTAAGCCCCGGACAATCTGGTTGTAGTTGATGACATAGTTCGCCCAACCACGTGCCAGACAACCGAAGTACGGACGGTCATCATTAGAACCCGTGACCGGTGGATACCAGCCAAAGACCGCAGTCAGCAGGCGATGCAGAATCACCTTATCCTGCTTACGGCGCAGGGTTGCACCAAAGTACGTTGCGGTTCCGTCTTCGCCTTCTTCTTCAAAGCAGTGACGGAAGTTCGCTGCACGCACGTACTTCACCCCATCGATAACCAGATCCGTTGCGATAAACAGCTGCAGACGTTTCTTTTCATCCATGTTATCGCGCACGTAGTTCATGAGCGTGGTGAAGCTTTGCTGGAGCACCTTATCAAGCTTCGGGTCTTTAATCCCTTCGCAGATGCCGGCTAACCAGTTGGTGTAACCTGCCAGACGCACCTTCTTACCTTCGGCGGCTGTATCGAGTACGTACTCGATAAGCTCAATCGAACGCAGCCACAGTTGGTTCATGATGGCTTTCTTCATGAAACGGTTGGTACCCGATTCGCCGTACATCACAGATTCGCACAGCGGGTGATACGCATGGCACTCGGTGCCGTCTTCATCTTCCATGCCCGCTTTCAGCATGGCTGTGGTTGGCAGCACCAGACGACGACGCACTTTATTGTACGTGAAATACGCTGGGGTCTTGTCATCCCGATAGACGAACTTATCGCCATCACGGTCAAAACCCCACGAACCCATCTGGCCAGTATAGAAGTCTAAAATGTTCATCGGTTAATTGATCCTTGCTTAGAGTTTGAAGTTATCGAAGTCGGAAGATAACCCCAGACCGCCCAGTCCCGCGTTGCCCGTACCCGGTGCATCAGGAATGTTAAATTGGAGATTGCTCTTACCAACAGCACGTTCGTTATCCACGTACGCTTCGTCGATGCTGGAGAACAGGCGTTCGGTGTCTTTTGCCAGCTGGCCTACGTATTTCAAGTCAGTGGTGTTACCCATGTGCAGGCGGTTAGACATAAAGGAGGCGAAGGTGAAGAACTCTTTTACGAGGTCGCCATCCATTCTGATCTCAATACGGTTAACCGTGCCCAGACGTGCAACGATAAACACTTCAAAGCGCAGACTGTTGTGCTTGCTCACGGTGATGAACAAACGCTTCAGATCCGACAGCAACTGTTGTGCTAACGCGGCAGGTAACTGCGTCTTCATGATCCCTTCGACAGAACGTGGGTTCACCATGAGCGTCGGTTCAGTCACGAAGTCAGCCATCATGTTGTCAAACGTGATAGCACAGGCACCCACTTTACTGCGGGCCATTACCTGAGACAGCTGCATAGCGATGTCGAACGCAACCAGTGAGCCCGGCGTCGAGTAATCATTCATGGACAGCCAGTTATCGGTCTTCTCGATAATGCCGGTACGGTTCATGAACGCATCGTGCAGCGAGGTGCTGATATCCACGTTCAGCTTCTCAGGGTTTGAGATAGCCGCACGGATATCCATCAGGCGGAAGTTTGCCTTCTGGGCATTACGCCACGCTTCACTGCCCAGCCCGGTGTTGCGCTGCAGCGATTCACGCAGAGAACGGATGAACGGGAATGACGCAAAGCTGCGCATCACACCCATGCCATTCAGTTCACGCTGTACGCCGTTTGCGCCGTCAGAGTCAAAGAAGGAATCCACTGCGGTCAGTGTGTCGTCCTGACCACGCGACTTCAGATAGCTCGTTGACATGGCACTGACGAACTCACCCGGGTTGGTCAGGCGAGAAGACATCAGCTGCGCCTGCGTTGACGCCACCGGTGAGAAGATGGTGTTGGCATCTGGCACGAACTGCTCATTGGCACCCAGTTGAATCTTACGCACCATATCTGCCGATTTTGCAATCGAGATAAGATCGATGGTCGATTCCTGATAGTTGTCAACACTCAGTGCCTGCGACAACACGTAGTTGTCCACCATGCGCTCACTGCCCGGGATAACCTGACGCTGACCGAACAGATCCGGTGCACCGTAGGTCTGCTGCAGACCGAACACGTCGTTGATATAAAGCACCATGTCATCAGGCAGTAAGCCCGTTAATGATTGCTCCGCACGACTGGTATAACCGGTGATGATGAATTGGGTTTCTTGGCTGCGGGTATCGTTAACCGGGTCAGCCACCAGAACAGCGATGAAGTTATACACATCGGTGCTGTCACTGTTGTAGTTAAAGCGGTCGACCATGTTCCCTTCGCCCACGTTAACCAGTGGACGCTCAATACCGTTTGGCGTTGAGTCAAAGGAAACCACATCAGACAGCGCCTGCTGATACATTGGGGTTGCAATCGCGTTACGGCCTTCACGCGAAACAATCTCTTTCAGTTCATCCATCGCTGAGAGAGAAGAGCTGTACGCCATACGACGACGGATTTGCTCTGGGATACCATAGACCGGGTACATCAACATGTTGACTAATTTCATTTATTAATTACTCCTTACGATACAAAGAATGCGACTTCATCCAGCTTACGTCGGGCTTGGATGGTCAAGAATTCGGCCAGTTGCGTTTGGATGCGTCCACCCAGCCGCATGCGTTCCACCGTCGTGGAGTCGCTTTTCAAATGTACCCTGGCCTCTTCGGTACAGTTGAAGTTGAAATAGTACGGCGCGATATGCTGGTCTAACAGAAGACGCAACGATTCACGTGCCGGACTTTCATTGCTGCCACCGCCTTTAACTGTGCGATAGTCATGAGGATAATATCTATCCATCTTAATTTTGATGTCAGGCTCGATTGCGTAGATGGGATGACCCGAGACATTGCCCGGTAACATCTGACAGCTAAGCAAGGCCGCCACTTCGTACATGCCGTAATGTAGATACACGGCTTGTGCGATACCCATGCCGTATTTGAATTCGACTTCGATATCTTTGTACGTCTGACGATGTGCTTTCGAATGCAGGGCTGCTGCCACTAACCACTCGTGCAGTTCGTAGATAGGTCCGGTGTGGTTCACCAGAATCGAATCAATCAACGTCTTCACCGTAGCCGGTGCGATGTCGATGTTCAATGTCTTGATAAAGCGCCGGTAATCTTTGAACCCAACCGCCGTTCGGACAAACTCCTTCACCGGTGCGGGGCTACGTGCCTGCACCAAGTCAATGGCGTTCGTCTTACCCTTCTCACCATTAAACACCGTGTTGCTTGGGTGCTGCTTTAAGATAACCGACTGTCCAGAAATCTTAGAGGCAAAGCCACCGTCTACTTCACTGCGAATCGCGTAGAAGATTTGCGAGATGGTGTTGTTGTCGTTGAGATCCGCGGTGGCGAAGTCTGCCCCCACTGGATGCAGCCCCAGTACGTAGACCACGGTGTACGCCAGAAGATACTCTTCTAACATATCCGACCCGTAACCCCGAACCGACGCCAGTACCGACAGGCTGGTACCGCCCATCCCTTTGTTCGATTCCCGCTGGAACTTCTCAACCAGACAGTTCAGGAACACCCGCAGCTTATCAATGGCCGGAGAGCGCGCCACAGCGGTGTCAGAGATGACGCTGAAGCAACGAACCATACTCAGCACCACTTTACGCTTGGTGTCCTGAGAGAGGCCTTTACCGCCGATATACGCACCCAGCAGGTTAAACACCGGCAGGAACGGTTTGATGGCCAAGGTCTCAATCAGCAGTTCGTAATACTCCGGACGGATATAGGTCATCGCCTCCGGGTAGTTTGGCGGGAGGCCGTCAAAGTTCTCTTGGAGCTTCTCAGGAATCCACACCTTATTCATGGGGTACAACTGCTTGAACACCTCAGGCGGGTGCAAGCGGTCAATCACACGGATGACCTTTGGCAGATGCTCTTCTAATACAGAAGAATCGACCGCAGTTAAGTCCTGAACCATCTCGTAAGCTTCCCACAGCTCATCGAGACTTTTTGCCGGCAGCGTACTCCAGTAACGTTCGAGTTCGAGGAACAATAAATCATCGCGACTCAAATCGGTCTGGATCGTATTACGCTTGCGGTTAATGGCGGGCAGGCCGTCGAACGTGAGGGTCTGACCATTACGCGAAATCGTAATCTCGTCTTTGACCTTTTTGATTTTCATGCGAAAACTCCGATACCAGTTGATTGTTCACGATGATAATATCTATTTCAGATCTTATCGAGTGGGTCTAAATGCTAGCAGTACACATAACTGCTAAAGGGGTGTGACCCGTAGGTCACACCCATCGCTTTATTAAAGCATAATGTCGTCAAACGACTGGTCAGGCGGTGCCTGACGATTGTTGTTATTGTTGTTCTGATAACCGCCTTGCTGGCCACCACCTTGGTTGTTCTGGTAGCCGCCGCCCTGATTGCCGTTACCCTGTGACTGACCGCCACGCTGATAACCACCGCCACCACCTTTACCGAAGCCACCGGCGTTATTGAAATCACGCGGTTTATAGACTTCAATCAGGTGTTGCAGGAACAGTTCAAAATCAGTGATGAATGAACGGGCACAACGCTCACGGATTTCCAGATCGCTCAGTGGCTGACCGTCACGCAGGATACGGAAACCTTTCGCTGGGTAGAAGAAGAACTTCTTGGTGCGCTTCTGGCCGTTGACTTCACCGGACAGTGCCATAAACGGAACCAGATCTTCACCACGACCCACGTGCACAACGCTCGGGGCTTTGTTACCACGACCGTTCTCAAACGAGAGGGTAGACTTCTCAGGCTTTTTCAGTGCGTCATGGAACGCTTCGATAATCTGACGGCAGGTGCCATACGGCGCATCGAAGTACACGCCTTCGCCTTTGCCCCAGCTGTAAGAAAACTTCAAGCCTTCACAGTCACCATTGAAGACGTTCGGCTCAATGTTAAACTTGCGTTGCTTGCCCTGATTATCCGGCTCTGACAGGGGAAAGAGCGTGCGTTCGTTAAAGATTTGTGCGTTCATTATTTTATCCTTCGTAAATACTCTAGGTCTTACCTTCAAATTAAGACCCGGTAATGTAAAAAACTAGCGAGCGAGTTTGCGCAGGTAATCCACCACGTGCGGCTCGTTCACCAGTCTCAGGCAATTGTTAATGCGGTCCATGGTCGTGGTTTGAGTCCAGTGGTATTTCTCCGCTGTCTTTGTCACCACACTACGAACCTTCCTGTCAAGCGGATGGAACATTACCCCGTCACCGAACAACGTCAGGAATGCCTTGTTAAACGGAATCTGAGCGGACTTGCCGTTTACCTTGGTGTACCATTCCAGATGGGTTTTCAGTTTGCCTGTATGGGATTCAATCAGGGCGAGTTTCGGGAACTCCGATCGGGCTAATAAGTCCGACGGCATATGGGTGAGCAGTACCGTGTCATGTTCGCCCTTCGGCGCACAGTCGAACAATTCAACACCCCACAACTGTTGCCCCACGACCTGTTTGTAAACGTCTTGCTCCAGCGAATTGTAGAAAATCTGTGACGGGGTATTCGCATTGCGAAACGCCGCTTCAGGGAACGTTTTGTTCACTGAATTGTACTGACACAGGTACGGGACACATAACATCGAAGGGGCCGCGGACGATGCCGCAGCCAGAATATTTTTAATATCTTCTTCAATCGATGTCAGTATAACGTCGGGTGTCAATCTTTCACGATTATCTTCAAACGCGTAGAAAGCGTTACGGAACAGAGTCCGGAGGTTCAGGTACAATACCTGATAGTCATGAATCGGAGGCTTCGGCCCCCAACTGGCAAATTCACCAGTGTGTGTTAAACCTTCGATCGCCAGCGAACTGGCGATAGAGACAGGATAATGCCCAAAAACACGGTCAGTGCTAATGGGTGTCATAAGACCTTCCTGATAATCTCAGAAACGATAGTAGGGTTGTATTTCATCCCAGCCATCTCTTCCAACAAGATACGCTCGGTATTCTCGGGCGTAATCGCTTCGACCACACTTGCCTCGTTTGAAAAGGCCTGCGTGAGCAACTCTTTCTCTTCGGCAGTTGCAACCTTGCTCCCCTCGATGTGAAAGGAGTATTGCTTCTTCCAGCGGGCGATATGCCCCGCTATCGGAGAGCCGGCCTGATATTCAATCTCAAGCCAACCGATTTGTGACGCTGGGTGTTCATCGATAAACCGCAATGCTTCAATACACGCCTCGTAGTGCGCGTCTTGGTCATCGTTATGCCGCACCTTGCGTTGCGGACATGCGTACGGATTCTCGTAGAACCAGTTGCGACTCAACGTGTCATTAAAGTCCACGATGGTCATGCCTTTGGGTTCTTCTTCCCCCACAGTTAATCGGTCCGTAGAACCGGTAACGGTGATTTTATCCAACGTCTTACGCCGATGGTCATGGCCGATATAGATACCATGTCGGGTACGGGACAGCCAGAAAGCCTCATCAAAACTTCTTGGTGAGTCAATCATGGGAAGTTGAAACTTGAAACAACCGTGCATGAAGAAGAAATCAACCTTATCCAAACACCGGGTGGCCATGAGTTCGGCCATCTCTTGTTCCGTAGCAACCGCATTTATACTATCTGCACCATTGGCCTTGTACTCGTCTTGCACCCAACCAACCGTGGCGTTAATCACCTCATCGTAAAAGATGCCGATTTTGTCTAAATAAAGACACTCTGCCCCTATCGCGAGGTTTAGAGTTTCGACAATTTTCGATTGACCGTGGTCATGAGAAGGTGTGCCTTCAAGGATACGCAGGGCGGTGTTGGTAGACTTGCACCACCACAACAGCCAAGTCACAAAGCCAACGGACTCTTGCGAATCAGATTGGCGCAGATAGCGGGAATCGTCAAATAGATCCCCTGCTATATAAATGGCGTCAACTGTGTTACCACAGGCTTCAATCATATCGCGCAGGTAAGTCACCATGTGCCACGTCGGTACCCGGCGATGCAATAGATGCACATCACTGAAAACCAACATACGCGTCAGGCTGGCTGCCTTTGCAATTGGCCGAAAACTAAAGATCTTCTCCGCCACCACCATGATACCCACCTTCTGATCCTGCGCTTGTGCCTGCGGCTGCTGCTTTTGTCGGTGTTGCTTTACCGGCAATGCGCAGTGCTGTTTCTTCCAATCCTTCCGGCATCGGAACACGGCCAGTTAAGCCGTAGCGCTCGAACACGAAGTTCAGTGTCTTGATGGTGTTGTAGGCCCGTACCGTGTTTTCACGGAACGACAAATCTTCAATCCCGCCCAGCGTGTCTTTGATAAGACTCGCCATCATGCTGTGACCGGTGCTCGACATGATCAGGGTTTGGTTGTAGATTTCGTTCGACTCTTCAGAGAGTGACGCCTGCCCTTCAACCTGACGCAGTGACGGCCCGGTATAGAGCACAGGGGGGAACGTAAACAGCACGTCGTCGTAGTCGTTGTCAGATACCACTTCCAACGGCACAAACATCGAGCCCACGTATTGCGCCCACAACTGCGGATCGAAGGTGTCGTCCAACATCATCGCCAGCAGGGGTAAGCCCTGACGACGGAAGTGGGATTCAGGGAAACGGCTTGCCCCACTGATTGCAGGTGCCATTTCTTCCTCCATCTCTAACAGGCGTTCAACGTGAAAGCGACCTTCGGCGGTCAGCTTATCTTTTATTGCATCGTATTCGTGACTCATGCACTTTCTCCATCAACAGTCTCAACGTAGTTCACCGCATCCATACGCACACCGTTATAGACCACGCTTAACTGAATGTTGAGATTGAACCGAACATCGGAATCGGTTTCGTACGTGACATCCACGTTACACTCGACACTGTCGAAGTACACGCCGTACAAATCCGTCAAATCTTGCTTGACCTGTTCTGCCATCGCATCTGGGCTTTGTGCCAGCATTGCTTTGGTGTAGGCCAGCGACTTAATTTTGCCGCGGTAGATAACCGATTGACTTGCACCTGCTTCAGTATAATGATTCATCAGCTCACGAATCATGTCTTCAGGTGTTTTCGCCCAGCCGCGGACTGATAGGGTGCCAACTGCTTTTCCCATTTCAAACTCCAGCAAAAAAAGAGGGGCGACCAACCCCTCTCTTTATTTAGCAGGACGCGCCAAGTTGTGACAGTGGGTCATCATCTTCCCAATCCATGTCACGCATCTTCGCCCAGTTCATGTTGACCACGATATGCTTCTCAACCATCGTGGGTCGTTTGGTGCGCGCTTCGTCACCTGCCCAGTGCCAAATACGGTCTTCATCGTATTCGGTCTGGAGGTCACTGGTGATTTCTCGGTAGTTGGTATCCGTGTGCATATACGCATTACCACGGTACGGGTCTACTTTCGCAAATCCATTCTCAAAGCCAGCCGCCATGTTCTGGTTATACAGGTTGCGGTACTCTGGCATTGCAACCAGATACCCCTGCACAGACTCTGGTGCAAACTGGAACTCGCCCAAGTTGTCCAGAATCCGGATGACATCGTCCAGACCATCGTACAGCACTTTACGCGCCGCAGCGTTCGTCTTACGGAATGTGTCCAGTGAGACTAATTCGTTATCGTGCTCTGTCACTCGTTCCAACAGCCCCGGGGATAACTTACTTAAGTCGAAAGTGTCCTTGATGATATCAAAGAACCCTCCGCCCTCGGTTTGCTGATGCCACGGGCTCAGTGCCTGATTCCACATGCCCATTTCGTTGGTTACTCCTTACAGTTGTTACTAAAGATCTTCTAAAGCCACACCGACTTCGTCATCCTCATCCGCTTCAATGAGGAACTGGTTCTGCATACTGATGAGCTCGTTATGTAAAATCATGCCACCTTCTACCTTATCCACATTGGTCGAAGACATGAAGCCGTTATCAGGACGATACGCTTCGGCAAGATCCATCTCGAGTTTGTCAACTGGACGGTACACCATGAACTGGTCACCATCGAAGTCGCCGTTCGCACATTTGATAACGCGGTCGGAGATTCGGATAGAACACTGGTTCACATCAGTTACAACTTCATCAATGTACAGCAACTGCACTGACAACTGCACAAGCGTTGGGTTACGCAGAGGCACAACAGGAATACCAATGCCACCCGGTGACTCACGAATCAACTCATCGAGAATCTCTTTGACTTCCGGCATAAACTGCATGCAGGCCATTGCAATGACGCGTTCACATTCCCGTGGTGAATACCCACGACGCATCAGTTTGTTTTCGATGTCAACCGACATCAACCCAACCATCCAACGCCACGGCGCTTTAAGCTTCCATGCATCATGCGGTTCAGAGATAGGTGAGATAGTCGCACGACCCGAGAACGGGATATGTGTTGCACTGACCTTACCACGATAATAACCGGGTTTCTGTTCCAGCACTTCACGACGGAAGTCCATGTGGAAATACGCCAGCTGTTGGTTGGCTTTGATCGCACGGCTGATTAAGAAGCGAGGTTCAATCATCTTACCGCGGGTATACAGTAAGCTGATGTTCTTCACCGCATCAATTGCACCGGTAAAGACCGGGTCAATCATTATTCCACGACGCCCTTCTTCCGACACAATCAGCTTTGGTGAGATAATCGGGAGATGGCGGGTGAACATGCCGTGTGCTTGGGATTCAAAGAACGTCTTCCATTGCTGGCGGAGTATCTCACTGGCACCCGACGTATTACGGTTGCTCGGATAAATCTCCTTCCAGACTTCTGGGTCCGTCAGAACAGCAAATACGGACTGGTGACGGTCAACGAAGTTTCTGATCCCACGCTCAAAGCCGCGTTCCAATAAGATCCGCTTCACCACCTGCATACGTTTCGAATCTGAATCTTCTGGACGGTAATACGGGTCGAGCATCCACATCATCAAATCCGAGCCACGCTGCACAGTGACTTTGTTACGGTCAAACTTCTTCATCTTACCGCCGAAGAAGGCGTTGAACATTGCCCAGAAGCGGGGACTGACAAAGAACTCCATCTCTTCTGGGGCACGAATCCAGACTTCGGACTCAATGCGGTGTTCGGTTACAGCGTACCCGCAGGTTGGACAGACAACACCCAAGTTATAACGATGGGCAATCGGACGCTCACAGGTGATGCTGCAAATCGGTGCACTGTTGAGCTGCTCATCGCGTATGCGGTTTTGCACCAACAAGTCAATTTCTTCAGCGACTTTAATCGGGTCACCAGAACGTGCCACATCATTGATAACTGTCGGAGGTTTAATGTTCTTCGCAGCGGCCTCGATGAACAAATCCTTCAGATAATTATCTTGGCATTCTAGTCGGCCCGAGATGCCGTAGAACTTAGGGGTTTTATGCACAGATTCCTCACTAACAAAAAAAGAGGGAAAAGCAGGGGCGTTAACCCCTGCTTTTTTTTTCTTACAGTTTAACTACACAGCACCTTACAGGGTGAAGGAGTTGGTAGTCAGGCTCAGGTCGAAGTTGTTGAATGAACCATTGCTGCCGCCGCCAGACAGAACGAAGGTTTCGTTGCCGTTGTTGGTGAACAGGCTGTTGGTCATCGCGTCGTGCGCTTCGACACCGTTCAGCTGCCATGCAGATACAGAACCGCGTACGCAATCCAGTACAGTCTTAGCGAACACCGGATGGATAGCCATATCCAGTGATTCGCCAGTAGGACGGAACTCACGACCGCCGTACATGGACGCTGCCAGTTTCAGCAGGTAGATACGCTGTTCTTTCTGATCCATCTGACGGTTAGAGAATGACTGCGCATGCATGTAGCGGTACGCATCAGACTGTTTGTCGCCGAGGTGGGTCAGCACAGATACCAGATCCATATCAGCAGCAGAACGCTTCTCACCGGTACCTACGTACAGGCCAGCGATAGTCGGTACTGCAGCTGCAACGATGTGGCTGGTTTTGATTTCAGTCACGCCGCCGAGATTGGTAGCCAGGATGTTACGGAACTTGGTGTCGCCCGGGAACATGGCGTCTGCGATGTTCAGCAGCTGTGCCAGAGAGTTCACGTTGCCCACTGCGATTTCTGCCAGCAGAGTTGACAGACCACCCAGACCGTTACCTGCACGATGTGATACAACCAGCGCAGCCTGAGCCGGGCAGAAGGTATCCAGTGCCATGTCGATTGCATCGCGGTTGCCGTCCAACTTCTTAACATCAACTTTCTCACCGCCCCAGCTCAGGTACGATGCTACCGCAGAGAACTTACGGTCGCTGTTGTTCAGAGAGTTCTTCAGCTCACTGCGCCATCCACCGATCTGTGCGATGTCAGCGAAGGCAGCCAGTGCCAGCAGGTGACGTTCGTACGGTGCTTTAGAACCGGCCATCTGAGAATCGACCAGAGAGACCACCACTTCGCCCTGCAGCTGTTTCAGGTCAGTAACGCCCTGAACCTGTGGCTTCAGACCGGTGTAGCGCAGGTTAACGAAACCAGTTGCAACGGTCTTAGGCAGCGTACGGTCACCACCATTACTCAGCAGGGTTGGGCCTGCTTCGTTCTGGGTCTGCTGCTGATGGTTCACAGACAGTGCGAAACCAGCACGCTGTGGGTGCGCATTGGTATCAACCACAACACCAGATGGAACGCCAGCCACGTTGATGGCAAAGCGGTCAGATTTAGACAGCTTAGCGTCGCCCAGTGCACCGGCGATACGACCAGCGATACCGGTCAGCATCTGACCCATCAGCTGCAGTGCCCATGCATCGTCCATCTGCTTGCCGAGATCCGGCACAGCGTTCAGGGAGATGAAGGCCATGTTACCGATGCCATGCTTTTCACCGGCTGCTGCTTCAACGCTGCGCAGCACGTCTTTGTTTACCAGACCGGCAACGGTGTAGTACGACTCAACGTTGTTGTTAACCACAACACGCATGCTGTCGCCTTTCTCGAACAGGATGATGCCGTACAGCCACTGGTCTTTGTACTGCAGCGCAACGTAGGCACCGGAGGCAAAGTCAGACTGAGAGATAGCTTCGACCATGCCAACTTTGAAACGGTCCAGACGAGCGTTTGGATTTTCTTTGGCGTGGTTCGCAATACGGGTGACGAAATCATTCGCCATGGAAGAGACGGACTGCCAGCCGAAGGCCTGGTCCATCGTAACTGCTGCACCCAGAGAACCGAAGTCCAGCGAGCTTGCGCCGGTGTTCAGTGGAGCTGACTGGGTAGTCTGAGTAGTCTGCTGAGTAGTAGTAGACTGTGCAGTTTGAGTAGGAGTAACTTCTTTGACCATGGTATATATTCCTTAAGGATTAATAGAGTAATGTAGTGCATCACGGGAATAATATCTGCCTGTGATATTTTACAATGTGGGTAAGCCGTCGCTTATGAACACATATACAGACAGTTTCACCGTTCTGTCACATAGATAATATCAATCTGTAATTATTTAGATTGGGGATTTCCTATGTGCAACCAAAGGAGACAGTCATGTTCAGTCACGCCGATTTAAATCAGGCCGCAATCAAAGGCATCTACGCGGACCCGTCCGCTATACAGATTGCCGCTGCTGTAAAAAATAACCAACAACGTATCCGCAACTTTCTGGAACGCTCAGGTACCCGAGTGGTATCGAACCATTTGATTCTCGAGTTAATCACCAATGTAGGCTACGCAGGAGAGATAACGTACGACAATGTCGAATGGGCCTGCATGAGAAAACTCGCCGGAATCGGTAACGCGCTAAAACTTTCCTCGGTGGGAGAATTCGGCCAAGTACACAATGGCAAATTCATCACCGGCCAAGATGAGATCATTTCGCTGGTTGCACGCCCGGTTGATCCCAATCTGCCTTTTCAGGATTACACCCCGGCTGTCTACCTTTACCACGAGTATACCAATCTGAACTGGCAACTGGGTACGGACAAACCGCAGGGTGTAAGTATCATTGAGATTAACCTGGTGGCCCTGCTCTGGCAATACGCCAAAGGGGTGGAATACTACCAGCGAACCAAAACACCTATAACGTCTCCGGTCTACGCACAGCAACACGTCGTGTACCGTATGCTTCCCTCGTACATGGATATTGCCTTTCTGAATATCCACCGTCGGGTTGCCACAGGACTGGAGGTTGAGAAAGATGCTCCTAGCCGTGTTGTGCCTGTACCTCCGTTACGCGACCTTGCAGTGCGTCACGCCACCAAGATAGACGAAGCCCTTAAGAAAGGCACGCCACTTCCCGGTGTGGTACTGCGACACGTCCCCCAGTTCTTCTCTACCTTTGAACCGTCAACCGCATTGGACCGTATCCTCTTTAGAGAAAGCGGGTCTACGCTGCAATCAAACTGGCCACGGGAGATTGTGAATTGGGAATGGGCACTGTTCTGTTATCAGTACGACAACCCAGCGATGCAAAAAGACAAGTCTAACCTAAAGGTTGACCTTGAGCGCTTTGAGGACCTGCGCGTGCTTGATAAACTCAAGCGTCCCGTACAGAACCACTACAAGCACAGTCTCCTGTATCCGCTGTATCGTATCCTCGAACAAAATTAGCAATTCTTTCCCCTGCACGAAACACCCGTTAGGATGCTTCATATAATAGGGTAATAAAACCTGCACCTCACGGTGCAGGGCTTTCTTTTTATTAGCCTGCAGCTTTCGTGATCAGCTTTTCGTGATTATCCTTGCGGACAGTCAGCACCGGTAAGCCGGAAACGAAATCGTCGTACGCCATATCGCAATACACCATCTGGTTCACGCAGTGCTCCTCCAGCAATACCTTCGGATCGGCTTCATCGGATGAAACGGTAACCGTTCCAATCACCACACTGTACTTTTTGTCAGTGTCGTTACCGATAAAGACCTGCTTGCCAAAGTAGCTACCTTGGTCTTCGCTGAAGTCCGGATGCTCTCTTAGGAACTCGCGGGCAGCGGCATACGAGGTACGATAGAGCGGCGTACCAACAGGCACAGTAGAATCTCCCGGGATGGCACAGTAATGCAATTTACGAACAGAACCCATGGCAACTCCTTACGTTTTGTTTTCGGTGAACTTCATGAATCGTTTTTCAAGCCACTTGCGCAGGGTGTAGCCTGTGTACCCGACTTGATCTTTGGCGTGCCCATCTTCGATTTCCCAGTAGAAGAAATCCGGCAACTGGATATCAGATGAGTGGCGGAAGTGCGGCACCCCCTCGTCGTATTCAAACGTCGGGATGTCGCCTTGTTTCAAATGCCCCTTGAGAAACTCGAGGAATGCTTCCTCTTCGGTCTCGTAGGCAAAGTGTTGGTGCTGACCACCGTCTTTAAATCTGAAGGCATACATCTTCATTCTGTGTCCTCCCGCACAACCCCATGAGATTCAATCGTTCTTTTCTTCTTGGGGTTGTACGCTGTAAATCGAATGTTAGTTGGGGAAACGTGGTGACAGATAACCTGTTCGAGTCCACGCTCCTCTAATTCACGCCGCATCTCTGACGCCGCCGCTTGGGCTTTGGCAATGGCCTTCTGATCGTTGTAGTTCATTGCTTCGCCAAATACGTGACACGAAACGGATGGGCATCGCCCCGCAGGACGACTTCCTTGATTTGCACACCTTGGCTTGCGTACTCCAACGCCGCGACACGCACCTTCTCCTCGTAGACAGCGCCTAACTGAGGGAAACCTTTCGCTGCGACGTATTCGTACGCAGTGCGGGTCAGATGCTCCATCTCCGCAGGAGTAAGTTTAACCACCTGCGTATTGACTTCGTGCACCGCCCGCATCACCAGACCGTCTTTACCGTCGAACTCACAATCCACCCGGGTAATCCCCGGGCAACTGCGCAGCTTATTCAGATACTGCTCAACCGAGTTACGAATGTGCGTTTCAATCTTCTTCGACAGCATCGTCGTCGTCCTCTTCTTCCTCGTCTTCCCACAGCTCTTCACCGTCGTCTGCAGCTTCCAGTTGCGCCATGACATCTTCGATAGAGGCACCGTAGTAGTCTGACAACAGACGCGTACGGTTCTTATCAATCATGAACACACCCAAACACTCCAGTGCGTGGTAATAAGGTTCTACGGTTGCAAACGCAGAACGACGAACGTCGGCAACGATGCTGAGATCTTCTGGCAGGCCGAAGTTCTCAATCAGGTGGCCCGGGATAACCAAGGTGGTATATTTGCGATAGTTGGTTTCTTCAAACCAAGCCTTCGCGCCGTTTTTGATAATCGGGTCTTTGATGCTTTCCAGCCAGTCGTTGATTGCGGTTTTGTTCTGGAGGTTAACCGGAAGTTTTACGCAGTCGTACGGTGGTTCTGGCAGCATGCCGTATTTCGGCCCGAAGATAGTGTTGTACATGCGGTGGTAATGGTATTGCTTCTCGTCGCCCGTATACGCAGAACGGTCTTTGATGTTCGTGGTCTTCAAGAAGTTACCGTTACCGGCTTTGATGGAGTCCATGACGTTGTGTTCGATACTGGCGACCTTCTCCAGCAGCTTCACAATTTCAATCTTCTCACCGGCAGCGACCTGAATGCACAACTGCTTAATGGTTTTCTTAAACTCACGCATGATGACAGGCGGGATGTTCGAGGTACGCAGGGATACACCCTTAACTTCGAGTTCCGGCTCTTTCTTCAGCTGACCTTCCTGCCCCGTGATAATGGAGAAGTAGTGTTTGGCTTTCGTGGTCAAAGCAAACGAGTCAAACTTATACTCGTTCTTCATGGCGTACAGGAACAGACGTTTCTTTGCCACGCCCAAGTTCACTGACATACTCGCCATCAGGTGACGCAGGTGCTGCGTAGCGATGTAGATCATGGCATCCGATACACGGGTAGCCTCTTCACCGTAATGCTTGCCTGTGTACCACTGTGCCCACCACTGTGCGGTCATCATGGTTGAGTCAGTATCTGACACCACCCCCACATTACGAATCACATCCGGCAGACGCGCAATGTTGATTGGCAGGTTTTTGGTGGTCAGGATGTTTTTGATAAGGCAGCTGTATTGCCCGATGGTTTTTTGCAGGAACAACGCAGAGCGAATCAGCTCTTTGTATTTGCCCTGCTCGTCCCACGGCAACGGCACCTTGGTTTCATCGTTAATCAACTTCACGTCTTTGAACGACTTGCCTTTTGGCACGATATCGGTACGGAACTGGGAGATGATGATTTTCATGTCCCCGTCAACCGATTTCTCAGCGGCTTTCCAGTCTGTGATTTCTTCTTCACAGGCCATGTCCTTGGCAATCAAGGCACCGATAAAGCCACGCATGAATTCGTCGTTGTACTTCGCCAGATGGAAGAAGTCACCCATGTAGACGAAGGCCGCACGCGCCATGTCATGCGTCCGTTCAACGTAGTGGCGTACCTTCGCCATGTTGTCTGTTGAACGCCAGTAGTCATTCGCTGAGTATTCGATGACTTCCATGGTTTCATCAACGGTCGGTACATGCAGACCGTATTTGTCCATGCACGCTTTGAACTCAACGAAGTCGGTGAGTGTCGAGATGCTGAGGAAGTGATCGATAACACGCGATGCATTGTCGTAATGACGACGACCACCCAGCAGACGTTCGTTACCGGCATTACCAAACGAGGTGGCCGTACGACACGTCGAGGTCAACGTGGAGTGTGCTGACTGGTTAAAGAGAATGGTGTACGGCGATGAGAACGCACCGGACATGCCGTTGTTCAGGGTCTTAACGGCGTTCTGCTCGTTCTTTTTATTGGTCCCCAGAACCGGATTACCGGCGGCGAATGCATCTTGCATCTCGCCTTTGATCACGCCACGTTTACGCACGTTATCGGCAGTAAACTCCGAAAGCTTGGAACGCTTAGCAGACTCCGGCATGTAGAAGGTTAACGACGGGGCAAAGATAATGTCCTTTTCGATAACCTTACGAAATAGCTTATCGACCGTGGTGTGTTTCTCTTCACGATCGCCAGTCTGTGGATTACGCACCCACATCTTACAGGTCGGGTAACTGTGTTGCAGTTCACCCTCGGGTCCGAACATGCTTTCGAGCTGTGCACGGATGTACTCCTCGGTGTACTCACCGCAGAGCATGGTAAAGATATAATGGGTAACTTGTTGCAGGTACGCGTCTTGAACATCAATATCGCGGTCGTACTCATCTTCCGTTAGCCGGAAGGGTTCTTGGTAGCTCACGGCTAACTCCTGTCCAAGTCTTCATCTATAATAGATAACGCTGCTGTGAAAAAAAAAGAAGAACCTACCGCCGAAGCGGTAGGCCTTTCTCACCCGGCCGTGTTATCAACGATGTCGTATTTGACATCACTGAACCCACGGGCTGCCAGCGCTTTCGTCATCAGGTCAAGCTCATCGCGATTGTCCAAGGTCACGGTAAAGTTCACTTGGAGGTTCTTGATAATCTTCACCTCACGTAGCCACACATCAGCGGCGACGTGCAACTTGTTATTGCTGTCGGTGTAGAGCAGGAACAAACTCTTTTCGATTTTATTCTCAGGCTTACTGACCAGCGTCGAGTAGATGTTGCTGTGCTTAACACGAACATCTTCTGTTTTCTGTGCCTGAGCAAAACCGATGTACCCCTGCACCACCACGCGGGACTCCTGTGCAAGAGCCTCCGTGTCGTAGATGAGGTTAACGATTTGTCCCGGTTCGAACTGCTTAACATCAACGGTCATTTTCGCCCTCTTCAACTTCAATGAGCATTTTCATGTCCAGCATTGCGCTGTCCAACCTGCCCGCATCCACCTTCACACGAACCGCTTTAATGCGTGCACGGTGGGCCTTGGTAAACATCTCCAAGGTGTCACCGAACTCGTTGAAGATAATCATGGACAGGTCGTGCGCAAAGCGGCTGATAGTGAATGACACGATACCGTCCACCACGTCGAAGCTGCCTTTGTTCATCTCCTGACAGATTTCCGCTACCGGTTCCAATTCGTAGAAGACTTGGTCGTTGACCGAACCCTCATCGTATTTGGAGCGGAACTTCCACTGGCGATGCTCACGAAACACCTTCGCCAGAAAATCCTTGAGCTGTGACCGACGACTGGTCGGCCAATGCACAGGAGTTTTGGACTGGGCAGACAGCACCAAGCCGTCGTAAGCGGAGTCGAACAAAGCCTCTGGCGTGAAGTTAATTGGATTCACTTCAAGCGAGAAAGGTGCAAGACCTTTAATCACGTCGTTCACAGCCTGTAAGAAATCCTGACCGTGATCGATATATCCCACAACGCCTAAATCTATCGAGTAGGCCTGCGGGGCGAGCACTCTGTACACCATGCTTACTCCTTAAACTTCAACAAGGATATACGCCGTCCTTATCTCGTTCATTTCTAATTTGACCTTTACCGACTCGGCAAACGCTTCATAGGTTAAGCCTGCATTGGCACGAGCGGCTTCGGCGAGTTGCAGCAGGTGCTGTGCACGAATCAAACTATCCTCGCTTAGCCCTTCTGACTTCCACCACTCATCAATATTGTCTTTCAACTCAATCCACGTATCAGTCGGGATACCCGACTGTCGCAGTAACTGGAGCACCTTAGAGATGTCCGGTCGGGTGTAGGTTAGGAAACCTATCCCGTGGCATTTATTTCTCACCACAGACTCTAAACACTCGCGAGCGTATTCACTCACAAAGATGTAGAAGAGTTCTGCGGTGCCCACCGACAGGCGACTCATTCGTTCGAGTGCGTTCCGCATCGGCTCCGGGTTATAAATGTCCGCCAAGCTGAGATACATTCGCATTACACACCACCACTAAATTAAAGTAATCGTCACCGAAGTAGCGTTCCATTTCACCGGGGAGTAAACTGTCAAACAAGGCGAACAGCCCAGTCTGACTTTCCATCTCCGTCGTGAACAATTCCAGAACCTCTTGCATCGCTTGAAGATGCTGCTCATCGGAACCATAACTGTTAGGGAATGTCTGTAAAGAATCCGTCTCCAGCGCAAACTCATCTTGGGTAACGAAGAGCATGGGCTTGGAGAGGTTATCGATAATTTCATTCAGGCCTTTGTCTTCTTGGATTTGCCAGTTCCCAATCGGGTCGTGGGTGTCCTCAAACAACAAATCGACCAGCGTGTCAACGCAACGGGCTTTCGTGGCAATCGCATAAGCAAACGCGTACTTCTGATACAGGTTAACAACCGCTTCATCCGTTTCCACGAAGTTAAGCTGTGACCGCTCCACGATTTTATAGATGTGCTCACGAACATGTTCGTAGAGTTTATCTACCCCGTAGCCTTTGACGATGTCGAGCATATCGTAAAGACCGCGCATTATGGTCTCAACCCTCCGCCCAGTGACCCGATAAGCTCCATCACAACGTTCATCATGATTGGGGCAATCTGATCCAGCGTTTGTTGGTTCTCGAGTTCCGGGAATTTGATTTGGTTAAAGTCCAACATCATCTCAACGGCATCCGGCACTTGGTTACTGTAGCGCGCACCACAGAACTGCGGGAAGCGCGTAATCCAGAACGGCGACTCCGACAGGGACACGACGTAGAGTTTGGCAATATCTTGTATTGCGCGCCCATACGTTATCAGCGTTTCACCTTCAATGGTGATGCCCTGTGCGTTGAGTTCAGTTGAAACAAACTGCATCGCGTTCGGCAGGGTGTAGTCAACCTGACCGACGGTCCCGTTTTGAACAAACGAGATGGCCTGATTAATGATGTTGTTCACATCGGTATTAATCTCCCGCAGAATCGAGTTAGGATCGAATTCTGTCAGTGGGCCAGCGTTGAATTGGTAGTTGTGGATAAGGAAGTATTGTTCTGACATGGCACGTACCCCAGGGTTAATATTTTCCAGACACCGGCACCGAGACTCCACATCCACGGTTCACCGGCGACAGAGAAGGTGACTTCTTCTTCGACCGCTTGCCACACCTTCGGCTCGTCCACCATGTGATGAATGACCGAGTGGTTAATGAGATAATCCGTGACCAGCGGATGCTCCCATATCTGGCAGTAAACCATTGTCCGGGCTTGGTTGTCGCTGATTGGAAACTGGCGACGACGAATCTCCGTCAGGATAAACTGCTGGGCATAATAGTCGATTAACTCAGCTTCGTCTTGATACTCGACGCGAGTGAACCGACGAATGACGGCCATGATTTCCTTATACAGCTCCGGCGTGTGCAGGAGAATAGTAATCATAACCGTTTTCCTCTACAGGAATGTAGTAAATGAATTCCCCTTGACGCTTGAGTAATAACCGAAAGCCTTTGGGTGGTACCGCCAGCTCTTCACATAACACCTCACGCACCGTGCGGGTAATGAGAAAGGCTTGGGCAATGGTTGTCTGAGGACGCGAGACCCGGCACAACAGCAGCACGTGTTTCGCGTCCCACATCCCGTGGGGGCTAAAGGTATCAATCAAGTAGTCGAGGACATCGAGGATGGTTTGTTTGATAGCGAACTGGCAATCATAACCCGTTGTCAAGATGTCCGTCTTCAGCAGATTCTCGTAAGCCCGAAAGGTCACGAACTTCAGACTGGTGACCCTCACGGTATCGTCCACCGGGGAACGTCTGACGGAAGTAAATGTGTCGAATGTCTTCACCGAGTATTAACTCCAGAGTTAATAAGCGCCCATTCCGACTGATCAGTGGATTGAGCGTAACCGTTGAGTACGGATTGAATCGAAGTTCCAGACGTCGGCACGCTGTGCGGATAAGCTGCTCAACACCGTCGCGGAATGCCAAGAACATATCATCAAAGGCAAGCTGTACTAAACACTCGGTTGACATCAACACATGCCGTTGCTTTTCCACCTGACCCGTCGGCGTGACACCCAGAATACTCTCTTGGGTCAGTGTCGACTTGGTGGTAACAATGTCAGGTTCCCCGACCATACCGTAGGTCATCAGATACGCATTAAGCTGTTCCTGATTCACAAACGGGGCGAGGAGGTCTTCAAAGTTCGTGTGCTGCATCAGTGGGATGGAGAGGAAGATATCCTCCAATGCTGTGTGTAAGAATTGGAGTGTTAACTTTTGGCGCTCACTCTCAGTCAGGTTTAAACATCGGCCGTACGGTGACAGGCTGATGGGTTCCCAGATCTGATTATGGACATCAATTGGTTCGATGTGTAGTTTGACCACGTTAGTACAACCCCATTGCTAAAGTAAAACGGCTGATAATGATTTCGGCCAAGTGAGTACAACATAAACCATGCAGAACTGCCGAAATAGCGCTCGGCATGGTCAAGGACACAACTTGGAATATCGGGATGCATTCCCGGATAAAGCAGCTCCTGCATCGCATTGATTAACATCAGCGGCGTGCAGAGATTCTGTTGTTGGTACAGCTCAAACACGACATGGGTCACATTAGATACTCCTTACGATTAATCATGGTAATAATATCTATCTAAATCTTTTTTACCTTGCGTCATGCCGCACAGAATAGCACTGTAATGTAATTTTAGTATGGGTAGGTACTGACCCTTCGCCTTTTGCTATGGTGCCCGCAAAACGTTTCTGAGGAGCGTACAATGAATGTGTTAGATGCTTGCCTACGTCGTATCCGTCGCAAGATACCCGAACCTATCTTGCGGGCGGCTTTTGTCCCCGACAATTTAAAACTTCTGGGGATTGCGAGTAGTGTCGACAATGAGATAATGAACCGCGTGTTGCGTGAGTTTGTCATTCCCGAAGTAGCCCGAATTGGTCAGTACATGGAAATCGACCTGACCTCGGCAACGTACGAACCCGATCCGATTGACCAGTACAGTCGTGTGTACTTCATCGATGAGCAAATCACCGGTGGTCGTGAACTGGTTGCCGCCCACGTTGCAGTAACCCCCGTCGCTGGACAGGCGTACACGCTCCCCCCGGCAGGGTCGTATTTGGATGGGGTGTCTTCGGGTGTGCTGGCCTCGGTTAACAAAATCGTTGACAGTAACTCTGCAATGCCCCGCATCTCATCTGCTGAGGTGCGCATCGCAGGCCCGAACGCTATCGTGATAAAAGACCCGGGGATGTTTGTTTACGCCACGAAGATTATGGCGCAGTTCGCCATGACCGAAGAGCTGAACGAAATCAAACCGGCCTTCTTCCCGATTGTTGAGGAACTGGCGGAGTATGCCTGTAAGGGTTATATCCACAGCAAGCTCATCTTCGATATGGATGCCGGGCAGTTACAGAACGGTATGCAGTTCGGTGCCTTTGCGGATGTGATTCAGACGTATTCCGATGCCGGTCAAATGTTCGATGACCTGATACCGAAAGTGCGTCGCTGTATGGTTCACAACGATGACATCGGTGACCGTTTCAACTACATGTCCGGTGGTCGTTTCACCGCCTAAGCACTGCCCGCCGAAAGGTGGGCAGTCTTTTCTTTTTTAATGCAAAAAATAAAAACACGTTGACCTGTCCGAAGACAGGTCTTACATGCGGGTGTATTTTAACATTGCAAATGTGTAGTAGTTATAAACGCGGTGAAAGATATCGGCCAGCAACAAACTCACCAGTGCACCAATACAGGTGGCGGCAAATGGTCGCTCTGGATTCAATAACCGAAAGCCAATCGGAACAGTGATTATCGCGGTCAGAAAGAAACTAAACAGACCCCAAACGAACATCACTTTGAAGATACGCACAAACACTCCTCGGTCAGTAGAAATAAGAAAACCCTGCCCAGTGAGCAGGGTATCACTTAACCGGGCTGAAAGATATCTTTAAGGTGTGCAGTGGTGCCATGCTGCCACGCCACGCCCTCACGCACGATTGCCTCCTGCGCGTTGATAACGCGACGCAGGGAGATAACGTGCTCTGCCGCACCGGCGATAGGATACCGCGGGGGCACAGTTGCTTGACGTACGAATTGGGTAACGTCTTCACAATTGTCTGTTTCAGACCAGTCAATGGTTGACCCTTTCGGGATTTCCATTGGATGGGTATTGTCAGCTTCATCTGGGTGCAAAGCAAAACCCCACTGAATAGAATTCAGGAGTTCTTTGTCCAGTTCTGACGTTGGCTCAATATTAGCCAAAGAATCCGGATGGGCGCGTATAACGTCCATCGGTCGAACTTTGATGCTCATGATAAGGTCTCCTTGAGAGAAGCTACAGCACACACTTCCCTATAATGAGACCGGGTGCCGTAAAAAACTTAGTGGACGTTCTCGATACGGTTACCCGTAGCGTAGGCCAAGGAATGGATGCAGTCTGTTACGATAGCAAAAACTTCATCACAAGGAATCGCACGATCGACCAACGCCTGTGCCATGGACGCAAAGAAACGTAAACCCACTTTCGGGTTATTGCGCATTGCACCGGCTTCGGCGGTGGAAATATTGTACTGTGTGGTATAAACAGGCACATCGGCCCCGTCACGCATTGCCATCTCATCGCTGAGCTTTAGGCTTGCAATCCAACTCTGGAACATAGGCAGACTGCCCATGACTTCCATGACGTCAGAGTGAATCTCGTCGATACGTGAACGTTCGATAAAGTCGTTTGGCTTGATGCCCTTTTCAAGTAATTCGAAAAAGCTAGATGTGGTTTGCATTGAGGTCTCCTATCGCCTTCTATAAGAAATCATGCATGAAGTAAAAAAAGAAAAAAAAAGAGCCCGCAGGCTCTTTCTCGTATTACAGTTTAAAGAACAAGCGAGCACCGAGAATCCACTCTTCTTCGGTGTGGGCGTCCCGCAACTCTTTCGGTACAAACAACATCGGCTTGTTGATGGTGGTGCTTGGCCCGTACGCGAAAGGTAGGTTCACAAAGAAGGCAGGCAGACTTCCTTGTAAGGCACTCGGAATAAAACTCCCGGCGGGACTGAGAACGAAATTTGGTTGTTCCACCGCGAGTACGTTTCCACCTTCATGATACACCCCGGGGATAAAGTCATCGTTCATCAGTTGAATGTGGTTCGGGGTCTGCATAATCCGAATCACGTGACTGCGAATCGACTGCTCCTTCTGTGGGTAAAGCTCACAGAGTTTACCGATGGCAAACGCTAAGCGATGTGAATCGCAGTGCTGGTACTTGGTGAAACACAGACGCTCTGGGTTGAGGTTCCAGCCGCTTTTCAGCGTCAGGTTACTGTGACACACCGCTGCCATGGTGAACAGCGTAGCGATGGACTCACGCGCGTTCTCGGTGTAGCGTTCGAGGTTACGGGGTAAGTAGCCGCCGTCTGCGTTAAGGTCGTACACCGTCTGTGTGGCTTCCATCTCCACGATACGGGTTGCCAACTCGCCACGCTTCAAACGCAGGTTATCCCCGATGTACTCAAGCTGGCGTGGACCACCTTCAAAGGCATCCGTGCTACTACGCCACAGGCCGTTACCAAAGTGACGCACAAACTCCAATGACCACACCGTTGAGTGCAGTGTCGGACTGCGGTACTCCAAGAACTCGTTATCCGTGAACTGGAATACGGTACGGCCCTTTGCGTAGCCCGCGAATTGTAAAGAGAGGGCATTGGTCTTGCGGTACTGCTGCATGTCCTTGACAATCTCGTAGGCTTTCCAGAACTCGTAGTTAGCCCGAGGTAATGCCAGACCACCCATGCCGAACTGGCGAGGAAGCCACATGCGAATATTCTTTGCCTGGAGTGCTGTGTAGCCTAAGCCTTGCAAGCTGCTCAGTGCATCAATCTTAGGTGCACCGTTGCGGGTATTACTGAAGTGACGATTTTTCATTTTTACTGGCCTCTGTGATCAGTCGATTAAAGTGAATACATCTTCGTTCACAGAGATAATATCTATCCGAAATAAAATAGAGTATTCCCCTCTCCAAAACGGAGAGGGGGTACCCTGGTGTGGTCGAAGTCTTTCTAACTACCTGGGCAGTATCCGACGGGTCAGGTTCAGACACTCATTAGCAAGCGCGCTAATTTGGATTGCCGGGCAGGCTGACACAGCTAGCATCCTTGGGGGGAAGCGAACTACCTACCCGACAAACGGGGACGGACACAGACAGGGCGGCCTATTATCACCAACCTCTCTCCATGCCCTATTTGGTACAGACAAAAGCCCGTAATGGCTCTGGGCGTATGTGCAGTAGAAAAACCTATTCGGCTTCTGTCTGTATTAGGTCCGGGATAGCGGACACCCGATATGCAAGCACACCGGTCTGCAGGGTTCACTATCCCGAAAGGGTTTTGCGCTGAGACGACCGCACGTGTTAGGTTGAATGAAATTTTTCCGGAATGCCATTCACAGTTATCTCAGAGCAAAGGTGGCTGGTGATGCAGGAATCGAACCTGCGACATATGGATTAACAGTCCACTGTTCTACCGACTGAACTAATCACCAATAAAAGGGTCAACGGTTATGGGATTCTAACCCACCTAATCTGTTCGCGAGCACAGTGCATCACAGTTTTGCTTACCGTTGAGAAATTGTGTGGCCGCTTGCCCCCTGACGAGTTAACGTCAGACGACTCATCTGGGATTGCTTTGCCCCAGACTATACACCCCGCGCGCCCATTGGTTTCGCCCAAGGAGGATGATCCTTTTAACGTGTGTAGGTGACACCCCTCCGAATCCCACGGAGTTCTAAAGGCTGCACTTGGCGGTCTTCACCATCTACGCCCGAAGGCTACGGTTACTAACGGATGCCTTTATTGGCTGCCAGCACTCTTTTTCTGGGTGCAATACCCAGGGTTTTGAGGTGCGGGTGTCATTGTAATGGCGGAGAATGTTGGATTCGAACCAACGGTACCCTTTCGGATACACTCCCTTAGCAGGGGAGCGACTTAAGCCACTCATCCAATTCTCCAGATATGGCAGGACTGACGGGTTTCGAACCCGCGACCTCCGCCGTGACAGGGCGGCACTCTAACCGTCTGAGCTACAGTCCTACTGTTTGGCAGGGAAGAGAGGACTCGAACCTCCAACAACCGGTTTTGGAGACCGACGCTCTACCAATTGAACTACTTCCCTAAAATTGCTCGCTGCTCGCTTGGTGGGGTCAACCACCTCACTATCACACACCCCGCAGCAGTGGGCATCGCGTAACCGCTAGTAGTGGCGACTAACCACACCGCAGGGTTACGGTCTTGTGTTTGGTATTCCCGACGAGACTCGAACTCGTGTACCGACAGTGAAAGTGTCGTATCCTTACCAACTAGATGACGGGAATGTTTGGTACACCCACGGGGATTTGAACCCCGGTTAACTGCTCGAAAGGCAGCGGTCCTAACCGCTAGACGATGGGTGTATAACTGGTGGCGTGTGGTGGACTCGAACCACCGAAGACCGAAGTCAACAGATTTACAGTCTGCTCTCGTTGCCGCTTGAGTAACCCGCCAGAATTCTTTTACATAACAAGAGGGCTGTGCTGTGGAATTGAACCACGAAGAGCTTACGTCCGTTTGCCTGCCGTAAACCCAACTCACGCCAACGTGACACAACCATTGCACATATGTACTGAGATAACCTGTTATTTTTGCAACAGTTTAGCTAAGCGCACATGTCTTGTACATAATACAGTGTAAACCTGTAATTACATTTCTGGAGCAGACAGTCAGGTTCGAACTGACGACCCTCTGATTGGAAATCAGATGCTCTACCAACTGAGCTATGCCTGCAACATATATACTAACTCATCTTTAAACAGGAGGGGATGCAGGTCGTGAGTAACAGTGCCCGCGGGCTAATGTCTCTCGAGCCATCCCCTCCGATTACTTTCCTGTTGGCCCTATTCCCCCGCTGCTTAGCAGTCCCGGGGAGGTGCTCAGTAGCACACAGCTACTCTTTCGCATCTGGGAACTCAATCCCATCAGTTATTTTCAAATTGTGGGTGAAGGTTGCTTTTGTCAGCGAGTCGGCTTAATGGGCCGGTGCTTGACCTTCGTCCTTCACGACGTGCGCCGGAGTTGAGGACTTGCGTCCTGAAAAAGGTTTATGGCGTACAGTCCCACAGCCTGATAACCAATAAGTATCGAGCCTCCAGATGCGCAGGTTGCTGATGACATTCCGAAGAAGGCCAAGAGCATGTTGCACAAAGGCTCTTATCATGTTTCGCTCATCGAATAAGTTGTGAACGGACGGGACACCTACCGCCGGAGCAATAGTGCTTTGTGTGTCCCGGCTGCGCAAGGCTTACGGGTCTGCTTGCGGTCTACGCTTCGCGATAACAGCAATCTCGCGTTCCGTCGCGATGGGGATATCAGCCCACATCGGCCGTATTGTCAGATAACTATTTCGCAGTGCCGAGGACACGGGACTGATTCTTCAGCAGAATCGTCGACACCGCTTCAAGCAGGTCTTCGCTACTGTTGTTGTTGGCAACAACGAGCGTCGTGGTGCACGGAACATCCACCGAGCTATTCCAGATGTTGTTATTCACCTTAGCAGACTCTTTGGTGTACACAGACTGGCCGTTCGGCAGTTTGTCGTTCACGTTCCACGTGGACATATCAATCAGTTTTAAGCCAGAGCCGTCTTGGTTGACCGCATCCAGAAACTTATTGGGTTTGCCCGGAGCCGACACCCACAGGAATGCATCGTATTCACCGGTTGCCACTTTGGCCAGTGAACGGATACCGCCTTTGGCGTAGGTCTCAGCTTTACCGTATTCTTTTACCAGTTGCTGCAGATACTGCCAACTGGCGTACGAGCCACTATCGGGTTCACCGACCGCAATCTTCGCACCGTTAGTCAGCTCTTCGGCTTTACCAATTTTGCCATCCTGCTTCACAGCTACCCAGACACATTCGCGGGCTAACTGGCCAACGATGTCTACGTTCTGCGCTTCGTTCGGGTGCTTAGCGCGCCAGAACTGGAATGCATCTGCCTGCGTGAAGCCAACCTGTGCTTCATTCGCCGCGACTTTGTCGAGGTTATCCAGCGACCCTTTGGACGGGACGACCTGCGACTTGTTACCGAACTCGGCCAACGCACCGGCTAAGTTCACCCCGTACACGGAGTTATACGTCAGACCCTGCTGGCCTGTGGTGATGATGACGTTCTCGCCCGCCATGACCGAAAAGCTTAAAAATGCCAATACCCCAATGAGTAACTTTCTCATGATTGATTTATACCTTAGATGATTGAGAGAGTGCGTACGGAGGGAACGACCCCAGTACGTATCAGACGCGCTTACGGTTAGGCAAGAAGCGTTTGATGACAGGCCAAGCCAGAACGACAACAAAGCCGATAGCGATGACGATACCGAACAGTGTCATGATTCGGCCAACAAAGTGACCGAGCAGCATGAAAAACAATGCCGCCGCGATATACAACTTGGTCTTCAATTTCATTCGAGTCTCGAAAAGAGAGTCAAGAGATTGGTGGGCCGAAGCCCACCGTTATCTAGCCTGCACAAAATGACTCATGGATAACGCCCGCTGGCAAGTCAGTCCGACCGATACAAGTAACGCTCAGGCGAATGCCCTCTTCGCAGCTACCGTCACAGTCGTCTTCATAACAGCCAGAGCTAGTCCAATGTCCGAACGCCGGACGAGTTACCCGCGCGGCACCCCGGTTAGAGGCAGCCACGACTATGGAATCAAACTCATCGTAGTCAACGGAATCAAGTCGTTTCAGCAAATACAAGTTCAT